AGAGGATGTCAGCAATCAGCTTGTTGGCCTTTTGCTTAAGCTCAACCTCTGAACGAAAACGCTCCATGTCTTCCAACAACGACTGGATGGTTTTCTTCTCGTTCAACTTACCGTTCAGGAAAGCCAGACGGGATTGGTGTGCACGCGTTACTTCAGCGATTGAGTCATCACGCATCTCTACCACGTAGTCATCAAACGCAGCTACAGACTTGTCGTAACCTTGACGCAGTTGGGAGTCCATGTGCATAAGCTGTTCGGCTTTCTGCTTCATGACCACCAGTTCACTACGACTTTGCTCCAGTTCAATCATCTGTTCTGTCAGGGACGAGATCTTCTGAGTGTTCTGTTCAATACGCAGCGACAGTTGTTCTGAACCATTGGACTTGCGTAGGGCGTCTACCGTCAGCTCTAGCTTGTCAATGCGTTGCATCGCACCGTGAACTTCCAACCAGACACGAGCGTCCTTAGAGAAGCCACTGAACTCCGCCAACCATGCTTTTGGTTCGTTGTTGACTGCATCGACATCCAACATCGCATTCCAGAACAGCGACAACGAAGGGTTGTTTGACACTAACGCACGAAACCGCATGAAGTAACCAGAGAACTCATTCGCTTCTTCTAGGTACTTCTCAACCGCTTGCAAGTCCTCGGTAGCGTCTTTCAACTTCTGCCGGAATGTAACGACATCATTCTCAGCATTGATGCGACGAGACTCAGAGATACCCGGTAGCCAACTGTACGAGCACTGTGGGCACTCGGTCTTACAAGCGCCAGCAATGTGTTCCAGTGTCGCTTCTTCTTTAGCCACCCGGTTCGCAAACCCTTCGACGAGCTTCTTGAACTCCAAGCGTTGCTCACGCGCCTGCTGTACGGTTTGCTTGTTGAAGTGTTTATCGGAGTTGTTGGGAATATTGCGTAGTACGTCTCCCAGCTCCTCCTGTACGCTCTCAATGGAATTGAGTATAGCGCGTGGGTCAGCCTCCCCGAAGTCTTTCCACTTCACCAGATGCGTCTGTAGCTCGTCTACGGTATCCTGTAAACGCTTCAGCTCAGCCTCAGCTTCTTCTAGGGACTCAACGCCCCCACCTTCCACTGTTTTCTGTAACTGGTGCAGGTCTTCGAGTGCTTCGGTGGTCCACTCACGCAAACCTTTGACGAGGTTCGCTTCCTTATCAATGGTGTTGATTCGGTCCGTGAGTTCTTCCATGGAACTGAACTTGCCTTTAATGGGATTACCCATCGCGAGCATACGGTCAGCCATCTGACATTCCCAATCAATCATCTTGGCAATGCGTTGTTCCCCACCGGAGAGGTTACGGTTCGAACGACTGAGGAACAGGATCTCCAGTTCTTTCTGGAGGTGGGCTGCTTCTTCTGCCCATTCGTCAGTGTCACCCAAAGCCTTGAGTTTCTTCTGCTCGTTCACCAAACGCTCAGACAGCTCTTTAAACGTACCCTGTGCATCACGGGCAGAGCTGCTGTACTTCTTGAACATGTTCAACGCGAAGGTGAAGTCAGTGTCGCTGAGCATAGTCAGCCACTTGCGACGATCAGCAGTCGACATATCGGTGAACAGGACTTGACCCGTGACGAGTTCGTGGATCATGTCGGTGATACGGAATTCTTGCCAGACCAGTTCTTTCTGGACTGAGATGGTACCTCCGGGGTTTAGTTCTACCCCGTTCTTCAGGAAGGAATGCTTGGCGCTACCCTTAAAGGTAGAAGTGAGCACGTACTCTTGTCCTTCGTGCTCCCACACAGTCATCTTCAGACCACCCTTGATGTAATCCTTGGGGTCTGCTGGTAACGGGGTTGCATCGTTGACTACAGAACTCTTGCCACTACCGTTAGTGCCTAAGATGATTTGGTACAGGTTGGTTGGCTTGTAGTGAAGACGATTGATGTTATTCAGCATCAGTCTACGACTGCCTTCCATTAACAGCTCTAGCATTCGCATTATAAATAGCTTCCCCAATGTTACTAACATAAAGTACAGAGCACGGATAATAATTAACGTATGATTTGAAAGCCCATCACTAAGGAGCCTCGTAATGGAAGCTACTTGTTTTAAAATCGTCTCCTTAGGTATCGTTGCTGAAAACAAGCCGATGCAGAACCCAGACGGTAGTTGGTGCCACACCATTCAAGCCACACCGATTGAAAGTCAGAACATGCTCGACGGTGAACTGAAGTCTAACCCGACTGCGGTAGAAGTGGACGGCGTGGATGGTTCAGGACAAAGCTTCTCCTCTAAGGCTGTTGTAGACTCGACGGTAGAGGCCACGTGGCTTCCACTGGGTCAGAACCGGATAACCGCTCCAGACGTTCGTAGGGGCGTTAGAGTGTACCTTTGGCAAGCAGCCGACAGTGATAAGTATTACTGGACGAATGCTGGCCTCGATGCTGGGATGTTCAAGCTTGAAACGGTGATCTTTGCGTTCAGTGCGACCAAAGATGAAGGCAGTTCAGGGATCGACATCGACAAGTGTTACTTTATCGAAGTCTCCACCCACACCAAAGCTGTTACTTTACAGACCAGTTCCGCTAACGGTGAGCCATTCGAATACACCTTCCAGTTCAACACCGCTGAAGGTGCAGTAACCCTTGCAGACGATGTAGGTAATTTCTTCGAGCTGGACAGTCAGGCTAAGAAGCTGACCCTGAAGAACCAAGATCAGTCACACGTAATCCTTGACAAGACTAAGATCAATATCAAGGCCACGGACGAAGTGATGATCGACGTAGGGGCCACTAAGGTTACAATGACACCTAGCGGCACCATCTGGAAAACACCGAAGTTCGATGGAGGTAGTTAATGCCTGGTATTTCATTAGTCGGGGTGAGTCAAGCGGGTGGGGTCATCACAGGACCTGGAGCGTCTAACTTCACAATAGACGGGTCACCGGTCTCCTTGTTGGGAGATGACGTCGCAGGACACGGTACAGGAGCCCACGCAGGACCTAAGATGGTTGAGGCTTCTGCATGGATGACTTGGAATGGGAAACCTGTGGTCCGTGCCGGTAATCACGCCAGTTGTAGTGACGCCGCTAACGGTCACGCTACGTGGTCGATTGAATGAGCGCATAGAGGAGGGCTTCGTGCCCTCCTCGTTATGCCGTCACAAATCAGAACCGATCTTCAGGAAGTACGCTTTGGAGAAACGGAACGGGTTGATGGTTGATTGAGTGTTGTCAATCGAATTACCCAAACCCCAGTCCGTGGTTTCAAAGTTGTACTCTGGACGTTGGTTGTCAGCGCCAGCCAGAACGTACGTGTCCCCTTCAGTGATACTCCAGTAGTCGAAGATTCGACCCTTACCGAAGATCACTGGCCAGATAGGTTTGGTCCGTGTGAAGTAGCGGTCAGGAGTGAGAGTCACAGCCAACTGTTCACGGTCTACGTAGACATCGCCGTTGTTGATCACAATCAAGAAAGACTGTGGCAGTGTCAACATAGCTTTGACCACAGCGTCACTGTTGAACTCGGACAACCCAATCTGGTCGTAACCACCGTTCTTGTAAGTCAGGTGTTGTTCCACACTGGTCAGGTCAATGAACCGCTTAGCATCAAAGAACCAGTCAGCCACGATTTGGTTACGCAGGTCCAGACTGAATGAGGAATCCCCCATCCGACGGAATGCACGTTCCATAGGTAGCAAATAACCCATGAAGCTGAACATCACCGTCTTACCCACGAATGATTCTTCTGTGGAAATGATGGCGTTGATGTTGAGATCGGTACCTGTACCACCGGGGGTGATCATACCCTCAGTGATCGGAATGCACCGTACACCACCGAGGTCTTTAAAGCTCAGGAGACCAACGTGGTTGTCATTGGAAATCCGACGAGTGGAACTGCCACCGTAGACATGGACGCCGTTGGAGTCGTAGTCTGAGTAGTGGAGCAATCCATTAACGTCCACCAAACAGTTCTCGTAGAACTCTTGGTAGTTCAGACCCACCTTAGTCAACAGCAAGTCAGTTAGGTCCGCTGGGGAGACATCGTTACCGGGGGCAATGGTGCGGTGTACTGGTGTCAGGGAGTAACCCGCTTGGACGGCGTCACGGTACTGAACGTACTTGGATTTGATCTGTGGGATCGTGGTCGAAGTAGGTAGGGACTGATTCCCCAATCCGGCTAGCCACTGCGTCAGCGTAGTGCCCGGTTTCACCAGAGTGATCCGACTGCGGACTTCATTCAAGTCCAAAGACACCTGTCCAACAACCACAGGGTTGGTCAAGATCAAGTAGATCCGAGAGTAATCTGTCCAGAGCTTGAAGACATCCATCCCTGAAAGATCAACTTCTGACCAACTACCAGTACGACCACGCGTTCTGGCTAACGATTTTACGAGTGAGTACATGGCTAAATTCTCTTGAAGGGCGGAACACGAGCCGGGTAATAGTATGGTGCGTATTCTTTTACAGGCAACTATAACATTCGCTGTTTTAACAGGAGTCAACGGTATGGCGCAAACCTATACTTACCCTTTTGACCCTACCGGTTCGGCGACATCGAACGCTGTTGCTAACGAGCGACACGTCCTGTCTCCACCGGCATGGAAGGACTTTTACTTCATTGTCCCTAAGCAAGCCCCTTACTTCCGGGACTCGTTGCGCGTTATCCATCGTCCATCGGGTAAGCTCCTCGTCGAAGGTGTCGATTACCACTGCACGCACTATTTCCACGCAGCTTCACATGGCGTGGCACGGCGAGTGTATGGTTCGATCACGATGCTCGACAAGACGCTCACTGGTGTCCTCGAGATCAGCTACCAGACCATTGGTGGCGATTGGATTCTGGATGCGTCGGCTGACCTCACCCGTCTGACCAATACGCAAACGAACCCTCGAATCACTACGTGGGAAGAAGTGGTTGATGTCCCATACCAGTTCCCCCCGATTGACCACGAATGGAACCTTGAAGACCTGAAAGGCGTTGAAGCCATCCTTCCGATTCTGGATGAGATGACTGCGGCCATTCGTGAGTCGGCAGGTTCCTCGTTTGCAACTCACATTGCGGACAAGAACAACCCTCACTCAGTCACCAAAGACCAAGTGGGACTCGACCAAGTTCAGAACTTCCCGTTGGCGAACATTGCAGAAGCCCAAGCTGGCTCCCTCAACACTCGCTACATGACGCCTGTTCGCACCAAGAACTTCGTTGACTCCTACATGGTTCCGTTGCTGGACAACCACAAAGCTGACCTGAATAACCCTCACGGGGTTACGAAGACACAAGTGGGTCTGAGTGCGGTTCAGAACTACGGGGTTGCTACCCAAGCAGAAGCAGAAGCTGGTACGGCAACCAACAAGTACATGACGCCGTTGCAGACCAAACAAGCCATTGCTGCATTGGCGACTACTGGTCTGACTGCTCACTTGGCAGACGTGAACAATCCGCACGCTACAACCAAAGCTCAAGTGGGCTTGGGTAGTGTGGAGAACTTACCTGTCGCGAGCATTGCTGAAGCACAAGCGGCTTCTCGTAATGACCGTTACATGACGCCACTGATGACAGCTACGCAGATCCAGGTCTTGGTAAAAGACTCGATGGATTTGCACATCAACGCTACCAACAACCCACACTTGACTACTAAAACTCAGGTTGGTTTGTCGAACGTGTTGAACTACGCTCTGGCTACTCAAGCCGAAGCTGAAGCTGGTCTGATCACCACGGCGTACATGACTCCGTTGATGACCCGTAAAGCGATCGAAGCGATTGCGACGGGTTCGATTGGTGCTCACTTGGCTGACAACAACAACCCTCACGCCGTTACTAAGGCGCAGGTTGGTTTGGGTTCGGTACAGAACTACTCGATCGCCAGTACCGTCGAAGCTCAGTTGGGTACGTCTACGATTCGCTATATGACCCCAGCCACCACGGCTGCGGCTATTGCGGCGTTGGCCGGTGATGAACTGGAGGCCCACGTAGCCAACACCCTGAACCCACACAACGTCACCGCTGCTCAGGTGAACGCCTACGACAAAACGCAAACCGATACTCTGCTCGACTTCAAGTTGGGTAAGACTGATAATGCGGCCAACGCGTTGAAGCTGGAAGGTCGCAGTTACCAAGACGTACTGGATGCTGCGAAAGCTCAGACGTCTGCCAACTCGCTGAAGCTTGAGGGTAAGTCCTTAGCAGAAGTGATTGCTTCGGTGACTACGGGTGACGTGGCTAACTCCCTCCATTTGGAAGGTAAGTCGTATCAGGAAGTTCACGACCAGATCATCGCGGACATTCCGTACGCTGTTCAGTTTGAAGTTCCCCAGTACGAAGACGTATTGGTGGGTACTACTAACTGGACTCCGGTGTTGATCGCCACTCCCGACTTCAGTACAACTGACTTCGATAACGTATCGGTGTTGATCAACGCCAGTACCGAAGTGGCTGACCTGAGTACGGTGACGTTGGTTCGGGTTAACATGACGACCCTGTCGGCCTCGGCTGTAGTGTTGTCGGGTGACCCTGCGAACATCCAACTGCGCTTTGCAATTGTGGCCGGTACTCTGCGGATCTGGAAACACATCGACGCTGACATGACAGTGGTTACAGTGACTGTTCTGGGTGGCACGAAGTTCGTCAAGTTCGAAGATGGTGCTCCGATCTCTACTGTGGTGCCTGCGGGTACCTCGGTGATTCCAACGATCGGCTACAGCAACTCGGCTGACGTGGAAACGTTGATCGCCAACATGAAGACGTCGTTCGACACCCTCACGACTGCACTTACCGCCCTGGGCTAACTCTGCGGGGCTTTCGAGCCCCAAAGATTATTTAAAGGTATCAACAATGACCATTACGGCTGCTATACTCACTGGCCTGAAAACCAGTGTTGACAACGCCTTAACGCTCGTCTCGGGGTTAATGAAACACGTACATAAACGTACAGTGTCTGAGTTCGTGACCGTGGCGGCTGGGGCAAACAAAGAGTACGACTTGCAAACCCTTCTGGGGGCTTCACACGCAGCGTTTGATAAAGACGCAGCGCGTGTCAGCGTGCGGGTTAAGGATGCGGTGTCTGGCTCCAGTACACTCAACATGTACATCAACTCTGAAGCGATGGTGGTGAACGCGGTGCGGGCTAACCGTTACATTCGCGTGCTGAACATCAGTGATGCTTCGTTGGATCTGCATGTTCGCATTGACGTACCTCGACTTCCTTAAGGTGTAAACCATGGCTAACTTAGCATTAAGCGTTGATCCAGGGTATTACCTCGCGGCTCAAAACGCTAGTTGGATTCTGGACCCGAACGTGGACTTCGTTAGCTTTACTAAAGACGGCCCTTCACCGGCTATCTCCAAGTACATCGCTTACGATACTCTGGTGCCTCCGAATCCGTTCATTGCGGTAACACAGGACGGTAACGGGAACGTCGTTTACGATGGTGGCTTCCCTAAGTTCTACAACAGTGTAGCCCCCGAGGCTGGTTTGGACCCGCTCTTCAGTATGGAGTATCGGGGCACTCGAACCGCAGGGGCCACTGGTAACACGTACTACTACGATGCCTTCACGGATCTACAGGTGACGATTGCTGCTGGTGACCGGTTGGTTTACGACATCTGGCAGAACAGTGTTGATGCTCGTGTGGGTATTGATGCCATTACGACGGTGGATGTTGGGGTAGACCCCACTCACTATTCCTTACGTGATTGGGCTACCCCCCTTGCGGACCAAAACGGTCTCGGCATTCACCCGGCTACTCCCTTGGGTGGTCTTTCAGTCAATCAGTGGTATCACCGTGAGTTTGACCTCACTCCCTGCGCTGGATACCGATTTGTAAAGTGGAGTCTGGCTTACGAAGGTGAGATCGCGGGGACGTTCTACACCCGCTTTAAAGAAGTGTACATCGTGGACTCGACCGGTAAGGTGAAAGCCGTACTGTTCAAAGACACGATCAGGCTTCCTAACTCCACCTCCACTGAGGCTGGGGCTTCGGGTTACACCGGAACCAGTAAAGAGATCTACGACCCACGGTCGCACTTGTCCGCTTCGTTCAAGTACTTGTTCAACGCCATTCGATGGACAGCCAACCCGGCTAAGGTGGCGGCTGGTAACAAGAAGATCTTGATTTTGGGTGACGTGGTCTCAACGGGTAGCTACGCCATCAAGAACACCGGCGCGACAGGCTTCTTCACCAGCCTCACTAACCTGTGTACCGCCGTGGGGTTCACCCCGACCTTCAAAGACACCTCCGACTACGTGGGCGGTTACCTCAATGTCACCTTGGCTGAGATGTCGGATTACGCTTGCATTTTGGTCATGGGTTCTCTGGGTGGATGGGATGCAAAGATCACCGACGCTTGTGTAACGGACATGCAAACCTTCCGTATTAACGGTGGGGGCATCATCCTGATCACAGACGACGGTCCTGACCTCAACAACGTTACTGAGGCTTACCCTGCACCCCAAGTGGCTCGTCAGTTCTTTGTGACAGTGAACAAGATCGCCGTTAACTTCGGTGCGTACTTCACTGGTAACTACGACAGGACTCCGGTCAACGTGGGCTACCTGCGTGCGAACTACGGTGACCATCCGCTCTACTCGGGGATGTTGGATTCCGAGAGCATCAATGCTGGCGGGTCTGAATCGAAAGTGGTACTGGCGACGTTCCAGAAGTACACCGCTGCTAACATCCCGAACGTGTCGATCGCCAACAACGGGATCAACTCGATCAAAGCCATTGCGATGATGAAGGACGGTACGGTTGAGCTTTACAGCTTTGTGTACATCATTGCCACGGGTCAGTTGTTGAAGATTCTGGATGCTGACGGGGTGGAGATCAACTCGCTACCTACCTCATTCAGAAACACCCGGACCTTCTCAGTGCAAGTGTTGGGGGCTGGTCTGGGGACTATCGTGGGGGAAGTTCTACTCAACGCCGACAAAGTGGCTGAGTTGAGCTACTCCGATGCGTTGGGTTCTGTCGAGTCGTGGTACGGTGGTGGTAGTCAGCTTATCCCCGTAGCGAAAGGTGACGTGTTCACCATTCGCATCACCAGTCCGTTCCAGTATTCTCGAACGTTACCAGTGAACCGTAACCAACCTGGACTTGGTCCAGCGTACAAGCTACCCGTGTTGCTCAAGTCTATTCAAGCCGACGGACTCTCAGGGGTTCATGTGAACACGGTGTTGAAGAATGCCATAGCGCAGATGAATTTGGATTATTCGCACCTACAGAATTACCTTCACGGTGATCCTGCGACTAATCTGAAAGTGTTGCGGCAGTATTTCGCGAGTACTCTGGAACTACCGCCGACAAAAGGTTACATCTATCCTTCATCGGCGGCAGCTATCGAGGCCATGAGTCGACTGGTACCGCCCTCGCAAGAAACAGTCTTTAATACGTGGTCACGCTTCTCCAACAACGCATACTTCCCCGGTGGAGTAGGTGCTACCGGTGAGGCGGCAGCATGGACGTGGGATGCAGCCAAACAAGCGGCTGTGATGCCACTGAACTCGAACACGTGGTTGGGCTTTGTGTCTCCGGACGTTACCGACACTTATGAGATCGACGCAGTCATTCAATCTGACGACCTCGACGATGACACCAACGGAATCATCTTGTCGTTCGCACTGTCTCCTGACGGTCTGACGAACAGTCGTTTGTGTCTACAAGTGAACCGTGGGGGTAACAGTCCACAGGCTTCTCACTCAGTGGCTGTGAACGGTAGCTCCGTTGCCATCGTATCGACTGACTTCGCTGGCCGACAACCCACGCCAAACGGTGGGGATGGATGGGCTGGTCGCTTTACTCGGGTGAAGATCAACCGCAACGGCGACAACTTCAAGATCCAAGCCAGTCAATGGAACTCGATGTTGTTAGATCCTGCGTCGCTGATGCAGTTCACGTTGAACGATAAACCGGAGCTTGCTCAGTTCAAAGGGGCTAAACCTTGGGGGTTCATCAACATCTCTCAAGCGAAGTCTTACTTTAAACTGAACTCGTTCAAGGGTGGTCAGCTTTACGACATCGTAATTGACGTCGCCACGGGTCGGGTTTACCGATACTCCAACGGGGGCTGGGCGGTTCTACAGAACCTCGCGGCTAAAAACATCTTCGGTGCCCCACGAACCATTGTGAACTCGGAAACCGGTGCGCAGTTCCATCTGAATGCCGACGGCTCGATCACTGCACTTTGAATAAATAGGGAATAACCATGGGCAACATTATCCTCAAGTACCCAGAAGACCCTACTGGTGTAAACCCGAACAACCTGGTCATCAACGAACCTCATGACTTGGGACCTGCTCGTAACCGAGCATTCGTTCCTAACTACGGCTCTTACTTCACAGAGTCGATGATTGTTACTGAGGCGGCGACCGGTCGGGTGCTCACCAAGGGTGTTCACTACATCGCGGCACAATTGCAACAAGATGCCACACTGGCGATGGACAAAGAGATTTGTGCTGTTGTCGTGGTGATTGATCCTGACGTACAGGACTCACTACTGTTCACATACCAAGTTGTTGGTGGTGTGTTCAGTACCTCGGTCGCAGCCTTGTCGAAGATGATCGAAGACCTCGACATCGACGAACGTGCGGTCGAATGGGGTGCTGTTATTGGTATCCCTTCAGCGTTCCCACCTGCTCCTCACTTACACGACATCGGTGACCTTTACGGTTTCGAATACCTCGTGGAAGCGTTGGATGCACTGCGTAACGCAATCCTGATCGGTGACGAGGCAGCTCACGATGAACTGCGCCAGTACATCAATTACCAGGACGGCCTGATCCAAGCGGACTTGACTGATCTTCGTGGCGACTTCGAAGCACACGAGAACAACAAGACCAACCCACACGCGGTAACTCAAACGCAAGTAGGTTTGGGTCTGGTACAAAACTACGCGATTGCTACGACTGCTGAAGCGCAGGCCGGTACTGTTAACAACAAGTACATGACCCCGCTCCTGACGTCTCAAGCGATCACGCAGTTGGCGTTGATCCCGCTGAACACGCACATCGCGGACAAGACGAACCCCCACCAAACGACTAAAGCACAGGTCGGTCTGTCACTGGTAGAAAACTACCAACCAGCCACCCAAGCCGAAGCCGAGGCAGGGACTCGTACCGATCGCTATCTGACCCCGTTGACGACTAAGCAAGCCATTACCTTACAGGCCGTGGTTCCGCTGAACACACACATCAACGATCAGACGAACCCGCACAACACTACCAAAGCTCAAGTCGGCTTGGCTAGCGTACAGGATTACGGCATTGCAATCCAGACTGAAGCTGAAGCCGGTACCTCGAACCTGAAGTACATGACTCCGCTGCGGACTGCGAACGCGATTGCGATCCAAGCGTTGGTGCCACTCAACGCCCACATCAACAACATCAACAACCCTCATGCAACTACCAAGGCGCAAGTGGGTTTAGGTTTGGTTGATAACTTCGCCACTGCCACTACGGCAGAAGCGCAAGCGGGTGCAGTGTCGACCAAGTTCATGACGCCTCTGTTGACAGCGCAAGCAATTGCAGCTCAAGCGGGCGCTGCGTTGAATGCTCACATCGCCAACCAGAGTAACCCTCACGGGGTTACGAAGACACAAGTTGGGCTGGGTAACTTACCGAACGCGATCACGAACTCTCGTGGTACGAACTCGGATGCTTACTTGCTGACGGCGAAGGGGATGTACGACCACGTTAACTCTGGTGACTTCGACTGGCGTTACGCTCCAAAGAACGCGGCAGGTTACGATTGCTCTGTTCACTGGAACGGTGAGGGTGTTTACATCTGGGGTGGCGGTACGTGGCGTAAGGTCTGGCCTGCACAGTGGACTTGATGTAAAACGTCATAGAGCCTCCCTTCGGGGAGGCTTTTATGCCCGGATAATAAATTACAGTACCTCTTAATCCTATAACTACCAAGAGGACTTGTCATGAGTTCAGTTACACACAACGTGTTGCCTATTAATACTTTCCCGCAGTTGTCTCGGGAGTCGTTACAGGTAGACCGCATCCTCGCAAGCACTTACGCTTACGAACAAAACCTTGTAGTGGCGATTGGTACTCCAGACGGGTCTCAGATTCTCCACAGTCCTCAGCAGTACGCTCAAGACTTCAGTTTCTGTAGCACCAAGATCGAACGCATGGAGCACCTGTCACTGACCATCGCTAACATCTGTTACTCCATCCGCGCCAGTCAACACCACGTTGGGCCAATCACCGCCCACTTATTCATAGCCCCAGAGACGGGCCTTAGTTTTAAAGAACACACCGATCCTGATGACGTGTTGTTATATATGGTCGAAGGTCGTAAGTTGTTCGTAGTCGCCGGTCGAGAGATCTGGTTGGAAACTGGGGAGTCTCTATTTATTCCTGCCAACACATTGCACCAAGCATTCGTTGACGGTTACTCACTGATGCTCAGCATTGGTTTGGAATCGTGGATCGAGGAGAAGCTATGACGCCACCCAAAATTATCTACGTCAAGACTACGGGGACTTGTAACCTTGATTGCCAACATTGTTTTACCGGTGGGAAAAATGGTGACCGTACGCAATTCGACCCTGATGTCGCTGCGGCGTGGATCAAAGAGTTTATCGCCAAGTATCCACCCGACACCCACACTCATCTCGAGTTGCACGGTGGGGAACCTTTTATGGTCCCACTACCGAAGCTCCAACAGTTCACGCACCACTTCCAAGGTTTTGAGAACGTCAGCATCTGTGCGAATTCGAACCTGACCTTCCGCATCACTCCTGCGATCTTGGACTTCATTAAAGTCGACCTAGACTCGCAGATTGGTACCAGTTGGGATCACTGGATTCGCTGGCCTACTCCCGAGAAGTACGAGCTGTGGCGTAGCAACTTGGAACTGCTCAGAGCCGAAGGTGTTCACATCGGTCTCAAGGTTTCCGTGAGTCGTCAGTTGATCGACAGTTCACCGCGTTGGTTCTTGGATCAGATGGATGCTCTAGCGGTGGACACCATCGCTTTGGAACGCATTACGGCTGGGGGGAGTTCGGTAATTAATATGAATGTCTTCCCAGACAACGAAGCTCAAGACAACTGGTATTTGGAGTTGTTGAAGCTATACCAACAAGGGAACCACCGCTGCAAGATCAGTACGTTAGACACCCTCCTAGACAAGATCCGTTTAGGGATGGTGAAAGTCGATACCAACTGTCGCAACTGCGAACAGCATTTGGTGACGATGAACTCAGACGGCACACTCGGTGGCTGTCCTAACGTAGCCTCTGAACGCAACTACGCCAATGTTCACCAACCTGTAGACGAGTTTCTGTACTCGGAAGATCGCCTCACGGAGATTACTAAAGAGTTGGACTTTGGGGATTGTGTTCACTGTGACGTATTTGATCTTTGTGGGGGTGACTGTCATCAATTAGCTTGGCAAGGGAAACGTTGTGGGGGACTGAAGAACACCCTGCGGTATATCTCTGGCCGAGACACTCAATCCAATTTAATACTGAAGGTGTAGGGTATGGGTAACGCAAGTACGGCTGATGTGATTAACTCATTCAACGCCATTATCAAAGCCAACGGTAACTCTGGTATTTCGTGGGGGAACAATAACTACCCCTACTCAGCAGACACCGCCGGGTTCTTTTGGGGACCTAACTGGGGTATCGCCGCGCAACCTGATCCAGCGTCTCTGGGGTCTGGCTATCAAGCCAGTGCTTCGGTGATTCGTAACACCCTGATGTCTTATGCTCGCAACTATGCGTACATTCGGATGGTTCAGGTATTGGTCTATCGTTCTGGCGATAACGCACTGTTGTATAACGGTACGGCCTTGGGTTACTCCAGAGACCCTGTGTACATTCCCGATGCAGTAGCGGGTGCTACCGACCGTGGTTATCCGATCTCCTTGGGTGAAGTCAACAACTACCTGTGGCGGATCTGGCAGAACTACGCTGCTGCTCGTGCGGCAACAATCCAATACGTTGCTTGGGTTTGCCACTCCAACTGCCACATTAACCGCTCCCGTCGCTAAGGCTCCCGTGATGTCACAAACCCTCGTTGAAACCATTGCTCCGTTCTCTCCTGACCTGATTCGTCGTAACTTTACCGAACAGGGTTTAGTCTACGTCGTGGACTACGGTAACAGTCGGATCAAAGGTAAAGTGTTCCTGACTTACCTCAGTAACCTCGACCTGCGTTACCACGTTCGCATTCGAAACGTTGAAGAAGCTTGTGAACTCCTGCAAGCGTACTTGACCTTGCCGATGCTGGTGAAAGTCCCTGAGTTGGAAGACACGGTGGTTGAAGTGTTGGCTGCGGCCAAAGGTTTGCCTCACAACCTGACTTTCGACCCAAGTGAGTTCATCGCTGCGAACCGTGAGATCATCGACCATTGGAATTCGGTAGTCGATTCGTTGGCGCTGTACGCTCTGTTCTGTCATGGTGAGGAACAGCACAAAGAGTTCATTGAAAGTCATGAAGTCGATGACACCAGTGATCCAGTGGGTAGTAACTTCGTCCACCTGTGCACTCACCCAAAGCTACCGTTGTTGATCAACCCGTGTCCTGAACAACCAGTGAAGTTCTACTCCAAGTACTTCACGACCAACATGTTCCGTGGTCAGAACCTTTTCCACTTCTGGGGTAAAGCTGAAAACATGCTCTACGTCAGCTATGTGGCGATGGTAGAAGACCCGGCAGGTTTCCAACAATCCCACGATGCCCTTCAAGCGGCAGTACTGGAAAAGCATTCATAGGGGTACCGTATGTTTCACTTAGTTGGTAAAGTTTTTCTTAAGCTGGAGACCGAACCTTACACCACACAACCACGTGCGGTGATCTCCAGTGAAGGTGTCTTCCCTATGGAAGTCAACCTCGAAACCGTGTACCCGGACAAGCTCCGTATGAAGGCAGATCACGTCAGTGACATCTACCCTCATCGCATCATCGAGCTGATGGACGAAGCGGTGAAGCCGGAATGGCCTAAAGGGTTCACGATCTATTGCTGCCCTGAGTCGTACCGTACCTTGGCTGCGGCGTGGTACAAGGCACTGTTCCCGAACATCAGCCTGGAACTGTTCCTGATGCTGTTCAAAACTCAGTCGATCAAAGACGAGTTTTGTCCGATCGACTTCGACAGTCGTGGGGGTATCCAGAACGCTGCTGAGATCATCACTGAAACGCAAGCCATCGAACTCTACGATACTGTGGAAGTTTCTTTGGAACTGCGTGACTGGATCAAAGCTCGTTACGCGGACCTGTCTGAAGAGTACCTGTTGCTCAGCTACTTGAAGTACGGTAACTACCGTCCGTTCTTGCGCACGGCTAAACAGGTGGCCAACAAAACCATCCGTACGTTGATCAATGATGCCAAATACATCATGGCCGTTCATGCCCACACCCACCCTGCGTGTGAACGTGAAGCAATGGCGATCTTGCCGTCGGGTTGGGACCACGACCTACCTCGTGTTGGACCACAGTGTGCGACCAGTCGCTTCAAGTCCAAGACGACTCAACCGGTCGACATGACTGACCGCTGCCCGATCAAGTTCACTCGTGACCTGCGCATGTGGTTGGGTGAAGTGTTGGGCTACCGTGATGACGTCGTGGAACGTTATATGTCCCTGTTGCCTCTGACCGAATGGTTCGGCGTCCGTGCACAAGAAGTGGATCTCACGGTGTTCTTGGAATACCTGCGCTCACCGTACTCCAACACCCAGCACTTCGTTAGCAGCAGCAAGCTCACTGCTAACATCCCGATGATCCACCGCTTCCTCGACATGTCCGATGCCCAATTGGCCACGATCGAATTCATCCATTAAGTAAGGCCCTCCTGATGACACAACTGATTCCGTTAAAGAACATCCTGACTCAGAAACGCGGTCCGGGTAAAGAAGTTCTGTTGATTCTGTTTGAGCGTTGTAATCTAACGTGTTCGTTTTGTCATCAGGACCACCAGTCTACCCTCGGGATGGAAGACATCTATCGCAAAGCTGACGACTTGATTGCCAGCTACGACGGTAGCTCTGACTGGGTGGTGAACCTGACCGGTGGTGAGTTGTTCATGGACGAACACCCTGACCACGTGTTTGGTCAGTACCTGATGTTGGTGCGTCGAATCAAAGCCGCTGTACCGACTGCGAAGTTCTGCTTCATCACCAACTTTGTGTTCACCCGTGTGGCTTGGGTAGAGCGACTGTTGCGGATGTTGCGCTATGACAAAATTGAAGTAACCCTCGGGACTTCTTACGATCCTTGTGGTCGTTTTAACGCCGAGAACAAAGAGACGTTCTTCCGTAACTTGCAATACTTTAAGGAAGACGTCCAAACCATTTCCATGGTGCTGACCCGACAGAACATCAACTGGTTCTTGAAAGGTTCCACTGACGAGGTGTTTGACTACATCTACGACACTCACGGGATCTACTTTGACCAGTACACTCCGGGAGACGGCTACCGTCAGCATCAACCGACTGATCGTGAACTTGCTGACCTGTACATCGAGATCAATCGACGCTATCCCAAGGTCGAACCTCTGCGCAGTTGGCGTGAGCAGTCCGTTAACGTGTCTACCTGCCGTTCTACGGTTGTAGTGACACCAACGTCGCAAGTAACGACTTGTAGGTCGCTGGTGGGCTCTAACGCAGTCCTAGACGAAGCGCAGGGGGAGTTGATCAAACTCAAAGCTGAGGAGACTTTCCTCGAGCGTTACAACTGTTTGGAATGTGAGCACTACCAACGTTGTGGCTTGCGCTGTTTCCTCCACAGTGAATTCCTCGAACCTTCACAGGACGAGTGTCACTTCAAAAGAATGTTCGACCAAATCCTGACCAAAGGTGCGTAATGGATCTCATCGTTAAACCCACGCTGGCTTGCAACTACAAGTGTACGTTCTGCTCCAGCACCACCAATCCTGAGGGTGCTAAAGTCGTACTCGATCTGGACATGGTGAGACGGTTTATCGTTCGCTACCCAGAGACTCAGGTGATCATCATTAATGGTGGCGATCCCCTGATGGTGGAACCACAGTACTACTGGGACCTGATTGCGATACTGGATGACCTCAAGTCTCCGGCTAAGCTGTCGTTCACCAGTAACCTGTGGGCCTATTACAAGAAGCCTTCGATGTGGGTGGAGTTGTTTAACCATCCACGAGTTGGTGTAGGGACTTCGTTTCAATACGGCGATGCTCGGTTGAAGGGCGACTTGAAGCCTTTCACTGAGGACGAGTTCTGGGCGATCTCTGACATGTTCCTCCGGGACGTTGGGGAACGCTTGGACTTCATTGCGGTGATTGACCAGTCAAACGCAGACACCGTTATTCGGACCGTAGAGTTAGCTCGTGACATGAACGTCGTGGCGAAGATCAACCCTGCGTTCAGTTCAGGTGAGCAAGTGGTGTCTCGGGGTATCACCATGGGGAATGCGGGTTCCGCTTTTCTGCTGGCTGACATCTACGCCAAGTACGTAGAGATCCATGAAGCAGGACTAACTGAATGGGAATACAACACCACTCAGTTGACTCACCGTTTAAGAGACGGTCGGACTTCGTGTCCACAGAACCGAGAGTGTGACTCAGGTATCCGTAACTTGGAACCGAATGGTCAGTACAACTCCTGTGGTAGTTTCGGGGATGACAAACTCTATTTGATTGACTTTGAGTCAGAGATGGCTGGTGGTTTCAGTCGTCCACTTCAAGTCCCTGAGTTACTGTCCATGAAAGACAGTTGCTTCAGTTGTCCGATGTTTGCTATCTGCAACGGTTGCCGTAAAACCATCCACGATCACAAGTCGTTAGGGATGGTGGAGTCACACTGTCGCAAGATGAAAACCCTCGCCCCCAAGATCATTGCAATGAATGGCTTGACTGGTGTGTTGGAACCTACTCCGTACGTCGATGAGTCTGTCTCGGACCTAATCTTTAAAGGATGAGCTATGAACAGTTACACGAACTTCAATCCAAACACAGCGTTCGATTTGATCTTGGAAATCACGCAAGGGTGTAAGCACAGTTGCACCGGGTGTTTGGTAGACACCAATGGAAGTTTGTGGCCTTCTGAAGACGACTTCGGAAAGCTCCGTGGTTTGGTGACTGACATGGTGGCCAACGGAATGCGTCCTAGTGTGTTGACGCTAGGGCCTACCGACATCCTGTCTGCGGGTAATCTGGTAGAGTGTTTCACCGACCCGCACATCAAAGCCATGGCTGACTCTTTTGAAGAGTTGGAGATAGGTTGTACGTTCCTCTCCACTGGGGAGCAGGGTTATCGTCACTTGGCACAATTGGTGGATCACCTGATGCCGGGTAAGACGGTGAACTTCAACGTTCCGTTCGAGATCAACCACCTCGGGAATGAGAAATACATTCAAGGGATCAAGAAACGCATTGCACAGTTTGCGGGTTACTTGCAATCTGCTCGGTTGGGTGAAGTCCAGTGTCAAGCCCAGTTCGATGTCGGTGCCTCTGACGTCCCACAAGACCTCATAGAGCTGTTTGCCGCCGCTAAGCTGACACACATCCACGATGAACAAGCCGCTGTGTTTACGTTACCTCACGGGCGTCGTGACCTTAATGAGTTAATGAACCGCAGCAACTTCATTCGCTCAGCGCAGATCCTCGCCGACTACCAGATCGGTACGGTGGGTGTCCCCGAGGATGAAGACCGCCAGATCATGGAGTTGATGTACCGTAATGGGAAACTCTATTACCGTCCTTTCCTCGTGACTGAGATCGTGGTACTGGACCGTGCCTTTGAAGTCCGTGGTCCGTGGTTGTTCAATCAGATGGTGGCGTTCAAACAAGCTCGGATGATCGGTGGCTTTGAAGACGCCATGAAACACCCTCTCTGTAACAGTTGCCCTCAGATGGGTCAGTGTGGTGAACGCGGTATTCATCAGTTACAGAAACTTATTAACTTCGACGGTTGCTTAACCGCTCTGCGCAAGGTATCGGAAAATGTCCCTAGTACAGGATCACGCTCGGCACTTCGACCTACAGCTCGACTTAACCATCGGGTGTCGGAATCGCTGTAACGGTTGTAAGGTTGATCTGGACGGTACTCAGTATCCTCCGATGGATGACTGGGTTAAATTCAAGAAACTGGTGGTGTCAGTAGAGGCCGCAGGAATGCACCCGTATGACCTGATCTTAGGTCCCACAGACATCCTCACTTCGGCTAACCGTGAAGAAGTGATGAATGACTTCCGCATGGTGGATCTGCTCCAACACTTTAAGTTCCTGTCGATCACTTGTGGGTTCTTGAGTACGGACTTACAGGAGTACGAGTGGTTGGCACGGCAACTGAATGTCATTATGCCGGGCAAAGGGTTGACGCTCACCATTCCTATTAAAGTGGGGTACCTGAACAACCCGAAGTACACCCAAGGTATCCGTGACCGTCTGAAGTATTTCACTGACCAGTTGATTGACATTACCTTAAACGAGGTGGTGACTACGGTGGTGTACGACGAGCAAGAGGTCTACAAGATCTCCACTCAGGAACACGTTAACCTCGACATGATCACTCAGTCCCTCGGGGTTCACTTCGGTCGTAAGAAAGACATCGACTTTGTGATCCACCACGGTCGTGAAGGTTTTGCTAACTTGCTCAATCGTGATCGGTTCTTACGCTCTGCTCGCAGTCTGGCGCTGGTCACTCGTGACGCCAAAGAGAGCCTGCCGGAATACGGCATAAAAGAAACCAACGACATGGTTCCTCATGAAGGTCGTGACACTACGGTGATCTACAACAATGGGCGCCTGTACCACCGTCCGTTCTTGATGGAACACTTACCTTACTTCGATCCAATCTTTGAAGTTAAAGGTGAGTGGGTAGCGAACACCCTGATCGAAGAGCGTAGTGAGCAATTGGTAGAAGGCCTCACGTTCGCTGTAGAGCACCCTCTGTGTAAAGGTTGCCCTGCCATGACTCTGTGTGCTGATCGTGGCGTACACGCGATTATGAAGCACCTCGGAGCCCAAGAGTGCATCACTGACCTAAACCAAAGCTTGGAGGGTATCTCGTGGACGTAATTCAGCCGTGGACTATCGCCATCGGTCGCTTTGATCTCGGGACTTCGTGTACTGAGACTTCCTTTTATGGTGAGTTGGAACATTCCCGCATTAGACCCAGGGTGTGGGAGTACGTGGAAAAGGTGTTCGACAAACACGACTCCAGTTGGTTGGTGAATCGCAATACCGTCCTGCGCAAGTTGTCACCTAACCAAATGAAAGACCCGGAGGTCAGTCGGGGTGGGTTCTTGACTTCGTTGTTGTGTCTTGTGGAGTCCGATGCTGAGATTGTACTGATGGACCCTCGGTCGTTTATCCAACGGGGAATTCCACCAGAGATCCAAGCGCTCACCACGGGTAACCATGTGATCCGTCCCAAGCTGGGTGAGTTGTATGTGTTTCCGTCCTACGTCACGGTTTACGTGAGACCCGGTAAGTTGGGTCGGACTGACCTGATCTGTGATTACGATTACGACAAACCCCGCACCGAACGGGATAACCTCTAAGGGGTACGTATGGAACTGATACAACCGTGGCAAACCACCATCCTGAAACATAACGTGTCGGATGAAGTAGACTTGGAACAACTGGTGACTGAACTGATCACCACCAGTAATTTAACCGAGACTGCACACAAAGCTCGCACTACCGCAGAACGTAACCCGTATGCAACGGCGGTGCGAGACACGGTGGTAACTCCGAAAGCACAAGCGTACATCGAGCAGGTGTACGGGCTGGTGACAGAACACAAACTGTACTCCACCGGTTCTTTCGGTAAGCTGGTAACAGACGGCTCAGGAATGGACCCACACGCTCACCCTACGACGTTCCTGTCCGCAGTGTTGTACTTGGACGACTCCGATGCCACGATGGCTATAATGGACCCTAGACGTTGTCAACAACGAGCCCTGCCTCGTGAGATCCATGCGTTCGATAACGACTTCTACAACATCCTCCCACGTGCTGGCGACTTGTACCTGTTCCCCAGTTACCTGCTCCACCTAGTACGTGCTTCCAAACCCGGCTTCCGGTTGTCCTTCGTGACGGACTACCGCTTCGAATCAGAGTACTGACATGCAAACCAAACCACCGATCATCCTCAGTCTGAATCCAACATATTACTGTAACTTCAGTTGTTCCTTCTGTTACTTGACCCCAGCACAACTGAATGACCGCAAACTGTTGGACCTGAACAAACTGGAAACCCGACTGGATGAGATCTTGGAACACTACTCGATTGAGTGGGTGGACATCTACGGTGGTGAGGTTCTGCTGTTACCTGACGTTTACCTCTCAGCACTCGTGGCGTTACTGAAGACTAAACAAGTGGGCGGGATAGGTTTGAACACCAACCTCTCACTGATCAAGGACATCGTCTTCGATCCAGCGGTACACGTGTCGGTGAGTTACGATTTCGAGGCGAGGGAGAAACACGAGTTAGTGTTCGCTAATATGGCGAAGCTGACCAACCCATTCTCGGTGCTGTTGTTGGGGAGTCCTGCGTTACTCAAGAAGCCTGCTGGTGAAATCATCACGGCGCTTAACACGTTCCCCAACTTGGTAACTGTAGAAGTCAAACCCTACAGTCCGAACAGTGCCAACGACTTACCCGTCACCTATAACCAGTTCGAGAACTTCGTTAAGGACTTGATTATCTGTGACGTTCCAAAGCGGTTTAGTCTGACCAATGAAACGCTGATCCAAGAAGCCTTGACGGGTCTGCGCAATGCCTACTCGGATAACCATTTGTACATCACCCCTCGTGGTCGATACGCCGTGTTGGAGTTTGACTCTCAGGATCGTGAGTACTTCTTGGAGTACACTGACCTGACGAAATACTTCGAGTGGTGTGCTCAAGAGAAAGCCAAAGTAGCGGTCAACTCGTACTGTGGGTCATGTGAGTTTAAAGGACGGTGCCTGTCCGAACACTTGCGTGACGTCACGACTTTAGAGACAGGTTGCAACGGTGGCTATCACTTGCTCAAATGGGCAGAAGACCGTCAGCGTCCTAAAGAATGGAAGATCTACCAACAGGTTTACAATCGGTTGGTGTCTGAACACTCCGATGACTTCGCCAAGGTGGAGTACATCGAAGCTGAAGAACTGGTGGAGAACGCGCTACACTATTTCCGTGAGGCTACGTTCCCACTGATCTACCCGGCCAAGTCTTACGCAGCGGCCATCGTCTACGCCACCTTAATAGAGCAAACCTACGGGTATCCTTTGAGAGAGTCGTTAAACGATGACGACTTGTTCCTAGGTCAAGACGCTTACTTCGTGCCTTACCGTAAGAACCCAGACGCCTACGAGGCCATCCTCAAACGTTTGGAAACCTTCCCAGATTGGCTGACCTCAGGGTGGGCTCCTCGCACGGCAGAGTACTTCCGTCTGGAGTGTACCGAGGACGGGATCAACGAAGTCAACGCTAACCTGATTAGTCAATAAGGACGCCGTTATGTTTGCAGTAACCAACAAGGGCGAGATCAAGAAGCTTCAACAGACGCTGAAAGACAAAGGTCTCTACACCGGGATCGTTGATGGCATCTGGGGTCCGCTCAGTCAAGCCGCGCTGGATAAATCCAAAGGGGAGAAAGTCGTGACAGCACCGTTCGATACCACTCGCATCATCTGGGCCACTAAGGTCTCCAAAGAGTTCATCCTCGGAGTCCGTGATATTGCCAAACGTCTTGAGATGCCCACTGAGGGGGCTAACTGGTTGATGGCGTGTATGGCCTTCGAGACCGGTGAAACCTTCTCACCGACGATCAAGAACGGCGCTGGGGCTCCGTACTACGGCTTGATCCAATTCGGTGATGCCGCAGCCAAAGATGCTGGCACTACACTCGAGGCTCTACTCAAGATGACTGCTGTCGAGCAGCTTGAGTACGTGTACCGTTTCTTCAAGCCGTACACCGGCAAACTGAAGTCCCTCAGCGATTGCTACTCCAGAATCATCTGGCCCGTAGCTGTGGGTAAGCCAGAAGACTACGTGATCTTCGACCAGAAAGTACGTCCTACTGCGTACCTTCAGAACAAGGGTCTGGACATCAACAAGGACACCATCGTCACTAAAGCGGAATGTGCGGCGAAGGTTCAAGAAAAATACGTGCGTGGACAGCAGTTCATCGCCTAATGGAATCTAGACATGAGCAAGCTAGCTGCGTACCTCCCGTCGATGGAGGAAGAACCCTACACCCCAGACATCCATGATGATGCCACGGAGTTCACCCAGTACGCTGTGACTACGGCGGGTGTTGAAGTCGATCAAGCTATCGCCGACCACACCACCACTGCTGAAATCGTTGCCACGTTGGAAAGTATCCTCGACGACATCGAAGCTACCAACCAACTGACCACGATGGATCGGGTGTTTATCGGACATTCGATTCAGTCTGTTCAACGCCGTACCGGACTGGTTATCCACACCGCTTCCATGGAGTCGAATGACGAAGACGGACGGACTGTCTCCATGGAAGGGCTTGCTCAGGGGTTGGCTAAACTCTGGGAAGGGATGGTGGAGCTGATCCGCAAAATCCTTCGTGGTATCCGTGACTTCTTTGCCATGCTCTTTGGCTTCGGTAAACGCAAAGAGAAGCGCATCAAATTCCAACTGGAAAAAGCCAAGGAAGGCGGTAACGATGCGGCGATCTCCAAGCTGGTTGAGAAGAACCTCGCCAAGCACGTTAAAGACATCGAAGTGGTCAAGAAGATCCTCGACAACCTAGTTGCCACGCCACTGGAAAAGGAACGTCCAGAGCAACTGGTTCTACTGTCCCCAGCGTCAGCCCAGATCGTGGTGCGTGAAAGCGATCACCCCGTGGATTCTTCTCGCCCGATGACTGTCGGTGGGCAAGACATCGTGGCCATGCGTAAGAAAGACGTGCAAGCTGTGAGCCAAATGACTTTGGGTCCCATTAAACACGCACTGGTTACAGCCATGGCGGTTAACGGTGGTCGTGTGTTCTTGATGAAACAGGCCGATGGTGTGTTGATGTCTCACGAGGACGTCAACGAGATGGTCTGGGACACAGCGTTCCGGGGTAAGGAAGGTCGGCAACGAGGTAAGGACTTGGCCGCTCTGTTGATGAAGATTGCTACCAAAGCTGAGAAAGCTTTTACTAGCGTTCACGCCCTCAACCGACACACAGTCAACATCCGCAAGGAGATCGTTGAAGCCACTCGCTCTGAACGGGAGATGGTCTACAAGATCTTCCGTGAGTTCGTGGGTAAGGGTGACATGATCCCTGTGGGTTCTGCGATGGTACGGGTGTCTGAGCACAAGCCTGAACTGTTACAGATTGCTGACTTCGAGCACGTCCCAGTGGTTAGCGAGACCATCGGTCGTCCCTTGAAGATCAAGTTCCCGCAGTACGGCGAAGTGAAGAAAGCGTCTGACGGTATTGTCACGGTTACACTGTTGAGCAACTTCAACGGTTCGATCGACGCAGCCCTTAAAGGGTTTGATGACGTGCTGAAAGTCTACGAGCGCTTACAAGCATGGGCAATCAGTCATGCGAAGGGCGATCAGATTACTCAGCGTCAGGTCGCCAATACCATCCGACTTCTGTATGACGAGCCGGTGAAGTACTTCAGCTCGTACATCCGTGCGGTTGGGGTGATGGAAACAGTCGTGATTGGTTGGGGTGATTCGATCACTAACCCGCTCAGTAAACTGACTGACTCCAAAAAGATGATGGAAGAACTCGCCTAACAGGCGGCATAGAGAGAGGGCTCACGCCCTCTCTCGTTATGCCCCTTGTACTCCGAGCAACAACTTCACCAGCTCCATGCCGGTACTGAAGATGGTGTTCAAGACTTGTACGTCCATCCCACCTTCTTCATTGGAATACATAAAGGTCGACATCGCTCCAATCACCACCATAGCCAACGCAATGATCACCGCACCGGCTTTCATCACGTTCACCCCACGGGATGAGCTTGGATCGAAGCCGTCCAGGTTACCGATGTCCATGGTCAGAATAGTGACTTGAACCTTATCGTCCATAGACACCACTTTACCCATGACTTCGTCACCAGTGTCGGTCAGAGTTATCTGCTTGTCGTCTGGCAGATGGAAATTGCAGATCTTGACGATCATTCCTCCCCACGACTTACTGCCGATAGCCTGCGAACCGAGAACCCCTAGCGCGCCTCCGATGTTCATATAACTCCCCTTTGCTCGCAATGCGTGCTATGTATCAACCGTCCATCTGGTGTCTCTGGATAATCTGAACTCTGGTTTGAGTCTTCAATCCTCTTGCCTCTATTTCCAACTGCTGATTGGTTCCTTCCAAGCTCTCTGCCTTTTGAGCAGCTTCGGCTAAAGCTTTCGCAGTGTCATCGTAGTACCAGTACAGCCCATAGAACAGACTGGTGACTAGAAGAAGTCGGAGACTATGTTTACCAGTCCCCTTAAATACTAACGCCATCCGTGAATTCATATCCCCGCACCCTTAACGAAATTGATTAACGCTAAGCATTTGAAGTAACCCACCGCGATGCTGTCAGTGGAGTGCTCATCGAGGTCTTCGATGCGCTTCCCAGATTCATTTCGGAAGTTAGGTAACTTCAGAATGGCCCACTTGACATCGTCCTTGTTCTTGCTTTTACCAGACACACCCACCGCCATCTTCGCAGACGGTGGATCGACTGTTTCCAATGGCATACATAAGTCGTATTCGTAGAGTGCCCGGCGAATAGCAGTTTTACATTCAACCAGTGCTTCGAATGCCTGTGGAAACCGCCCTAGGAAGGGCGATTCGCAGATCAAGGAATGGATACCGAAGTATCGCATCCAGTTCAACAGCTCCACGCCGTGAGAATGGAGTTTAGCCCATCGACCACCGTGTACTTCTTCTACGCCGGGATACCGACGCATGTTACGGCTCCCGTGTAGGGTGTTGACGTCCCGAAGGATAATCTCGCCCGTGAACAGGTCCACATCGAGGATACAAGTCCCCAAGGTGTCTGTACCAGGGTCGATAGCGCCTACACGAAAGTAACGACTGTGTTCAGGGATAAACAACATAAGCGATTAACCGTTGTTAGCACTCACGTAGTCGGCGTCAGACAGCAACGGCTCGGTAGCACCCAGTTCGATGTCCTGAGTGAAGCCTTTGTTGGTGAAGGCTACGGAGTGGTGAGTGGTAATGAAGGAGTTGATCTGACAGGCGATCACTTCTTTCATGTTGAACTGCGTGTTACCAGGACCTTGAACAGTCAGGGTACGGTCAACACCGGAGCACAGACCGATCTCGGAGATCACGGCGTAGGCTTCGTTGTCGAACAGAATGCGGCAAGCGTCGATCAGTTCCTTTACGTCCTCGGCACTGAAGATCAGTGTCAGGATGCTGGAGGTCGACAGATAATCACCAGACGAACTGATCACACCGGTGTTCGACATCACAGGTGGTGTCGGGTTCAGGTTGGCCAGGTTCGGTACGTACGGTTCGGTGTTCTTCAACTCACCGTCGACGATCGTGTGGTTGATAGCCGGAGCAGTGCTCGCCAAGCTGATGCGCTTGAGGTAGTACGCCCAGTAGTTAGTGCCACCGATGTTGAGCAACACCCGCAGAGCGTAACGACCACGAGCGACGACGTCTAGGTCATTGTCGACACGGCGCAGCACAAAAGGCAGATGACGATAAAGAGCAGCGTCGGAAGCTCGGTGTGGCAAAGGAGATGTGTAAGGAACGCCATCAGCACCTACCATGTTCTTATGGCCACCGTTACCGATACAGTAGTACTGCATCGCGGGGCGTTCTGTGGTAGCCAGCTCTTCGTCAACAAAGACGTTGAACTTTTCGTTGAGCGTGGTGTGGTCCAGAATCGTTGGGCGTTGACCCAGAAGCAATGAGGTCTGAAGGCTGGAGCCCCAGACACTACGGGTAATTGTTTTCATTTGAAAAACCTTTATCAACAAGGAGTGACAGAGTCGACACAGGGCCAACTAAATTAATCTGGTTCACAGTATAACTGTACAGAACGGCATAGAGAGGGACCGAAGTCCCTCCCGATGTTTAAGCATCCATCGTAGTGACGGAACCCAGCGTAGTAGTGCCCGCCAAGTAATCCAATTGACCCCCATTAGGATCAACCACCTTAATGTAGAAACTCCCGCCCCCAGCACTCTTCGGAATGAACCGAGGAGACTTGTCGGCCACCTTCAACTCGAACACCCCAGCCACTGCCATCACAGCAGTGATCTGAGTAGCGTCAGTCATCAACGTGTTCGTGTTGGGAATCAAGACGTCTTGTGCCTCGATTACCAAACCGTACTGAACTTTGAGACTGGCTTTCAGTGTAGCGAAACTGAAAGGGAACGTGGCTGGAAACGGTAGCTGCACCACACCGTTCATCAAGGTAGTGACGTTACCGCGTTTGTACTTCAGAGTCATCGACCCTTTGTACTTGCCTGGAGTGCCGTCAGTCGCTGTGATCCGAGCGTTAGCCACCACCGTGATCAGGTCAGCGGAGTTGGTGTAAATCAGATCCAGATGAGGAATCTCCAGAAACACATCGTTCGAGTCTTGGAACAATGCGACCAGCGTTTCGTCACCCGTGTTCTTTAAAACGGTTGCTAATTCCAACACGGCGTTTACTCCTTACAATTTACTCAGGTTATAGTGGATCAACAGTTTGCCCCGTAGGTTAGTACAGAACTCCTCATTCAACTTCACAACCAAGATGTAACCGAAGTACACGTTGTATGCTTCCGGGTATCTGCGGTTGTAACCGTTGAACTCCACTGTCGCCCCGTAAAGGTTATTCAGTGACGGACGCTTCACGCACTTAAAGCGGTTCTCACCCACCGCATTTTCTTGGCGGTAAATCGTGTTCAAGAAGTCGACGTTGAGGCCGTCAGTCAAGAACTGGTAATCCGTTGGGAACTGAACAATCTGTGCCGGGAAGTTGTGACCATGAACCTGACCCAGACCTAACAGCTCAGCCGGTTGCTTGAACACAATCGGGAACTCCGGAATGATCACCGGGATTCGTGAGTTGTAGTAGACGACGAGGGTCCCAGAAACATCCGTACAGTGGATCGGTGACAACTGGATCACCAACACCTTAGTCGCTGCGCGGTTATACGGTACCGCACCGATGTCTTCCACATGACCATTAAACGTCACACGAGCACCGAACAGGTTCTTAGGTCCCGGTGTAGCGTTGTAGGTCCAAGTCTGTCCTACACCAACTGTAAGGTTAGCGTAGAGGGTATCCATGATGCTGGCGAGGTACGCACCGTCTTGTACCGCCCCTTTCTTGATCCCCTTCAGATAACTACCGTAGTAGATACCGTCGGTGAAAGGTTTACTGTAGGTCACGAAAGGACGCCCTTGGTTCAGCACTGGATTCAACGAACCCAAATCAGTCACCTTGGCCAGTTCCTCCAAGTCTTCCCGAGGCATCAGGTTGACTACAAGTTCCCCAATCCACCGTAGAGAACGAGGAGTAGCACGCAGCCGATAGCCGTGAGCATTGGCCACAGTAATGATTTCTTCATAGAAGTCGTCCGTATCAAACTGGTAGCCGTAAACATCCGTCAAGATGTCTAGGAACGCTGAGGTGGTGGTTGGTAACGGTAAGGTCAAGTTGATCTTAACGCCGTCAAAGAACGTGGCTGCATCTAGCCGGTTGTATTTGAAGTTTGCCTCACCCACAAAAGGAACGGGGGAGAACGGGTCAAAGCTCTTACGTACCTTGAGTAAGACTTGGGTTTCACGACCAGAAACAACTGTAGGGTTCAAGATGGCAATGGTGTCATCTTGTAACTGTATAGTGTTCCGTGAGTTGATCAGTTCCAGCAAAGCCGCTCTAGGAGATAAGTTGAGCAAACCAATCGTGTCTAGCACTATCCTCACTCCTTTTACACAAAAAAAGAAAAGCCCCCACACACCCCATGCTAAAGGATGTGTGGAGACCCTCCGGAGGTTTATTCAGGTTGTTTTAGCACCAACCCATATTGACGTTTGATAACGACCATAGCTTCCAAGTTGTCGGCGTAAGTAAGCCCATCCAACTGCGGCAACAGTGCGATTACATCCGGCACCTCAGGGTAGTCCAGACCGTCCATCTCAGGGATCAAATTCAATCGACGTCTAGTGTCCATGTAATCGAACCCAAGGCCAACATCTTCGATCTCCAATTCAGGTAGGAGTGGTGGGTAATCCAACCCCGTCGCGATAGCAGCAATCACCAACGGCTGCTGTACCGGTTCGTACTCAAACCCAGACAGTGTAGCACTTACGTTCAACTCACCCTCTGGTGGCGTGTAGTCGAACCCGTCCTGCTCCTCTACCAACTCAAGGTGAGGCGGAACAATCACATATGTAAACCCATCTAGTGTTTCAGACAGTACCATTGCTGGAACAGGAGTCGGACTGTAGTCGAACCCATTAGGTTGAACCAAAGTCAAAGCTGTTTCATCAAAGACTGGGTAATCCAACCCGTTGACGGTGATCTCTTCCCACGGAATGTCCGGAGTTGGAGCGTAGTCAAAACCATCTAAGTGAGGAATTACCAGAGTCGTACGGATGTGTTTGTATTCACCAATGTTACCCGGCGCCATCGACAGGTACAGATACTCAGGGATCGCTTGTTGATTGATGATGTCATCCAATTCCAAAGGCACAGCCTCAGGCATTGAGAAGTACACCGTCGGGATCGTCAGACGCATGGAGAACTTGGAATAGCCGTCAGCAGCGAAGTTAACCGTATGGTCCCACTTACCACTGTCACCGCGTTCACCAGCACTATTGGTCATCTCGAATGTAGCGTTATCGAGAGTCTCTTCGATCCGGTCAGAACCTTGACCATCAGCATTCTGCACGTAGATGTTAGCCTGATGCAGATGCATGTCCCCACTACCGTCACCGTCCTGATCGCCCAAACGAATGGCTGACCAATTCAACGACAGCATGTTAGTACCGCGCAGCTCACTCAAGAACTGCACCGAGTAACTGCTCAACTGGGTCATCAAGCGAATCATTGCAGCCTGAAGCTCTGCAAGGCTCACTGTGACGTGCAAGCTGGTTCCGGTGGTCAGTGACAAGAGACTGGTGTAGAGCAGCTCAAACTCCGCCTTAGAGAAGTTTGACACATCCAATTGATGTTCCCGCAACCATTGGTCGTAGGTAATCTGGGTGCCGTTATCGAGCTGACAGTTCTTGTTCTGATACAGGTGCAACGCAGCCGCTTCAGCTTGGCCGCGAGACTCGTAATGTTCCTGACTGGTGTAGATCCAGTTGTGCTCTTTCCAAGCCACGTGGATCTCTTTACACTTGTCGTAGAACGCTTCCACAGAAACCAAGTCATTCAAGACGGGTTGGTCTTTTAGTAGAGCATCCAGTACGGCATCAGGAACCCGTTCGACCTCAGTGATCTTACGTAGGTCTGCACGCGTGGGTAGGAACTGTTTACGAACCATGACTGCATCGGGATTCGGAACGTACACCAAGTCCTGCCCCAGTGCCCGGTTCAACGCATAGATAAACAGAATGAATGCGTCTTTAGCGTTGTACCACAACTGGTCGCCGGTCAGTGGGTTGTCAAACGAGATAATCGTCTTGTACCAACCTTCCTGTGCAAAGTACAGCCAGTGGTTCAACAGCACGTCAGAGAACGTCAGTGCGTAATCGTTACTGCGATCGACTACCGAAGACTCAAGCATTTTCGTCTTGAGGCGGTTACTCGAACTGTTCGTCATCTTCTCAGTGACTTCAGCAATCGTCGCATCAATCTGATCGTAGTTACCCGGTGCAATCGGAGCCGCACGGTTCACGATCTCAGTAACGGAGAACGTGTCAATCGGGTTGCCACTCGCAAAGCGCGTGAGGTCGACTCGCTTAACTTCTACAGTCGGATACAAGTTGTCCGGTTGAGCACTTACGTTATGATGTAAATTGAACTCAGCCACCGGCAACATGCGGTGCGTCATGATTTTGTCGACCAACCACTTGAAGGTATCCTGTTTACCAGCATTGCGCTGGATGTACAGAATGTTCCTATAAAGGAAGAGCATCTGCTCTTTATCCAAGTGGGAGATATACGCATCCAGTCTCCCGTGACTGGCTAGGTATTGTCGGATGTGAAAGCTGTGCACTTGTTCCGTGTGGCAGTTAGTGAGCCGCGCGTCCTCAATGAACAGGGGCAGGTTCAAATACAGGATTGCTAAGTGAGCCGCTGGGTAGAGGTCGTCCACCATAACGAACTCAGCCACGTTGTACCGAAGCATGAATGCGTCGATACGATCTTGGATCTGGCTAACCAGGGAGGTTTCATTCTCTTCGATCAAGAACTGGTCGATGTAGAGGATCTTACCATCTGGGGCTGCAATCGCTGTAGCAAGGTCCACAGGATTTAAGATACCGTGAATCAGATCTCTCTGAGTCGGGTATCGTGCAACCAATTGATCATAGAAACGTGTACCGAAAGCGTAGTCCCGCAAAGTTCTGCGATGTACTGAAAGCGTTTGGACATCGAAGGAGATCTCTTCACGAGTATCCAACGACGTCACTGTCATCGGTGTGTCAGTCGAGTGATAGCGACCCGATAGGTTGAGGTAGTACTTCCAGGTGGTTGGATCGTCCTCATCGACGTCCAGTCCCCGGTCGTTCAACCCAACGTTCATCGCGCTAGCAGTCGCTTCACTCTTGATGACAATCGTTTTCGCCATGGTTAACATGGAGTCAACGTAGAGTCTGTAGTAAGCGTTGGACACGTCTAGGTCCTCCAATCAACTTTTAAAGCGTCACTGGGAGTAATAAATGTCTGGTGCAGATTACGACAATAACCAGCTTCAGATGCTGGGGCTGGATACTCAAAAGCGGCGTTTTGAGAAACTTGGGTTGCTCAAGAAGAAACCCTTGGCCACCGCTGTTGTTAGCAAACTAGTAAGGAACAACGAGTCACTGGGGAACAGCAACTCCGTCAGCCCCTCACGAGGCGTCGACATCCCCACAACAGGTTATCTGAACAAAGTCTCGGACATTACCGCTGGTAACGTAACCGATGCAGAAAACCTTTACCAGATGCTCCCAGATACCGAACTGGCAGAACAGATTCTGGTCAGTAGTATCCTCTCGCCAAAAGACATGGTTACGACGGAGTTGAACTACGTCTGTAATGAGTCTTCCTTGAAGGGGGAGATCACAGGTGTACTCCTCAGTGTCATCGAAGAATTTTTCACCAAAGTCTATAAAATAGATCCCCAACTGCCGGGTATTTTGTCAGACGTCCTTTTCAAGAAGGGCTCCTACCCGGTTATGATCATTCCAGAGTCATCTGTGGATGAAATCATCAACGGGGAACGTAACAACGTAGGTATGGAAGGACGCGTAGATACCCAGAGCTTGTTCACCCATTCCATCGGTGTTTTGGGCGACTCTACCTTCGAAGACGGCAAGCCCGTACCGAAGAACCGCGTCAAAGTGTCCATGGAAGACATGAACCAGTACTACACCCAGAACTTCCGTATGTTGCGCCCACGGCTGTCGAAGAAAGGGTTTGACACCAAGATCTCGGTCTCGGACAACCCGGATCTGTTGAAGGCCCCGTTTGTTCACGAACTACAACGTCGTAAGCATCTGGCAGCAACCTTCAAGCGTCAAGGCTTTGGTATGGAGTCCAACAATGAGGTGTCACGCGATGACATCGAAATGTCGTTCTACCGCCCACGCCTACAAGCTGCTCGTCCGGTTGTCGGTGTGAAAACCGCTGCTCAGGTTAAGCGTGCTACTGTGGGTCACCCACTAGTCATGCGTCTGCCGTCTGAGTCGATCATCCCAGTACACGTACCGGGTAGTCCAGACGAGCACATCGGTTACTTCGTGATCCTCGATCCCCAAGGCAACCCAGTGGTGAAAGCCAACCGGTCTGAGTACTACAACGACCTGAACATGAACATGTCTATTAACAAGGACATGGCCAGTCAGTTGATCTCCCAAGGTCAGCGTACGGTTGAAGGCTACCAACAACGTTCGGACATCGACACCGAAGAAGCCACACGGATCTACGCCCAGCTCGTAGAGGAAGACCTGATCGCTCGTCTGCGAAACGGTATCTACGCCGACAACATCGAGATCTCTCGTCCGTTGGAAGTGTACCGCATCATGCTGGCGCGCACCTTTGCAAACATGACCACTCAGTTGCTGTTCGTTCCGGCTGAGCTGGTGACGTACTTCGCTTTCGACTACAACCGCTACGGCGTGGGTAAGTCTCTGCTCGAAGACAACAAGATCTTGGCTTCGCTGCGTGTAATGATGATGCTGTCGAACACCATGTCGGCCATCAAGAACTCTACCCCTCACACGGGCTTGAACATTACACTCGACCCTACTGATCCAGATCCATCGGGGACTGTAGAGAAGCTCGTTCACAACTACACTCAGACACGTCAGGCGTCGTACCCACTGGGTGCGTCTTCACCGGTAGACATTGTTAACTTCCTGCAAAACGCAGGCGTTGACTTGAACGTCCAAGGTTCTCCTGCGTACCCTGAGACTCGGATGGAAGTTGAAGACCGTCAACGTTCAGTAGCTGCACCGAACACTGACCTCGAAGACAACCTGAAGAAGCAGTTCCTGATGTCCTTGGGCTTGTCCCCAGAGACAGTGGATAACGGTTACAACGTTGAGTTCGCCACGTCGATCGTAACCAGTAACTTGTTGTTGACCAAACGAGTGATGCTCTACCAAGATCTGTTCACCTCCCTGTTGGGTGAATTCATCCGTAAGTACGTGTTGAACTCCGGTAACTTGATGGACAAGCTCCGCAAGACCGTGGAAGCCAACAAGAACATGCTGCAAGAAGTTGACCCTACTAAGCAGAAAGCGCAATTGGCGGAAGGTGGGCAGAAGCCTACTGAAGATACAGAAGCCGAAAGTGAGAAAGATGCGGCTGTAGACGTTGACGCTATTGTGGCAGAGTTCATCAACTCCTTGACCGTAACCCTCCCACGTCCAGACAGCATTACTCTGGAGCGTCAGATGGAAGCCTACGACAAGTACATCGAAGGTCTGGAGAAGTGCCTTGAGGCTTACTTCAACAGTGACTTCCTTGACGGTACTTCGTTGGGCGATCAGTCTGATTCTGTGGACGTTGTGAAAGCGGCTATCTTGGCGCACTTCAAACGTAAGTGGCTGCGTGATAACAACGTCATGCCTGAGCTGGCTGATCTGGTGACCTTCACTGAAGACAAACACCCGATGATCGACTTGCTCACCACCCACACCGAACACGTTGATGCTATCGGCGCCAGCATCCAAGGCTACATGATCAAAGTTGCGGAGACACAAAAGAAACGCAACGAATTGACTGAAGCTGTGGAGAAGGACAAAGACATCGAAGTCGGCGGTGGTGATAGCGGTGGCATGGACGACAGCGGTGGGGATGACATGGGAGGTGACGACGACGGAATGGGTGGAGACGATGATGATCTCGGTGGCGATGACGATCTAGGGGATATGGGTGACGACGAAGGGGGAGGTGATGATACCGACGCTGGAGACGACACTGATAGCACCGAAGAGGAAGAAGGGGGAGCCGACGACGAGGCAGACGCCGAAGAGGAAGAACCTGAACCGGATGCTGAAGAGGAGGAAGTGAGTGAGGAAGCCGACTTGGGTCAATCCAATGGCGGTGGCGGTGCACTGGCTGACTTCTTGGAACGCAGTAAGCGTGTCCGGAAAGATAACCACTAAGACGGCATAAAAGCCAAAAAAAAAAGAGAGGTGTAAAAGCCTCTCTTTTTTATGCCGTCAAACAGCTTGGAGGTATCCTCGACGACCTACTGCACTGGCAGCACGATAGTACGGGGCACCACCATTGAATTGTAAGACGATGTTGTCATTCATCATGTAACCATCAGCCAAAGAACATTCAGTAGTGTAGATAATGTCCCCCGTTACTTGTGTAGCCATCTTGCGCTCAGGGTCTTTGACATCCAAACAGATCACCCAGAGGTCATCGGTGTGGTGTACTTCGTCATTGATCTGGATCAAATAACCATGAGGGTAGTTGGCCACTTCGGTGCCGTCAGGGTTTTTGTGGCACATGGCACTACAGATGGCAGCACCACTAAACTCCTTGTCCTTACAAAACTTTACCATTAAGAGGTGTTCGAGCAACTCTTCTTTGGTGGTGTGATCAAACGGGGTGTCTTTATACAGCAGTACGGTTAGTGACATGGTGACCTTCTAAGGCTTCAGGGTTATTGGATCGGGTCATAGCAGGGAGCCGAAGCCCCCTGCTAGTTTTACTTACACCGAGGCAGCACGCACCAGCACGGAATTCGAACCTAGGTAACCGGGCAGGATTTCCATTACACGACCTTGCACGTCAACAACGTAGTGGTGAGAGAACTTGGTAGGTTTCTTCCCAGTACGAGTCAACAAAGCGATCATGGCTTTGTGTACCGCAGCGTTTTCAGTGGCTTTCAGAACTTGCGCTTCTTTACCAGCGTAGAGTTCCAGCGACCAAGGCAGGTGAGTGACCGAGTTCAGCTCATAACGAGCCAGCACTTGCATCACGTCTGCTTTGTGTTCCTTGTTGAGGTTCTTGCCCAGCTTGTCCAGGTACTCCCAGTATTCCTCACCTTTGAGGATGTTGGTTACAGAGTTGAGGATGTCTGCCGCACGCTCTGTGTTCAACAGAGACCACAACAGGCCCATTGCATCGTTGTGTAGCTCGTTACCCAGATCGTCGATGTCCAACACGAAGTCGGTAATCACGCACTGGTTACCATAACCCAGGTTCACGCTCAGGGCTTGGTTGGTACGTTCGGTCAGCGCTTGGTTGAGGATGTTGTACAGACGAGGGGTGATCTCGTCGTTCTCTTGGTGTTCACGCAGGAACTTGGCAGCAGCGCTCAGCGTTTGTTTCTTGCTCAGCTCTACCATCACACCGATCATGTTGCCATCAACGTTGACTGGCTTCATGTCACGGTAGTAGTACTCACGCACCTTGCCGTCGAAGTGCTCAGACCCAACCGCAATAACTTCATTGAGGTATTTGATCTCAGCTTCATCGAACGAGTGCGCCCCCAACTCGACCGGAATGATCTTCACTTCTGGGTTCTCCACAGGGATACTTTCCCCATCGTCCGCCAAAACTACTTGAGGAGCATCCAGAGTAGCCACTTCTTCCCAGTCTACTGGCATGACTTTCTTGGATGGGTCCAGGACGTACGGGGTACGCGATTTGATTTCGTGTTGCAGGTATTCCATTTTCTCAGCTTCCTGAGGCGCGATTGCCTTGACAACTTCTTTAACCACACCGTCCGGGGTACGAACGTGGAACTTCATGTGGGTGTTCGGATCGAAGGCCATATCCCATGGCTGCTCGATAGTCCAGGTACGTTTCCACGGGCTGTTGTGCGCAGGACGGATTTCAACACCGCTGTCCAGTTGCACCAGATCGTAAGGACGGTCTTCATCAATCGTGTCGTGGTTGGTTACCCCGTTAGGGCTTTGCGTAGCCACAGGAGCTTGTACGGGCTCCACGTAAGGTTCAGGAACAGGCTTCTGCTGTTGGCGTTGTACGCTTTCGGCGAAGGCCTTCTGTTGAGCATTCTCAATGGGTTGCATAGCTGGAGTCCCCATGTCCTGGAACATTTCTTCAACAACACCGGCTGGGTTGCTAGGCGCAGCAGCACGCTTAGGCCAGTCGGAACTGCTACGACCACCCCACTGATTACTGAAAGTATCAGCAGTCGGTGTTGGGGCTGCTTGTGGAGCTGGTGTAGGGGCTGGGAGGGCCGGAGCAGCGCTCAGACCACCACGACCTTGGTAACCACCCGCATTTGGGTTGAACGTGCTTGCAGCAGGCGCTGCGTTGACTGCACCACCAGCGAAGCGACCCCAGTTGATGTTGGGGTTTGCTGCTGGAGCTGGAGCACGGTTCTGACCCCACTGACCTTGTTGCTGCTGAGGCCAGGTGCTTTGCTGTTGCTGTGGTTGCGAGAACTGGTTCTGTTGGAAACTAGGGAAGCCTTGTTGTGGCTGTGGAGCGAAGTTCTGCTGAGACTGCTGCTGACACTGCGCAATCAACTGACCGATCTGCTGGTGACGCTGCATCAGACGGTTGATCTCAACGTCAATACCCTGACCCATCATCTGTTTCAGAGCGGGATATTGATTTGCCATCATTGCGGTGGCACAAGAAACGACTTCGTTTGCCGCGTTGAGTACGAGTTGCTCCTGAGAGTTCCCCTGAGTCGTTACTGCGAAAGCTTCTGCCAGTGCAGTAGCCGAAGCCACTAGCATCTGGTACAGCTCGTTCTGATAGCTATTAGCAGAGGCCATGTTGAACAGAAAGATCCGCAGCGGGTTCTTGAAAGCATTGTCCTGCAACATCTTGATCACGTAACCGTTGACGATGTCAGGGAACGCGTTCTTGAAAGGAACCTGATACGGAGCACCGGAGCAGTAGAACTGTTGGTTAACATCGGTTGCCGAAACTGGCAGTTGATTCACGTTGGGCTGGTTAAAGGTGGAAAACATCTTGTTGCTCCGTTTACTTAGACTGACCGAGGGGATTGATGTGACCATACTCTGCTACTGTTGATTTGGGCTTTACAGTGCAGCTCTCTACTTCCTCAAGTGCGAGACTCATGGTCACACTCCTTACTTGGTATATTGGATTTTACGTTGAACTTCGTCGATCAACGGTCTGAACTTCTCACTACGCACAACCCGATAGTTCGAGTCATACTGCACGCACGTACCGATACGTGTCCGACCATCTGGACTGGCTTTCGGTAAGTTGTTATACGAACCGATCTCCACGATAGACGAATGGAGCAATTTGGAAGCGTCAGTTGCAGCCGACTTACCACTGTTACGTCCGGTGCCAGTGGCACTGGTCTGTGGGACCAAGTTGGACGTGATCTTGAAGTACATGTTATCCCCAGGACTGGAGATACCTGCCACCTCACCGTGTTGACGGTTGATCTTGGTGATAGCATCCAAAGTGAGGTTCCGGCGCAGTGCCAGATTGATTTCCTCTTTGATCTTTGGTTTGCGTGCTGCTTTCTGAAGTGCAAACTTGAAGTGGGAGATAGCCTTGTTGATGTCGAACAGCGCATAGCGCAAGACCATCAACTCTTTATCGTACATCGTGGATTCCACGTTGTCCGACTGGATCACCATCTCAGACAGTGCTCCAATGATAAACGCAAACAGCTCGTACACGTCGTTTACCAGGATATTCTCACTTCGTAGGTCCAACCGTGATCGTTCATCCAAGGACTCATCCAAGGATTCGATGTGGTTCTCGACCTCTTCCGCCAACTTACCTTCACTTTGATTGGACCCAAAGATCAGGTGACCCAGCAGAATACGCCAAAGACGCGTGCTGTTGATGAACTCTGGTTCTACGCGTTGCGGGAAATGATCCACCACGTAGAAGAAGCCAGCAACTAGACCAACGTTCTTGGTATTCCACGAAGCACGAGGAATCGCCATCCGCAAGTTACTTGCGATGTAGCCAATCCGACGCATTCCCCGCAGGGTTCGTGGACACATCTGTTTCGAGCCGCAGATAACCCATTCAGACTTCGGATAGAGGTCATAGTTGACTTCATCCGGGTAACCCACATGGACGTCTGTGTTAGACACCATTTTGAAGGTCTGGGTGACACCATACTTACTGAACAAGTAGTGCGCCATTGTGTGTTTTGCTGTGATACGGTTTTTCGAGTTTGCTCCCTTCTCAGGGCTACGATTGTAAACAGTGGCCCACGCCACGTTTGCAGTTTCATTCCATGCCGTCTCTCCGCCGTTGTCAGCCACGTCGAACATCCGGAACGTATGGTCAAGCCGTTCAAAGGTAAGCTTCGTTACCTGCAACGGAATGAATATCGTGTTAACCCCATAGCTAATAGCCCGATCAGCCAAAACTGGACTGATGCTAAATGTACTGCCACGAATTGTAATCAACCCCGCCTGACGGACAAAGGGTAAATACATGTAGCGCTTCAGCAGTGGTTCCTTAACCCCTGTCTTGGGATCAGTGTAGCTGAAGTTGTACTCCACCAGAAACAAATCGGATCGCGCAATGTCGAACACTGGCTTACCGGTACGCTTCGGTGTAATCTCGTTGAACTCTTCCTGAGGAGTGCAACGGCGACAGTTCTCGTATTTCAAGCCCTCTGGGAAGCTTTTCGAAATACTCCTGAACAAACCATCCACGTAGCGTTCAACGCCACGCATCTGCTCTACCGCAAGACCAGACATGATCTTATCGTTAAAGCGCGGGATAGCCCGTTCGACCAAGTTGAAGAAGTGGTTGTCCATCTCTGATCCGACCCTTACCTAACGACTACTTGAAAGCTAGAAAGAGAGCCGCAATGCCTGTGGCAATGGCTGGAACCCATTTAAGAAACTCCGAAGCATCCTTCCGTACGTGACTTCGTTCTTCATAGTGGTCTTTACGCTCTAGTGCTGCAATGCTCCGCAGGTGCTCCACTCGCGTTTGTTCCTCCTTGAGTCTTGCTCCGGCTTCGTTAATACGAGCCTCCTCAAGTTTCCACCGATGCTCCTGTGCTTTGCGATCGCTTTCCTCCGCTAAACGTCTCTGTTCGAGATCTCTTCTCCATGTCTCAAACTCCTCCTCGCGATCCAACCTTTCGCTTTTCATGCGAATCTCTTGAGCTTTTAGGTCATGAGCTAAGATTTCGAGTTCTCGTTTCTTCTCTGCTGCGGTGTCTCCCAACACTAAAGCTTCTTCGTAGGTCTTGAACATACCAAGACACGCTTCTGCTTCAGGGAATGCGAAGTACTCCGCCCGAGGCTTCCCAACACCACCACTCTCACTCACAGGACAGGTCGAAGCGCGATACACGCCACTGAGCCTACCCTGATCTTTGACGGGTTGGACTAGGTAGATCTCCTTATTAATGTTAATGTAACGTGGCCCAAAGATGTCTTCGTTGTCAACGATTTGTAGACTGTAGCCCACCACTCCTGCTGTATTGATAGTTTCGTTATCGGCCACTAGGCGGTTACGGACGCCGTCCTGACTAAATGGATGATGCGGGACATAGCCCCCGACCATCGTGGAAACCACGACGTCTAGGTTGACTAAGTAAAGGGAGCCTCCATTACGTTGTACTTCGTCCTCATCTACTCCATAATCCACTTGGGCGAAACACTGGCCCATGCGCTGCCTGACACTACCGCTGAGTACTGCATCGCGTAATGCTCTCATGCCTTCAGACGTTGCATTGGATAGTCGTTCTACGTCAATATTTACACCGGCTCGATACTTGATCGTGTAGCGTACTATGAACTTGCTCAGGCCTCGTACGTTCATCGGCTGAATAACGAGGGGCATACCAGAGCGATCAACCATTGTAACGGCCTTGCGAAAGCCGTTAAAGAACTCCTTCTCTATGGAAAGCTGGGAACCGGGTCCAAGATCCAGAATACCTGGAACTTCAACTAGCGGCGCTTCATGGTTAATGAGTTGGTTATTGGGAATGTACTGGCTCATCGGTATTTCCACTCAATCAGGTATTATCCCTTGATAATCCTCTTCTTAGTACACCTTGATAATATACACTTGAAATAGCTTTGAATGTAAACGGCATAAAAGGAATCCCCCTGAGCCCGAAGGCCCAGGGAGTTCCAGTGTCCCCACTTAAAGGACTCCCCTCAGTAACCTAAGTCACTAAGGTGATGCAACGATCACTAGACCGGAAAGTCGAGTGGTTACCACCAAATCAGCAAGCCTCTGCTTAGGGGGCCACCGCGATCTTGTGAGTAAGCACTGCTTCCAGGCCTTTCACTTTGATGATCGCCATTACCGGCAGGTGGTTGATCTGGAGGTTACGTGGTTGAACCATGGCCTCTGGATAGGTACCACCGTCGCGCTGAACCATCATGCTCGAAGCCAGCTCAGGAATCCAGGCGTGAACGCCGAAGGTGAGTGGGTCGATGCCTTCGACTTGACCGGTACGGGTCAGGGCGATGACGATGGTGTCCTTCATACGGCTGTCGAACGAAGATTCGATTTGGTATTCAGGGAACGCGATACCGAAGGTGCGGCTGTCGCCGACGACCATCAGGTGACGTTGCAGAACTACGTCGGTACCGATCAGCAGTTTCGGCTGCTGAGAACCACCAACGGCGGCGTTCAGAGCTGGCTGGTAGCCCGAGTCACGGTACATGCGGTACGACACGTCACGAATGGCGTTAACCAGGATCGCGTTGATGTCTTCTGCACGGTCCATGTCACGGATCGACGATACCTGCGATTCCAGGTCGATTTCTTTCTCTTCGAAGAAAGGCTTGACCAGGAAACGACCGACGCCTTCCACTTCTGGAATGGTGTCGTTACGCTTGACGCTGACCGCGTAAGCACGCAGGGTTTCTGCGTAGTTCAGCAGGCGGGTCACAGCGTTGTTGGTGTTACGAACGCGAGCAGCGCTGATCAGTGCTTCCAGGTCACGTGCATCACGGTTGCTACCGGCTGGCGAAGGAGCCGAGATCGGAGCGCCCAGTGGGATGTGGAAACGGAAGGTGCGATCGTTGGTATCGAGCAGCAGGCCGCGAGTACGACGGTTGCTGTTGGTACGCGAAGCTTTCAGCTCGTAAGCAACTACCTTGGAACCAGCCAGGGCAGTAACGATAGCAGCACCAGCACCAGCGGTCAGGCTGATGTCAACGCCGTCTTTGTTCACGATGCTGTCAACGACTACAGGCGAGCTGTAAACGCGACCGTTACCCAGTTGGGTATCGAACTCACCGTTCAGGTTCACGGCCAGACGAACAGTCAGTTCACCCGACACGACGCCAGCCAGTACGTCCGGCACTACGCCAGCAACGTTCTTGGTGTTGGCATCCAGAACCAAATCCGAAGTACGGAAGTTCAGGTTCATCTCGCGGTTTGCACCTTCAACCGACTTGACGAAGTGGCTGCGAGCCAGACGACGAGTGGTGAAAGCAATTACGTCAGCGCCGTCAGCGTCAGGACCAGCAGCGTCGATCTGGATGTAGATCTTGTCCAGGCCAATGCTGTTGTCGATTGCGTCGGTGTGGTCGATCACGCCAGCGCCGATCAGACCTGGGTGCTGGGACAGACCGAGCAGGTTCAGTTCCTGGTTGATGGCCAGAGGCGCGGTGGTCACGTCAACGTTGGAGATGCGACGGATTTCACGAGCCAGCAGAGCTTCGTCGATGAACATGTCGGCGTTGGAGCCGTTGGCCAGAACCACTGGAACCAGAGCAGTGCTCTCGTCAGCCAGGATGGTGTAGTCCATTGCCGCGTCAACCAGGTTCTTACGATTCCAGTTGGTGGCCTTACCGGTGTTGCTGTGCTGGATGGCGTTGTGCACCAGGGTGCGACGAACGGTGATGTCCAGGCCGCCTTGTTCTGGCGGAACAACGGTAGTTGGGTAGAACATTTCCGAGAAGCTGTCCTGAACCGACGCCTTCACGTTGAACGCGATGGAGTAAGGCAGGAACTTGGCCAGTTCACGTTCGTCGAAGGATTCCAGCGACGGAGTGTCACGGGTATCAACCGAACCAGCGGCGCCAGTGGAGCCGATGTCAACAACGCCGTCAATGCCAGCGCCTTGTTCAGCCTGGGAGCGCATAGCTACGTCGGCGTAAGCGGCAGGGTCGCCTGCGGCCATGGCTGCGATCGCACCGGCTTCCAGTTGGGTTTCGGTCAGCTCTTCGCCGCTGTCTTCGCCGTCTTCCATCGAAGGGCGCAGGGCTTTGAACGCGTCACGGATTTCGGAAGACAGGTCTTTACAGACGCGGGACAGTTCACTGTGGCCGCCTTCGTCCAGGGATTCCATGGAGATCAGGTTGGCAGTAGTGCCTTTGGAGGCGAACTCGCTACCTTGGGTAGCAACGGTTTGCTTCAGCGCAGAAACCACGTTAGCCAGCGCCGAGCCAGCGGAACCTTTGTATTTCAGAAGTGACATGTTTGAGTCCTTACTTATCGGATAAGTATAAGTGGGGTGGAATCGGCATTCTGCCTTTACCAATTGCGACCACAACGTATTTTGTTATAGCTGCTATATAATTAAACAGATTTCACAAAACTATTGAAAAGGTCATTGAAACATAGAATATATTTAAACACTCTTAACGAGGCTCAAATACTCTTTGAAAATCGGAGTGGTAGCAACCAGCTCAAGTGACGAGACGGAGACCCACAGACCAATCAACTGATCCATGAACCGTGCGGCATCGGCTTTTGCGTCTGCGGCAGCTTGTCCTAAGATAGGTGTAATAATTAACGTATCGCTACCAACCAGTTGTGCTGTAAGGCTGTAGCCAGACGCTTCGGCAACATCACGACCAATCCAAGCCTCCTCCAAAGTAGGCTTGTCCTTGATTCTCAGGTACTGAAGTTGATTGGAGATTTTGTCGTACTTATCTGATGCAACGCTCGCATCGAGATCGAACAAACCAGTACCATCGAACGACTGGGCCACGCCCTTAGTCAGGTACGTTGCGCGTTCCTCATTGAGCATGAGGTATTTCGCTACGTCCTCCGTCGATAGTATAGTCGTCAAGGTTTTGAGATCCGTGACCGTTGACAAATTCAGATTAGCTTGCTCCAGTGAACGCTTCAGCCACTGGGGTACCAAGATTACTTTCATTTAAAAACTCCGGGCTGGGTATCAGAGAAATGGATTATAAACTACTATTGGTGCAGGTGATCACTCTCCTGTACCGGGAAAGTCAACTGGACAACCGGACAGCAAACTCTGCCGAACTGGTCGGTCAGATTGTGGCCAGTATTCGTATCCCAGAAACCTCAATGGAGACAGACCGTGGTCGTGAGACTTTGGTGGGTCTTAGAGCTACCGCGATGTGGATGGCTGGTAACCCGGTCAACCAGGATTACGATAGGACTATCCTACTTCAAAGAATACGTGTAAACGTAGCGGATGAGGATGGGCTGTACCAAGCGTTTGAAGGGGCTACTGAACCTTGTGAGGACATGAACCTCATTAAACGTATGGTACTCGAGTACCGTTCTGAGCTGCAAGCGTACCTGAACCAGAACCAGATTACTGAGATCCTCAAGCAAACGTCTCAGAAGGCTCTGTTCAATCCACACACCATCGACTGGAAGAACTTCGTTAAAGACGTCATGGGTGAACTCGAACCTCTGGCTACTGTCCAGACGATTGAGAACAACCCGGCCATCGTGGGCTCGGTGGACATCAATGACGACGACGCGGTACAAGCGTTGATGGAACAAGCCCAAGACGAACTGTCCGCTGATGGTGTACTGCGTTCGGGTTGGCAAGCTATTAACAGAATGTGCGGTGATCAGGGTGGCTTCCGTCGTGGGGAGTTTGTTCTGCTCGGTGCACTGCAACACAACTTTAAAACAGGCTTTACCCTGAACCTGTTTAAACACATGTGCATCTATAACAAGCCGTACATGCGTGATCCACTGAAGAAACCTCTAGGTCTCCACATCTCCGCAGAGAACAACCTGCTTGATAACGTCATGCAGCTCTACGTGTCGCTTAAGGAGAACGAAACGGGTGAAGCCGTATCAATCCGTGGGGTAGACACCGCCGAGGCTTCTGCGTACGTTAAACGCCGTCTGCGTGAAACCGGTTATGAAGTTCGTATGCTGCGGGTTGACCCATCCCTGTTCGGCTACCGTGACCTGTTCGACCTGATCCAGAAATACGAATCCGAGGGATACGAAGTCCACTTCTGTGTACTCGACTACCTCAACATGTTGTCTAAGCGTGGTTGCCAGCAAGGTCCACACGGTTTCGAGACTCGTGACCTGTTCCGTCGTGTGCGTAACTTCACTGCACCGCGTGGCATCACCTTTATTACCCCGCATCAATTGTCGACTCAGGCTAAGGAGCTTGTAAGGTCCCAGATTGAAAACTTCGTACAAGAGATTGTCAACAAAGGCTACTACGACTCCTGCCGTACCGTAGACCAAGAAGTTGACATGGAGCTGACCATCCACATTGAGAAGCTCAACGGTGAGTCCTTCTTGACAGTGGGTCGGGGTAAACATCGTAAAATCACGATAACCCCTGAGCGTGACTTGTTCACTGTGCTCAAGTTCGAGAAGATCGGTAACATCCCTGACGACATTAACGGTGCCGACCGTTCGATGCGTAAAGTGGGTGGTCGCCCTGAGACTGAGGGCGGTAGTGGTAACGTCTGGTGGGAAACACAAGAGTTCAAACAAGCCGCTTAACAGCCAAAAAAAAAAGAGTCCACGCCCGGACTTGTGAGGAGAGAGCCAAGACGGCTCTCTCCTCTTTATGCCCTTACTCTTCTGCCTTCAGATAGAAGTACATGGAACCCACCGCGTCTTCGAGTGTTGGCCCGATGATGTCGATAGTCTCTTCCTCGGTCTCGCCATTGGCTGTCAGTTGGACGATCGTACCTGAGGCCACGTACTGGTCTGCATGGTCATCGTCAATCAACCCAGTGGCTACCAGACGGTCTACGGCTTCCTCAATGGTTTGGTTCTCATCGAGGTGTTCGTTGATCGTGATGGTAAGACTGCGCTGAGCCATGCGCTGGATTTCAGCCAACATCACCGGTGTAGTCAGCTCGTCATCAGGTACGTCGGTCATGGTTTATTCCTCGTCGTCGTAACCGAGCAGTGAGTTGATGTAGTTGGTGCCGTCTACCAACTCAGCCAAGGTATCGGCTTGCGAGAGGTAGGTTTCGACATCGAACGACACCTTGAAGTTTTCACCACCAGGTTTGCCTTTGACCACGTAACCCATATCACGCAGGTCGTTGATCATCTTGCTGATGCTGACGTCCTTGATGCGATCACCTTGGGTCAGGCCGCGCAGTTCAGTTCGGGTGAACTCTACCACGATGTCCTTGGTGAATTCGAGTTTGAGGTTGATGGCCAGACGTTTCATCATTGCAGCGTTGATGTGTTTAGCCAGATTCGAGGTGCTGAGTGCCATTGTTACATTCCTTACCATTAAGGGTATTTGATTTGGTTGAGTGAGGGTCGACCCTCAGCTCTTCAGGTTTTACTTAGGTGTAAGCTTTGATTACCCAGATCATGCGGAAAGAGTCCGAAGTCTCTTCTTCCACTTGCTCCAGTGTTGCGTTCGGCACATAGACCATGCTCTCGCCAACTTGAACGGTGATGTTCATGCCGTCGATCTTGCGTTGTTCGAAGCTTTGGCTTTTAACCAAGACTCCGTCGCCACAACGCATGGCTGTGGTGGTATTGAAGTCGTCTTCACTGATGGTTACCCAACGTTCTGCGATGGGTGCTTGTTTTGTTTGTGTCATGGATGCTCCTGCATTAATAGATTGGTTTGAATGCTCTAGACTAGTCTATCCTATTCACCTAGGTAATATAGGTCTGTAATATGTTTAATTCTACATCCACCGGTATGTTCCCGTCAGAAGTAAAGTCTTACAGAACTCACTTAATTAATGAACGAGCAATGATGCACGTTCTTAAAAAGCAACAATAATCTTAAAAGGGAAGTACCAATGGAAAGTAGTCGCACGAGAACCAACGTGCCAAAACCCACGGAAGGGGGTATTGGTGTGGTGTCTCGTAATGGTACTAGGCGTTACACTCCTTCAACCCACCTACTCACCCAACCGGGTGTATCTGTTTGTCCCTCTCCCGAAGTCTCTACGGTTACAAACGCGATAGCCTTGCATCGGTTTCGTCATCTGTGGAACGTTCAGTTAGTGCAACAGTGGTGTTGTGAGCTAACCCCTAAGTTGTTAAGCTTTGTAGATAGAGTCGCAGACCTTCACAGAGTAGCACTTAAGGTAATTCTTTTCGGGTTCGAGTCGTCTGTTGCCAAGCCTGCAAATTCACTCCCATACCTGAACATTGATAGTATGAGATAATAACACATGTCTCCACAACCGCTGTTCCTGTGGCCAAGGGGCATAAAAGCCCTAATGCTCTAGTAGCCTTCTTCGGAGGGCTACTAGAGCAGTCACAGTATCTATGCCGCTTGCTTTTTAATGCCAGCGTGTGGGAACAACCGTAGGGTGGTGAAGTACCCGTAAGTGTTACCACTGTAACCGTGGGACTTAGGCAGATTAACTTCGAAGACTTGGACACCACATTCCTTAAACTTACGCTCAAGGTACGCGCCGAACGAGGCGATGAAATCAATTTCCTTGTGTTGACACGGAGATTGTGAGACTCCGTCGACTTCCATGTAGAAACGTTGCTTCTGGGTTGTGAACCCAGCTTTCGTACCATAGGTAAAATACCCAATGTGCGACTGAGGCAAGTTATCCGTCACGTCCGTGATCAGGTAGATTTTGGTGTCTGGTAAGAAGTTCAATGCTTCCCTACACTCCACCGCAGCTTTAATTGTAGCCATCGTAGATACTCCTTTAGGTGATGACACAAAAACTTGTGGAGATACATTTGGTGCCGTGTTAAGTGTTGGTGTGGGCTAGATTATAGTTAAAGCGCCACCGGGCAATGTGCCTTTTGGCCACCCGTCATCTAATAGGTAGGTTAAGCCGTCAATTCCCCTTGTGCCCACTCAGCTTCGAGTTGGCGCTTCAGAGGTTTACTGCTCGGTTCTGAGGTCTGCGTTACAACGCGGTAGAAGTCCACAGCAGCCTCGATCGTCTTCGCGGTGAACTCAGGTACCTCTAGTACACGCATCGCCTCCAAGAGGATGTCATCGGCCTCTGAGCGGGTGATGCTCTGTGGTACTCCGTCGACCGTGATCGACAGGTATTCACACAAGTAGTCGTGAACCACCGCCGCTTGACCGTACGCACCCCATTGTGGGATCACTGACCAGAAGATCTGTGGTACTGAAGCACCATCAGTCAAGAAGCCAGCCGGTACGTAGACCCAACGGTTGGAACCTTTTGTCCCTAGGTAATAGCGGAAGCCCTTCTGGACACGCCAGTAGTCTTTACCTAGGAGCTTACTCGCTTTAGTGTCATACGCTACCATGAGTTCAGCATCGAACTTTCTGAAACTAACAATGTCAGCCATCACGATACACCTTTAAGAGAGGGACATCCCTCATATCGTGGCGGCATAAAAGGGAACCGAAGTTCCCTCTCACGTTTACGAACGGTGTTTCGCGACCCAGTACGGCCAGATTGCGAGCCCGATGACGTACCAGTACAGCAGAACCAACACTGTCTTCAGGTAGTTCTGCCCGTAGGCCTGCATGAGTTCGAGCCTGTAGTCTTTTAGGAACCTTGGATAGTCAGTACACAGGGTCAACAGAAAGCCACCCAGAACGACGTACAGGAGCAATCCATACATCAACGCGATCACAATCAAGTTCATTCCCTTTCCCCACCCTAAGCAAAAAGATCATAATGTCATAGAGTAGGACAAAAAAAAGAAGGGGACCGAAGCCCCCATTCTTTCCCTTCCTTTAATGTACCGTGGCGGGTGTGGTAGGTGCGTAGAACACCTGATCACCGATGTGGTACTCTTGCAGGTAGAGACGTTTCCACGGGATCACGTTGCCGGCCTTGGTGTTCTCCAGCAGGCCTTCGCGTTTCTTGTGAATCGCCATGGGATTGCCGTAAGGTTGCAGCGCTTGGATCAGTGTTGGATCGTTCAGTACGTCCAACGAGACTTTCTTCCGGTCTTTGATTTCACGCGAGGTGAAAACCTGATCCAACAGCCCCAAGGTCTTGAACAGGATGTTGAAGTAGACGAACCCGCCAGAAGCCTTCTTAACGGCTACGTGGGGTTTCTCGGGATTAAATGCCTCGGTGTCAATGCCCACCGGGACAGCAACTTCACGACGAGTAGAGAGCAGGCTCATTTAGGTCTTTCCTTTGTGTATATAGTTCAACAACAAATGTGGGGGCAACCAGTAGTTCTTCGTTGCTCCAGTCAGATGGATCGAAGCTTGGGAAGAAGGTATCACACGGAACCTTGTGGGCTACGTGTGAAATCAACATCGTGTCGATCAGGTCCTTCTCCAACGCTTCTTTATATAGCTGCCCACCGCCAGCGAGGTAGATCTGTGCCTCCTCGTCTTTATTAAGCTCCCAGGCTTTGGCGATGGCTGCTTCCAAACTACGCTCGACATACAATCCCAGTCTCACGTAATTACGGACATACTCCTTACGGGACACTACAATGATCGTGCGGCCCGGTAAGACCATTTGTTCCTGCGGGGTGTAGACTTTTTTCACCCTCTCGCTGAGTTTGATCAGGGAATCGACGGTACGACTCCCCATAATCAACACTCGCCCCAATGTAGCCAAGCGAAAGTGTTTCAGTTCTGCTGGGTCTTTCCAGGGCATCTCACCATTCAGCCCAATCCCACGCATTGATGACATTGCAGTGATCAAACCGATCTTCTTATCTTCAGCACTCATTGCTGACCCCCATTAATTGTTTTAGGACCGATGCGATGTACGGTAGCGTCACGATCTTCAGCCACCAACCCATTCAGGTAGAAAGGTAGATCGTCGTTCATCTCAACGCCCCAATGTTTAATCAAGCCATTGTAGCCACGGTTCTGGAACAGCAACACGTCAGCAGTGGCGCGGCGTGGTGTACCTTCAGCGCGTGGTGCGTCACGGAATGTGTAGAGTAGGTCACGACAGACACCCGTCCAGAGTTCAGATTGGTTCATGCGAGCCCAATGGTAGTCACTTTCGGTTTCGTACCAGATCTCTACGGGGTACACCACCTTCTCGTGGATGGCGTATCCATCGAAGCCCTGAGCACCCAACTGGGTAGCAGGTACCGAGTAGTATAGGTAGTCCGAGATGAACCAGTTCAGCGTACGGTCCAGTTCATCGGTCTTCATGTAGAGCATCCCTTTCAGGACGCCTTGCTGCACAACCGGTTGAGTCCGATCCCACAGTTCTTTAACCATTTCCTTGACGGCACGCTTGTTAGCTTTGCCATGGAACTTGCGCACTAGCGCTAAACGCAACAGTACATCCAGATCGTGGAACAGGGTTTCTTTCTCTTCAGCGATCTCTACTTGAATCTCGTCCACGGTAAAACTCTCCAACTCTACTCAGAGTACATTGATTAATGAAGGGGCTCTAGTGAACCCCGGTGTGTCAGCTTACTTTCTTGCTTGGTTCCCGGCAGACACGTTCCAACTCGAAGTCTGTCGGCTTGTTACTCAACCCACTGATCTCGTGGTCTGCGTTCAGGTACAGGATGCACAGCTTGGTGTCGCTTGGGTGTTCATGGCCAAACAACAACCATGGACTGCGCTCAGACATCATCTCCAACGTAGTCATCCGCTGAATACGAGCAAAGCGTTGAACTTCAACCATCACCACCCGTTCACAAGGAGCGGTACGATCAAAGCCTTTACCCAATACCCCATCCACCAACATTTGGTCTTTAGAAAGTCCTTGAGTGTAATCACCACAGTCGGCGAAAAGCACAGCACGGTGTAGACTATCCACAAAACCAAAATGCACGTTCTCGATTGCAAGAGCGCCAGCCAGTGTGTCCAGAGCATCTTCACGAGTTTCATGGGGCTCACCAGTTTGGCGCACGTATGTCAGCATCGGGTGTCTCCACACGGAGTTTATCGAAGTCATGGTAAGGTACGTAATGTGGGTGAGTATAAGCGTCTTCTAGACAGATTATTAGCTTACCCTGTAAACCATTATTGAGCATCGCTTGTAGACGATGGGCTGTCATCATCTCAGGGCGAGGGTTAGGCATCGCCATGGGGAAGAACGTCCCCAAGGGAAACCCACCATTCAACATGCTTGCTGAGATACCCATCGTGGGTAGACTTGACAACATGTCCACCTCCAAGCTCTGGAGATGCTCGTAGATGCCGTGACCTTCGCTACCTACCCCGGAGTAGGCCTCAATGTCCCACGTGACTTGGAGCTTCTGTTGGCGAGGGCTATCAGGCCAACGACGACGAGCACCGAAGTATTGTTTACGCTTCCTCACTAAGGTAATCCTCCAGCTTTGGGTTCAGTCCAGCTTTTATATCATCCACGAAGCGATCAAAGTCCACAGGCACCATGACACGGACTTTAAACTTACGGGCTTTGTCAATTTTACCACCACCACCTTCACCTGCTAACAACACATCGGTTTTCTTTGTTACGTCACTCGAGACATTCGCCCCGAACCCAGCCAACAGGTCTTTCAACTGATCACGGGAGTAGTGATCGAAGGAACCTGTGATCGCCCAGTTCTGTCCCGCCAAGTCTTGGTTAGACGAGTTGAACAGAGGGTTAGTCAGTTCGAGGATCTCCAACAGCGCCGTGTAGGTTTCACGGTTGCGTGGATCTTTGAACCAGTTGACCAGACTCGCAGCAGTTTCATCGCCAATGTCTTTTATGCCCTTGAAGTCCTCATAAGACGCATGACCAATTTCACTGGCTGTAGCAAACCGACGAGCCAACCGCTTGGAGGTACCTTCCCCAACTTCAGGGATACCCAGACCAAACAAGAAGTTGTGTAGGTTCTGCTTACGGGACGTATGGATCGCTACATGGCTGTCACGCGCCGAAGTCGCTGCAAACCCTGGGAGTTCTAAGAAGTCCGTGGCAACCAGCTTGAACAGGTCTTGAGGACGCTGGATCTTCCCGGCTTCAATCAGGCAGTCCAAGGTCGCTGGGCCAATCCCGTCAATGTTCAAAGCACCGCGAGAAACGAAGTGTTCGAAACGGCGCTGGGTTTGTGCGGAACATTCCCAACCGTTCTGACACATCAGGTCTGCACCCACCTTGACCAGCACGGAGTTACACACCGGACAGTGGGTAGGGGGTTCTACCTGAGCATGGGGAGTGTTCTTCATCACCACCCGCAGGATCTTGGGAATCACGTCACCAGCACGGCAGACGCGAATCTCATCCAGCAAGCCCAGACCCAGTCGAGTGACTTCGTCGTAGTTGTGGAGTGTGACTGAGGAAACCGTAACCCCAGCCAGATGCACTGGGAGGATCTTGGCTACTGGAGTCACCTGACCGGTACGTCCCACTTGGTTCACCACGTTCTGGAGTACAGACGTAGCTTCTTCCGCTTGGAACTTCAGTGCAATCGCCCACCGTGGCTCACGACTACGGTAGCCCAACTTACGCTGGAGTGCCAGTTCGTTAACCTTGAACACCAACCCGTCGATCTCGTAAGCGAGGTTCGGACGAGCAGTCTCCATCAACTCGATGAAGCACTCAGCGTCTTTGGCGTTGTCGATTGGGAATGTCGGGTTGACATTGAATCCCCACTCAGCAGCCTTCTGTAGTTGCTTCTCATGGAAAGGCTTGATCTCTTGGATCATCCCGTACATGTAGAAAGTCAGACCACGATCTTTCACCACACCCGAGTCAGACTGCCGCAGGGTACCCGCCGCCGCATTACGTGGGTTGGCCTTAGGTTCTTGTCCTTGAGCGATCAGTCGGTCGTTCAGCGCAAGGAACTGGGCTTTATGCATGGTCACTTCACCACGCACCTCTACCACCTCAGGCCAGTCGTCCCCTTTGAGTTCCATGGGGATGCCTTCAACCATGCGCAGGTTGTCTGTGACATCTTCCCCTACTTCCCCATCACCCCGCGTTACACCTTGAGCGAACACACCGTCAATGTAACGCAAGCCCACAGCTAGGCCGTCGAGCTTGACTTCACCCGTCGCCTTGGGATCGACGTGGCGACTACCTTCAGTCTCAGTCAGCCCTGTAAGGCCATACCACTTCATCAGGTCGTCAAAGTTAAACACGTTACCCAAGCTAAGCATCGGGATTACGTGGCGGACCTTTTGGAAGCCCCGTTCTTTGGGAGTGTAACCAACCCTCTGTGTCGGAGAGTCTGGTGTGACCAGATCAGGACGTTGTAGTTCGAGGGAGACCAGCTCGCGGTAATGGCGATCATAGTCAGTATCAGCAATGGTCGGAGCATCGTTGTCATGATACTCCTCGTTCCATTTATTGATCAGCCCTCGGAGTTCGAGGATTCTTTCCGGAATATCCACGGCTTCTAAGCTCCGTATTAGATTAAACAAAAAAAGAGTGAGGGGTTGGCCCTCCTCACTCTTACCGCAGGCTTACTCGGCCAGTAGGAACATACCCGAGTAAACTTTCTTCGGTCCTTGTGCAACCCCAACCACCGAGGCTTCGTTGTTGTGGTCGTAGTTTGCCATGAGTTCCATAACTACCATGTCCAACTCAACCGCAGCTTCGTCACGACCGAACGGTTGTGGGCGATGGCGGTACTGATCAACCGGCTGAGGAGCTTCGAGCACCAGGTAACGTGGACCTTTGTCGATCATGTGGGCCACAACGTCGCCACGCTTGAACACAGGGCGTTCTTGCTGCAACAGGATGACCACTTCGTCTTCAGCGAGAGCCAACGCCGTTTTGTCGCTGTTCTTGATGATCTTCTCGACTTCGGTACGATCCACTGGCGAGAGCAGCACGCCGGTGTAGTTGGAGATGTCGTAGTAGAGATTGCTTTCAACCCCGAAGGTGAAAGTGTGGAACTTGTCGCCGATCAGGAACTCTGCGCAGTACTCGGTAGACAAGCGGTAGTCTTGGGTGGACGCCAGCGCTTCACCATTGAGGTACAGGGTAGCAGTTTGACGCAGCCCTTTCTTCTGACCGACCACAGACATGTAGCAGTCACGACGATTAGGCATGTCGTGGAACGGACGACCCATCCCTTGGTTAGGCTTAAAGGTCGCTTCGATTTTGGCGATAGCTTCAGCAACAGCAGGAGAGACTGGTGTCATTACGGCATTTCCTTTAACAGGGGAGGATTGGGTTGTGGTGGCTTCTACACGCGGGAGAATAGAAGGTTGTTGTAGGGGTAGTGGCTGAGTAGCTTGTACCCCTACCGGTTTGGTGGAGGTGGTGATTTGATTAGCGAGTTTGTCAGCCAACGCTTTAGAGCTAGTCTTTGGACCAGGTTTCTTGCCTGCTGCGGGTTTGGTGTCGGCAGGCTTGTTCTTCGGGATTCCACGTGGCATTGTCTTTTCCTTTCTTTAGGATTGATGATTGTATTTGTTGCGGATGGTTTCTACACGGAGTTTCAAGTCCATGGGGAGGTACTCTTGGTGCACCATCTGATCAGCACGACCAATCAGATTCAGTGCTTCGGAGCCGTCCTTGGACATGCCCGGTGGGAACTCGATATAATGACGCCCGCTCTTGCTTGTGAACCTTACACCATCGAGTACGAACTCGAGGAACTCGCAGGCTGCACGTACTTCGGACTCTTCGATCTTTACAATCATGGATAGCTCTCCTCAGAGCAGTTGGATAGAGATAGGGAATAAAGAACCCCTATCTCTATTCTTTTTTAAGAACAGGTTTGTTTGGTCATTATATCAGCCGGAGCTGTTAAGATTTACGGGTGAACGTAGTTTCCTTGTAACGGGTCAGGTCCAAGTCCGAGCGATTCTCCTCGTGACATTGAACCAAGGTGAAGGCCAACGAGGCACACATCGAGTTCCACATACAGAGTTCTCGGTGTTCCTGTGGCGTTTCCAGGGTCAGGAACTTCACCAGCTTATCTAGCGCTTCCTGAGGTGTATTACCAAACCGCAAAGGAAACCACGGGATGTTGGTGAGGTGACCTTGCCAGAAGTCATCATCCTCAACCATACTCGGGAAAGTGTTGGCGTAGTTCTGGGTGTTGTCTTGGCTATAGATGAAGGCAGCGTAGCCACCCCAGCCTTGGTGTCGCAAACTACAGATGCTCAACGTGTTACCCAGAGCCGTTGGAGTATCGGCGTCGTTGTACATCTTGATGAACTTGTCGAGACCTTCGAGATTCATTTGCGATTCCTTGGGTCCCATTGGGTACCTTCCAGCAGATAGTCGAGTCCCCCTTCCTGTGCTTCCTTGATCGCTGCTTCACGATCGGACAGCTCTTCAGGAGTCAGTGGTGCTTCCATCATGATTGGATCAAACACGTGGTCTGACCGATCAACAACCATGTACGCCATGGTCTCGTTACGACCCACACTTTGGGAGGTTGCGTAGGTCAGGTCTACGAACTCAGCGATGCGTGAGCCGCGCCCCGGTGGAGCGACTTCGTACTGGTGGGTTTTTCCCTGAACCAGATACTCCAGCTCGGCGTTCTCCCCAGGAACATACAACTCAACCACCCCAGTGATCCCAATGTTGTGGAAGTTAGAGTGAGTGTGCTTCCAGACGTGGCCAGCGTGTTGGAACAGGTACGATTCGACCACTTCAACCTCCGGGCACAGATTAGACTCGAATATGCGATGGTCCCAATGAAATGTTCCACTGAGGTCCACGTTACCGTTTGGTAGTAGATGTCCGCCAACCTTCAAACGGTTGTACAGGTCTTGGGCGATCGGTACTGGGCCATCCTCGTAAGTCTCAGGAATCACCCCAGTGAGCAACCCGATCTCAGAAATCACTGGATCGCTGTCTTTACGAGCCCGGATCGCGTCAAGTTGAAAGTTTTCCCGTACAGTCAGGATAGGGTTGTGCTTACGATCCATTGGTTCTATATCCCAAATACCAGAAGGTCCATGTTTATCACGTTTTACAATACCGTTCTCCACCACACGATCCGAACGGAACATGTAGTCGAAGCAGGCCTCGTCGTCTAACCCAAAGTCCACACTGTGTTCCTCGCTGGAAACACTCAACTCAGGGAAAGGTTTGTAGTTGGTGTCATCGCCGTACAGATTCAACAAACTGCCGATGCGGATCTCACCTTCAGGAGCCTCGTTGACCCAGTCCTGTACGAACTGCATCTCTAAGCCTGACCAGTAGTCATGGACCACTTGGCGTTCGATGTGCTCCGGCAAGCCTGAGTGGTTGAACGGGTCAAACCCGACCATCACCACACGAGAGACCGTATTGCGCAGTGGTTTGTGTTGGTTCTTGGTGCGCTTGAATTGAACACCCTTGATCTCAGGGAACTCGTAGCCAGCTTCACGGAACTCCCGAGCTTTGCGAGCGATGTACAGAGTATCGACATGATTGAAGCCTGGGTTGTACACGCCATCTTTCCAGCCACGTTCGTTACTCATTCTTTATCCTCCTCAGGGTCAAACTTCAGAAGCTCTGTTAAGTGCTGACGCAGCTCGGGGTTAGCACCCTTATCCAACAGCTCGTCAACATTCCCAGGAACAGGACGTAGGTCAGATTGATCGCCGAAACGCTCCCAGTGTTGGCGGATAGGGTTAGGGCGGGTCACAACCGGATGGGTAGTTCGGTCGATCGCTACGCCGTCTTTGAAGATCAGCGTCAGATCCTCACCCATCTCAGCCACTTGCTCAGGGGTGGCTTTGATAGCCAACTTGGTGTGATCACGATCCTTAGCCCGACTAGGATCACTCAAACCAAGAGGTAGAGCAGCCCTATCCATACCCGAAGCAAGCTCTGCGTCTATACCGCCCCACAGGACATCGTAAGCTTCTTGACTGGTTAGCGGTGTCGTACTAGTTAGGTTAGGTAGTCGCATACTCAGCCGACCACTCGCAGTCTTAAAGTGGTCCATGGGGAGAAGCTGCACAGTTGCGGCAGTCAGCTTCGTCAATTCTTTAAGAGCTTTCTTGATGTGGCGTTTCTTTGGGTTCTTCATCATAGATCTCCTCAGATCGTTTAGGTTAGTATTGCCCTTAGGTAATATATACTTGAAATCTGGTTGGTTAGAGGGAGTGTTTAGTTACATACGCAGTGTACCCTATGTTGGTTTTGGGGATTGTTTTTGACAGACGATTTTGAAACCTAATGTTATAGTCACGGACTAATTACTGTCCCCTGTTAGTAGCCAAATTTAAGGTTTGAGTCATGATTAAAGAGATGATCAAGTTTGACGGTTCCAGCGAGCCCTTCATTGCCGAGAAGGCCAAGAAGTGGGGACAATGGGCAGGCCGCAAGCTCGGTAGCCGAGTGGACTGGGCGAGCATCCTGCTGGATGCAGTTAATGAATGTCCTCCGGTGCTGAGTACTCAAGACTTCCAGGAAAAGCTGATTGACGTCACCCTACGTGGTGAGAGCTGGGCACACTACCTGATGGCAGGTAAACTCTATGCCCCGCTGATCATGAAAAAGACCTTCGGACAGAAAGTACCGACGGTGCGTGAGCTACACTTGTCGTTGGCTGAGAAAGGCTATATGTACAAGCTGGACTACTCCGAGGCTGAATACGCCGAAGTAGAAAAGCTGATCCAGCACAAGAAAGACCAGACTTACCCGCATTTCCGTAGCGAGTACATCTACAAGAAGTACGCCCTGCAAAATCGTATCGGTGCCGAACGCAATGTCTTCGAGACTCCACAGTTCGTGTACATGCGTATGGCCATGGCTCTCTCTGAAGAGCAGCCGCGTGAACGTCGCATGACTGACGTTGCCAAGTTCTACGAGCACCTCTCGGACGCTCGCATCAACGCCCCCACCCCGAACTACGTGAACCTGGGTACTCCGTTGCGTGGTTTCGCTTCTTGCTGCATCTACAGCAACGAAGACACCGCTGCTTCGATCGGCATCGGCCTGCACATTGCTTACACCATGACCTACATGTCGGCAGGTTGTGGTACTCACCTGAACACTCGCTCGCTGGGTGACGCTGTTCGTGGTGGCATGATCAAACACCAAGGCAAACTCCCATACGTCCGTGCTACCAAGGCGATGGTCGAGGCCAACCTGCAAAACGGTCGTGGCGGTGCTGACACCCTGACCTACAGCATGTTCGATCCTGAAAACGAAACCATGTTGCAACTTCAGAACCCGATGTCGGTGGAAGACAAGCAGATCCGTGGTATCGACTACAGTGTGACGGTGAGTAAGTTCATCGCTCGCTTCGCTGGTGCCAAAGGTAAGCTGTTCAAGTTCAACTGCTTCACAGCACCTGATCTGTACGAAGCCTTCTACTCGGCAGACTTCCCACGCTTTGAAGAGCTGTACGCCAAGTACGAAGCTGACCCGCTCTTCGTCAAGGACTACTTCAACGCCCGTGAGCTGGTGCTGGTGGCTCTGACGGAAGCTTTGGAAACTGGTCGTTACTACCTGACCTGGGCTGACGAGATGAATCGTCACACCCCGTTCTACGATTCGATCTTCGCTTCCAACCTGTGCCAAGAGATCATGCTGCCTCAGCGTGGTTACGCCCACATGATGGACCTGTACTCCAGCTCGGCTGTGGGTTACATCAAACTCACCACCACTGACGGCAACCGCATCATGTTGGATGCGCCGCAGAAGGTCTGGGTAGATCGTGCTCCGCCTGAAGGTGCTGCTCCGGGACGCATCGGTCGTAAGGCCATTGCTGCTATCGAGTTGGGACCTGATGAATCGTTCCGCACCGTTAAGGACGGCCTGACTTACAAAGTCGCCAGCATTGACGAGATCAAACACGAGCCAGAAGTGGCTATGTGTAACATCGGTGGTGTGGTTCCAGCCAACATCGACAGCGACGCACAGTGGGCAGAAGTTACTTACTACGCCTTGCTGATGATCGACATCTGCATTCACAAAGCCGAATACGAACTACCACACATCGGGTTTACCTCGAAGGCTCGTATGAACGCTGGCGTGGGTCTGATGGGTGTTGCTACCTGGATGGCGAAGAACAACTACAAGTACAGTAGTCAAGAAGGCAAGAACGCTCTGTTCCACCTCGACGAAACGCACATGTACCACCTGATCACTCAGTCGATCAAGTTGGGCAAAGAGCGTGGCAATGCTGAGTGGATGCACCGCACCCGCTGGCCAGAAGGCTACCTCCCACAAGACAGTGCAAACCAGAACGTCCTCGAACTGGTGACTGTGGGTCCTGCTCGCGATTGGGCTCCTGTGCGTCAAGACCTGATCGACAACGAAGGTATGCGTTTCTCCTGCGTCAACTCCCACATGCCAGGTGAGTCCAGCTCGAAAGCTGCTGGTCAACCAAACGGTCGTTACCCAGTGCGTGACGTGGTGATGACCAAGACCGACAACGGCATTGTGTCGCGTTGGGCTGCTCCTGAGGGTGACCTGTGGGGTGATCGTTACGAGATCGCATGGGACGTTCCACCTGATGACCAGATCGACAGCTACGCCGTCGGTCAGTACTGGTGCGACCAAGGGATGTCGGCTGACCAATGGCGTCGTTTGCCACAAGGTGAGACGGTAGGTTCGGCTGAGTTGCTGAAAGGCTTCTTCCGCATGACCAAGTACGGGTTCAAGTCTCGTTACTACTACAACACTCTGACCACCGAAGCCAAGACACTGAGCAACGGTGAGATCGTGATGGTTGAAGTACGTAACACCGACAAGCTCCCGGAAGCTGACTGCGGTGCTGGTGGCTGCAAAATGTAACACTGGTGGGGCGTTCTGGGGAGCGCCCTTTCCTTTAATAGTCTTTAGAGAGTGTTCTCGTGACAGTACCAGTAATGATTCAAACGGGGTTTTCCAAAGCTCCACCGCAGATTGATCCAGCCATCTTCAACACTAACAAAACGGATTACCAGAACACCAGCCTGTTGCTAGGGCAACCTGGGGGTTTGTTCGACACGGTGAATAAGCAGTTTCCTCAAGTATGGAAGCTGTACAAGACCGTGAAGTCTTTGGACTGGGATGAACTAGAGATCCCAATGTCTTCCTGTAAGGCTGAGTTCAAGTCTCTACCTCGCACCAAATCCCAAAAGATGATCAAGTCTCTGGCTTGGCAATGGGAAGCTGACTCTGTTGCATCTCGCAGCATCAGTCACATCGTCAGCCTGTTTAACCCGGCATCGGAACTGTGGGCAGCTTGGCAGCGTATCTCTGACCAAGAAGTGATCCACGCAGCGACCTACTCCGAGATCGTTCGGGCTAGCTTCGACAATCCTCGTGAAGTCCTCGACAAGATCCTGGAAGTTACCGAGGCTATGCAACGCTTGGAAACGGTTGCAACCGAGATGCGCTGGATTCGTGAGCGTGGCTTGCGTTTCCAACTGGGTGAGTTCCCAGCAGACCAAGAAACCTACAACGCAGCCTTCATGTTTGCGTTCGTGATGTTTGTACTGGAACGTTTGCAGTTCATGGCATCGTTCGGTGTAACCTTCGCACTGGCTGCTGAAGACTTGTTCATCCCGATCTGCAAGATGGTGCAGAAGATCGCACAAGACGAGTACGAGACTCACTGTGCGCTGGACTTCGCTGTCCTGCAACACGAGATGACAACTGAACGTGGGCAGATTGCTTACCAACAGTTGCGTCCTCGTATGAACCGCCTGTTGAACGAAGTCATCGCCTGCGAACTGAACTGGTCGGACTTCGTGTACTGGGACGAGGAAACTCAGACCTACGTCGAAGACCTGAAGTACTGCTCCCGTGCTCAGCTCAAAGACTCCGTCCTGTTCCATGCAACCTACGTGTCTCGTTCGATGCGTTTGGACATGGAGTACCCGCAAGTCGAGAACTTACCACTCCACTACATGAAGACCTGGATGAACATGGGTGACACCCAGCCTTCACCTCAGGAACAAGCCAACGCCCAGTACAAGGTAAACGTCGTTGTTCGTGACGACGATGACGTGGACTTTGATGTCTCCGGTTTCTAAAAGGATCTAGTCATGCCTGAATCAGTTAAAGTCGCTTTGTGGATTGCCTGCCTGTGTAGCTTGGTCTTCACGGTTGGTGCTTGTTTGTTCTTTAAAGGAGCTAAGCAGAATGACTGCGACCGCTTCGGGACACTGGATTCTCCGACTACTAAAGATGTCTAATGGAAAGGGGTAGCGTCATGTCGTTCTTACTTGGTGTGGGCGTAACAATTTTAGCGGTTGTAGGTGCAGCACTTTACTGCGGTTACAAGTTGTGGTCACGGACATAGTTGGATAAACCATGGAACCATTGTCTTTCGACATTATGGATCGCCTTCGGGTGTGCTTTGAATCCCGTGAGTACCAGATCCGCCATGAACACTGTGCGGGCTACGTGATTATGGATGACGGTACTGAACGGTACTTCAAGATCGTCAACGGCCTGTGTAAGCCCGAAGAAGTAGAACAACTGTTCAACTGTACGGGTATTGCTCAAGTCATCGTACGTAACGTCCCAGGGGCTTTAACCTGCGAGTACGTGAACACTGCTGATTACGGTTTCACGCATTAACAGAAAAAAAAGAAGGGGCTCGCACCCCTTCTTTTATGCCGCCATTAACCAGGTATCGGTTTGCAACGGTGAGTCATGAAGAGCAGTTCGGTTTCACGTTGGTTCTGAAGATTCTCATGAACCTCTACATCGAAGACGGAACCGATCACTTCTTCGGAGTTGTACATATTGCAACGAGCTACTTGCAACGCTAGGATCAGGTTGAAGCAATCGGCCCGATCGGTAGTGAGCCGAGAGAACCCACCGTGGACGTCCAAGTACTTGGCTAGGTTGTCCCCCGCCCAGTGACGGATAGTCGAATCGAATTCCTGCTCACCCACATCCAGTCTTTGTGGGGCGGTGTTTCGCAGGTAGTCGTATCCGTGATTCACCGCCTCCCAAGTAACGCGCTGCGGAAGGATCACAATGTGACGGTTGTAACCGTCCATGCGGTGGGACATCGCAGCGTTGACGAAGATGGGGCGGCTACCGAACCACGTTGGGTTACGACGGATGTGGTCCGCCAGAACCCTCTGTACTTGGTCTTTCAAACGGTCAAACCCGTAAGCTTGACTGGGAGGTAGCGATGGACTGTAGATCTCCCACAGCTCTTTCAACCGACGCAGGTCGATTTCATTGAGTGTGTCACCACCGTCTACCGACATTGTAATATCAACGAGTGCCATGTGAACTCCTTAGTTCGAGTGGATTGATTTGGTTTTAACAGGACGAGGGATTGGGTACTTCGATTTAGCGATGCGATACTGTTTGTGGTGCAGGACAATCAGCACCCGTTCACCGACCATCACTTCCAGCTTCTCAAAGACAGCGGTAGGCATTACGTACGCGTGGCCGGTATCAACCAGCACAATGCGTACCAACCCGTTGCTTTCAGTGACCGCTTGAATGAAGCCAGAGTCGTGGATCTTGGCGAGGTCGAAGTTAATCATCGACTCCGTTTCACGCTTCAGTACCATGTCGTGGTACTTAGCCAAGATCTGAGCGTTGGGTTGAAGCACCACGTCCAGATCCGTAGGCTCACGGAACGCCGCCAGACGTTTCATAGCCAACACCCCTTGGAGCATTTTGATCTGGTCCTCCAAGTCTTTCTCAGACCAGTGGGTGTAGTCGTGACCACAACGACACGGGGTATCCCAACATTTGATGCAGTCAGACATTCCCATGAGTAACACCCTCTTCAGTTACAGTGGATTCTTTACGGAAACGGATCAGGAACAACGCTTGACCTTTTTGGTTAGGGTCTTTGACGTCTAGGTAGATGTGTCGGGCCCTACTGTGGTATAGGTACTCGAGTTCCAGATCGCCATAAACGATTGGTTCCGGGTAACCCTTGGCACACGAAGGCATCTTGAGCTTACCGCTGTCCCAGATCCCCTCAGACGCCTTACGTTCGATCCCCACCAAATGGATAGCCTCAACAGCCCAGCCTTCCATCTGACGCGGTAGACGAGAGTCACGCCCCAGTTCCACACGGACGATACGCGACTTAACAACTGGTTTACGCTCACGGTTAATGAACTGCCGTTTGCGAGGAGTCTGTTGTGGGATAGTCCCCAACATCTGACCAATCTGAATCGGGTGTAGCGTTACTGTCCGCAGGATCTTCGGGAATGGTTTCTTGGAGAATGGTCCCAACGTCTGAATGGCTTCTTCCACCGGACGGACTTTCCCACCCCAAGCTTCGAGGACAATCGGATTAGAACGCTGACGGCGGAACGAGCAGAGCTGGTGATAGCAGTAATCCACCGGCTCGTCTTTCGCTTCTTCGCGAACACGCACACTACGAATGTAGGCAATCACACCTTCTTCCGTGACCCACGCATTCAGCCCTACGACCTTGGTGATCCAGGTGGAAGGAACCCAAGGTGCTGTTTTTCTGAGGTAGTTAGACATCTTTCTTACCGTCCTTATTCTTCGTCGCAGTGAAGTAGTACTTACCCTGATACTCGTAGACCTTACACCGGTCGCCCACACTGTACCCAAAGGCTTTCGCCATCTGCTTCTCGACATAGTAGAGCTGTCGGTGGTTGACCATGAAGATCATCCGGCTTTCAACTTTACTTTCTCGAACACCAGTAATTTCACCGGTGGCAACCACCATCGCCCCAACAGTCTTGGCGAGGTTCATTGGGATGTTCAGTGTTGCACTACGTGGGTTAGGTCGCGAGCTGCGTTCTTCAAAACACATGGTTGAAACATCCTTGTTAATTGGGCCAAACTATTGCGAGCAGGAAAAGGAAAGGAGCTGGGTCATACGCAATCAACCCAGCCAAACCAGCATACGTCAACCCCAGTGCCCACCAAGTGGCTGGAGCTATCTTTTCGTTTTGTGACATCTTAGCTCTCTTCGGCTACATGGATGTGTTTACGTCTGGCGTGAGCGAACATCTTGTTGACTGTTCCACCCGCACCCTTTAGTACAAACAGGAAGTTCCCATTACTCGTACCGTAGTGTCGCATCTGAGTTCCGTTGATCAACATCATCCAGTCAGCAATCTCACTGGTGACGGTGTCTTCACGGGCCGGAGGTAGGTAAACCTGCTGTTCCCCAAAGACCACAGGCTCACTGTCTGGATTCAGCACGAACAACACGTACAGGTTGTTGTCCTCCAGCAGTTCATCCTCAATCCTCAGGACGTTGTAGTACGGGTAGTGATCGAGAGACGGGCTCTCAAATACGTCCCCCACAATTGGTGCGTCAGCAAACGCCGGGATGTGACCCAAGTAAAACAGCGTGTCATCCACCTTGGGTGTTTCATCGAAGCGATAGACCACTAATGTGACCGCCATGACTATTACCTTTCTTTACGCTCTGCAACGAGCATGTGGATTCTTAACACGGTTTATTTGGGCTGAAGTCAAAGCGACCTCTTCCGGCTCCCCAGGCGCTAAGTATTTGGGATCGACATGAAGGGTACCGTCCCATGCCCCACCGGAAATGTATAACACCTCCAGGTTTGAGCAGTCGCGTTTGAAAGTACCGGTTAGCAACTTTGCTACGGTAATCTTCCCCGTGCGATCACGGTTCCAACGTTTGGTGATTTCAAGGGCTGCAAACACAACAGTCAACCCATCACGACCCTTGTACGCCTTAATCTTAAAATCCATCCTGCGTTACCTCTTATTGTCAGCTTTCGCGTTTAGTCCCCCGCACAGCACGACCTTTACCCTTACGAGGAAACCGTTCGTTGAGTTCCTTAATGATGTCGGGGATCTGAAGCTTGACGATCCGTGCCGAACTGCTTCTGAGAGTTTGCTGTACTATCGCTAGCGCAGCATCCAAGTTGTCGTCTGTCGCATCCAGAGCCGCAGTCCAGACCTCTTCCAGATCCATCGTGTTGCTGCGACAGTGCACGACTTCAGGACCCCATGGTAAGATACGGCGAATCATGCCGACCTGACCAGTTGGACGACTACTCCATTCTTCCAGCTCTCCTTCATGGGTGATAAGGTAGGCCTTGATAGTACCCTCAATCATCACCTCAAGATCACGATCGCCGTTCAGGTACGCCAGCACGTTCAGGCCGTTAAATTCCATCGGGATGATAAAACCCCAATCGGAATAGTAGTAGCTCACCGGGACTTTAGCAATCAGCCCGTTGGGCTTGATCAGGTCTTGGAAGAACATGACTTCGTTACCGACTACAGCGGCGAAATTGTAAGCCATTACTTAGCTCTCCTTGGAGCACGAGGTTTCTTGGGTTCTACTACAGGTTTGGCTTCACGAGGGAAGGTGTCCAGCGTAGACATGGACAGTGCTTGTACCGGACCACCACAGGTGTTAGCCAATAGACTGATGCGGCGGATGATCTCCGGGGCGTCAAAACCAGCTTTGTAGAACACGTTGGCAAAGTTACCCTCAGAACCTTCCGTCCAGTACTGGGTTGGATCAATGGAACTGACTACAGCCCCCTCATCCACGTCTCGTTCGATTACCCACGCGTGTTCCTGAGTCACCAGAAACATCCGACGGATAACCTTTATGCCCTTAGCAGACATCCCACACAACAACCCACGTTCTTCCTCAGAGAACTCCAACGGATTCCCAGCGTCATACGACAAATAAAAAGCGGCCAGTCGAGGGACGATGAAACCCCAGACGAGGGCCATCTCCGTAGAGTTGAATTCGCCACCCACAATGCCAAGAGCAGCACGCTTGCAGGGACTTACAAAAAGCTTCTGACCGAAAGCGATGTACTCATCGCGAGCATTGATGTTCATCAACATCTGGCTGTCAGTAGCCAGAATACCATTTAACAGAACTGCCTGTGACATTTTACATGCTCCCTTGAGCTGACGGCATAAAGAGTGTGGGGTTGGCCCTCCACACTCCTTGTGTTTTACGGCTTAGCCTTGGACGCGAGCTTCCAGGCAGCCAGTGCGACCGGTCTTGGCCGCAGGTTTGAAGTTCGGGTGTTCCGAGCCAGTCAGTACGCCAGTGGCGTCGAAGGACAACTTGGAACCGACGACGGTTTCTTTCGGCAGTTGGCCGTCAGCGATTTCCATAGTGACCAGTTCATTGGCCTCGTTCATCACGGTCAGCGAGCAACCAGCAACTTTCACGAAAGAAACGGTGGTAGCTTTTTCCAGAGCGGTAGACAATTTCATGAACAGCTTTCCTTGTACAAGGTTGGTTTTGGTTTGGTTATTACACTTAGGTAATATATACCTGAGTTATGTTTCAATCAAAGGTTGTGTTTCAGACACAGTGAAGGTCATGAGGGTGACGATGCCTTCAATGACGTTCCCCGGATACACCCGCATGGCTGACCGAGTTTCGTCGGTATACCCAAGGAAGATACAGTACCCGAAACCCGGAGACTCAATCATCTGTCCTTCTTCGAACGGAGTGCTAGCCATGTAGGCGTCGTACTCAGCACGCAGTCGGTCACGGTTCTTCTGGTCGTGGTCAACGAAGCGCGCGCTGGGTTCCCACTCACCGATGTCGATGGTTAGACCGTAGGTACCGTAGCCTGCGTAGTACGAAAACGCTTCACAGTGTTCGCCACCACGATCCACACACAAAGCAGCCACTTCAAAGATCGCAACGTTACCCCACAGGTCGTGAGTCTCCGTCTTACCTACGTAAACGTGTAACCCACGCTCAATGTAGATCGGATCACCATTCCAATCGTAGCCCAGTCTAAGACGCTTCTGACCACGTTTGTACGGAGAGTCATTCCGGTAGACCCTCCAGATCAGAGCATTCAACTCTCGATTAGGCTTCAGGTCAAACTCTTGGACCGGGTCTACGGTGAGTTCGATGAAGTTGTTCCAACCAATCAGCATGTTGGCGTGGTCGTGTGGGCGGAAGTACGAGAGTCGCTTATCTGTCCGGTCAACCCCGGTTACGAAATAGACGTTCCCTTCAGGTCCTGAACCCGACGTCACCCCACGCATCTTGACATAGGGTCTGGTTTTGAGCATGTGTTCAACACGAAACAAAGTACCCATCAAGGTGGGAACGTAGGGAGTCACCGTACACCACTTGTAGATGGCACGAGCTATACGCTTTAGCATGGAGCATCCTTAACAAAAAAAGAACCCCGGTGGCAAGGGGAGAGGAATTGCTCCACCGGGGGTTTCCGAAGTTAAAACAGGTTGCGCTGTAACCCTTTGAAGTTACAGTTGATCGCTTCCACGAGATCGTCGATCAATCTACGCGCCTTATGTAAAGCTTCCAGTTGGTCAGCCTTAATAGTAGCGGGAATGTAGGTCACTCGCAACTTGTCCTTATACAGGCCAGTCACGTAATGCTCACAGATCCACTTCGGCGCGTATTGTCGAGCTAAGTCCTCAACCCACATCTCCGCCCACCAATCCGTCTTCTTCAATCGCGTCAGGTCCGGTATAGGGATCACGACGTTAATCTTAGGGATCTTCGGGTCAGTTACCAGCTCTGCCCGAGTCACCCGTTCGACTGACAATAGGATTGGTACAACCTCATCACTACATTGGGCAGGTCTGTAGAAGTAAACACCTTGCCGGAATTGCCCGAAGCAACGCCCGTAAGGATTGTTGTCCGACCACAGACTTACCTCTTCGTCCTCTACAGCAAACTCAAACTTGTAGATAGCGTAGTTGATGGGGGCTACGACTTCGTTGTGGTACTTATAGAGAGTGATTTGAGCGATCCGGTGAATCCATTCAGGATCAGTGAGATCCGTCATCATGTTCAGTGGTCCGAATAGCGTCAACATCGCACACCCCCTAGAGACCGTCGAGGAATTCCTGTTGGGAACCGTGGTCAGACACGCAGGTTGGTAACTGCTCCATGATCGTCTCACCAAAGCCCATCAGGTTTGTGATCAGGGTAGCCACTGCGGTTGGGTTGACAGTCAGGGGAACGTAATCCAAACGGATCTTGTCATTCCCGATCTTACCGAACACGTAGCCCTTAGCACCCCACTTGGGTTTGTAACGTTCTATCACCGCCACAACATCGGGATGGTGATACCAGTGGGTGGAGTTCAGGCTGTCGCGGTCTACCACGGCTACGATGCTGACGCGAGGGATGTCCTCAACAATCGGCAAGCGTGCCTTCTTAACCACCTTGGTGTTGGTGATCTTGATAGGATCGCCTTTGTACACCCAGTTCACCCCGTGGTCGTACAACCCAGGCGCCAGATCGACATCGGGCAAGGCGTACTTCTCTGGATTGATCACGTCCTTCTCAGGAATGTCCAGAGTTAGTTCGATGACGTTCTGATCGAGATCCGGCGTCACCGATTTGGCATCACGCTTCAACCGCAGGGTGATTTCACTTTTAGTGAACAACTCCGGCAAAGGGTAGTGCATGTTAATTGCCATGTACAATTTCATGGTTGCCTCACTTACAGAACTTGTTGCTATCGACAACAGCACTGCGACCTTTCACGTAGAACGCGTAGGTCTGTGCTGGCTTGGTTTTCATTTTACCGTATTCACCTTCAGAGGTCTTCATCGACCACCAACCTTCAGAACCACCAATACCGAACACCACCGCGTCATTACCTTTGTACTCGATGGTGGTGGACACTTCGATCTTGGCGGTATCAATGATACGGATGCCAAAGATGTCAAAGTAGTTGTACTGGTACTCACGAACGCCAGTAACCTTTTCCCCACCGACATCCACCGAACAAGGACGCATGTCTGTTACAACTTGAGTCACACGGTTTTTGTAGGCATCGTTTACAAAGTACCCCAGTACAGAAGCTGCGATGATTACCACCACAGCGATCTGTACTTTTGTCCAGAACCAGATACGGCGCGCTACGCTTTGTTTGGTCTGGAGTTTTTCACGGGCTACGGAACCAGCATCGACTTCAGGAGTTTCTACTGCTGCTGCGGATGCCATTGGGAGGGACATGTCGTTCATGAGTGTTTTCCTTACTTAAGGTTGGGAGTTACGATTAGGTACGGCGTTTGAAGTGGTGGGTGGGTGGAACGTTTTCGGCAATGAGCTGATCCCATTTACCGTTGGCTGCACAGCGCAGCGGCCAGAATACGTCAGCACCGATGATAGCCGAATTGGACATCACAAAGGTGAACGCAGTCGGGAGTTGATGTTCGCGCAGGAACTTGTCGAACCATTCAATGCGAGCCATGTCAGTTTGGAACGCTTTACGGCGCTGGGTCAGACTAGGTACAGTTTTGGGTTTGGTCAGCTCGTGTTTCATAGTTGCCCAAGACTTTTCGTCCAACACCGTGTAGTACGTTGTTTGTTCGGTGTTGTTACGCGGCATCGTCATGACTTCTTCTTGACGTTGTGCGATCAAGCTGAGCATCCCACGGGTGGTGCGCTCCTCGTCGGTGAATGGTACCAACTTGTCAGTCAGGGGCACCAACTTACCGAGGTTGAAGATTTCAGTGTACGGTTCCAGAGAAGCCAAGTCGTCAATGAGAACCCAGTTGACGTCAGGGCGGCGATTGGTGTGGAGAGCTGGATCAAACATTGGCCATTGTCTCCCGTGGGATCAGGATGGCTTTAGGGATCAACAACATAGCCCCATCGAACTCTTTGTCCATCTTGTAGCCGAGGTAGGTAATGTCTTTGAGGATCTTACCCAGCCGACCAGATTTGATGGTGTACTGCTTCATTTCAACAGGACCATTGTCACCATACTCGATTGGGGCGTGCATGGTGCCGAAGAACTCAAAGCCATTGCGATGCAGTGCAAGCATCAGCGTTGCGTTGATCTGGGGTCCGTAGTGTGCGAGAGTTTGGGGATTGTAGACACCCAGGCGATTCAACATTGAAGTGGCCGAAACCGGCATACCGAAATAGTGATCGGTAACACCCATCTCTCTGAAGATTACGAACTCCGATTTCCCACCGTTCATGACAGAAGGCAACAGTTTTGGATCGAACGTGCGGAAGAACACGTCACCAGACGCCCATTGAAGGAAGGCTGCATCAACGAGTTGACTAGGGGTTAGATCCGGGGTGGTACCCAACCATGCGTCGAGAGATTGACTGACGTTAGATTTCGGTTGTTGAAGGGCCATTACTTTTGCTCCATAGCAGGATGGGGTTGTTGTAGCATGTATCGCTTGATACCGTCGATGATGTGTGCTGTGGTGTTACGGTCAACAGTGGATTCGCTCAAGGCGTTCTCCACTACGTCGAGTGTTTGGAAATCCCACCACTCGTTCTTACGGGCTTCATCAACAAAGCCTACCCAATCAACCTTCATCGAGTGTTGGTTGAGTAGGATGTCCAAGGCGTTCTCTAGTGGCATCCCGTGGGTTGCTTTCAACTGGAACAATTTAGCCCCAGAATAAGGTGATTTGTTAGCCAACGACATAACTCCTTAGTTAAATCCGATTCGGTGTACGCTTAGGTAATATAGGTTTGAAACTATTTTCAAACGAACAAAAAGAAAAGGGCGTGAACCCTTTTCTTTCTTTATGCCGTCAGCCCTTCAACCACTCCTTAGCAAACGCTGGGGAGATTGGTTTAACCCCGGTACATTGCATGGCCAGGCTCAGAGTAAATGCAGGGAAGCATTGAAGGCGGATGATCTTGCCGATCTCAGTATTCAGCTCAGCCTTACGAATGAACTCTTTGTAGCTTTCGGCAGCTTCTTCTTTGGTGATCTCTTTCTTCAACTGGATTTCCAGCTCAGCTTTGAGGTCACGCAACACGATGTGAGGATTACCCATTACCGTGGTGTACAACAGATCAGCATCACGCAGGCACTTGGCTTCAAGAGTTTTAGCCTCGCCGACGTAAGGGTACTGAGTAACCCGAATGAACATCTCAACCAAACGAGGGTCCATGTACTTAGGTTGGAGTTTCTCGTACGCTGTGTGCCAAGCTGCTACCGCACGGTCGATATTGACCGAGTCTGGCTCGTTGCCGCCACTGTGGTCGAAGTCGTGGAACAACGCAGCAACGATCATTGCCCGTTCGTTACAGGTGGACTGGGCTTCGCTGGAGTGAGCTTGGAAGAACTCGTCAGCCAACCACGCCATGTAGAGCATGTGGCTGGTGTTGTGGTACGGAGCACCCTCAGAAGGATTGTTCTCCGACACGTAGAGCCACAGGTCGTAGAGATCCAGTTGTGTCAAGCGGTTCAGGAACAGGACGATGTTAGTTCTTTCAAAGTTCATGGGAACTTCCCCGGTAGATTAAATAGAGTATCAGCTACGAATCCACTTAAGGAATCGTGACCACAGGTTCATCTCAGGCATCGCCAGTGCAGCTTCAGGTGAGGTCACAGTTTCAACTCGCACCAAGTCTTCTAGCAACACGCCCCACGGGTTACCCTTGGAGTCAGACTTCATCTGCACCGGCTTCCAGTACTTACACGCCAACTCAGGGATCTGGGAGAAGTTGGTGAACCCCAAGTAGATCACTGAGTCATCGAGTTCAGCGGAACCATCACAGACCATCATGGTTCGCTCACCATTCTCCCCACACCAAGCCAAAGCTCGAGAGGGACCATCGTGATCACTGTGCCAGTTACCAGCAATCAACCCAGGCTTGTCACCGAACTCGTCGAGGAAGCTTTTGAACAACTCACGGAAACGACCTTTCGACAACCGGTACGTCACCACGTAATCGAAGCGGTTGGTCAGTTGTCGCAACGTGAGGGGGTGTTGGATCATGACCGCTTTACGCAGTTCTTCTCTCGGCAATACTTCAACTTCCATTACAGTCATGGTTCTTAGTCCTTATCTTTACCGATCCCAGCCACGACTTCCTGATAGACAGCTTCCATCTCAGGAGAACGTGGGAGGTCATAGTCCGAGTACTTTACAAACGGTACAACTGGTGGGTTGGGATCTGATTCAGGAGGATGCTTGAGGATTTCTTCCAGTACCTTACTCATCACGTTGCCCCATTACAGCGACTCGTGGATAGACGATGCCCGACTTACGCAGTTCGCCAGTCTTGATGCTACGGGCAAACACTAGGGTCGGAGTCGCTAGGTCTTCATGGTGGTGTATGAGTTGCAACCCCAGTTCTATTCTGGTGAAGACGCGGAAGTACGGATGGTTCTCGAGGAGGTGGTCCCACCCGTGGGTAAAGAGTTCTACTTTGATGTCCTGGGTACTAAGACCCTTCGGACCAACCAGCAACACTTCGTCGCCGGGATTGAGTTCCATGTAGCGGTAATCGAGATCGTCCTCGATCGCAATGTTGAGGGCGGCGTAGTAATGGAGCACGTTGGGTTTAAGCGCAAGCCACTTTGGTACACAGGGTAGGATGCGACCAGCTTTGAACTGCTTACGCAAAGGTCGAGGAAAAGACATAACCGGTTCCTTCTAAGGAGTGGGATTAGTGAAACAGTTGGTACACCAGATTGGCCAAGCACGTAACAATAAACAGGCCGAGGTAAATGCGGTGTTTGACATTCTCGCAGTATTCCAGGCGACGGGCTTGGGTTTGACGCAGTGGCCAGTTATCCATTGTGTTTACCCCGAGGTTCCATGGGGATGTCTTTCTCGGCGCTACCTTTAGGGAAACAGATTACTTCACGACGAATACTTTTCCCTGCTACGACACCATTGGTGTACCAGACGCCTTGGTTCAACTCCGCGCCAGTACCCAAGATCAGGGTAGCAGTCCGTTCACAACCTAGGTCATCGTAAGTTTCAAAGGACGTGGAGGTTGTTGCGATCGTACCACTGAAGGACATAGTGGTAGTTAGAATTACGTTCATTAATAGTGGCATTGTTTCTATCCTTACTTAAGGGCATAAAGGCCACCCCCGGAGGAGTGGCCAGATTACTTATACAGCAGCCTTGGGGAACTTGATCTTCGCGGTGTGTTTGTAACCCACAACCTCGATGTCTTCAACCTTGAAGTCAAAGATGTTCTTGACATTTGGGTTGAGACGAATGGTTGGGTGGGAGTCTGGATGGGCATCGTGCTCCAGCCATTCCAACACACCAGGCCATTGATCTTCGTAGATGTGACAGTCGCCACCCATGTAGGTGAAGGTGTCAGTTGCCATACCTACACACTGAGCGATCATGTGAGTCAGCATCGAATACTGAACGATGTTGAAAGGATGACCCAGTGGGATGTCATTGCTGCGCATATAGAGCAGCGAAGACAACTTGCGGGTTGGTACGTTCGCTTGCTCCAGCAACTCACGTAACACAGCGTCATTCTGGAATTGTGCTTCATGGCGGCGATCGTCATGTTGCATAGCCAGATTCAACATGTCTTGGGAGAGGTGCTCAAAGCCAGCAGGCTTGTACGTACCCAACCAAACCAGACGTTCTTTAACAGTCATCGGCTTGGAGAAGAACTGACACAGCGTGTGACAAGGACGCAGAGCCATTTCGTCCAGCTCAGCAACGTTCCAGGCAGACAGAATAATACCCCGGTCGTCTGGTTTGTCGCGCAGTTGGTCGATAACTTTTTGCAGTTGGTCGATCTTGCGATGTACCACCACCTTCGGACCCATGTTACCCAGCACTTCGAAACCACGCTCTTTGTAAGCATCGAGTTCTTGGTTATCTTCCAGTACGCGGGTGTCTTCCCAACCGCGCCACTGATGCTGGTAGATCCGTGGGAGTTCACCAGCAACCAATTCTTTGGGCTCTACACCCAACAGGTCGAGGTAACACTGCTGAAGTCCGGCGAGGTCGTAGGTGAGGATCAGGCGCTGTTCTTTACCTTCGTCTAACCCGTATTCACCGATCTCGTAGATCTCGTTACGCAGCGGTTCACTAACCGTTTCTTCCGCAGTCACGGTTTCGAAGGAAACGTTGTAACCTACACCGAAGTGTGCTACGATCGCATCCTGTATTTCTTTCACGGTGAGGATGTGATATTCTTCAGTACCAGGCTTCACCCATGAATCCCAGATGTTAACCTTGCGGGCCTTGAGGAAGCGGATGTTGGTATCACCGGAGATCATCCAGACCAGTTCGACTTTGACGCCGTAGATCCAGGTGTACTTCGATGACACCGCTGGGACTTGGCCCATGGAGATGTCGTAGGTGTGTTGTACGCCGTTCACACCACGGGACTTGATACCAGTGCGAGTGGTATCGTTATCGCCTTCTTCCATGATGCGCAACAACAACTCACGAACGTTGTCATCAACGGTTGGTGGAGTCGGCTTGACCAAAGTCTTCAGGCAGAATTTCTTGTTACGAGCCAACTGCGCCGAAACCTCTGGGCGGAAGTTGAACGGGATGCGTTGGTTGTCCAATTCGCACAACAGGTCACCCACTTGCATTGGGTCGTACTTGTTTGCCAGACCGGCCATGTAGTTACCTTTGAAGGAGAGCAGCTCTACACGTTGGTCGAAGGTGTAGAAGTTCGACTTGTCATGATCCGCAATCATTTTCTTTGCGGTTTCACGTTGTTGTTGATTTGGAAAGGTCATGTGTGTTCTCCTGGGTATCGTTACCCGTTAGATGCAGATGTAAGTGCCGCGATTGTTCATGATCTGGTTGAGTATCGACTGTTTCTGGAGAGCGATGTCTGACTCGTTCTCGTAGATGTAGCAATCTTGTAAGACATCGAGGAACTGCTCGATGCGACCCAGTTGTTCGGATGGGTGATTGAAGAAACTGATGTGTACCGCCGACTCATGGTCAGGTTCGATCACTGCTTCTTTCAGTTGAGGGGCGAACACGTTTGTTACGACCACCAGCGTCCCGGTGTTCTTAGCCCGACTAACCCAGCAGACCAGACGCTGAGGTTTCCCGGTTTCAGGATCAGCCAAACGTACGAACTCACCCAGTGGTGCAACTTGACGGAACCCTTCAACATTCGCCAGCAATTGACGAACGCGGTTTGGAATCAACGTAGCTTCAACTTTCAACATTACATCGACCTTCTTAGGCAAGTTTTTAATGGCATTGTTGCAACTAGATGATATACGTTTGAAATATCTTTCTATAAGGGCATAGAGCCGTGGGGCTTTCACCCACACGGCTCGAACCTTTTACTTACGAAGCCAGGTCGCTCAAACGCGTAGCTTCTTCTTCAGCAGTCGGTTGCACCGAGTCGCTGATGCGGGTCAGTTCGTCAACTGCAACTTTCATCTGGTCGTCAGTAGTACCGACTTCACGATGCAGTTCAGTCAACACCTTGGTTTCAGCCGAAGGGTCAATCGGGTTGCCAGTACCTTGCCAGACAGCAGGTTGTTCAATGAAACCCGGACCAGCATCCAGTTGACCGATGATAGCTTTGGCGAACTGATCAACTGGAGCTTCAGCAGTGTCGATACCGTGAACGCCAACCACGGACTCCTTGTAGGTGTCCGTCAGAAACTTGATGGTCTCCGATGGATTTGGATCTTCCGGGTGGATGGTGAAGTACAGCCCACCGTCTTCCCCACGAAACATCCCTTCAACGTTCAGCGGGTCCATCCACTGTTCCAACAGGCCGGCTTTGACTTGTGCCAGTGTGGCGATTGGGTCTTTGTCGGACGGCAGGACGTGTGCGTGTAGTTCCTTTGGACCTTCCCATGGATGTTCGATGGTATCCTGAATGAACACCAACTCACCGCGAGCGAACAAGCTAGCGCCTTCCGGCAACACCAGGTCTTCCAGTGCTACACCTTCAGCGCGGTGACGAGAGCGATGTTCGTCAGTAATCTCGCCGATTTCTGGCAGGTCTTCAGGATCACACATGGCGATACCCGATTCTGCGATTTCGAGTTGATCTTGACGCCAGGTCTGATCGGCATCGGGCTCTTCACCCAAGTACAGCTCTTCATCCAGATGTTGCACCGGAGCGGTCTGGCCGCGACCAATGTCGGCTTCCACAGTTTCAGCTTGACCGTTCTCTTCGAGGAACATGGCGTCAACCTTCGCCGCCGCTTGTGCTGCTTCGATACGCTCAACGTTGGAACGGATGACCAGCTTCGACCAGTTTTCGAAATCGTACTGGGCGTTGACTTCTGGAAGTTCCAGATCAGCCGACAGTTCTTCCAGGGTACGGAAGCCGACAGTGATCAGTTCTTCTTCCTTACATTCAACTTCCACGCCAGCAGGCAGGCCGATGGTGTAGACGATACCGATGTGTTGCAGACCGACTTTGTCGCTGTCATCACGCAGGAAGCCTTCGTGACCGTAGGTGAACATGCCACCGGATTCGCTGTAGTCGCTGAAGGACATACCGTTAAAGGTTGCTTCTTCGTCCAACTCGGTCACCAGGCAGGCCATCAGGCTTTCAGTGGTGTTGAACGACCAGTCTTCGTGGAAACGAATGGACGGCGCTTCTGGGTGGCCACCGAGGGCTACGGAGAACTTCTGACCGAGCAGGTCTTCACCGATCAGCTTGGTGCGCTGGTAAACGAAGAACTCGAGGCTACCGTCTTCACGCTGACGGAAGATAACGATGTACGGGATCGGGTGACGGAAGTACGGATCGCTTTCCAGACGAGCACGCTGGGCAACCAGAGTACCTGGCTTCAGAGCTTCCAGACGCTCACGCAGAACGTCGACGGATGGGTCAGTCATGACCTCGAAGCCTTGGACTGGGAACACTGCTTCAGCGGCGTCACGGAAGAAGCCGATGATGTTGGCCAGTTTCGCTTGTTCTTTCTTCGACAACACGGGACCAGCTTCTGCTACTGCTGTAGCCAAACCGACTTCGGATGGGTGTACGTTGTTTGCTTCGGACATTACGGTTCCTCGGGAACAGGGTTAATCACACAAGATCAGTCGATCGTGTCAATATTTACAGAGGGTTAGCGACGGTTCTTACGGGCGTCTGCAACCTTAGCAGCGATACCGTCAAAGAAGCTACTGACTTCGTCATCGGCGATTTCTGGCTGGTATCCGAGAGTCGATTTAGCGTAGTCGAACACTGTCTCGACGATCTCACGCATTGCTGCCTCAACGTCTTTAGGGAAGCCATCGCGCCATTCAGAAGGGGTGTCCAACGACCACTCCACCGGAAAGCCCAGTTCGTCGCGATCGTGAACAATGACACTCCAACGATATGGGTAGCCGTCGCCGACACGGAAGAAGAACGCAGTGTTAGTGCCGTCTTTGTCACCGTAGAAGTTGTACTGACACTCTTGGTCGAAATGCTTAGTGCCTTGGAACGTGATGACCTGTAGGTTCAACGTACCGCACGAGGTTGGTTTGGACCACATCATCTCCCGAGGGATCGCACACTTGCGTAGGCGTTCGAGTTGAGTAGCATAGAAGTGCATCGTTGCGCTTGATTCTGAAAAAGCCATTTGAATTCTCCCAACATAAAGGAGGGCCGAAGCCCTCCAGTATGCCGTTACTTAAGCAGCACGCAAACGCGCACGAATCGTTTCGAGGTCAACACGGTTGTGGAACTCACCGTTCTTGAAGACCGAACGCAGTTCACCAGAACCCAACTCGAGATCAGCGAAGGTCATCTCTTGCTCTTGTGCGAGGATGAAATCACCAGCCTCGTCTTTCACAACACGCAGGAAGCCCTTGGCCGACTTCTTGGCAGTTTCGCCTTCAGTCGCTGGTGCTTTGTACAGGTCGATCAATGTACCACCCACGTCCACAGCAGTAGCCTTGATGGCCATGCCGAAGGTATCGCGGGTGTTGTACTGGTAAGTGTAGCTACCAATGCCCAGTACCACGTTGCAGGAAGCGAAGTTCTTGCGAGCCAGACGGCGCATGATTTCTTCGGTACGCTGAACAGTGATGCTGTCGCCGTAGATCAGACCGATGTGCTCGTCGAGTACACGGTAGTCGTTGTCGTTGACAGTGCCGCCGAAGATGTCCCACAGAACTTCGATAGCGCCCTTCTCTTCCGCCGACAGGACGTGCGGAGTGATCAGGTAACCAGCAACCCAGTGACCTTCTTCGATGCCTTCCAGAACACCTGGCTTGCGATCAGCAACCTTGTCAGTGGCCAGATAGAGTTCACCGCCGACAGCGCGGAAGTAAACCTTCTTCGGACGCTCGGTCAGAACACCTTCATGGTACACGGAGTTGGTCATCTTCACGATAGCTTCTGCTTCCGAGAAGATTTCCACACCACAGATGATCTCAACAGGATCACCCGAGTCAGGACGCACGACCACTTTGTTCAGGCCGGTGCTGTCTTTGGTACGCGCCATGATCTCTGGTTTCAGATCAGGCAGTACGTCAGTCAGGACACCCCAGAAGTTGAAGGAGTCACACACCAACGAGCAACCGCCGTCTGGGTAGACTTCGGTGATCAGTCGACGGATGAACTGCTTCTCGCCTTCCAAGCGGAGAGCTTTGAACTCGGCTTCAGTCAGATCAGGCAACCCGTCAGCACGGCGCTGGTGAATCATGCGGTGCAGGTTCGACAGGATGTTCGCAGTTGCCACGGCGTGTTCGGTAGCCGGAATCGTGCAGGCCACGAATTCGGTTTCGACGTTGGCACCGTAGTAGTCTTCGACATAGTCGATCGCTGTGATGGTGTCAGTGCCGCAGAAACTGGTCAAGTGAGCCGAGTTCGAACGACAACCGTCTTCAGGACCACCCACGCCACGGTAGGCGAAGTCGTGACCTTGGACAGCCACGAAGTCAGCCGGCGAACCAGTCAGCTTGGCCCAGTGTTCCAGGACGCGACGATACTCGTAAGCGATGGTGGCGTTCGTGACCATTTTCCAGATCAGGTTCGACATCGACGTTTCGAGGTAGTTCGTGAACCAGAAGAAATCCGGGTTGGTGTTGTAGATCACGTACAGCGGCACGTTCATGTTGACACGTGAACCTTCTGGTAGCGCCAGCACTTGGATCGGCAGGTAGCCCAGGTCGTGGAGTGCTTCCATGCCGTCGGTAGGAACTTTACCAACACCCATGTAGTTGTCCATACGACGCTTGTAACGACGGATCACCGCTTCTTTAGGCTGGGAGAAGAACGACTTGTCCCACAGCTCTTTCAGTTCTTGCAGGATACCTTGCAGACCGAACCAGGCCACCTTGTGGTCCCAGAACTTGGACGCCGACACCGACTTCAGGAACAGACGGTCAGCACGAGCCGTCAGGTTGCCGTAGGTGAAGTGGGTGTTCAGAGGGAACATTGGACGGTGGCCAATTTTGTAACCATCGGCAATGTGCGGTGCGAACAGGTTCATGCAAAAATTCCTTGTACGGAGTGCCAGTAGATTGCTTGATCAGTAACGCCATCTGGGCGCTGACTGTATTGCGCTTCAGGGTGCCACGAGTTGGTGGTCTCGATGCGGCTGTAGTATTGCTTCAGCTCAGCGTACCCTTTGGTGAACAGACCGTGAGTCACCCACAGTTCCAGCTCGTAAGCCGGTTTAGCAGTTGGGAGATCACCTTCACCGAGAATTGGAGTCAGCTTCTCACGCAGAGCCTTCGCCAATTCTACAAAGGTGTAGCCGCCGTCACAGATGTCGTCGACGACCAACCAGTTCATACCGGGACGGACTTCGAAGTTGATGTCCACACGAGTACCGGTGATCTTGCCGGTCGCAGTGTCACGGTCTTTAAAGCCGCAGACCACGTGAGGGCAACCAACCATACGAGCCAGCTCGAGGGTCTTCTTCATAGCGCCAGCATCGGGAGCGATGAGGACGGTGTTGGTCCACGCACCAGTGTTGGCTTCGTTACGACGAGTCATGGCCTTGGCAACGACTTGCGGCAACGAGACGTGACGAACACGATCCAACAGAGCCAGACCGGTGTCACTGTGAACGTCCAGCACCGACACGGTAGCGTACTGCTGGGAGTTGATCAGGTCACAGAACGGCTTGATGGTCAGCGACTCACCAGGACGCGGTACACGGTCTTGACGAGCGTACGGTAAGTACGGCATCCACAAGTGAATCTGGATGGCTGGATTCAGGCGACGGATGGCATCAGTCACCATCAACAGGTCCATGATGTCCGTACCGTTCTTGAGGTGAGCGGTCAGGTTGACAGCCGACCATGTAGCAACGGCTGGGTCGACGTATGGGTGCACTTCACCACCCGGCAACACTTTGGAATCAGCAGGAAACGATACAGACGTGTTCCCACGGTTGGTAATCAAAATCATTGTGGCTTCCTTTCTTTTTTACAAACGGGTTACTCTCACATGATCTTGGCTGTATGTAGAAAAAAAAACAAGGGGCCGAAGCCCCGAGTTTAATTAAGGATCTGGTGAACTACCCAGAGTCTGTTTCTCCCAGTTGATCATGGCAACATGTTCCCAGTTCTGCTCAGGAAAGAACTTGTCGCCTAACGACCCACATTGTGCGATACCCTCTACGGATAACGTCTCCCCACGGCCAGTTGCGTAGTCGATGCAATCCAACACCCACTGACGTCTGCGATCGTCATTCCGCAATTTCAGTTCGCTAGGTGAAGTGTCCTGAGCACGAGTCGCCTCTACTCGAGCCTCGTAAGCCGAACGTACGCCCACAATGCAAGCCACCACCAACACCATTAACATCAGCAACCCAAAGTGTTTACTGATGAAGTCACCGACTGCTCTTACTGGTCGCATAGTTCTACATCCAACGAACGACGGTTAAGGATGGTGGTGATTGGAGTGTAGTCAGGATCGAAAGTTACTTCGACACTGATCGACTCGTTCTCAACCAGCGGCACCTGTACCAACAACGCTTGGTAAACTTGTGGAACCTGATTCCACTCGAGGTCACCACTTGACACACCGAGTACGCACTGCATCTCCCGAGAGAACGAAATGCAATAACCACATGGCTGCCATGCGATAGGCTTGAGGGTAATGACTCCGTCCACAAAGCGCACACCGTCTTCCTCTTGCACCATGAGGAATTCGTGGAGACGCACTTCAATGTTTTCACGGTAGTCTTTGTCCGACAATTCCACACCACGGAACAGACCCGGTTTGTACTCACGGTCTTTCAAGTGAGTAGCGGTGGTGTAGTACTGATCCCAGAATGTCCCGTACTGGAAGTTCCAGTGTACCTGACAGTAGGGGGCGAGTTGTGCGTCTTGCTTCAACATCGGCAGTTGTTCCAGGGTGCTGCTGATAGCGAAGTTACGGAACAGCATGGACGGCACGCTGTACTCCAGACTCACGTTGCCGGTGTCGTTGGCTTGACTGATGATCACTTGTCGCTTCAAGCACAGTAGTTTCAGATAACCACACGACACCGCGACCGTCGTGTACGGCATGTCGTGGTAGCCTTGGGAGTCATCACCAGCACGTCGTTTATTGACGTAGCGGACATACTCCGTGAACGCATGGTTCTGAACCCACAGGGGCTTCACGCAACTGTGGGAGATTGGTTCCACCTTCACCAAGTCCCAGTGATACGCAAGCCCAGCCCGTGGGTCGATTAGCCGTTTCATGCTAGCCACGGGACCACAGCCGATCAGCAAGGCTTCAAGGAAACGTCGGCGCTGGTCGGTGAAGAACATTCCAGCGTGAGTTCCGAGCATCCCCACCGACTGTGACACTTGAGGGACAGCCATGCACTGACTGGCCGACGCTTGGATACCAGAGAGCAGTTTGTTGACACTTTCTTCAAGAGCAGGATCGAACGGATTCATGTACGAACATCCAGTAGTTGCCAGTGATTGTGATTAGGATCAAACACGGAATGCAGAACCAACCCCACTTAGGGTTAGCCCAGGTGTCAATAGACTTGAGCACACAGACGGCTAACCCGAGACAGCAGATGATGAACAGGGTCGCTGCTATACGCTCCTCTAGCATTCGACCACCGGCGAGTCACAGGTGTAGCAGTGTTCGCCGAGGTTCACGTTACCTTTGAGGTCACCCGCCACACAGGAAGGTTCAGGACGTGGTTCACCACCGAGGCAGTCAGACATGAACTGAGTTGCCTCAGCTATAGTAGACGTACCGCGAGGACCGATGTCAGACATAGCGTCTCGTTGTGGGGACTGAACCACGGTGATCAAGTCTTGACGATAACGCGTGTCGTAGTCAGCCTCACCCGGTAGCACGTTCGCCATGTCTGGGTAGCAGACCTGAGCAACTTGTAGTCCCTTGCCAGCGCGTTGCTTCAGTTCCACGCAGTACTTGGTGACCGCTTCTTCACCGTGAAGCAAACGAACCAGAGAGCGCATCTCCTTACCGGGTTCAGTCGACTTCACGATGTCAGTACGCACTTCGTAAGAGGCTACCTTTTCACGCAGCCAAGCATTGGCCTGGTTCTTGAGGATCGCACCCATGACGCTGTTGGGGATTGGTCCGCAGATAAACAACTCTGGGAGTCCCTTGTGCGACAGACCGACGGTGTACGAGTAGTTCACCGGGTTAGCACCAAACACCGGTGGCGGGTTGACCGACAGGATGGCGAAACCATTATTGGCGATCGAACGCTTGATGTGACGTTTGAGTTGTTTGCGGTTGTCAGCAGTTTTCATTTTAAGCTCCTCAGCTTACTCAGATTGTTTACAATCTGTATTCAATTGGACCAGTGCCTTTTGGCAGCGGCTTCATGCGAGTGCGACGACGCGGCTTCTTCACGGCCTCGGGGACGTACTTGAACAGCGCGGGTGCAGTGAAGTCAGGTTGTCCGTGACGCACTTGTACCAGTATCGCCAACATCGGGACTTGTGGTGGGTTAGACCAGTCCATCTCGATGGTGTTCCAGTCGCTCCAACGGATACAGGACATCAGTCGACCTTGCGCCCACTTTTCGATACCTTGGGACTTGATCGACCGTTTGATCGAGGCCGCAGTACTGTGGAGCGGACCGTCTTCGTTGTGTGTGCCGTAGAAGTAGTAGTTGTCCAGATCCGTACCCACAGCAATCTCGTAGTAGGTCAGGTTGGAGGCGATGGGTTTGGTTACGAGGAAACAACGAGTACCCGCAAAAGCCGCAGAACGGTTAGTGGAGTACTCTTTCAGTTGCCGAACAATCAAACTCATACCGCACCTTCCTTCTTCGTGTAGTGGTTGAGGATCACACGGCACTCGCCTTCGGTTGGTGGGCGTGGTGGAGTAGTCTCGAACATCAACCACATGGCCTCCGTCCGTCCACGAGACTTATACCAACCCACCCACAGACAGACAGGTTGTGAATTCATGCGACCTTTCTCGTCTTCACGTGGCAGCACGTCCATGTCGAGAAGGCTCACGGTCGCGAAGTGCTGGTTCTCTTCGCACTGATGGTTGATGCGGGAGTTGTCCTGCGTCTCAGCCAGATCCCGGATCTCGTTGCAGGTAGCACAGTTCCAGTTCTCGCCGTTGAAAGGTCCTTTCAAGAATCCACACGTAGGGTCTTGACCTTGCCAAGTTTTACCACGGGCTTTACAGGCTTCACATTCAGTAGTCATTACGCAGCTCTCTTGAGTTCGTTCCCATACTGGTCGAGGAATTTAGTGGCACGTGCCATTCCTTCGTCCGTGTAGAGATTAATCCGATTCTTAATGCCGAACTTAATCGACGTTTGTAGGGCTTGGTTAGTACCACCACTGACCTTCTCATCTTTACCCACCGGACGAGCCCAATACAACAACGAGCTAATCGGATCGGTGAGACAGTGGCCCATCACTTGGTAGATGTTGCGGGAATGCATTGCCCGAGCACCACGCTTACAGTGGTCCCAAGCTGGGTGGATCTCTGATGCTAAGGAGTTAGCCGTTTCCCACGTCGGGAACTTACTGGCGTCGTAGAAGTAGTTCTTCGGATCATGATGACGACCACGGACGCCATCCCAAGCCAAATAAATACGGGCTCCCAAGACGTGATAATGAGGAGACACTATCGCCCCCTCATAGAACGCTGTGTCAGCCCCCTCAGCGTCGCCTGAGGACAACGCGTAACCTTGGGCATACAAAGCCACGCTAATACGCCGCATAAGCGCCAAGATCTCCTCAGGCGTTTCTCGACTACCTACCCCAGCGAACCAACCTTTGAATGGAATCGGTAACATGGGTCAGGTACCTCATCCGTTAAAAGACAGGTACCACTCATCCGCAGACAGATCCGGCAAAGGACCTCGCACCTTAAAGGAAGTGACCTTCATTTGGTCGCCGTTCAAGTCGCGGGTGTAAACCATATGGCCAACCAGTTCAGTGGCACTACGTTCCACACGACCAAAACCCACACCCACCCGAGTGTGTTCAGCCAAGTTGAAGTCCGGGTGGGTCTGGAGGTGGTTGACCAGTAACGCGAAGGTGTCAAAACCAACACGTTCTACGTTACTGACTACTGGGACCTCTACCCCTTGCTGGTCTAGATAGACGAGTTCAAAGGGGGCAAGTTGGCTAGGGAGCATATCGGTTCCTCATCCCCGTCCAAGTCAAGTTGAACGAAGAGGTTGTTGTTGATGATTTGGAAGTGGTTCATCGTGTAGACATACCACTCTGCCTTCTTGAGAATTGGCGCTAGGTACGGGTACATAGCGTTATAGAGTAGCCAGATAAATTCGTAGAACTCCGGAGACTTCAAGTCTTCGAGGTAATTACAATCTTCTTCCTCATCTTCATTCTCGATCAACATATCCAAATACATGTGGAACAGGTGCCCAACAACATCTCGCTCTTTGTAATCCTTGTCCTGTAACATGAAAGTGGCGACAAAGTCTACGCAGTAGTACATGTGTTTCTCGACCCGCCCAGACGCATTGCGATAAATGTGCCCGAGCGGTATCAACAGTTTCTGTTCCACGAGACCTCCTAGTACGGGTAGACTTTAAGGGTCCACAGTAGGATGGACAACATCTGTCCGAGGAAAAGAAAACACAGGCCTTGGTAGATCATCCATTCCTCGACACGACCTTCCCACGAGATCCGCAGGGCATGAATCCAATCTTTAGGGTGGAGCCCTAACCAGCGGACACAGATATACAGCAGACCTAGCAACCAGCAAAGTACGCCCAATACCAGACCAACTACAAATACGTTCATTATCTTGCTTCCTTAAGCCAGAGGGTATAAAAGGCTCTCCCGAAGGAGAGCCTCAGTTTCAACCGTACACGCCTTGCACAGCCATCCACGTCGTAAGCAGTACACTCATCACCAAGATGATGAAAGAGATCTTTTGATCGGCCTTGCGGTGTACGTTACCTTTCGTCTTGGTGAGTTTCCAGACGTCGTCCCACTTACTGACATTCATACCAGCTACACTGATCGCCCATAGACCACGGTAGAGCACAAACGTGCCGAAGTACATCACCACACCCCACGCCACAGCGAGCTTGGTAACCCCATTGTGACCGAAGCCCCAGTTAGCCAGACTAGCCACCACACAGAGAGTGGTGACGGCACCGACCATGTACCAGAAAGGAGTTTCTTTGGCCACCATAGTGAAGACCAACGTGGGGACATAATCCTTGAAGCGGAGTCCACACACTTTGATGATCACGATCAGTGCGAGTACCAGTGAGATACCGATCCCGGCCACCAAGCCGTTTAAGATTGCTTCAGACATGGTTTCTTCCCAGAACGTAAAAGATCATTGCGATAAATGCTGCAATCAAAGCTGCGTTAACCACCATGTGCCAGAAATCATTCCGGGTCTTGGGGTCAAGGATGGCTACATGGTACGTAGCCTCAGGCCACTGCCAGAGTTTCCACCGACAGTTGATCCACCCGATGTGGATAAACAACAGGGCCAACAAAATTGACCATGCTGAGAAAAACGGTTTCAACAATTCCCAATGCATCACACTACTCCCACAATTAACGGTTACCAATATTGTCGCCGGGTTCTTCGTGTTCGTCTTCGAACGCTACTTCGTCGTACTCTAAGTCGACTTCTTGTGTGGTATTACGGTCCAGCATTGCTGCGATGTGTAAGTGACGGTACAGTCGTGGTAAGAATCGCGCATGACGGTAGATGATCTGTCCATCAATGTAGCGACGGAAGTTCCACGTAAACAGATAAAGCGCTAACCGCCGTACCGACTTGAGTCCTGGTTCAGAGAAGTCAAACTCGTCCATTAGCCTCATGCGATTAATCTTACGCCAGAACTCTTCAAAGCTGTAGTGGAATTGAATCCACTCCATCTTACCCTGAGGATAGGCGTCCACAGAGATCTGGAGATACTCGTCGGTGTGTACCTTGAGTAGGTCTTCGATGAGGTGTAGGTACTGGGTCTTCTGTTCAAAGAAATACAGCATCCCAAACTGAGCACCCATCAAACCGTAGTTACCTTGGCCAGTTCCGGCTAACGGATTGTTCTTCAGGCGTTCCTTCTCCCACGCTTGGTCTTCCATCAGCTTTTGATGTATACGCTGCTGCTGAGCTTTCGTCTTAAAGTACGTCTCATCTTTAAGCGACTTAAGGAACCCATTGTAGGTAGGGTGTTCCATACGCAGAGCCACTAGGATTTCTGCAATGTTGCGAGGTACCTTCAGATCGTAGACCAGATGACCGATTACCCGTTGAGTGAACGTGATGGAGACATAAGGCTTGTCGTCCAACTGCTCCAGACCCAACTCCACTGCGATGAAGTCCACCTCGTCAGGCAACGCTGGGGTTAGCTTAGCTCGTTGTTCCGGCGTCAACGCTACCCCACGGCGACCGTAGCAGTAGATTCTTTTTGGCTTCTTCTCTGTCATCAGAGCACCTCTTGTTTAGTAATGAGCGATGTAGGACGGGACTCCGAGGAGTCCCTATGTATCAGAAGCCACGATATGGTCGGGCTACTTCGTGTTGCGTTGGTTCTGGACCCCAGTCTTCACGAGGACGGTCTGGGATACCCATTCGGATACGATGGTTACGTTGCCGATCCATCACACCGATCTGGTGTCCTTCTTTGTACGACTTCTTGAGTGTCCGATCACCCGACCACTTAGAAGGTTTGCTAGCTCGAGCGTCAGAGTACCCTTTCGAGAACGCAGCAGCTCGACGTTGTGTCGTCTTTGACATTATTACATCCTTGGAATTACGACCCCGACTTGGGATTGGTATTTACCGCCACGGTCTTTGTAAGAGGTTTCACACTCTTCGTCAGACTCAAGGAACAACATCTGCGCTACGCCTTCGTTCGCGTAGATCTTCGCAGGTAGGTTCGTGGTGTTCGAGAACTCCAGTGTGACGTGTCCTTCCCACTCAGGTTCCAGCGGGGTTACGTTCACGATGATGCCACAACGGGCGTACGTGGACTTACCCAGACAGATGGTCAACACGTTGCGTGGGATACGGAAGTACTCCACGGTACGAGCCAACACAAACGAGTTAGGCGGAATGATGCACACGTCGCCTTCGAAGTCAACGAAACAGTCTGGATCGAAGTCCTTGGGGTCAATCTGGGACGAGTTGATGTTGGTGAAGATCTTGAACTCGTTCGCGCAACGCACGTCGTAACCGTACGAGGACGTACCGTAGGAGATGATCTTCTGACCGTCACGTTCCCGCACTTGACCGGGTTCAAACGGTTCGATCATCGGTTTGAAACCTTTCACCAGAGGGTGATAAGGTTTCAGTTTACCCGCCCAGAAACGGTTCTCCAGATCCTGGAGTTGATCAGCCGTGTGGGTGTTACCTTCCCACGCCAGACTGGCGATGTCGCTGCTACCAGAACGGGCAGCGATGGAATGGGTTGGAGGCATGGATTTACGGCGAATCCACTTGTCTGGCTTGATCATTGTTGATCCTTGCTAACGGTTGGCACAGGAGGCACTTCGCCCCACAGTTGAGTTGTCCACTTCTCATTCTCGGTAACGACAATGTAGGTCAGTGGAAGGAAACGTTTGGCGTCGTAGTTCAGCGTACCACCCAAGAAGGTCAGGGAGACCTCGGGGTGGTAGTAAGCAAAGCCCAGATTGAAAGAATCGGGACGCAGGCCCAGTCGAGCATGGATCTCCTCCGCACGGGCTTCCATCTGGAAGGACGATTCGCTATCCGACAGGAACTTACCCCGGCACTTGGGATGTGCATCGAGATAGACCAGCAGGTCTTCCAGCGTTCCTTTATACAGCGACAGCGTCTTGGCCTTCTCAGGCATTGGTTGGTTTTGATCGAATAGCATTACTCTGCCCTCAGAGATACAGATTGCGGTACGTGGTGTCATCCAGTACCAAGAAATGTTCAGGTGTTACTTCCACCACCCAGTCACCGGGATTCACCAACAACTTACCTTGGCGAGTGGTGATCACACCCATGACCGACCACTGGTACATGCGTTCGTCACGAGAGCAACCAGAAGTACCAATCAGCTTATGGACTTCCATGTAGCTGGTGCCGGTGACTTTAGGGTGATCTAGGCACTCGTAGCCATTAATAGCTTCGGTGTTCCAACGGGTAGCTTTTTGTATCGCCAACAGAGCCATTACTTCACCTTCTTAGGTAGGACGACGGGATTGCTTCAGCTTCGAACAGATTAGCGATAGCGAGGGTATCAGAGAACACGACTACCCGCTTGTGGTTACACGAACGGATATATGTATTGACTTCTGCCAACACTTTAGACAACTCCAGACCTCGCATCAGTTGTATTGTGGACACACTAACAAGGTGTGCGTTGATTACAGCCTGAAACGATTCAACGTTGTGATCAAGGTTGTACAGTGCAGCAAAGGTAGTCTCAGGGAAATCGTCATGACGGTGGTGTTGGGTCACAAACAGTACGTTACAGTCGTACTGCTTTAAGGCATAGCCAAATGCCTCAGTTAAAGTACCTTTGTACATCTTGGTGCCGTCTGCCAACTTCATAAATGGGTCACCTAGATAAAATAAAATGGGGGCATAAAAGCAGGGGACCAAAGTCCCCCACTATTTATACGTCGTGATACTCGGGGCGTAAGGCCACCCAAGCACCATTACTCCGTGCACAGTGCAACTGTTGCTGAACCACTAGACACTGGTAGTGAGTGCCAGCGAACAGTACACCAGTCGCAGTGTGTGGACGGACCTGCCAACGCTTCCAGAACCAGCGGCCCGTACGTTCAACCACGTACTGGATGTGGTGCTGAGCCGCGAGGTACCCAGGACTTTCCAGCACTGTTGGGTGATCAGTCGCATCCGGAGGTTTCATCAATAAGCCGCCATGGTTGAGTGAGAGGTATCGCAGATGGTGACCTTGACGTGCTTCTGACTGATCAACTGGTAGACTTTACAGTCACCAATGGTCGCAATCAGTTCGTGGTTGGTTGTCAGCGCTTGAGGGTTCGCCAAGTTGGCCGCACGGATCTCGTCACGCTCAGCCCTAGCCAACATCGCCAGACTGACAACCACCATTCCAACCATCAAGGCGTACAGTCCCCACCATGTACGGAAGTGCTTCTGCACCCAATTCACTGACGCACAGCCTTGACATTGGCCGTGATAGCCTTGGTGATAGCGCGCTTGACGTCACGAGCTTCCTTGGGGTCCATGTTGGCGTGGTAGGCGTTGTTGTACACCACTTGGGCCGCCATGGCGTAGGTGTCGATCGAGAACATTTTGTTGTCGGTAGGGATGCCCGAGTCACCTTTGCTGGTCAGAGCGAACGGAGTGTAAAGAGGGTTCTCGTTACGATCCTTGGCTTTAGCGAAAGAGGACTCACCGATCTCACCGATCCACAGGCTGTCTTTGTAGTCGTCAGTGATGTCGCTGCTGATCAGACCCGAACGACCCACGTACAGAATGCCGCCAACTTCCACACGCACGCCGGACTTCATAGTGAAGCCCTGCGATGCCGCTTCTGCCGCTTCCAGCCAGCTATCGAATTCGACAGTTTTGATGTTGGCGTAATCCGGGTCAACCGCTGCAAAGTTCTTGACGGTCACTTCGGCACCAGAACCAGAAACATAACCCACAGCGCGGGTCAGGTTTTCTGCATCGACCATACTGGAGAACTTCTTCACGCCAGTCTTACCGTGAAGCCAGAAGATGACCTCGGTGTGAGCGTTGGTCACAGTGATGTCGCGAGGCAGACCGAGGCTGGACACAGCATCAGCTTGCATGATCGCCATGACACAATCGCCTTCTTTGAGCAGGTGTGCGTTTTCCACCGAACCGCCGGTGTTCAAGACTTCAAGCTTGGCGCCAATCTTCTTGGCAATGTCCTTACCGATACCGGTACCCAACGACTCGTAGGCGCCAGTAGGACCACCAGTACAGAAGGTCAGGTCAGCAGGGGCGGCCAGTGCAACAGTGGATGCCAAAGCGAGGGCCAGGCCAATGAACAACTTTTTCATGCTTTTACTCCAACGGGTTTTTGGTTTGTGTTATTAGAGGATGTTACTTTCAACTCAGCTTTCCACTGTCCGTTCTCGACCCAGAGTAAGATGAGCATCATGCTGTTGCGGATCAGGGTTGGTGTGTGACCCGTGTTCCAAGAGATACCCTCAAAGAACGTCAGGGTGAAGTTTCCATCGTAGACACGCACCAACAGCGAGTTGATCCTATCGCGATCAAAGTCACCCTCTTCCAGCTTCAAGTGGAAGTCATCACGAAGCGTTACATCCACAGCGTGATGGGTGTGATCCACCGAAATGACTTTGTAGGGTTCCGACACGACATCGAAAGTTACCAAGGTCTGGATGGTAAAGTGTGGCTCTTCACGAGTCCCACTGAAACCAACACTGCGGATACCGAAGCTCAGATCACTCTCGGGTTCCTTCAGGAGCTGGCGAACGCGATCAGCCATCGGTCCCGTGGGTTTGAAACGACCAGTGAGTCTGTTCTCAGACACACCACCCGCCACGATCATACCGCAGACCCGATCCTCGTACACAGCCGCTGCACGGTGGACTACGTCGCTGTACCCTAGATTATCGACGTTGGGTGTACCGAACTCCACGTAGATCGGAGTACGCTTGAGCAGTTCCTGGAACTTACCCTCAACCTGTTTAGGATCGTAGACCCGCCCGCTGGGGGCTGGTTTACCGAGGGTTGCCAAAGTGACGTAGTAATAACCGTCAGCATCAGGCGTGAGGTCTTTCACTGGATTATGTCCAATCATACTGGAACTCTTGGTGAAATGTCTGAAAGGTCTGATAGCACCAAGTCCCACGTTACAATGGCCTTGAGATCAGTACGGTCAGCCGGGTTGGCAAACCCTCGCATCCTGAAAGACAGGGTATCGTCTTCAGTGGCTAAAATGTCTTGCACTAACGAGGCCATAGGACCCAGCGGTTTGAAGTGGGCGATCAGATGTTCGTCTCTACCACGTATGTCGGCACCCCCACGGATCAGTACACCACACACCCGCCGTTCGTCAACAATAGTGCGGCGACTATGCGCTTCCAGTTGAGTCAGCATAGCGACTCGCGGCTGCCCGTATTCAACGTACATCGGAGCACCACGGTTCAAGCGATCAATGAACGCTTTGCGCACCGTGTCCGGCTGATACGTGAAACCGCCACGCTCGGGTGTTCCTAATTGACCGAGGACTACACGGTAGTAACCGTCTTCGTCTACCTTCAGATGATTGACTTTGTTGTCACCAATCATACTGGAACTCCTCGCTCGCGACAGGCTTGCTTGTATTCTTCGATCATCGTGAAGAGGTTGTTCTTGTGGCGGATGTTCAGGCGGCGACAACGCTTGACCTTGGCCTCCTCTTTCTTAATGGCCGCTTGCATCTTTGCAAGTACTTCTTCTTGATCGTCTGGCACGGTGAAATCCTTATTAAGATCAACTACGTGATACCCTTACATAATTTGTACTTGAGATATTTTTGAATACAGATCGCGGCATAAAGCCTAGGACTCACGCCCTAGGCGATACACGGGTTACTCTGGAAGTGTGAACAGTGTGTTAGCATCCGGAATAGTTGGCAGCTCAGCCAGAGTGGTGGCCGCAGTCACTCCGTCTTTAAAGCCCCAGATCTTCTGGTAGCCGATCGTGACCGCGCGGAAGGCAGCATCGGCCATCGCGACCAGTTCTTCAGCCGACAACACCACACCGACGTTCTCGTACACGCGGAAGGGGAAGTTCATTGTTCCACCAGCAGCCACAACTTCCTTAGCGATAATGCGCAGGGAGGTGAGGTTAGACCGATCGTCGTTACGGATCTGGACGTGGTACGTGCCCTCATTGAAGTCATAGGCGAAACCCCGTTCGAATTGACTGATGCGTAAGTCTTCAGCCGCACGTTGTAGTTCAGCTTTGCGGGTGGTCAACTGATCAGTAAGTTCTGATTGGGTGTAAGTCCGTTCGATCCAGCTTTGATGCCACTTACCCCCGATCAATTGTGGTGGACCGGCAACGACAACGTCATTCACTGGAATCGGTGTATCGTAAACGGGTTGGTACCCGAGTGCGACCATTTCCTCTACTTGAGGTTCTGTTGTGAAGCTGACCGTAGCTTTGAGTCGGTTACGGATCTGGTCCAATGTGATTGGATAGTCGCCAGTAGCAACCTCGATAAAACGAGTGTATTGAATTGACATGATTTGTGTTCCTTAAAAGACGAGTTCCAGAATTGGACGCCATGCGGTATAGATGTACGAGTAGGCCAAGGCTGCCGTCAGAACAGGGTCGGGGTTGACTGAGCCGTCCGGTCGGAAGATTATGGTATCTCCAGCCGTGGTAGTGACGTCTTTAGTGTACGCTTGACAGTTGGCCACCCACGTAAGGTCATCTAGTTGGATGGGGTTCACCTGACTGGTGCGCGTGAGGTACAGTGGTGAGATAATCTGATCGTATTCACCACCCACTTGGTTAGCCGGCACAGAACTGGCCGTCAAAGACCCTACACGGGTACCTGGGAGTCGAACCAAGAAGGTGTCTGCATTCTTCTGAACCGTGACGCCTTGTTGGATCGTTCCGTACGTAGATTTAGCTGCTGCTGACCACGTACTCGGGTCATCCTTACCGTACACCAGACCCAATTGATACAGTGTCGCCCACGAAAGGGCGGTAGAGCCGTTCGCAATAGCCCGATCGGGAATGAACAGGATCTTCCCGTTGTACACGATTTTAATCCACCAACTGGCAGCGTAGCCACCAGCAGCAGCGTACTGTGCCCCCAGTCCCACGATCTGACACAACTCGGCTGGACCGAACAAGTCCTCCACGGCTATACGACCAAATGTACCGTAGCTCCAGTCGCCTCGTAGGAGCTTCTGTGGACCCGGACCGGTATACGGCATGTACGCCAACGCCATATCAGCAGAGAGTGTTTCTTCACCGTTAGCGACCACACCGATGCGGTAGTGGTACGTTTGGTTACGAACGGCTGTGGCGTCTAGGTAGCTAAAAGTACCAGCAGCCACCTCAGCCAACGGAGTCGGTAAGGCGGTATCGAGAATCACGGTATCGGATCGGTAAACCCGAAACTTATCCACCGTGATATTTCGATCAACCCAATTAATGACGAGTGCCATGATAACTCCTTAGGTCAGGATGAGTTCGAATACTGGGAGCCAACCAGGGGCCGGGTTGTAGCCCTGTTGGACGTTAGTGGCGACCATGGCGTCCATGTATGAGCCGTGACCGTTGGTGATGTTGTAGCCAGATGAGCTGAAGTGCTGCGTGAACGTGGAGTTCATCCACGTACCTGGTGCTAGGTCGTTCCACTTGTCTTGTGGTGCCCAAGTATTTAGGGTATTACCCAAACGACCCAGCAGGTCTTCTATTTCGCTCGACTGTTGATCGGCCTGACCGAGGGTCACGTAGGAGGACGTGGGTTTGTCACTGGCTTTGAATGACCGAACGATGAATTGGTACGCGCCAATCGAGAAGACTTTGTACTGGTTGGCGGGTGCTGTGTAACCGGCAATAAGAACGCCGCTAGGAGCGAACGGGAACGCACCGTTGTCGTTGGTCCCGAAGACAAACCCAGCGTTGTAAAGTTGGCTAAAGGTGGGGCTTCCGAAGCTGTAGTTCGGGACGTAAAGGATCTTCCCTTTACGGACAAACTTGTGCCACAAGGTGACGTTACCATCGGAACCGGGACTTGAGTAGGGGTACACGGCGTTCAACAATGACGGTAAGGTCATTTGGACGGCGGGTACGGTCCCGAAGTAACCCAAGTTCCAATCACCACGTAACAAGGTTTGTGAACCAGGTCCCGAATCAGGGAAATGTCCCTGAATCAATTGTTGACTCAACAGTTCCTGACCTGAGCGAACGTGACCCACGATGTAGTAGTAGACCGTGTTACGCACCGCCGCGGTATCGGCGTACGACGTAGCAGAACCTGCAATCGTTGCCAACGGGGTGGGGAGTGCGTTAGGGTCAATCGGGTTCGCAGAACGGTAAACGTTGATGCTCTCTGCGAGGGCCGCGTTAGCTGACCCCCAAGTGAGTGTAACTGACATAACCTACTCCTTACACCGCAGCCGGTTCAATGAGTTCCAACACAGGCCACCATGCAACAGTACCAGTGTAAGCCAAGTAGTTTCGTTGGGCGAGGCTGGCTCGAGTGGCCCCGGCTGACCCTCGCAACAAGATGTTTCCACTGGCGGCGTTAGTGACTTTTTCCTGCACTGCCGAATAGGTACCGCCGGTCAGTGTCGCCACTGCAATGTTCGCCCGGTTAGCCATACGCTGCACAGCAGGCACTAGGTTACAAAGAGGGTAAACCAAATCGTCCCATTCACAAGTGAATGTTTCTGTCGGTTCGGGGACCGTCGCGGCGGCTGGAAATACGTTGTAGTCGTCATTGTAACCACGCATCAAACGCACGCGGTATTGGTCAGGTCCGATGGTAACTTTAGCCCCTTGGTTAACGTTAGCACCAGCGTTGTACGGTCCGTTATCGTCCGAACCGAACACGATCCCGGCGTTGTACATTTGTTGCCAGGTAAGGCTGCCGGCGACCGCACCTTCTGGGATGAACAACACCTTCCCGTTACGGGCATACTTATGCCACTTTGGACTAACCGTGGAGACTGTACCTGACGCGAAGTTCACCGCTGTACGCAGGGCGTTGATGTTGATGAACGAGGCCGATGGAATAGTGCCAAAGTAACCATAGTTGTAGTCACCCACTTGCAGTGCGTTGGGTCCCGCGCCACGACGAGGCACTACGGTGATCGGGTAGTTCGGAGACACCGTACGGTCTGTTGCCGAGATCGTTTCAAACACGTAGTAGTACGTGGTGCCACGGGTCACGTTGGTATCATTGTAAGTGGTTTCACCGGCTGTCAAAGAAACAATCGGTGAGGACAGTGCAGCGCGATCCAGTGGAGCCAAGCCACGGTAGATGTTCACCGTAATGGCAGTGGCACCGTTGGGGTTGGTCCATGACAATTTATTGTACATTTAAAGCTCCTTACGGGTTATTAGTACCGCTAATACTGAAAGCGTTCAAGGCTGCGAGGCTGTATACAACATTCACAGGGTCAGCGACCAAGTCAGTCGGTGTCGCGGAGATACTAAAGGCGTTCAACCGTGCAATTTCATAAACCACATTCGCTGGGTCGGAGACTAGGTCAGACGGTGCTGCCGTGATATTGAACGGGTTCAGTCTCACGTTGGCACTGCCAACCACGTTGACTGGGTTCAACACTCCACCCGGATAGGTGGGGTCGATTATCACAGGTTGCTTCGTATTAACCGAAGACGTACCAATCAAGTTCACTGGGTTTAGCAGAGGGGGCGGGGTGCCATCAGGGGCTTGTGCCTGCTGTTGGAAAAGAATCGACGGAGGTTGTGGGGTGGCGGAGATACCCACGGTAACGCCCTGAGGATTCAACAGTGCATCCATCGGCAACAGTTCCAATATGGGTCGCCAAGCAGCATCCGTGTTGCCCGCATAGGTCTTCACGTTACTCGCACTACCGATGACCGCATAGACCGTGTATGTGGCACCTCGACTGTTAGCCTTGTTAACGTCCGTGGCTTGAGTCTCTTGGGTCCACGAAGCCATCGTACCACCCACACTGAGTGCACTAGCAGCTTGAGCATCCCACTTATCGGCGATGTTACCGTTACCCGACGTACAGACTCGACCCAACAGTTGTTGCCATTCGCTGTTCGACGATTGTGGGTAAGCATCCAGTCCGGCACCCGGATAGGTGGGGTCTGGCCAACCCGTCATCAATCGGGGAATGAAGCCCCACGTAATCGGACCCTCCACCTTCGTGATCACGTTGTGTTGCCACGCTGCTGGCGTCGCCGGGTAAGCACCGTTCGACTTGGTCCCGTAAACGAGACCTGCCCCGTAGATGTCGTTCCAACTGATGAAGTTCTTAAGCTGCTGGTTCGGGACGTAAAGGATCTTCCCGTTGTAAGCAAACTTAAACCAGTACAGCCCTGCGGTGAAGCAGTCAACACCGAAGTTAGTGAAGTTCAACAACCGACCCAGTTCCAACGCACCAAACAATTCAGTGGTTGTTGTGGTTCCGAAGTACCCTAAAGTAAGGGTGCCGTATTTCAAAGTTTTGGGGCCAGGGCCAGAGGAGCCGTAATAGCTCCCTACTGGGGCTTTCCCAAGCATCATTTCTAACATAATTCTTCACCCTTGTTAACTATAGCACACCCCACGGTGTGCTATGTATGTCGTTAATTTAGGGGACCAACTCCAGAACTGGCCTCCATCCGTAACCTGGATAGGCAGTGTCATCTGGTTCGTACCAAATGCCTGCAAAGCCTGGATAACCACGCAACAGGTGACCACCAGAAGTACTGGCCTCTTTACAGATCTGCAATTCCCCGTTGGAAGTACCGCCGGTCCAACCCATGTCGGATGGTGTGTTCGTACCCCAAGCGCCATCACTACCTGGGTAGCTAGTAGTCACGCGCAGGAAGTAGTTGTTGTACTCACCACCGGCAACGCCGGATGGGTCGCTTCCATCACCACCAGTCATGGCCCGAACTTTGTACGTCAGTCCGCCGATCACCACTGTTTTCGTACCGGTAATCAAACCGAGGACATTAAGCTGGGTCCACGACAATGCTTGACGGATAACCTTCTTCGGCATGTAGAACGTTTTACCGGCGTCTACGAACTTCAACCATGGGGTCGTATCGTTAACGAGCGTCCCGGTAGTGAAGCCCACCGCAGCGGCCAAAGCAGAACCACTAATGAAGTCGGCTGCCTGTACCTCACCTTTAAATGGTGTGGCTGGTATGGTAGATTTCTTGATCAACATTGGCCGCCAACCGTACCAGTTTTGTGGCGTGTTAGCATCAATGTACCAGATGCCTTTAATTTGGGCACCAGACTCTTGAGAAGCCGAGTCACTACCCCGTGTGAAGTGTGAGGCGGCACTGCCATCGGCACAGATGGTACCTACACCTAGTTCATTCGAGCCATCGACAGTTGCAACCCCCAACATTGGTCCTGTGTAGTCGGCCCAATGGAGAGCGTCTACTGGGAAACCAGCTCGGTCAGCCATGGTGTAAATGTTGTACATGTAACGGTTCCAGTCGCCGCCGGCGTTAGAAGGACCCACACCACCACTGGTAGCGTTCAATGCACCCGTCATCAACCGGATCACATAGACCACGCCACCAATGGTGATTTCTGCTGACCCAGTCAAACCGCGTGCGTTGAGCTGTTCCCAACTCACGTTGTAACGGATGGGTTTCTTGGCGATGTATAACTCCAACCCGTTGTCTTCGATGTAGTGCAACCAACCACAATCCCTGTTCATCAGAGTGCCCGCAGTTAGACCCACTGCTGTCGCTAGGGAATCTCCGTAAATGAAGTTCACAGAAGGAACCACACCTTTATAGGGAGTCCCAGTAGGAAAGGTTAGCCCTGAGTCATCTGCTGCTGCTGCGGTTTGTTGCAATCTCCCGCCGTTTAAGATCTCTAACATTTTGTCTCCTCCAATTGGGGGACCCCTACTGCAAAAAAAGAGAGCTGGAACACCACCACACAAGAGGGTAGTGACTCCCCTTGTGTGGTGGTTATTCATCAGACAGAGGCACCAACAGTACCGATCCACTTTGTACCGTCCCACAACAGGGTAACGATGGTAGTAGACGCACCCAATGTAGGGGTAGCACCACCGCTCCACGTAATGGTTGGCCAAGTGATTGTTGCAGCCCCTTGGATGACCAGAACCACAGTCATGGTCCGTGTTGCACCCGGCACCGTACCCGCTTTGAACGAGATCGTGGTAGCCGTGGAGTTAGCCACAGACCACACGTTACCGATAGCCAGGTCGAGGACACCAGCCGCAGCAGCGTTCATCTTCAGGTCGTAGACGTCCAAGGACACCCAAGCACCGTTCTTACGCAGGTACTGTTTACCGTCTGACGCAGCATCTGCAAACCCAGGGACGATCGTAGCCCAAGCTGCACCCTTACGAGCGTAGTAGTTGGTATCGTTTGGGGCATCGGCCAGCGAAGCTGGGATGATAGCCCACGCCAAACCTTTACGACCGTAGGTGTTAGCGTCGTTAGGTGCGTCAGTCAGGTAAGCTGGTGCCGCAGTCCACGCACCGTTACGGCGAGTGTAGTACGTGCCGTCAGATGGAGCATCAGCTAGGCGGGTGTCGATGATCCAAGCATTACCCTTACGGACATACTGGTTAGCATCGTTAGGAGCTTCAGCGATACCTGCTGGTACAATAGCCCAAGCGCCACCTTTACGCATGTAGCCGTTGGCGTCGTTTGGAGCATCTTGTAGAACAGCTACCCACGCCAAACCTTTACGACCGTACGCCGTAGTATCGTTCGGGGCATCTGCAAGTCCGGCTGGGATTACAACTTCCACCCAAGCCCCGTTCTTACGAATGTATTGCTTGCCATCACTTGGTGCTTCAGCCACAGGGACTGCTACCCAAGCGCCGTTCTTACGAGTGTAGAAGCCACCGTCAGATGGAGCGTCAGTCAGACCTGCACCAGGGATCACTACTTCCAGCCACGCACCGTTCTTACGGATATATTGCTTACCGTCGAGGGGTGCTTCAATGACCGGAAGTTCGAACCAGGTACCGTTTTCACGACCGTACAACTTACTGTCTTTCGGAGCTTCCAGTACGTCGACTTTAACCCACGCACCGTCTTTACGAGCGTAGTAGTTACCGTCAACCAGCGCTTCCAGTACAGTGATCTCTACCCACTGATCGTATTCACGGGCGTACAGTTTACCATCGTTAGACGGACTGTAAACGTTACCACCGCCCATGTGACCGAGCGATACCCACAGAACGTCAGTAGACTTTCTGAAGTACTCCATGGAGGCAGTGTTCAGATAGTAGTCGCCACGACGACCATCAATCGGTCCCGGATCACGAGCCAGCGAGACCCACGCAGTACCCACGTCACCTTTGTCACCGGTGAAACCTCGAAGACCCTGAATACCTTGGATGCCTTGATCACCTTTGTCACCCTTGTCGCCTTTGATAGGCCCCAAGTTCTCGTAGGCGGCACCCGTCCAGCCCCAGAAGTTCTGTCCGATCAGGTAACCTTGACCGAGAGTACCACTGCCGGGTAGATCAGCAGAACTAACGAGTTTCCCGACGATCGTGATACCAGGACCCATCGGACCGTCGTTACCCTGAGGACCGACGATGTTACCGAGGAATACCCAAGCAGTACCGTCGTAGGAGTAGACATCACCAGCACCCACGATGTAACCGTCGCCTTGAACCATTCCAGTGACGGCGTTCAAGTCAGCGATCAGAGCGAGATGACCTTTAGGCTTGAAGTTCTGACCGGCAGGGCCCTGAGGACCAATGTCACCGATCAAGCTTTCCAAGAAGTCATTGATGGTGAGGATGGAAGGGTTAACAAACTGAGCCAGCTCCAGAGCCGACGCACCAGCAGGACCCGTCAGGTCACCGAGGTTAATCCAACCCGTACCGTTGTACGACCACAGGTGACCTCTGACCATATAGGTCCAGCCGATTTGTGGGTTAACAACCGCATTCAACAACCCTGGATCAGTCATGATACCTTTGGCGATCATGGCATTACCAGTGTCGCCTTTAGGACCACGAGGACCCTCTGGACCTGGAGGACCTTGAACTACCCCGAGGTCAATCCACTCAGCGCCATCCCAACCCCAGAAGTGACCAGCAATCAAATAACCGTCACCCAAGTTACCCAGTGCTGGTAGCTCACCAACCGTATCGAACTTACCTTTCAGGGACAGACCGGCACCGAGGTCACCTTTAGGACCGATCGGACCTTCGTCGCCTTGATCCCCTTTCGGACCCACGTAAGTACCACAGTCAACCCACGCACCGCTAATCACAACGTAGAGGTTCTGACCAGCGATCCACGCGGAGAAGGCAGGTACAGTAGTCGCATCGGGAAGGTTTCCAACGGCAGCCACCTTACCAGCAATGATCAGGCTTTGTCCTGGATCACCCTTAGGACCAACAACTGTATCCCCTTTGTCACCCTTAGGGCCAGCAATAGACAGCAACCACTGCTCGAGTGTTCCGAGGTATCCAGCCTGCAAAGCCAAGTCATAGTTCGACTTACCTTTGATACTGTCCAACCATTGGGCCAAGGTACCTACGAAGCCTTCTTCTTCAACCGCCAACTGGTAGGCAGAGAGACCTTGAACAACACCGAGGTCTTCCCAGTCTACGCCGTTCCACAACCACAAGTGGCCTTGGATGTAGTAGCCGTCGCCACCAGCGTTACCGTCGGGTGGTAGTTCCGATGGATTTTCGAACTTACCCAGGACAGAGATTGCGTTAGCTGGAAGACCTTTAGGGCCGATCGGACCATCGTCACCTTTGTCGCCTTTAGGACCAACCAAGCTTGCGAGGTATTGATCCAAAGTACCAGAGAAGCCTGTGGTAATCGCCAGTTGGTAGTTGTTCAAACCCACCAGTGAGTTCAGCCACTGACCCAAGGTACCTTGGTAGCCACGGGAAACCGCTAGCTCGTAAGCAGACTTACCGCTAGGGCCCACTTGACCAACCTTGGCCCAACCCACGGTATCCCACACGTACATCGCTTCGGCAATGATCCAGCAATCGCCAGAGAGGTTATCCCCGTTAGGCAACTCAGAGATGTCCGCCAGAGAACCCATGATCCGCAGGCCGATCCCGTCGTGACCTTTCAGGGACTCAATCCACTCTTCGAACGTGCCGGGGAACCCACCTTGGATTACCGCAACGTCGTACGCTGAGTAACCCTGGATACCACGGATCACACCAACGTTACGCCACTCGTCTTCCACCAAGGTGTGAAGGTCAGCCCCGATGATCCAAGAATCACCCGGCTTGGAGTCACCAATGTTCGGTAGGTTGTCCGTGCTCTGCAAGGTACCCAAGATGCGAATCGAGGTGCCATCCTTACCCGAGGTGATGACATCAGACAGAAGAGCTTTCTTACTACCCCCGTCTTGAACAACTTCGATTAACTCAGCACCCGTCAACGGGCCTGCTGGGTCCATATTTGAAATTTTACCCATTGCAAAATACCTTTGTGAAATTGGGTTCCTGTTTAAGCCGCGTCCTCAAGACGAATCGTACCGTCCTCCTGCAACCTGACGCTACCGTCTTCTTCCAGCCGCTGATTCGACGCTATAATGACAAGCGTGATCGGTAAAGAACCGGTATAAAGCAACGAGCTAGCTTTAGCCCTAAGCTGAATAGTTACTTCCGTAGTGTCCGGTGCTGGTGCTGGTAATTCGGTGACATCGAACTCAACGTCACTGGCTACCAGATTTAACTGCTGAGCTACGTAGCTCAATGTTTGAGCCAAATCACCTGCTGACGGATAGGAGAATCCTGTTCCCAATACGAGTAACGTATCACGGTGATAATGGACTTCGACTGACCCGGTAAGTTTCTGACCACCTTTGGCAGTTAATACCACCTTGGTGTTGAACCACGGATCAGTGGGTGATACCGACACGACTGGTGCCGTGTAAGTCACCTGAGAAGCTAGGAGGGTTTTGTTAGGACTGGTTCCATTGATAGCCGCGAAAAAGTTCTCTTCGGCGGTTTTCACCGGATCAATCTGTAATCGGTTAGTCACTACGCCTGACATGACAATCATCCTCTAGATAGAGTACGGTCTCTGGATTAACGACCTCTTGGTCGGGGACACTCGACATAAAGTCCGGGTCGCCCCGGACTCCCCACAGGCGGCACCTAAATTAATTAGGCTACCTTAAATGGGAGCCATGTAAATCCATTCACAAGGGGCCATCGAACTGACAGCCGTAATCCGTGTATAAAGCCACGACATTCGTCGGTTCATACTAATACCGGATAAAAAAATACGTAGGCTACTAGGGCATAGAGGACCGAAGTCCCCCATTCACAGAGTGCTTATGGGTTGATAGTCAGGCCGACCAGTTCTGGGTTTACAACGAGCTGGCTGAGCTGAACCGAACTAGGTTCGATAATGATCGTCAGACTACCCCGATACGCCAAAGAGTTGGGTGAAGCTTTCAACTCTATCACTTCGTCATCCACAAAATCGGTGGGTAGCGGAACGGACAGATCAATGTCTACTAGCTCCAAAGCTGACTTGTAGTGCGCATTGAATCCAGCCAGTAAAGTCGCATGGGTAGGTGGGACTCCAACCACGATTCCTTGTGGATCAGCTAACGTTTCAAACTCCGTCAAATCAATACGGTCGTAGCTAATTTCGACTTCACCGATGAGTTGACTGTTGGGTTTGGGTGAAATGACGACTCTGGTATTTGCGGGGTGTTCTACTCCCGGTTGTTCTTCTGGTGTGAGAGCTGACGGCACGCTAAATTGGACGTCGTCAAGCGTCAAGTTCAACAAGTCTGTCTCGTTGATCAGAGCCAGAACCTGCTCTGCGGATTTCATTCCAATGTGATACATGACGTGTACGCCTACATGGATTGATTAATGTTCGCCGAATTGTTCGACCCCCGTCAAAGCATAAGTCTTTTTGTACAGACAAACGTTATAGCGGAGCACTTATCCTTATAGACACCCCACACCTACGGGGTCCTAACTCTAGCCGTTTATAGGAGCCTCAACGTGATTGTTGATCATACCTTAACCCCGCTACAAAACATCATCAACCTGATCAACGAAACCAACAGTACGGCCTTCACTGCCGACGATTTCGTTCTTTCGGACCTGACGCAAACCGACCTTACCGGCGACATCACGGTAAAGAACTCCACCCTCGTTGTGACCTGTACTCTGAACAACGAGTTCTACGGCAACCAGACTTTGACTTACCGTCGTCTCTATGTTCAAGAGATCGTCAAGTCGACTGACTACGTGTTGCAAACCGGCGACACCTTGGACTCGATCCGTCTGATGATTGCCGATCGTTACAAGATGATCGCTGGTGAATTGGAGTGGGACAAACCAGAACTGGACGTTCCAGTTGACACAACCTCTCCGTACACCCTGCGTGCCAAAGACGGCAGCATGTGCTACGTGGGTGAGCTGGTAATTACGTTCATCCAGAACTAAGCGCATAAAGAGGCCAGCCTTTTGGGCTGGCCTCTATGCCGTCTGTTACATGAAACGTTCTTCCAACTCCTTGGCGATGGTCACCAAGTTATCGAACATCGGCAACGTACCATCCAGAATCAGTGAGGTTTCTGGCATCGACTGGAACCGCTTCAGGAAGCCCTCACGGACGTCGTGATGGTAGTCAATACCTTTCTCCTCAATACGATCCTTACGGCGTTCCTCGTCGGTCTGACGCTTGAACGATTCGGTAGGACAGATGTCGAGGTAGATCACCAAGTCAGGACGGAACCCTTTCAAGGTCATCTCTTCCACAGCCAAGTAGTCTGCTTCAGAAACGTCCCCAGCGTAGTACTGCATTGCGTAAGACGAATCGACGAAACGATCCATCAGCACAATGTTACCCAGTTCCAGATTGGGGATGATAAAGTTGTGCACGTTCTGATGACGCAACGCCATGAAGGTAAACAACTCAGACAACGGGTGGTAGATCTCGTCTCGCTTCTTGAGCAACACTTGTCGCAGCTCAACACCGATTTCTGTACCGCCGGGTTCGTTCGAGTTAACAACCCCGTTGGATACGTTTTCTTCAAGCCAGCTTTTAACAGCACGCAACATCGACGACTTACCACTGAAGTCGATGCCTTCGAAGGCAATGAAGAACGGCTTAACTTTCGTCGTCATGGTCGGTTTCCAGGAACATAGTGATGGATGAGTTGGAGATATACCTCCTCGCAGACATCCCTTCACCTTTTAAATGGATAAAGTCTTGCACTTGGGTAACAACACCAAACCGAATCTTCGTGGTGTTATCGTTTTCGTATAGGTACTGAACCGGCATCCCCGGATAGATCAGAGAACCTTTGGAATGTTCCCACACCGCTTGCACGACCTGTCCCTTACGAGACGAGATCTTCGACAGCGCCGACATCAGGTTTCCAGAGACCCCTTGGGCGGCTTGGACTACATGGTTCAGTCCGTTCCCAGCAGCTTCAAACAACACTTCCGTAGTGTTCTTACCGCGAGACAAAGTCGTGACGTTGTCTTTGGTTGAACCAAAGCTTTCGAAGATACTCTTAGCATCCGTAAACCGAATGCCGTTACCTTCGTCCACTTGACGCGTCGCAGACGTATCAATCGACCGAGTACCACCTGTGGTGATAATGATCAACTGATTAGCTGTTTCACGGTAAGTCCGTTCGATACCCGGCATCCGGTTCTCAGGGATGTTGATCACCGTCAAACCTTTAGGCGAGTCCTCAAAACGTTGTGTGTTAAAGAGGGGCCATACATACCAAGAGCCTTGGTGTAGATAAAAACCGATCTCACTGTTGTAGATGCCACCACACTTGTCTTGCAAGTAGTTGGGGAGCGCCATCAGTGGCGTGCCGTGAGGCACAACGATGTGAGCACGCCGTTCTGTGTTGTCAGCAGGGACGCAATCAATTACGTTAATTGCAACCCCACGTTCAGTCGGCATCTCTTTGGCTTCTTTGGTCAGGATCGTTCGCAACACGTCCATTGGGGTACAACCTTTAAACACCCCACCGGTGGCCACGGAGCGTAACCATTCTGAAGCAGCATCCACCAATTGGAACTGAATCTTAGCCACGCCACCCAAGTCGCCCAGCTCTACGGTATCGAGCAAAGGAGAACTGGATTCCTTGGCGTGACCACGAGGGTCCATCAGCACCGCTGTGTAGGTCATCGTTTCGACCGCACCGTCAGGGTTGACAGCGTCTTCCACTTCACCAATGAACTGGCGTTGGATGATGGCTTGGATTTTGGTTTTCCACGGGTAGACTTTCTTGGTCAACGTACCCATACCGAAGACCACTTCCATGACCACCACGTCTGACACGTTAACCCCGAAGTCACGCACGATGTCAATCGAGAGCAACTTCAAAGGATCAACCTCAGAACCATCGGGCATCCTGAGTTTCACGCTGTAGTCATAATGAACGAGGTTCGCACCGCTCTGGGTGATCTTTGTCACCTCGTTCATTATAGTACTGGTTTCTAACATTAGACAGTCCCTCCACGGCGGCTTACTTCACGAGCAATGACCTGAGCCATTGGACTGTGTTCTGTTGGGACTTCACTCGCAACTTGTTCGGGGGTGGTCAGATCGCGCTTAACCGTAGCCCGGCGACTGATACGATCCAGACTACGGAACAGACGAGAGCCACTGACCTGAGTCGTCATGTGTTGGCGTGCCATTGGGTAGATCTCTTTGGCAAACTGATCCAGCAGCCTCAAGTCTTCCACTGGAACGTCGTCACGACGGTTAGGGTCTTTGGCCACCTCGTCGGTCCAGTCGTTGATGTGCTCCACAACCCACTGGTAAATCTGCTTCGACTCTTCAGGGTGTAACAGAGACAACGCAGCCCCGTCAGCCATGTGTTGAGCCATCTGAGCAACTGTCAGGTTGGCTTTCACGGTGTTCTGAAAGGTCTGGGCATCAATGTCCGCATCACCCGAGGTGTACAGCCCAAACTTTTGAACGTACTCTTGGGAGTACAGGTACATCGCAGGAATCATGCACTCCACATAGTAGTTAAAGATTTTGTAGGCGGCTGTGTGATGCGGCTGTTCCATCATGATTAGTAATCTCGTAAGGCAGTTTTGATGAGGATGAACAGGATTGGAATGTAGTAGAACCGTTCCAAGTTGTTCCAGCGTTTAGCAGTCTGGACCAAGTTCAACAACGTAGGCTTGTGCATCGACTGACCCGTTAACGCACACAGAACCAAGTGTTCCAACTTGGACTGTTCCAATGGCAGGTTGTCGTAAAACGCCTGTGACAGCACGTAGAAGTCACCTTTGTTCACCGGATGGATGTCTGGCAGGGCCTCAAGGCCCACAGGAGCCTCTGGAGGCGCGTAGTGGAAGCCGTTCAGCTCTTTGCTGACCAACACACGGCGTAGCTCTCTATTACGCGCTATGCCCGGCAGGAGGCGTCCTGGGACCAGTGGGTCTTGAACCGAGTACTGGGTGTCTACGACGGTGAGGGTAGAATTGTCGAGTGGGTACACGACGTCCTGCACACCGCTGTAATAGATGCCGTCAAACATCGCGGCTTCTGTAAACAAAGACGACGGTGACAAGCCAGCTTTCTGGAAGCACAGCTCACGCACGTCGTTGTTCAAGTTAACCAGACACGTCCACAGGTTGTGTTCCCGGTACCGCACGTTACCATCAACGTTCAGAGCCCGGATACGCATGATGATGTTGCTGTCACGGTTATCCAGAATCGACAGCAAACCAATTACCATAAAGGGATCGTACGTCACGTTCACTTGGTTCGGAACGCACAGTGTCTGGTATTCGACGTTGAAGAAGTCGGCGAGGTACTGGAACAGCAAGTTGGAGTAACCGGCGTTCAGTTGCGAGATCTGATCGAAGTCACTCGACGCCATGACCGGGTTCTGACCGTGGTGAATAAAGTCGCGTACAAAGACGGACTCCTTCACTACTTTCTTAGCCAAGTCATTCTTGTACTCAGACGTCAGGTAGTCACGCAGGGTGTAGTCGATTTGGTAGCAGGTGTCTTTGAAGATCGCTTTCTTTTCAGTCCGCGTAATCGTAAACACACCCACTCGACCGTCACCAATGTCAGCAAGGAACACGTCCCCGTTGTTTGGCTTGACTCCTGGGTACAACGTCGCCGAACCGGTCACAATAGCGTTACGGTTGTTGTCGTCTTGTTGATAACCCAGTTCAGTCTGTACCTTCAGCTCCAAGTGTCGAATGAGGCGGTACTGTTGGTAGACTGCTTGTTGGTTCAGTTGTAGGTCAGAGGTTTCGTCGTCCGTGTCGAGGACCTGTTGGTAGTAGTCAACGGTCCAACTGGAACCCTCAATGTGAGTCAACAAACTCGACATCGGAATGTAACGGCTGTCCACTACAGCATTGCGAACCTCAGCCGCAATGGCTAAGGGTTCGACAGGTACTGCCTTAGGTGGGACAGTAGGTTTGGAATCCAAGATAGGCATTTACTTGTCCCTTCTGGCAATGATGCCGGTGGCACCAACGGTGAACATACGACGTGACTGGTCACGCTTCCCTTTGTTAATCAGATCCCACAACCAATCCTTCGGAATCAACTTCCCACCAATGATTGGAATCTTGCTGGTGTCCACCCGAGGGTAGAGGGTCTTGATCAACTCAATGGCGAAGATGGGGTTCGTGCGAATGCGGTCAATGGCTTCTCGAGTCAGGATACTCAAGTCTGTCACCAAGCACAGACGCAAGTGCTGTACGTCACGCAAGGTCAGGTCATATGAACTGCGGACATTCAAGTCCACGTCCATCAACACCGAACCGTCTGGCATCGGTTTATCCCAACGGTACAGTTGGAAGTTAAACACCGACTGCGTGTACTTGCTGATGAACGGTACTTCACCCTTGAGGAACTCCAGCGCTGCTGCGGAGAACTCAAAGTCACCGAGGTTGTGCAGACTGACCATGTCACGAGGATCGTTTTCATCCACCCCCAGTAACAGCTCCAAGACAGGACTGGTGCGAGGTACAACCCAGTTCGCCATCCAATCGTCAAACGCTGGAATACGATTACGAGCGAGTGGCTGTAGCCGCTCTTTATACAGCCTCGTGTAGTAGTCCATCAGGAAGCGTTCATTAGACGGACGCCGGGCACGATTAGCCAACTCGTAGACTGGGACGTTAGGTCGGAAACGTTCGTCCACCATCTGGTTGTGAATGACCACTGGGTAGTGAGCCATCACAGCAACCACCTTGTCGTACATAAAGGTGTAATCGAAACCACACTCCCATGGAGCCCCTTCGCCAGCCTTAGCACCCTTGTCAGGTTGTGCTACGAAGTTAAAGCCCCCTACGATGCTTGCCTGACGTTCTGCGATCGCCAACAGGGGTTGGGTTCCCGCTTGTGTCCGAAGCGTTGTAGCGCGTCCTGAGATGTGTTCCTGCACCCATTGCTCCAGCGGCTCATCGTAACCTGCGACTGCTTCACGCATTTCGTGGATTTGGTAGAGGATCAGAGCAATGGAGTCAGGGATTGGGTAGTGGTAGTCAATCTCATGGAGCAGTTCTGCACGCCCTTGTGAGGAACGTACCCGGAACTCGTCTCGCCACTTCTCAGCTTGAGTACTGTCCTGAGCACGGTAACGGAACGAGATAGTTACTTCACAAGAAACGTAGACAGGCTTAACGAACACATCGAGACGTTGATCGTAGAAGACGAACTGGACGTTGTCTTTCTTTACCGCTGAGGTCAGCGTACGGTCTTCGATGTATTGTTCGTCAGCTTCGATGTTGACACGACCATTGAACGGGAACTTGTTCTGGATGCCGGTATCAGTGAGAGTGGTTTGAGGTTGGAACTGAGACTCCGCTTTACCGAAGAACTCAAAGCCAGTATCAGGCGGCAAGCGCATGATCTCAATCAACTGTTTCGCTACCTGAGTAATGGCGGGGCGTGTAATCGAGGTATACGTTTCTGGAAGTTCAACAACGATGTTAGGCATGTCAAAGCTCCAGTAAATGATCATAAGATAAACGGCATAAAGCCCTGAGGCGTTAACCTCAGGGCGATTGCTTAACTTAGACTGATCCGTCCAGCTTCCAAGTCTACCAATGCTTGCTTTACCGCTTGAGCTGTCTTGAGGCGATTGGTACGTTGGTGTAGGGAGTGCAGTGCATGAGACACGCCCAACAGTGCTTGTTGGTTCTCCTCGCTCTTGTACGGGCCTTCTTGACAACCCAACAAACGGTGTTCGCAGATTGCCAACAGGGCTTCGAGGGTGATTCCGTTGAACCCTTCTGCTGGATTCCCTGATTGAAACAGAATGTCTAATTGTCGGGTTGGTGGGAGGTGTTCGTAACCCGGTGTTGGTTGACGGTTGTAGTTATCCATCGTGTTAAAGTTACTGATGCAATACCGATGGTTATCACCACCGGGTCCCTTTTGATCACTGTGGGTGATGGTAAGAGCCTTAGGATCAAGATCAGAGGAGGACACTACGTGTCTGCTAATTTGCATATAAAAACCCTTAGACGGAATGACAGAGCATTTTAAAGACATTAGATACAACGAAGCAGTAAGAAAAAACCAAAAAAAAAACACTGCTAGACAAGCCAGTGTTTTCATACTTAGCCCAGTAGCGGCACTGCGCCGTCAAACACGACAGCTTCACGGTTAGCCACTTTAGCGAAAGGGGCCATATCGAGGAGGAGGATCTCGGTACGTTCAATCACTAGGTCGGGTTCACTGTGAGCTTTGTGCTTCGGTGGAAGCTTGGCCAAGTCTTCTGCGGTGAAGGGTGCACTGGTCTTGCGCCGTTGGATAAACTGACCACGACGGAAGGAGGCTGGGTAGTCAGCGAAGCGTACGCCTTTCTGGTACAGCAGCTCGATGCGTTCTTTACCAGTCTTACCGTGGAGGGCGGTGTGACTGTAGTGTTCACTGGCCGCCATGGTGATAGCGTTCTTGGTAGCGTCCCACTCGCGCCACAGCAACACGTTAGCCGCTTCAGTCTGGTTAGGGACTTGCCACACACGGGAGTCAAAGGTTGGGAGACGTTCTGCGTACTTCGCTGGCAACCGTTCTACGATCTCACGGTAGAAGAACAGAGTCGCTTGGGCTGCGAGGTGACAGTTCATCTTGGAGATGCGTCCGTTGAACCACAGTTGTTTCTTCAGGCTGTCGCTGAACCACACCAGACTGATCTCGTCAGACTGAGTGTAACCCATAGAAGCTCCTGTGTGCTCCACCAAGTGGCGACAGGTAGCAATCATGGCCGCTTGCATGTCTACGTCGTAAGGACGCTTCAAACCGCGTGTAAAGCGAGAGAAGCCACGACCGTCAATCCGTGCAACGATTGGGATCAACGGCATGAACATCCGACCAGCTTCAGCCGCTTCATACATCTTCATCCGATCGCCAAGTTCGTCTTTCATCTTCTTTTCCTTAAAAGGTCTGATTAGGTATAAAAAAGAAAAGCCCGGTTAGGGGCTTTTCTCTGGTGTTACTTACTCAGCAACAAAACCGCGTTCAACCGTGGCTACGTCACCGAGGACACGTCCGATCATTTGATCGAACTGAATCGCGATCATCTGACCCGGAGTAATGGGTTGACCCCAGTTACTCACGTCGAAGTTCGGAGCCATGTCAGGACGCAGACCGATCACGATCGCACGGTCTTGACCGTTTGGAATGATAGCGAAGCCCGAAGCGCAACCGTACGGGTGAGCGCCGTAGCCACCCAACAGCGTGTGTGGCTGGCGCTGGTACTGCGGTTGAGCCGGTGGTTGGTTGTATTGCTCTTCACGCTCACGCACCATTTGCAGGGTGATTGGGTCAACGATCAGAGTGTAACCTTTACCGCCCTCCAGCAGAGCGCCGAACTCAGGGTCGACTTTCGTGACAGCCGCTACTACCCGAGAGAACGGGGTTTGCAGATTGCGTTTGTCGAAGATCGCACCATGGACCAGGTTGGCCATAGGGACCGACAGGAATTTCTTTTCTTCAGTTGCGGTGGTAGTCATTGCATACTCTCTTTCTTAAGGGACGGGGCTCCACGATGAGCCCCTAGGGGGATTTCAGTTACGGTAGCCAGGTGGCACACCGAGACGGTTCATACGAATCCAGCGGTTGATGAAAGCCCGCTGTATCCAACCACACGCATAGTTCACCACCAACACTGGGATCAGCGCCATAGCACCGAAGTAACCAGCGAGGAAGATGAACAGTGCAGTACCGAGGGTGAACTTAACGCGATGAGGACAAGTCTTTAACAAGAATGTCGCACTGCGCTCATCGTTCTTACGCTCGAAGCGATAGATGCCGCGAGTAACGCTCAGGAAGCCAATGCCAAACCACAGGTAGACAATTACGATAAAGGCGGTCATATCACAGAGCCCCTTTGTAGATAGCGTCCAGTACAGGCCACAGGTTCTGGTCAACCTTGAACTCAACGGCTTGAGCTACCGTAGGGCGCATCTTCTTCAGAGCGGTAGTCAGACCACCCAGACCGCGCAGCAGTTCAGCAGTCAACTCGCGAGTAGCGAAGTACTCATTGAATGGAATGCCTTCGATGTGGATAACATCGTTGACGATGGTGTGGTTTACAGTAACGGTGTTCAGGGATTCGGTGTGGATCGAGGTATTGAAGTTCATGGTGTAATTCCTTCTAAGGATTTAGGATTAGGGTACAGCGGTCTTACTTCAACAGCGCCATTGCGTCAGCCAGTTTCTGGTCAGCGCTACGGTTGTCTTTCTCCTGAGCCTTTAACTGCTCTTCGGATTGCTTCAGGGCTTCACGACCTTTTGCCAAGTGTTGAGCGAGGTTAGGGTTGTGGACGCCATATTGAACATTGTTCATTGTGAGTACTCCAGAGTTAATTCTAGTTTATTCACTTAAGTAATATATACTTGAGATTTTTTTAATTCAGATTACACGGGGCATAAAAGCCCACCCCGAAGAGTGGGCTTTTATTAGATTGACTTAAAGTCAGTCGTCAAGAATTACTTCTTGGCGTCTTTCTTGTCGTCTTTCTTTTTGTCGTCGGTACCTTTGCTCGACAGTGCGCGCTCGACCAGGGTCAGGGCAGCACGGACGGCGCTGAAACCAGCGTTGTTCACTTGCAGGAGCGGACGGGTCAGGTCTTTGGTAGCTTTACGCATACCGCTGTTGACCTTGGCCTGGCTCCAGGCTTTACCCAGCTTGCCAGTTTCGGCAGCTTTCACGAAGGTCTCGGTTTGAGCCAGAGCCTTGTCGCGAGCGCTTTCCAGTTTGGTCAGGTACTGACCTTTGGCGATCAGGGTAGCGACGATGCGGTCGCAGTAGTCCAGCATCTCTTTCAGAGGTACGGAACCACCAACGTCGGCTTCAACGCCTTCGTTGACGCTGTGCTTCTTGCGACCCAGGGTCACGGTGCGGTTGGTTTTGTCTTCGCCGGCAGGACCTTGTTCCTGAGAACCGGTGAAGTAGTAACCGCCCAGGGCTTCCTTGGTGCGTGCAGTCAGCTTGGCCGCAACAACAGCGAACTCGCCGTCAGCTTTCTCGATCTCGGCGTTGATGGCCGATTCTTCCAGAGCGTTCTGGGTTTTCGGGTCGGTCAGGAGAGCGCCCCAGTGCTGGTAGTACTTCTCAGCACCGTTGACCATTTCGCTCCAGGAGTCTTCGATCATCGGCAGCAGCAGGCTGAAGCCTTTGTTGATCGAAGCCAGGTCGGACTTGCCCTGATAGTTCAGGATGTCCGGCGAAGGAACTTTGACCTTGCCGCCTTTGATGTCGTGACCTTCCGACTTCAGCTTGGACTGAAGAGCGTCAACGCGCGACTTCAGTTTCTTGGCGCCGCCGATCAGCTTGGCGAAGAAGTTCTTGACCGCAGCGATGGCTTTCATCACGGCGTTCTTGATGGCCTGCCAGATTTTCTTGACGGTTTCCTTGATGCCTTCCATCGAGATGGTGGTGGCAGCAGCTTGACCGCTCGCGCCGCCGAAGGATTCGAGCGAAGGAGTGATCGAGGAAACAGACAGACCCAGGCGACGGGTGTAGCCGTTCACGGCGTGTTGCATGAACAGAGCTGCCTGAGGGTTCAGACCGCCGTCTTCCATGCACGCTTCCATCGAGGCGCAGATGCTTTCCAGGCCTTCGGAAATGTCGCCCAGTTCGGCAACGTCGTCGGAACCTTGTTCGGCTTCGGCGTAGGATTCGGCGGTTTCAGCGATTTCCTGCTCAACGGTGTCGTCTGGGGAAACAACCAGCTCGGTGTCAAACAGAGCGTCGTCTTCCATTGAGACGAACAGGGCTTTCAAAGAAGTAGACATCAGGAGAACTCCATAAACAATTGTTTGATGCAATGATTGCACATGTGCATAACATACACACAGTCAGGGGTAAAGCTTACACGAACTTACCGGCGAGCGCTCTGACGTCAATGGTGGCGTCAGCTTTGGACCGTTTATCGCGCACTTCACCAAACATAATGTAAAGCGAAACTACGAGATCATTCAGCCCACCAGGACGGGAAACCCAAGTCGACACCACGGAACTGTCGGACGAGCCAACCGCTTGCAGGAAGTCTTGGATGTCTTTGCTCGAGCCGCGATCACGATAATCGTTGTTCGGAGAGTGGTTCTCCAGAAGCAGCGCTAACCAGTTCTGGACAGATACCCGGCGCCGACCCGTTTGGATAAAGCGCAGTGTGTCGATCAGAAACTCATAGTTATATCCGTACAAAAACGGATTGTTCTTTTGAGTGTTGATAAACAACGGGAAATTGTTGAAGCAGTTCATTGCCACCATGAGCACACGCTTCTGGTAAGCCCAACCGTTGTGGTTGACCTGACGCTGCATCATCTGGTCGTAGAGAGCGGTGATGTCACCGCTACCCGTTACACGAATGATGTCGCTGCGCGCTGAAGGAGCAATGAATCCACGGGGATACAGATCACCGAAGACTCGATTAATCATTGTAACCCTCCTCCATCTCCGCGATACGCTTGTTCAGCTTCTGCACTCGACCCTCGGTGTAAGCGATCTCCTGCTCCAGCTTAGCGTCAGGCTCGCCACCGTCCTTCAAAGCCAACAGACGGTATTCCAGAGCCCGCTTCTCTTCGATAGCGGCCTTGTAGCGGTTTACCTGCCATTCAGCGATCGACATACGGATGTAGTAGATCGGGTTCAGGCGCACCGGGATGATGCCGAAGTGGAACGGGTCGGTCTTGGTAGCCCCAACAGTCGCTTCCACCGCAGGGATGTCGTCAGGAGCCACTACCATGTCTGGTACAGCGCTGAACGAGCTTTGCATCTTCTGCGTGTTGATCGACAGGATAGCCAGGCACTTGGCGTAGTTATCACGGTTGTCCCAGATCCAACGCTCTTCAGCTTTGGACATCGCTTTCGGCAGACGGAACGGCGAGTTGTCGCTGTCCTGTTCTTCACTGAGGCTCCACAGCAACAGACGACGAGCGTAGCGGCTAGAGAAGCTAGCTACTTCGAGGTACTGGAGAATGTTGGCACGCAGGAAACTGATCGAAGACGAACCGACGTCTTTAGCGAAAGCACGGTCAATCATCTTGCCCAGGACTTCGAGTTTCTCTTCCATGGTGTTCAGCACTTGCCAACTTACAGTCAGGTAGTTGCCGGACGCCTTCTCGATCGTAGCGATCTTCAGGAAGTTCTTATCGTAGTTCAGGGCCTGTTTGCTTTTCAGCTTACCGACACGGTAGAACTCCGACGCTTCACGCAGTGGTGGCAGCGTGATCTCTTTGATCTCGTTACGCACAACACCGAGTTCCTCAGTCAAACGACCTTTCTCGAAAGTCGGCAACATGAGGGAGATGAATTTTTGCAACTTCATAGCGCACCCCTGGGGTTAGATAGACGGGCTGTTGCCCAGTTGGTAGGCCTTGAGGATCTCGGCGACGTCTGGACCTTTGCCTTTGTTAGACACGGCCAGTTCTTTCACGCTGAGTTCGGTAGGGATGGCCAGACTGCGGTGATAGAACGTGACGACTTCCCAATCTGGGTCGACCACGGCCAGGATCATGCAGTAGGTTTCTTTGAAGATCTTCTCGCGGGTGCGGAAGTCCTTCAAACGCCCACCAACGGTGCGTTCCAGTTCTTTGGCGCTGGAGGCCGACATCACGATCAGGTTCGACGCGGTGGCTACAGAAGGCTGACCCGAGAAGATGGCAGAGACGCTGTTGCCTGAACGGCGCTTACGGATTTCTTCGTACAGACCGGTTGGGTCTTTGGCCAGGGTCTTCTTGTGGGAGTCGATCAGATCTTGACACAGCAACAGGTCACGAACGAATTCGAGCTGACCAGCACGCCATGCGTGGAAGCGTTCTTTGACAGAGATGTTCTTGCTGCCAACGCTTAAGATATGAACCAGCTCCTTAGAGCCAATGCCGCTACAGATGAGGCGGACGTTGATTGGGAAGGTTGCACGGCTGCCCTCGGACTCGATTTGAACCTCGAGCATTTTACCGACGGAGAGGTTAGTCAACTCACCCAACATCTTGACGGTATCACGACCCGGTGACATGCCAATGCCTGCACCGAATGGGGCTTCCTTGTTCTCGTCATCGACGCCATTTGCAGCGCGGACATAATCGAGGGCGCTAGCACTTTCTAGGCTAGCGTTAAGGGAACCGAGTCCATCTGGACGACCAGGTACTGGCAGACGGAAACGATAGGCTTCTACCGACTCCATGCTTACAACTGTGGCCACGCCGTTGCTGACGCCGTTCACAACGTTATCAGCAACGTTGCGTTTAGGGTTGAGCTTGTCCAACAGCTTAACCACGTCCACACGACCAACGTTCACCGACAGGGCGACCGCTTGCAGGTAGTAACCACTGAACAGCGAAGTCAGAGATTGCATCAGGTCACCGGCATACGGCAGACTGGTACATTTCTCGTCCATCAGAACAATGGGTTCGACACGAGTCGGTTGGGTGTACTCGATCAACGAGCCGGACTTAGCAGCCCGAATCGTATCCGTCAGTTTGCTGGCCATATTAAGGCCAGTCACAATGTCATTCATCATTTCTGATAATCCCTCGAAGGTGACTTATGGCTAAAACTATCAAAGACGTGTTAAGCGTCATTCAAAAATCAGGTGGGTTCGGCGCACTGGACCAAGCTGCAATCAACAACATGAAGGGCATCAACCACCGAGGTTACGGAAGTCCGTTACCGGGCAACAAAGATAACTACGGCCTGACGTTCTTTACACGCCCTAACCTGAACTTGTCATACGATAATATCGCAAGCCGCCGTATTCTCACGCCGTTGCTCGACGGTGATGGCTTAGCCTCCAACACTTATCAGCGAGCAATTCGCATGACACTTGATCCGTATCTCGGAGACCCGGCGATGTACAAAACCGGCGACCCCAATCGGGCACTCAAGATGTTGACGACTGACCTGATTGATCAGAAGAATGCGTTCATCCCACTGTTGACGAACAACCTACTTTCGATCAGTGGTTGGCCAGACTTGCAGGTTGAAACATTCACCTCCACTCCGGGCAACTACCAAGAGTCATGGAGCATGGTTGACAGTGCTTCACGCTTCTTCGAGACGTATGAACTTCAAGCCAACTTCAGAAACATTGAAGGTGACCCGATCTCTGCGATGTTCTCTACTTGGTTACACTATATGTCAGGGGTTTACGAGGGATCTATGGTTCCTTACCCAAACAATCTGGCTGAGCGTCGCATTGATTACCAGACCCGGATCTACCGGCTCGTACTCGATCCATCCCGACGTTACGTTCAAAAGATTGCGGCGTGTGGTGCAGCCTTCCCCGTGAACTCACCGTTGGGTAACTCGTTCAACTATTCGATGGAAGGACTCCCGTACAACGGCGACAATGATCAGATCTCGATTCGCTTTAAAGCGATGGGTGCCGACTACTTGGACCCGATCACCATTCAAGAGTTCAATGCTGTGGTTCAGATCTTCAACCCCCAGATGAAAGGGGATGACTCTGACCGTCGTCGTTCGTATCGCAAGGCCGAGTATGAAGAACTCAAAGCCTACAACTATCAAGGCTACCCACGCATCGACCCTGAGTCACACGAACTCGAGTGGTGGATTGATAAAGGCCAAAGCGATAAGACGGCTGCCGGAGTGAAGAGCGCTATCTCGGGCATCGACTATTCACAAATGACCAATTTACTGAAAGGTTAACCAATGGCCACCTCAGTTTCAGACTTGATGGCGCAGATTGACGCCGTCCGCTTCAACCCTTCGGCTATTCATCAGCTCTCGCTGAAGTTGCTGGAGGAAGTCCGTAATGGAGAACGTGTGGTTGTTGACCCGACTAACCCGTTCATGTTCCTACTCGAAACCAGTGCTGTGAACGTGGCGGCTGCGATGGCTGCTAACGAAGCCAACACCCGGAAACAATACGGTGTGATGGCGCTGACTGAAGACGAGATCTATCACCACATGTCCGATAAGGACTACCTCGATCGGTTTGCTAAACCGTCTCGTACCACTATTACGATTCTGGTGAGTCGTGAAGAGATTATGGCCCGTGCTGTAGCGACTGGTCAGGGTGGGATGCGTAAGCTGGTGATCCCTCGACACAGTGAGTTTACTGTAGCGGGTTATCAGTTCACGATGCAGTACCCGATTGAAATGCGGGTGATGGCCAACGGTGGCTTGCAGATCATCCATGACGTCTCGCGTCAGTCTCCTTTAATGAGCCTGTCGTCTAACGTGGTGGATTACTCGTTGGCGAACATCGACGGTGTGATCTACCTGATGATTAAGGCTCCGGTCTTGCAGATGAAGATCGACGTCAAGTACCCGAAGATGACTTCGGCTGCGGTGTTCGACACTCGATACGACTTCAACAACAAGTATCACTTTGCACGGGTTTACCAAGCGAGTGCTACCGGTGAATGGGTGGAGATGCGTACCACTCACTCGGACCAAGTCTTCGACCCTCTCACACCCACTGCGGTGCTGCGTGTGTACGATGGCAAGCTACGGGTGAGCATTCCGCTGATCTACCAGTCAGCAGGCTTGGTGGACTCTGAGCTGCGTGTGGAGATCTATTCCACCGTGGGACCACTGAACCTGATCCTGAACAACTACGAACCCGGTGCGTATACCGCCCGTTGGGTGGACTACGATGCTGACGATGCAGGTATCTATTCGTCTCCTCTGGCGCAGTTGAATGCGATCTCTGTGTTCTCTGACTCCGTCGTAGCCGGTGGTGAAGACGCTCTGTCCTTTGACGCTCTGCGGGAACGAGTCCTGATGAACAGCTTGGGGGCTCAACAGCTTCCAATCACCAATGCTCAAGCGACGTCGAAGTTGGCGAACTTGGGTTACAACCTGACTGTCAACTTGGACACCGTGACTAACCGTCAGTTCTTGGCGACACGCATCCTCCCACCGCCGACTGACAAGTCTGTGATCTCGGGTGTGGCCTCAACGGTTGCTACTTATCAGGCCTCGTTTGACAGCCTCAAGCAGCACCCTGACATCCGCGACAACGGACAGCGCCTGACGATCACCCCTAAGGTACTCTTCGAGGGTAACAACGGCTTATACAGCGTCGTACCGAAGCCTACGGTCGATTCGTTGCTAGCGCTGCGTGGTAGTGATGCATTTATCTCCACGGTTGAAGAATCGAAGTATCTGGCGTCGCCGTTCTACTACGTGTGGGACATCTCGGACGACTTGTTCGATTGTCGGATGTATCACCTCGACTCTCCAGAGATCGACTCCAAAGTGTTTGTTCAAGAGAACGACACGACGGGTTTGGTGGTAGCAACGGCGATGCAGGGGTTGGAGAAAACTGATGCCGGCTACCGTCTGGTGATCAAGACCAAGTCCAGCGTCGAATGGAAAGCTCTGCGGGATGATCAAGTCTTCGTACAGTTGGCCTTCCAAGCACACGGTGAGAGCACTCGAGCGTATCTGAACGGTACGTTGATCGGTCGTGACGTAGACACTCAGGAACGGATCTATGAGTTCTTGATCCACACCAACTACGACGTTAGCTCGACTGACGGTCTGACCATCACCAACTTCAACATCTTCGGTATCGACCAGAACTGTCCGATTGATCTGGGGGCTACCTTCGATTTGATCTACTGCGTGACGGACTACTACTACTTGGACATGAAGAGTTCGGACATCGACAACATTGCAGGTTCTGCGCTGTTGCCCGATGGTTACGTGGGCCTGATTCATGAGCAGTTGAACATTCATTTGGGACACACACTGTCGACCTTCTGGATGAACAACCGTTCCGTAGTGGGGACTGCCGACTATCTGGTTCACCCGGTGGACGTTTACGCTACCTACGAACAGAACGTCTACGAACGCGATCCAATCACCAACACCATTAAGGTGACGATGGTTGATGGCGCTGCGGTCTTCAACATCCTACATAACGCCGGGGACTTCATTCTGGACGTGAATGGGGAGAAGACCTACAAGCACCGCAGTGGTGAAGTTGTGTTGGATAACAACGGCAAACCTGTGATTGCAAACCCTCGTGGGATGCTGCGGCAAACTGATCTGTTCTTGATGGACGGGCTGTACTACTTTGCTACTGATCCAACGGCGAAGGCTTACGCGGCTTCGGTACCGAACACGATCGTGGATTGGATGGAGAAAGACATTACTCCGATCGCTGAAGGTCTGCTCGAACAGTCTGAGTTGTTCTTCCACCCACAGATCACTTCCGGTAACACGGATGCCTTGGTGTTGGAAGGGTTCGAGATCGAGATTGAAACTGAACAAGCCCTGACTGTGAAGTACTACATGACGGATGCTGGTTACAAGAACGCTGAACTGCGCACCAGCCTGACTAAGACTGCTATCGAAGTGATCAACAATTCCTTCGGGTCCAGTTCGGTCGTGGTTAAAGACATGGCGAGTAAGATCCAGTCTGCGGCTGGTGATGATGTTATCACCGTGGCGGTACAGGGTCTGGGTGGTGGTGTTCCGGGTTACGACATTGTTACCCTCACGAATCAATCTGCTCGACTGGGTATCAAGAAGAAACTCTTGAATCTGGCGGACGGATCGTACACTGTGGTGGATGACGTTGAAGTACTGTTCCTGAAGCACCGCGAAAGCTGACGGCATAGAGAGGCTCCCGCAAAGGAGCCTCTCTTTATGCCCTTACTTCTTGTTCAGCTCACGCAGTTTGTTCTTGGCGTCAGAGTCGCTAGAACTTACAATCGTTGCAACCATCGCCGAATTGGTAGTGCCTGCTGCACGGTTAGCCATTTCAACGATCTTGTTACGCTGAGCAATGATGCGACCAGTCAGACCGTAGAACATCCGCACGACGTCCATCATTCGACGCATGGAAGTGATGCACTGGCGCAGAGCGCGGTCTACATCCACACCCACGTTCTTGTTGAAGGTCATCCCGTCCAGACGCTTGATTTCCTTTTCCAGCGAAGTCAGACTCGACTCTGGTTTAAGCTTGCCCAGCGGACAGGATTCAACCTTGAAGGCTGCGATGTCTTTAACGGTTTTATCCCCGTTGAAGCCCGCGTGTGCCGCCTGACCCAACTGACTGGTGATGTGATCGTTGATCTCACGCATGTCGGCTTGGTAGTTCACTGGCGACGAAGTCACCCGAAGGATCGGAATGAACAGACTACGGATCGCAGGATCGTCATCATGGATTTCGATACTGTTGAGGGTCGTCATGACGCGAGCAGCAGCCATGTGGTCGCCACTGTTGTCCTTACGACCTTCTTTCTCGATCAGGCCAGCCATCAAGTGCATCTTTTTGATGATGTCCGCGAAGGTCTTTTCTGCACCACCGAGGGTACGAGTGATCGCACCGCCAGACATGACGTCACGCAGAATTGGATTCCACATGCCAGCCATTTCAGTGTAGATCGGTTCAACGCGCTCAGACTTACGGTGAGCGAAGTCTGATTTCATTTCTGAAGTCATCAGGCGCTCGATCTGTTCGTTCTTGCGAACCGTCTCTGACAGAGTAGCACCAGCCTTGATAGCCGAGTCAGTTGCTTTGTCCCCACCTTTAAAGAGGGAGATCAGCCAAGCGATGATCTTGGCGAACAGTGCCGATGCAGCCAACACCGCAGCACCAATCAGAGCGATAGCGCCAACCTTCAGCGACTCCATAGCGATCTGGTAATTGGTGTGCGTTGGGTTCTTGGTGAACGAGTTGAACTTCACGTCAGTCGGCAGCAAGTGCATGGCTGGGCGAATCATCTTCTGCGAAACACCTTGAGCTGTCTGCATGTCGTTGATAACCATCTCGATGTCGAGAGCTACCGACTCCAACGAGGCAAGCTGCTCTTCTTCATCAAGCGTGTCTGGGGCCTCGGGGAAGCCCTTAGAAGTATCTCCGAATGTCATGGCGAACTCCATTAGAACACGCTGTTGGCTTTAAAAGCATCCACCAGGTCTTGGTTTTCGTACACGATCCGGTACTGCTGACCGAGTTGGCAGGAAACTGGGTCAGTGATCTCGCCACACAGGACGAGGTTCTTCAGCAGACTGGAGACCGCTGGATGAGTCGGTTCGTGTACCAGACGGTAACGAGCGATCCACAGTTTGAAGACCAACTCTTCGACCACGTCCATTTCGATAACGTGTTCTTCGTTGATGGTGTTCAGTGCAGTACCGATGTTGGCACGCAGGGTGTTACGGTACCAGCCCTCTGGGGAGTCCAGGCGGCTAGTAGGCAACGGCAACTGAGTAGCCAGAGCGTCAGCTACCATCAGGCTGGTAACTTTGCTACGGTCAGCAAACTGCACCTTACCCCAGTCCAGTTGTTGCTGGATGACGGTAGCGATGGGTTTAATGTCAAGCATGGGTGGCCCCTATTAAAATTTGAGGTTGGTGAGTTTTTCAGCGGTCACGAACAGTTGGTTGTTCACCATCTTCTCGAGTTCGACTTGGAACTGAAGTTGTTGGTACTGACGACGACCACCAGGCAGGACGGAAGTGTAGAACATTTCCATCAGAGTCCGCTTGTCGTCAATGTTCTTGAGCAGCGCGTCGATCGCTTCGATGTCGTCGATCCAGGCCTTACGTTGCTGGGCCGGCACAGACTGATCTTTGAGACCCGCTACCAGCTCACGCTTCATACGAGCCAAACGAGCACCCGGTTCATCGTAGAGCTTCATGGCAGGGTTGATCAGCAACACGAGGAAGATCAACCCGAAGGTTGGCAGGATCAGTGCGAAGAACAACAGGACACGAATCAGCGTTGCGAACAGGTGAACCGCTGTCGATTGATACGAAGGACCACCACCATAGTGGCGATGGATGCGATCCAGACCCGTGGCGAGGTGACGACCAGCGCCTTGACGGATGGCGTATTGATCCGCCAGCGCTTCAGTAGCCGTGATGTCGTACACAGCCGAACCCGTCGCGGACTTGGCGTTCAGGATAGCCTTACGCAACACCACAGTTTGGAATACTTCCTTACTGGTGCAACGAACCAGGGCCTCTGGGTCTTCGAGGTCGATCTCCAACGCCTTACACGTTTCATCCACGATCTGTGTACGTTTGATCAGGTCGTCAGACTTGAAGAACGCTTGAGTGGCTGCGTGCAAAATTACGTTCGTCGTTAAGGTATGACCGAGGAACTCGTAGTACGTGAACAAGTGACCGATCTCGTGGAGCATGATCGCAGCACGTTCTTCGTCAGACATCAGCTTGGTATCAACCAGCCCTCTGTGGACGAATACTTGGTGTTCGATCTCCGAGAACACGCCGCCGACTTTACCGTGTTGGAGATCAACCCAACCCTTAATAATGTCGCTACGTTTGGCCTTGATGAATTTCTTCACATCGGTGTTGTCGATGTGGGGTTTCCACCAGTCGTAGATCAACGGGTTGTTCTTATCCACCATCGGCGGAATAACGTACGCGTTGATGTCGTTGGACTTGTCGAGGTTGAACTTGATCTTCAAACCAGTGTGCTGTTTGACGATTGCTTCAAACCCAACCCCGGCGACGGCCTTCGGATCGTTGGTGGTCAGGCCTCGCAAACGCGCGAAGGCAAGTACCAGATCCTTGAAGAACATCTCGTTTTGTACTTGAATGGCCTCTAGGCCAATGGATAGTCGTTTACTGGATAACATGTCAGCTCCATGGGCGGCGGTTGGGCTGTTAAAAAAGATGACTCATAATGATAGTATGGGCTAAACCGGACTAAAGGAAATCACGGTGACAGAGCAGAATTACAGCGAAGAAGACATTGTTGGCGTTGAGTGCAAACATGCGGTGTATTGCGTCCCTCGAGACCGTGATGACCGTGACGATGCGATCTTCGTTAAAGAGGTTGTACACCTCAAAGACGGGCGTCAAATCCCACGCACCAAACTCGAGGAGAACTACAAACGTACGTTCTACCTAGAGCGTAACCAGAACTACAGCGAGAAGAAGACTCAGCAGAAACTCAGTCGTCTGCAACAGTTCTCGTGTACCCAACGTAACCTGATGCCGTCTATCGGTCGTGCATTAGGTCGGGGTAAGATCAACGGTGGTTTACGGACAGTTGCTCGTAACCCGTACCTGTACGGTGCGGACATCACGACACCGACTCTACTCAAGCAAGAGTATCGTGACCGGGCGCCGAACTGCATCAGTCCCAACAAGGTAGCGGTGTTCGACATCGAGACCGACGTTGTGAACGGTACGGGTGACACACCAATCTGCATGGCGTTGACGTTTAAGGATCGGGTATTCCTCGCGGCTAGTAAAGAGTGGGTGGGTTCCAATCCGAACTACGTTGAGCAAGTACAGAAGGCGGCTCAGAAGTACATCGGCGACCACATCGAGAAGCGCAACATCACGCTCGAGGTTCAGGTCTGTGATACTCCGGGCCAGATGATCGTTGAGACCTTCAAGCGCGCTCACCTGTGGCAACCAGACTTCGTTACCGTCTGGAACATCGACTTCGATATTCCAAAGTGTCTGCGTGTGCTGGAGAAAGAAGGTATTGATCCGGCTCAGGTGTTCTCTGATCCCTCCGTACCTGAGAAGTACAAGTTCTTCAAGTACAAGCAAGGTAACGCTACCAAGACTACCGCAACTGGTCGTGTGGATTCCATTCACCCAGCGGAACGGTGGCACACTGCGGAATGCCCTGCGAGCTTCTTCCTGATCGACTCCATGTGCGTCTACAAGCGCATTCGGATGGCGAAACAGAACGAGTCCTCGTACAGCCTCGATGCGGTCATGAAGAAGAACCTGAAGGACTTGGGGAAACTCAAGTTCGCTGAGGCAGATGCTTACACTGGTTTGCAATGGCACATCTTCATGCAAGACAACTACAAGATCGAGTACTCGGTCTACTGTATCTTTGACTGTGTGGGCGTTGAGCTGTTGGATGAGAAGATCAAAGACTTGCAGTTGGTTATCACCACGCAGTCCAAGGCTTCTGAGTACACCATCTACAACTCTCAGCCTCGCCGTCTGGTAGACGACTACTATTTCTTCTGTCGTGACCGTGGCTTCATTGTCGCGTCGTGTTCAGATGAAATGGTACACGAGTTGGATCAGTACGTCACTGACATGAAAGGTTGGATCGTTACCCTACCTTCTCACCAGTGTGTGGATAACGGGCTGGACATCATTGAAGAGATGCCTAACGTGCGGACGTACATTCGTTCTCACGTAGCCGACTTGGACATCGTGTCAACGTATCCCAACGTACAAGTGATCCTGAACATCTCGCGTGAGACCACTCGCCGTGAGCTGTACAAGATTGCGGGTTGTCCTGAGCGGGTACAACGGATGGCCGGTATCAACATGACTGGCGGACACGTGAACGCTGTGGAAGTGGTGTGCAGTGTGATGAAGGCTCCGAACTTCGACATGCTGTTGGAAGACTTCATGGCCGAACAAGCGGCATAAAAGGCAGGGGTGCAAACCCCTGCTGTATGCTGTCATCTAGGTGCACGCCACACACCCAACTTCTGCTTACGGATTACTTCTTCTAGACCACGGATGTCATCTTGGTCTTTAGGACGATTCAAGGAACGCTTGAACTTAAGGATTTCCTCAGGTGACCACATCCCTACGCCGTCGATCACCACCACCGCAATGTTGGGATTACCTCGATTGACATCCACCAATGGGGACATCTCAATCATCTCCATGTCTGGATTGTAGTACTGCTTGACCTTGAACTGCTTGGACTTCTTCCACTTGTCGTAAACCTCGGGAGGAACATCCATATCAATGTCAGAGGTGTGCTTGCGGATACCCAACAGTAGGCACCCGCCCCCGGCCAACACTGGTGCTTCTTCTGGCTTGAGTTTGTACTTGTGGATGAACTTCAGGTACTCCCAAATAAACTCATCCCTCGATAATACCTTTACCCCATCAACCACCATGACCTAACTCCCACAGAGAATCAATCTACGTAGGATATGCAAAAAAAAAAGAAGGGGTGCGAGCCCCTTCTTTATGCTGTCTTACAACTTATCTACCAACTCACGCTGAAGAGCTAACTCGTAGTCGAAAGCTTGTTGATACATTTCAGGGTAACGAGCGTAACCATCAGTACCAAACTTCTCCTTCACATGTTCAATGGCACCCTGACGAGCATCCTTCTCACCGTAACCTAGGGCTAGGCGATACTGAATAGCGCGCTGTAAGATTGTCTCTACATCGGTGGTAGGGAAACCTCGATCGGCAGAACACATCAGTTCAGCAAAGTCACAGCTAAACGGTTCAGTTCCAGAAGCACGATGTTCACGGCAACCAGCAGCAACCAGCTCACGCTCACCAGGCTTCAACACACAGATCATCGGTAGATCCGTAGTGAGTATCCATTCAGCAGACATCTGATGATGATTGTGACGAGACCATGCAAACATGTCGTGGAAGAACGCTACCATCAAAATCAACTTGGGTGAAAACTTCAACCCCAACTTCTTATTGATGTGGTTAGCACACTTCTCCACTTCCAAGAAATGTTCAATCCGATGGGCAGCATCATTCAGTTCCCAGACTTTGCTGAATTCATAGATGATTTGTTCACGGTACGAGTCGACACGATTCATAAAGACCTTCTTAGGTTAGTTGATTCACTCGAGTAATATGTACTTGAGTTTGGTTTAAATGTGGCATAAAAAAGAAGGGGCGTGAACCCCTTCTCTATGTCGTGTTACAGTGAAACACCGGTACCTGGTGGCTGGATGTCTTTCAGTTGCATCAGTACGGGTTGCTCAACGCTCTCCGAATCGTAGCCTTCTTCTGTCGGGAGGATATTGAACTGATCAGCAATCAACACTTGGAGCACACGGCTAACACGACCACGGGTGTTAGTAATCAACTCCATGGTTTTACCCACCACCACGTCAGTGACTTGGAAGCGTACAGGCTGTCCCGCTTTGTTAGTCATCCAACCCTCGTAGATTCCAGGCTCGATGCGTGGGAACTCACTGATGTAACTGTCAGCCACCTTGGCCACCACCCCTGACAACACGTCAAGACTGAGAGCCGCAATGGCGATGACTTCCAACCCAGCCTGAGCAGTCAGCCCCACTGTGTATACGAAGTTGACCCCTGACTCGTTATCGAAGACTTGCTGGAGCGTGTAGCCGTGCTCAGCAATCAGGTCGTCTTCTTTAGCGTGGAGGTGGGCTCGTACCACAGTCATCTGGAGCTGACCGATGGCCATTAAGGAAATACACTTTTCACGCATGAAGCGGAAGTAGTCGTCACGACTGAATCGAGCCACTTTGAAAGGGGAGGTTTGCCAGCCGCTAGCCAGTTGTTCCAACAAATGCTGAGTGAGGATAGTCGGGTGCCGCCGGAGGATGTCGAGTGTGGCGACGACGTCCTTAGCAGTAGGGATCAAGTCCCATGTCAGGAAGCGGGTGGAATTCTCGGGAATCAGTTCTGGCTCTAGGTAATCCCCCAGACCTTTGGAGATCAACCACGTACAGAAGTTTTCAGGAGTGTGCTGGACTTCAGCAACCTCCTTTGTAAACTCCTCGTACTCCTCGTAAGGGCTGAAGGCGCGGGTGGGCATAAAGCCAACATTCCAGATCGTCACCGGACGACCCTCAATGGTTTTGACCAACACGTGTGCTTTCGACATCATTTGTCCTCCATAGGACTGTCATCAAATTCGATGTTTACATGTTGTAGCATACGACAGATGTCTTGAAGCGTGTCTAGCAAAGGTGCTCTGACGTACTGAAGCTCTGGGTAGAACTTAGCAGTCGTACCACCAGGGCGTAGCGAACCTACGCACTTGATCGCTTCCCACGTAGCCACAGGGCGGTTGCCGTGCATGTACGTGGCAATCCCACGACCAAACCACATCGACAGACCTTGGTAGGTTGGGGACACTTCCTTTAGTTCGTGCATCCACACCCGGATACAACCATCTGCATCAACGTTCGGTGGACGCATATCCCACTCGATAGCGGCAACGTTCAACTCAATGTAGAACAAACCATTGAGCTTACGTTCATGCAACCAGAACTTCTTGTAACGCTCACGCATCTCTACGCCAGCCCAACGCTGTAGCTTACAGATTGAAGCGAGGTCTTTACAGAGGCCGCGATCGCGGTCTACCTCTGCTTCAGTTGGGTTCGGTACAGCAGGTACGTAAAGACGCCAGCCTTCTTCAGCCAGTTCGCCCAAGCGCCGCATTCCAGCATCCAGTGTTTTAGGCAACGAGGCTTGGAACAACTCACGACCGTTGAACCACACCACACACGGATAGCTGCGAGGAGTTTCTTTTGGTGGGAGGGTAGTGTAGAAGTGTTCGTTGATAACACGTTTCCACACATGACTGTTGCGAACTACGTAACCACCCCACGGGAGTTTCTGGTACTTCAGATGCTTGCTCATCTCTGTTCTCCTCAGAACACTTACTTAATTAGTGACTGACCCAGATGTCACAGTTATGTTTAGCCGTATCGGCGATGAATGTGCGGGCGGTTAGGAAGTCTTCTTCCGTAAACATCCCATGGCGATCCACCCACGGACCCAAGCCTTTCTCACAACGGTAGACGAGGTACTCTTTGTAAGTACGCGGAGTCTCGTCATTCGCTGCGTGGACGCTGGTGCTGTCAATCCTGACCTGATGGCGCTCTCCATCTGAATCTCGTTGCTCGTCATACCACAACGAACACATCTCGACCACTAACCACGATCCGGTGGAATACCCAATCGCATCGTGCTTCGTATCAACTTGACAGCCCATTTTCTAGTCCCCTTGAACTTCTTTATATTGAGCCAGTAGTTTTTCTTTGTAGTCATCCAAAGACAACCACGAACAACTTACACCAGCACCCCAGCTACGACTGAACAAGTACACCACACTCGGGTACTCCTTCGGGTAGTTGGTAGGGTACTCCAGGTTCTCGTCTTCCGATGCACAGAAACGTTTGACTGCATCGCGGTACGCGGCTTGAGTGCGACAGAGATGTCCACCGTCACTCAGGCGTTTGTAATTCGGTCGTTCCGTAAACTTATTCAATTGTACTAATTTCATGACAACCCCTTAAAAAAAGAAAGGGACCCGAAGGCCCCTCACTTACTATTAGCTAGGAAACTGTAACAGGTACTCAGCCATCTTCTTGCGCGTGCGGCGAATCCACCGGGCGCAAGGGACCTGAGTGCAACTACGCTTCCCTTGTCTGACACGTTCTTCCAGCGTACTGAACACCAACGGCAAGGGGTAATAAACCCACTGGTCTTCAATGGTGCGGCGAACTAACGTAAACTGAAACTCTCGAGACGTCTCCTTGTGGTGAACGCCTCGGTATGCTGCCACCAACTCATGATCACGCAGGCGGTCGTAGATGATGACGTTCGTTCCAGTCTTCTCGTCTTCACGAGTTTTCTTCCGGAACAAAGTGCCTTCAATTACGTGTTCGTATTTCTGCCCGCGAACCTCCACACAGATGCGTGGGGTTTGGATGTGTGTGTTGATGGCATTCATTATTGCTGTGCCCGTGCTGGCAGTCTATCCCAAGGATGGGGCATTCCATTAACTTTGATCCACTCTACAACCTCAGGGTGAATCTCTTGAATCCTTGCATCGGAGTACGATTCTGGGAACTCAATGGTGAAGCCATCTGGGGCGGTGTTGTCATCCCAGACTTCATTGGTAGTCCAGTTCTTACACACATCAAACTTGCAGGTTACAAGTTGCATGTCTTTCAACCAGACCGGATCGGTGCTCGGTGGTTGAGCGATAGCGTTCGCTTGAGCGGTTGCGCAAGTGACCAGCATCAGTGCAGCGAAAAGAGTTTTCATGGTTTGTCTTCCTTAAGACCAGATTTTGGTAGTGCTTATTATTGAGGTTGAGTTACGTCGAGAATGACGAAGCGTTGGTTATCAAACAACATCGGCAAAGAGTTACTCGCTTTGCGAGCTTCGAACTCTTCCACCGGGATTGCTACATCGAGGGTGCTGTAAACCACGTAGCGGAACCCACCTTCCACTTCGACGATCTCAGGTTCCACCGGACTACAAGTACCCCCTTTATGGAGGTTGTCGCGAATCCAGTTCAGGATGGCTTGAGCTTCATCCACAGTCTTGAACAGTTTCTCGGAGGTTGTTGCGCAAAGTACTTGCTTCACAGTTCTACCCCTTTGTCTTTTTCAGCTTGACTTTTACGGATCGCTGCGTAAACCCACCACAGCACGATTACAGCGAGTGCCAATGCCCACAGCTTGGTCAACACCAACGCACCCAACAGAATACAGAAGTTGGTGTTAGTGTGGTGACGCACCCCGTACAGCACAGTCGAGATGAACCAACCAGATTTACCGTCGAACGAACCCTTCTTATGCTGGGTCCACATTACAGCAGCAAAGCCCAGCAGAATTACAGCGATCAGGATCGACATCAGGCACCCTCCTCAGGGTAAAGTTATTTCTTCCAGAGTGCGTACTCTGGGTTCAACCCTATAACGTCGTCAGTGACGTTATAGCAGAACTCTAGTGAACAATAGTCAGATTGCTCTGCCATTGGGATATGTGCTCTCAGACTGGCCCTGAGGAGCTTACGGAGAGTGGTGGTCGTCAGGTAGCAATACTCACCTTCTGGCTCGCACCAGATGCGGTAGGTCTTCTTACCGACCGGAGTCTCAGAAGGTCCAAGTCTGCCCAGTGGTCCGTCCACTGAAATCGTGGGAGATTGGCCGGGCAGTGGGCTGGCTTGTGCTGCGCTCGACGCCAACAGAGTTAGAGTAATCGCGCAGAACATGGACATCAGTTTCATTCGTTGGTACCGTATCACTAGGATTAAAGATTAAGGTCAAAACCAAAGCTACTGCGAAGGTCACACATAACCAACGTAACCACCTGTTCTGTTGCGCCAACAATTTCAGGTCGACGTTGTTGTTCAGGTTGTCGATGGCTTGCTTGCTACGATCAGCTTTCACTTGGGACATGTTACTTCCCCACCCAAACTTTCATGGTGGTTTGTTGCAGGCTACCGTCTTCAGTAGCCACAGTCTGTTCTACTTGACACCAGCCGTCTTTGCAGTCGGCAGGTTTACCGGTCTCAGCAGGCAACAGGTAGAACGCGTAAGCCGAGGAACAGATCGAAGCCAAGGCGATTACAGCGAGGATTGCTTTTACGAATTTGTTCATGGTTCAGATTCCTACTAAGGATAAGAGATTGGTGTAAGGTTGTATGTTAAGCGAATTGCAGTGGGGTGCGAGCCACGACTGCGTTGTTGCGTGCCAGCGACTCAGTGTTAGCAGGAGCCGTTGGGGTGCTGTATTTGGACAGTTCAGCTTCGTCGAAGTTGATAGCCACTTCTTCAGTAGCTTCAAAACCAACCAGCACTTCAGCAGTGGTGGTAACGAAGGTAGCGATGTAAACTTTGTGGAACTCGCCGTTCACGTCTTTAACAGCGACTACTTCACGGCCTTCGTGTTGACCGACAGTTACAGTCTTGGCGATGAAGAAGGATTGGTCGTCTTTAACTTTGACCAGGCCTTTGGATGCATTCAGAGCTACGATTACTTTGTTCATGTTCGTTTCCTTCTAAGGATTTAGGATTTGGGTTGCCCTCCGAAGAGGGCGGGGTGGAAGGTTAGCGCCGGACCTTCGCCAGAATGGCGTTGGTGATGCTCGGGGCAGCCTGCTCCGAAGAGCGACTGTAGATCCCCTTGCTCACCCAGTCCAGCGCCTTACCGTGGTGCAGGGCAACCAGATCAGCCACTTGGTTGTGGGTGACCTTCATTGCCGGCTCCTGGACACGCATGAGCATCTCCTCGCGAAAGGCGAGTGCGATGTTCTCATACTTCTTTTCGCCGTAAACACGGTCGTAAAGAATATTGCCCATGGTAACCCCAACGCTGACCATACCGGCGTCAGTCATCGGCAGCCGCTCCTCTTTGGCGATATAACGGATTGCCAGAGCAATCAGTACACCACGGCGAGAAGGCTGCTTGAACAAGGAGTCTGCAAATGCAGCGCCCTTATCCAAGTCGTTCAATTCCATACCCAAACGGCGAGCCCAGACGGAAAGGTTCTGGTGGGTAGCGGTTTTGTAAGTAGTCATGTTGTGTTCTCCATAGAACGAAAGATTAATGACCAGATTATTCTAGTCTATTCACCAAAGTAATATATATCTGAGATTTTTTTAATTGGAATGTTTACACTATGTTGTGAATACAGGCAATGTCAACATTGTCCGCAAGGGGGTGATCCAGCCTTAGTGTGTTCTCCGAATCCTTGGACTGCTGAGAAGCAAACTAAAAGGGATTCACGGCTGCCTGTGTTCGCCCGTCCTTCGGGGCGGGCTTTTATGCCCAAAAAAAAAGAGGGTGTGTAACCCTCTCTCTTTCTTTATTACTTACGAGTGTCCCCCATGTTTCTTCAAAGCCGCCGTTACCAAGGCGTTCTGACGAGTGGTGTCTTCGGTCATGAGTTTAAGTAGAGACGGGCTGGCTTTAACCAATGGGCTCATCTCCATCTCAAACCGACCACCCTTACGAATGTGCAACACTCCGAGCTGGTGACCGAATTCAATGCTAGAGAATTCAATGAAATCTCCCTCGTTACAATAGCTAATAGCCAACTGTAACATCCTTGGCATGGCGGTATCGAAGTAACCGTAAGTCCGCACCATGATGATGTCTTTGGATTTACCGCGATACATGGTAGCAACAACGCGGCGGCGGTGTGGGCTGTTCAATTGGTCGAGGATTTCTTGCGCGGTAGCCATACTACTTTCCTTCTAAGGACTTGAGTTTAGTGGGGGTTCCCGAGAGAACCCCCTTTATGCCGTGTTACTTCTGGGTAACAGTGGCCATGAACTGATTGATGATCCCTTGTTTGATCTCAGCTCGCTTCTTGGCGCCCACACCATCCAGAATCAACATGTACTCGTCGATCGCTGACGACAACATGTTCTTGTAGTGCTCGTTGGTACCGTGGAGTGGGAAGTGTTTCTTGGCCGCAGAACCCAACAGTGATACAGACACCACGTCTAGGAAATCAGTGTCGGTCTTCAGGAGGTGTTCCAAAGCCTCGTGAACAGTGGATTGACTGATCTGCTCCTTTGGCGCAGGCTTGACTTCTTCACGCGGAGACATCTTCGGCATGTAGTACGGCATAGCGTACATCCCACGCACCATCCACTGGTCATTACGGTACTGACGCACCCAACCCAGGAGGGAACTGTAGTCCGCCGCACAGCCTGCGATTTCCAGAGCGCGCACCACACCGTCTTTACCACGGGTAGCCCAGAAGATGTTACCGCTGGTAGCCGACCAGATCATCACGTTGCCATAACGGAGCTTGGTGGGCTTCTCGCTGTAGTTACGCCCTTCACGACCACACCACTCCAGCTTGAGCAGCATACGGGCTGGTTGTGGGAAGCCGGTGGTATCAATGAACGTTTCCACTTGGTCGAATGCTTCTTCGACATTGTTGTGGTAGTTCGGATACACAGGGTTTACTGGAGAGAACTCCAGCAGGGAGAACTCAGGGCTGGTCTGCGCCATCAGGAACGCGAAGAGGTCATCGCGAGACTTCCATTCAATAAACTGGCGACGCATGGAGTAAAGTACTTGTCCCGCAGCAGTCACCACCGGGATCATGTTGTTGTCACGAGATTCCGGGTCCATGAAGAACCCATCAGTCATCTCCAGCGGTTCATTGAACTCCTTAGAGAACAGCAGGACCCGAGGGACGTCATAGTGAGTAACCAAAGCAATAGCATCAATCACGATCGGAGCGATACGACCTTCTGGATTAATCACCACACGGTTATTGTTTTCGGCCAGCAGGTTAGCAGTAGGGGTGAGGATGGACATTGTTTACGCCTTCTTAGGGTTTAATAGATAATTGATGTATGTCAGGTTTTACAAATAGAACACTTTGCTGTGGTTACTGGACGTAGCGTAGCGAGCAACACTACGAGCACTAAGTCCACTTCCACGGGCAGCTTGGGTGAGGTTGTTATACACCACGCCATTCACGCTAACCTTCTTGCGGATAGTGGCTTCACGGAGGAATGAAGCCTTTCTCACATTCTCACGATGTTCCGGGGTTTGGATGTATCCTTCACGCACGGTTTAAGTTCTCCTGTAGATTCACCTAGGTAATATAGGTTTGAATTTAGTTTAAATGCGGCATAGCGGGCCCGAAGGCCCACCATTAATAAAGGATGATGCTCACGGGTAACGGGGTTTCCACCAAGTGCTTCTCTACCAAAGGCTTGAAGTTCTTGAAGTAGTCCAGTTGACCTTGACCACACCCTAATGCTGGAATGCCCAGTTCGGTGATCCCCAGCTCTTCGTAACGAGCCACCAAGTCTTCGAAGCCTGCACTCAGGTACTCTTCTTTACTGGGGTTGGCGAAGTGTTCCTTCGTCGGAAACAGTAAGACTTGCTGACAGGAATCTGGAATGGGGTAAACCACAAGCTTACCCACATCCAACTGCTTGGTCTTCAGAGCCACCTGATAGAACGCCAGAAGGCCAGGAGTCCTGTACTTAAAAGCTGCGGCCAACCCGTTCCCGAGTGTACCCCAGGTATTGACTGGACAGGCTACCGTTTGCAGCCCACAACTAAAGAGGGAGCCCTCACCTTCGAACACGATCATTTTGGTTTACCCTGTTTGTTTTGTTCAAGCTGTTTGATCTGCTTCTCCGTAGGGATCAGCGACCGTGCAGCGTCTTCTGAGCAAATGCGCAAGATCAGTCGGTGGAACTCACGAGGGAGGTCTAGGAACTCCGTCAATGTGAAACCCCAATTCTTGTGCACCTCATTAACATTGAACTGGTAAATAGCGCGATACAGACCACCGTATTCGTGGTAGTCCTCTTTCACGTGTTTACCCACCAAAGCCAACGGGCGACCTTGCTCCGAGGAGTGGTCGTAGATCCCGTAGTCTTCGTCGTAAGCTTCACGCAAGACCAGTTGGGCTGTCATGCTATCCAAGTTACTGGCGTTCTCAAGCAGCCCTTCTAGCCGTCCTTTCTGACCTATCCGAGACAAACCGAAGCCGGGGAGTGCTGTGTGCATGTCCCCGATTTGTGGGTTGATCTCTAGAGGTAAGTTCTTGTAAGGACTTTGTTGGTGCGTTGGTAGAGAAGGGAAAAAAAAACTCTCGCAACGTCCAGAGGGATGAGGTGAGGGTGTCGTTTCTCTGTCTCAGAAGCCTGAGGGAAATTACAGGCCGGGCAGTTGTGCTTCGGCAGCGCGACCAGAGACACAGTGGCGTTGTCGATGAACTTGCCGATTTCTTCGATGAAGCGATTACGAATTTCTTCGTCGCCGGAGAACAGAGCCGCCAGACTTTCGATGGTGTCACGATCGTCGGAGATCTCAGTGTCCGGTACCAGCACTTCGCCCACCCAGTGACCATACTGACGCATGGTGGTCAGACGACCTTGGTTGGTGATGTACTCGTCGCGTTCCTGACCTTTCAACGGAACCTGGAATGCGTTCTCCATCATCTGGACGATCGAGTCGATCCAGCTAAAGCCAGAGTTCTCGTAGTCTTGGATGACCGGCGTACGCAGGTTCATCGAAACGGTAGGAGTCAGCTCAACCAGCTTCACGCCGCCACGGGTGTGCTCTTGCTCGTAACGCTTGATGTCTTCCGGGGTCATCCGTTGTTTGCGCTGAGTCATGCGCTTACGCTGCCACTCAGTCAACGAACGGTTGTCGGTGAACACCAGCTTGCCGAGATCCAGCATCTCTTTGATCAGGTGCTGACACGAGCCTTCGACGTTGGCGCAGGCTTGTACGTACGGGTAACCGCCCGGATAGATCGCCAATGCCAAGCCCCACAAGATCGCCGGAATGTCCGTAACCTTGATGATCGACTTGAGGTAGTCGACGTTTAGCTCTTGGGCGTTGGTGTCGAACACGTACTGGAACGCGAAGTTCAGCAGGTAGCTGGTCTGGTAGACCGACGTGTTGGAGAAGATCATGCCATTGGTCAAACGACCCAGCGTGGTCTTGTCGTTGGCGATACGACGCTCCAGTTCCAGGATAGCCGACTCAGGTGGAGTTTTGAAACTCAACCAGATACCGGTGTGCCACAGTGGAACTTGTACCAGAGAACCCAGGCCAGTAGCCGCAGCCACACGCAGGACAGCGCGCTCACCCGTCAGAACAGCACCGCCGTCACCGAACTTAGGACGGGAGGCACCGATCTTCTCGCCTTCGTAATCCACGAACTGCTGCCAGTCCGAGTCAGGACGTTCCAGCGAAGCCGCCAGCGGGTTACCGCGCAACAGGGTTGCTTGTGCCAACTTCAACTCTTGTGCCCAGACGCGCATCTTGGCGTCGCCGTTGGCGTTGATGTTCGGGTAGGCGTCGATCAACTCGTTCAAGTCGAAGGCGTCACCACCGAGCAACGACAGGTGTTCGTTGTCCGCTTCGAAGTCGTACTTGGCAACGTCCTTCTCCGGCACTGGTTTAGAGTGCGGGAACGTTTGCGTGACGTTCGGGTTGGTGCGCTTGGTTTCGAAACCAGTCGGAGCTGGTTCTTCAGGCTTCTGCGCAGGCTTCGGTTCAGGAACAGGTTGACTCTGTTCTACTTCACCTTTGGTTAGGTCTTCAGATGACATCTATAACTCCTAGATGCTGGCGGCTGGGGCATCAGGCAGCGGCTGGATTTGACCCAGGACTGGCTGTGCGGCTTGTGAGAAAAACGCGGTAACGTTGAACGCCGACGGAATCACGACCAATTGATATGACGTGATCCAATTGCTGTACTCTTCACCGATGGCCATCAGGGCGGCCAGCGTATCCGGGTTGAGGGTCGGATCGCCTTTACGATCTTTGGCGATCGCTTCGTGCTTGACGTGAATGGCAGCGAGTTTGTCGCCGTACTCTTTAACGTCTTTGGCCAGAACGCGTGCGCAGTCGAGCAGACCTTGTTTGTCGGACACTGCACGATCAACCAGCTCTTGGTTTTTGATCAGCAGCAGAGCATGAGACGGACTGGTACGCAGCGCGTGACATTCACGCAGCAGAGTATCCATACTGTCCCACATCTCCATGGAGCGTTGGGTCTGAACCATTTGTGCAACGTTATTGAAGGTGCGACGCTTAGCCATGATTGGATTCCTTAAAGCCGAAATAGGTTACGTGCCGGGAAATGAGTAAAGAAAAGGGCACTTTTCCTATAATGAGAAAGTTGTGTATTTATTAACAGGGCGGTACTATGACTATTGATGAACTGGAGAATTACCTCCAACAGCGGGTTTCGCCCGAAGCAACAGAGTTAATGGTTGATACCGCTCGTGTGATGTGCGAGTCGGGTTTGACCAGTCACCTTGATGATTTGGATGACATGATTGCCTCTGAAGACCAGATCGGTCGAGACATCACTGTCTTACAAATGCGTCAGTACCTCACTTCCACTTTGGAAGCGTGTGTCAACCAATTCGGTATTGAACTGTTGGAAGATGCTGAGATCAACTTGCGACACCTGACCGGGTTGCAACGTGGTATCAACATGATCACCAACTACGAAGACGTTGAAGCGATTGAAGCTTTGTGTCTGGCTGAGACTGATCCCGAAGAACGCCTCATTGATATACTGGAGATGCTGACCGAATATACGTGGGCTGACTATAGTCTCCTCATCGACACGGTTAGTACTTCACTGTTCGATCGTATTCTGGAACAGTTGGTCAAACCTGATCAGTTGGCTGCATCCGACAATATCGGTAACGCGGTACTGATCCGTGTCAAGTCGTTGCTCCCTCACGTAGAAGCCCCGTGGCTGCTCGATGAGATTCAAGACGGGTGTGAGTTGGGGTTGCCGGTTGCCGCAATGGTAGAGCGCTTCAAGACCCGTTACGATCGAGTTCTGACGGTCTCCAACGAACTGCACCGCAAGCCACAAGTACTGGCTGAGCAATTCCTTCTTTATATACTCGCTTCGAGTTGCCCAGACGCTGAACTGTTGGCGACAGCCCAAGATCAATTGGAAGCTGTGGTGATGCACGTTCCTACTCTGTCGGCTGCTTCCAAGTGTATCCAACAACTGTTGAGTCAGGTGACGCAATGAAAACTGCTGACTACTACTTGATGGCTCTGAACGGTGGCGCTTATAAAAAGAAGCGTTGGGTTCTGAGTATCTTCAGTGTACTGATCGACTCCAAGCCTCAAGGCTGGCCGTTCGAGATCGTGCGGACTGAAAAGAACGTATTCTTCCGTGACCCTACGGACTTGAACGTTCTGATCTCCCTCGATGACGCTGACGTGAACAAACCGGTCTTAAGTTTCAAAGACAAGATCGCTGTGACGCCGGAACAGGTTCTGAACCTAGACAAGCCGATCACCACGACCGCAGGCAACCTGCTCTTTAACTACTACGCGTTGATCTACGCGTTGGGTAAGAAGATTCCGTACATGGAAGGTCGGATCTCTGCAACTCAGGTGGAAAAGATCATTGAACCCCGGTTGACGTCTAACCCGGTGGACAATGGGGCGAACTATGACCCTAACGATCTGAACCCGATCTACGTGAGTGAGTACAAGAAGTTCAACAAGGCCATGTTTGGTCTGATGGGTTTCACTCAACTCTGTGTGCCGTCCGCTACGCCACGTACGATGTCAACCGACCCACGTATCCCAGCGATCCGTGAAAAGCTCTTAGAGAAGTACGCAGGCCGTCTGAACGACCCTGCCATCATCTCCCTGATCGACCAAGAACTAATTAAGGTCGACAAAGAGTGGATGGCCAACGATCCTGATGGTGGTGCTGGTTTCTACGTGAACGAAACCAAGTCTTACGACGTGGTGCGTAAGAAAGTGTTCCTGATGCACGGTGCTGAGTCCGGCTTTAAAGAGGGTACTGATGTAGATTTCATCAAGAACTCCTTGAACGAAGGTTGGGACATCGAGAAACTCCCTAGCATGGTTAACTCCCTGCGGGAAGGTTCGTACAACCGTGGGCGAGACACTGCACTCGGTGGTGAGGCTGTGAAGTTCCTCGGGCGAGTGTTCCAGAACACGATGATCACTGAAAAGGACTGTGGGTCTACTCTCGGGTGGCTCAAGAACTTTACCGAGGCCAACTACCAGAAGTTCGTTGGTTTCTACCGCATCACTCCACAGGGACCGGTGCTGATGGATGAGGCTTACACCAAGTCTCAAATTGGCAAACAAGTCCTGGTTCGTTCACCCATGTTGTGTAGGACTCCGAAAACGGCATTCTGTGAATGCTGCATGGGAGCCAAGAACGCACTGAATCCAACGTCGTTGGGTTTGATGGCGGCTGACGTAGGTTCCCAGATGATGGGCTTGTTCATGGGAGCAATGCACGGGAAAAGCCTAGCAACTGGCCGCTACTCATTCAAAGACGCTATCTTCTAATCCACTGTAAGGAACGTTACACATGGCTAAGCAACAACGTACTCAGACTGCGCCTACCGCAGCACCAACACAAGAGCAACCAAGCGAAGAGCTGGCTCTTGATCAAACCTCCCCAGAAGAAGGTGTTGATAATGCGAATGAGCCGGGGGATGACTCTGTTGGCGCTGGTACTCCAGCAGGCGACAGCGAAGGGACCGATGCCTTGGAAGAAGGCGAAGCGACAGGCGAGGGTGAATCGGACGCCGGAGCACCCGTCGATGAAGTGGGTGAAGGCGCTGACGCACACCCAGAGCTTGACACCGACCCGGAAGCCGAACAACTGGCAGCAGCGTTGGCGGCAGCAGTTGCCGCGCCACAACCGACGCTACAAGTAAACGATGCTCCTGAAGTCGTTGAACCAGTGGCACCGGTTGCTCCAGTGGGTTCTGACATTCCGGATGCTGCTCCAGTGGCAGCTCCTACTGACCGGGCTCCTTCGGTGTCCGTTTTGAAACCAGTTCCAGTGAAGGTTGACGTGAAAGCACAACAAGCCGAAATCAAGTTCCAACTGATCGTTGATCGCCTGACCGCGTACGGTGCCGCCATGGCTCCTAACGCCGCCGTCGGTGAAGCCGAAGGTAAGGCCCAGCAACTGGCCCTGTGGCGGGTCATCGAACAAGTGCTGAAACTGGAAGGCGCCGAGTTCATCAAGGGCTTCAGCCTGCTACTGGACTTCATCGCCGAACACCGCACTGCTCACTTCAGCGAGAAATACGCTTACCGCTTCTTCGGTCCGATGGCCCTGAGCGCCGGTGACAAGCGTAACTTCAACCGCCTGCTCAACCTGTTCATCGCCACTGCCGACCGTGCTACTCGTCGCATGGGTCTGGAACAAGTTGGTCTGCACGCTAGCCTGGCTGGTATCCGTGACACTGGTATCCAACAGCGCGTTGCCGAGTTCTACCAGATTTAAGCGGCATAAAGGGTAAAAAAAAAAAGCAGGGGTGAGAGCCCCTGCTTTTATGCCGTGTGTCAATGGAAGGTGAACTTCATTTCAGGACGGCCTGTGGTTTTAGCCACTCGCTGAGACAACTGAATTACTTCCTCCATGTCCAGCTTCAACCGACGGCACAACTCGGGGGCCATGTGACTGGAAAAGTTGAAGGGGTAGTGGAGTTCCAACTGACCGATGAACACCGCCAAATAGAATGGCTTGAAGTCATACGGGCGAGTAGGTTCAGCATCCCGATCAGCGATCAAGAACATCTTGCGATAGAACCCTACGTCGATCTGGTAGAACGCCTCAGCCATCAAGAACGTTCCGATCAACGAACCAAACAGTTGGAACACTTGGTAAACGAACTCGTCACCGTGAGTGTGGTAGGCGAGGCTAACCCCTCTCAAGATTTGTTCACGCACCGCTTGGTCAGAGATCTGATCCACCGTGGTGCTGTAAACGTTGTGCTTGCCATCAGTGAGCACCCAGCGTGGGGACAACATGGCTTTGGTGTAACGGCTCTCACAGGTTTTCATGAGGACTTCACGGTAATCAATCAAAGGGGACTGACGATTAGCAATGAAATCCAGTGGAGCGTTGAAGAAACGTTCAACAGCAGAACGTGGAACTACTTGAAAATATGGTGTTGGCATACTGGACCTTACTTAAGGCTGGCATAAAAAGTGGGGCCTTGCGACCCCACAGGATTAGACGACGTAATCAGTTGTCAAGTACTTGTGCCCTACGACCCTGCCCGCAAAGTTCTCGACCTTGCGTTCATGATACTCAATGTGCTTGTCGATGTCGACACACACGAAGTAGTAGAAGGTTGGCTTAGCTTCAGGCCAAATCTTAAAGATCGTGTCACGTAGACGACCCATCGCTTGCAGGTTACCTTGTTTGGAACCCAAGGCATCTGTCATCAACACTTGAAGTAGCTTAGGAATGTCCTGAGCTGTCCCGAGGGATTTCAGTGTCGACACGATGAGATCCGCTTCGAGCATTTCGTCGAAGTCGTCATCTGCCGTATACCGCATCACAGTGATGTCACTGTTCCGAGGCTTCAGGTAGTTCGTGACAATGGTACACATCTCAACCGTAGCACAATAGATCAACAGCTTCTGGTCATCCACACGCACCTTACGGAAGTTGTGGGTTACAAAATCGGAGATCATCTCAAGGTAAGCCTTGAGGCACTGCTTGTTCTTCATCAACGATTGCTCGAAGATGACATGACTGTACGACTTACGCGCCTTGTTGATCCACTTAAGGACGTTCTGGTGACGCAAGCGGTACTGCAACGCTTCTACTGCGGTAAAGATCACACGCTCGCCGTTGTCAATCCGTTCGTCTCTCGGGAACATGATTGCCGTGCGATTAATCAAGAACTCGTCGTCACCTTCCAATGTACCGGAGAGTGAGATGGTCTTGTGTACGTGTGAGTACAAGTCTTGCCGATAGTTGAGATGGATGTCCTGGTGGACTTCGTCAATCAACCGAATCCCAATCCCACACGTCTGGTAGAAGTTGGGAGGAGTACAACCGTACCCGAGCTGTAACAAGCCGTCTTTAAACTTCTCGTAGTCCTTCAGGTAGTTGAAATACGTCATGTTCGAACAGATGATGATCTTGGCTGTCAACTCGCCTGCTACAGCGAGCTGGGTGACGAGAGCCAGTTGTGCTGACCCCCGTACAACCATGATGTCTCCCTTCTTACACTTGTACGCTGCCTCAATATCGCCAATCCACTTTTCAATGTACATGGCCTTGATGCAGATGAAAACCCGACGACCAATAGCCGCAATGCCACTCAGCGCCATGAACGTCTTACCGCGACCGGGATCTACGGTGAGGATCTTCGTCTTACCCGGAGCGATCAGGTATGCGATCTTTTCAACTTGGTCATCTCGCGGTGTACGCTTGTCGATTACTTCGAAGTTAACTTCAACTCCGAGGTTGTCAGGCAAGTGCTCGTACACAATGGCGTTCTCATGAACACCCCACATCTTTAAGCACCGAAGTAACGCGTCCAGTTCATTCCGATGGAAGTGAAAGTCTGAACGGTCATTCGTAACGCCCACAAAGACCCGCAGCATGGCTTTTCTGAAACGACCATCAGGCCCCTTCTCAAAACCATACTGAGCCAGTGACTTACAGAAGTCCAACAACGCAGCTTTAACCCTAGGGGTGAACTGCGTTGCTCTCACGTGGTGACTGGCTACTCTCAGAGTCAGTTCTGGTGCTCTAGCGGTAGGTGACGGCTGGACTTCACTAGACACAGACCTACCTCCTTGTTTCCCTTACTGTTTGGTAAGATCCCCCATCATCAGGGCATCCAGCGGATGGTCAGGACGTCGCTTCAAGATGAAGGTCTTGATGTCCTGCAACGTGGCTCCTTGACGCTCGTACGCCATACTGGCTGACAAGCTACGGAAATCCATGTTGTCCTCGTAGTAACCCACTTCCCCATTCACCCGATCCAGCGGTAGGCGGTGATCCCGACCTTCCACACTCTCAACCATGGTCGAAAGGATGATCACTTCCAAGTGAGCAATGTTCACGTTCAGCTTGGAGTTAATCAGATCGTAGAAAGCAAACAGCGCTTCCTCGGTGTTGGTGTAGGCATTCGACGATTTAACCTTCGAACGTTTGCCACGTACTTTCCCAGACTTCGTAGGGGCTGCCTTGATGAAACGCTCGATGTCACCCATGTACTCCACCATGTTGGTGTGCTTCATTGGCAACTTGAACATCGTATCAGAGTAGTCCCACCCGGCCAGATCGACGATGTAATCGCCACGGGAGTTGATTTCCCAACCTACACGTTTCATGTAGATCAGTGCGTCTTCGGTCAAGAAGCTCAACCGGCTACCCATGGACACCGACAGGTTGACTTTATCCAAGTTCCCGTCATCAGCGACAATCTCCAGCGTGATGTCAATGATCTCGGAAAGTTTCTCCAGAGGCAGGTTACGAATCGTGCGAACCCGATTGATGTCAGGAAGGCGCGGTGCGTATTCTGCCGAGATCACCATCTTCACGGAGGAACGCTCAGCCAAGTCAGGACTGAGTTTGATTTCTGCCCCGGTGTTCCCCTGTCTGAGATACACAGCATCGTGCTCACAGATATAGAAGTCATCTACAACCGAACTACCGTCCAAGTGTTTGGTCGACAGAACGTTCTGGGATACCAGCTCACATAGAGTGGTGGCACTTACGTGACCCAATACAGTGTGTGGTGGAATCGAGAAGGCGATCTCACCCAAGCAGGTAGAGCAAACGCCGTAGCGATCTGGGTGACGACACTTCAGTACCGAGCGAACTTCGATCTCTTCACCGATCAGTTCACGAGACGACTTCAGGATTGGCTTCAACCCATTCGGCGTCTTGTAGTACTTACCTTCCAACGCTTGGAAGTTCCCCGCTGTCACACGCCACAGAATGGTATCCTGCGTGCCACAGTCTTCGTAGTGTACGTGTTGCAACGTCGCACAACCCAACTGCATCTTCCGGTTGAAGTACTCGGAATCTGCCACGGGGTCTTTAGCAGCCCACAGAGCCTTAGAGGCCGAGCGGGATTCTACCAACGCGTCGTACAGACTCACCAGACCCTGTGTATAGTTGCGCATCACTGGATCGTGGAAGATCCGGGAGTCGATGTCAGTCAGGAAGCCCCGCAAGGACACTACCTGCAACACCTGACCCAGACTCACCAACTTGGACTTTACCGCTTTACCGATAGGATTCCCTTGTAACTCATTGGGGTCTTTCAGCACAGCGGATACACCACGATAGGTATCGTCGATGCTGTTCTGTGTTGGTTGTGCCGCCGCGTTCAGTGCAGCGATCTTCGGATGACGGATGACGTCAACGAAGTCCGTGATGCAGATACTGGCCACTTCCTCTTCCAGCCCAGTCACGGTGTCGTTGTAGATGTCTTGCTCCACGTCGTAGATCCAACCGGACCACTCGGTGTTGTCAAAGGCCGTATGGGTGGTGTTGCAATAGTCCAGCGCAATGCTACGACCAAACGCCAGCAGGTTGTTGAAGGTATCCTTCGTCAGGCGTTCATCACCCATGTGCGATTTCTTCAGACACGGAATCTGAGGATACGCACGATTGAAGATGGCACAGTACCATGAGAAGATAGTGGCTTCACGCTCCACCACCATTTCCCCATCGTCAAACACCATGATAAACTTTGCCTCTGGGGATTCCAAGTCCCACATCTGCTGCTTGGTCAGTTGGTAAATGTCACGGGCGTTGTAACGATTCATGGTTCCTCCTTAGGACTGTTTCTTATAGACGAAGCGAATACCGGCACATTCCAGGATGTGTCGCACGAACAGGTTGTTACGACCGTTGCCCACTGGGTGAACTTTACGGTCAATCACTGCCTGAATGTCGGTAGGCTTGTCAGCCCGCAAGAGATTTGCAAGGATCTCTTTACCCACGGTTGGGTTGTTCGACTGGTCAATAATATCTGCCCAGACATCGCCGCCACACGTGGCCGCACCCAAACGCACTTCTGCTTCACCAGTCATCCGTACAGGCTGTGCAGCCCCAGGGTAACTGTTCTTGTCGCCTTTGGTGATCTTGGCTGGAATGCCGTGGTGTTGTAGCTTCGGTGCCGAAACACCTGACCAATCACCACCAGTCTTTTCCAGTACAATGATGTCAGCACCGCCAATCAGGATAGGTTCCTTCGTGACGATCTTGTTACCATTGATACCCCCAAACGTAACCGGACCGTACACAGGTGGGTATTCCGCCCGCAGTTGGTCGATCATGGTTGGGTAATCCACTGGGGAGTTGTTAGGCATCCACAGGTAGATCCCGTCACGCAACACAGTCAGAACGTGGGGTTCCCCTTTATTGAGGTAATCCGGTTCTGCCATCACCTGCACCATCCACGGGGAGACGATGTGGTAGAAACGCAGCAGACGATCCCATGCCGCTTGACACTTCACCGGATCAAGGCGTGGGCCAATGGAACTGACCTGAGTCTTGAACAGGCTAGGTTTAGCTGCTTCTTTCGGTACGTCTGAACCGTCGTTAGCAAAACCGAACTCACGACGCAGTTGCTTGGTGAGGCGATCAGCGCAAGCGTTGATGTAGGGTTCGTACAGACAGCCCAAGTTCATACGCTTGATCACGGAATACGGTTCCATGATGATGTCCGCACGATTACCTTCAGCATCGACAGGCATCCGGTGGGCTGGCCACACTTGGCAGATTACACCTTTGTTACCGTGGAACCCAGACAGCTTCGCACCATCAGTAGGCTGCGTTTCGAACTCGATGGTGATTTCAACACGCCAATCGTCCAGAGGCTGACGACGGTGAGTCTTGTTCACTTGTTCCCCTTTAACCCCGTGTGGGCGGTTTACGTAGCCCAAGGCTTCAAAGATCAAGCGATGGAACTCGTGGCTCAGGTTCAAGTTCGGACCGTATTCCTTCTTGAGCTGCTTGTGTACGTCCAGAATCCGGTTGTAGAACCGCAGAGCCGCCTGATGATACTTGCTCATCTGACGTTCCATACCTACCGGAGTTGGTGGGTTACGGTTGGTGTCGTCGTGGTGTACCACAATGTCCACTACACGGGCCCGTGGGGTCACGTAGGTGAGTCGGTCGTAGACGTAGTCCACTTCCTTCAGTGCAGCCACCGACATCTCCACAGGCGCTAACAGAGGGTTGTACGGACGGGTAGCAAACAACAGACCATCAGCACGCACGTAGTCCCCAATGTCTGGGAACGGCTTGTACTCGTTGGGTTTGTTGGGGTCAGCATACAGGTTTAGGAACATGTGGTTCTTGCCTGCGGACTCCACATACTTCTTGAAGCCCTTCGCGGTGATCTTCGGCAGCACGTCATCGGCTACGATCACACCGTCTTCAATCACGCCTGCAAGTGACATGTACGCCACCTTCAGTTCCAGCGATGGAGTGTAGTTGCCGTGCTCGTCAATGTTCGGCGAGTCAGCTACTACAGAACCGGCTGGGATGCGACTGCCAGCATACAGCTTGGTGGCCAAGTCCTTGTTGAACTTGTACTTAAAGCCGAAGTACTGGTGGTTACAGTTGAAACGTGGGACCGACATCATCCCGACTTCTTTTGTTTCTGCATCTTCGTAGATGTAAATGGTTTCAGGGTTCTCCACGATGGAGTCGCCGCCCATGGTTTGTGGGTAGCGCTCGATCTCAGCGATGATGGTGACATTGCTGTCAAACTTCTTCGCAAAGGTAAACTTGCCAAACTCACGCTCAGTACCAGTCTGCTGGCGGCGTTTGCTGGCCCCTTTAATAACAAGCGCTTGTCCCAACTGGGAGTTAACCATCTGCACACGAGAAGCACTGTTACCACGAATGTGAGTAATCATGCTCCCCATACCAGCGATCTCTGGAAACAGTTGGTATTCTGTTGCCATTGGATCTTGGTTCATGTAGTGCGGAATTGGGTTACCGCTTGCATCGACGGGTGTTTCGTTCATAAAGCGCTCCTAACAGGGTGGAGTTAATACAGGAGATCTTGGATGCACGTACCCTTGATCCCATTAATAATATAGGTTTCAAAAGCTTTTTAATGAACGTGAGGTTCTGACCATGGCAATGCCAATTGAATCGTTGATGGTTAACTCGGGGGCGGCTATCTATTACGATGCTGCCTTCCGACGCGTTCTTGAAACCCATATGGGTCTTCTACGCAACCTGGCCTCAACACAACTGATACAGATCGAAGCACAACTGGCGTACAAGTACGAGTTCGACTTCTACGGCCTGTTGCAGGAAAAGGGTGTGGCTGAACACCTACACTGGGTTATCCTTCGTGTGAACGATATGGTTGACCCGCGCGAGTTCAAAACCACGATGGATCGGCTGATTGTTCCTTCGGCTGAAGTGGTTGACTCCATTCGAAAGCTTCATATGACCAGCGCCACCAAGCTCTAACAGGGACAAAAAAAGAAAGGGAGCGTGAGCCCCCTTTCTTTATGCCGCTTAGATCCCGTTCGGGAACATCACCGCTGGCTGGTTAAAGGCCTGTGGTTGGTTGAAGCCGAACTGCGGTTGTGCTGGTTGAACGTAACCACCGCGAGTTACTTGTTGCGGCTGTTGGAACGGTTGTTGGGGGTTACGGAACAGCCCTGGTTGCTGGAACTGTTGTTGTTGCTGGAACATCGCTTGTTGCTGTTGCAGTGCTGGGTTGTGCGAGACAACCGAGTTCCACGACAGACCGCTACCAGTCTTGGCCACAGGAGCTACTGCCGGAGCAGGTTGCTGGTTGAAGCCAGTAGGAGCTGGTGCAGGTTGCTCGTTCCACGGTGGAATGAAACCAGTCGGTGCAGCGGCTACCGCAGGTTTGGCTTCAGACTCACGGTCGATCACAGCTTGTGCGAACTTGCTGGTATCAACTTGTGGGTGCTGGTGGGCTTTGGCTGGGGCGCTGGATTCAGCACTGTCACCCAAGTCACCTTCGTTACCAGACAACGACGGGATCAGATCCCGGTACTGGGCCAGATCAGCAATGTGCTTCTCGAAGCCCAGCTCGATGTGCAGGTCCTGCGGATTGTCCAGGTGTTTCTTGAACAGGTGAGTCACCTTGTTCAGCTTGCTGGCAATCTTCGCGTAGCTGGTCAACAGTGCGTGCAGGTTCGGAGCAGCCAGGCTATTGCTACCGAAGGAGTAGGTTTCACCTTCCGCATCAGGCAGCACGTAGTTGAACAAGGCGGTGATGGCCTTCTTGTTCTTCAGGCTGTTCAGGTTTACGCCACAAGCGTAAGTCCCTTCCGACTTGAGTTCCTGGATCAGGGGGAAGTCCACTACGCACACGCGCTGGAACTTCTTGCCCTTGTACTCGCCACCACGCTTGACGTACATGTTGAACAGACGATGGTCACCGTCGATCGACACTACGTCCAGCAGTTTTTCCAGCTTGGTCAGCGTTTCTTCCTTGACGTTCGGGATCAGGTCAAGGAATTCGTTCTGCGTTGGCGAGAGCTTCTTGTGGTAGTCGTGGTCAACCGCGATGCCCATCAGTTCAGTAACCAGACAGGTGGCTACCGAGGTCAGACGGTTCAGGCAGGCAATCTTCAGTTTGCGGAACACTGGGGATTCGCCACGGATGATCGCTTCGGACAGCGGGTGGAACGCCACGGTGTTTGCCCAGTCCGGATTAGCCAGTACGTCATGTACCGGCAACACCAGACGTTTACCACTCACTTGCACCGGAACTTTGTGGCTGCCGATTACGAAGCTGATCAAGTGGTTGTCGTCGACCTCGAAGTTTACAGATTTCAGGATCGACTGATACAACTCGATGATAGTCATAGTTGACCTTCCCAAGGGTTATGAATGTTGCCGCCAGCAGGTGGGACGACGAGATTATTGGATTGCGCGTGCTGATGGTGTTGAGCCATCCCTTGCGCCGCAGTGTGTTTGATGTCCAGGTTGTTGGCCACGGTATCGAAGTCTTTCACCAAGCCGAATACTGCTTCTTGGTTATACGACATCACCGGTGCCGTCAGTGCATCAGCAAAGCCTGTGAAGCAATGCGGAGTCATTGGACCACCGTTCAGCGAGATGTTGACGTACGTCTCACCGAACATGTCCACTTGTACCGACATGTTGAACTTGGTCATCCGGTTGTTCGACAGGCCAACCAATACACTGCCGATCAGACGCTGCTTGAACGACTCGATGTAACGGGTCATGTCCATCTGCGCAAACGACAGGTAGTTCGGTGCGATGTCTACCACGTACTCGCCACCGAGGGTATCGTTGGTTGCAGTGAACATCAGGCCAATCAACATCAGTTCCGACATCAGTGCAGGAACTTCGCGGGCAACTGTAGTAGCGGCCATGCATTCAGGCGTAGCTGCTGCGAGGTTAGCCGTTTGACCAGCGTGGTGCAATTGCTGGGTGTACTTGGATTCACCGCCAGTAACAGCAGCAACGTGGTCCAACCCAGGACTGACCTGACACAGCGAACCGTACGAGATGCTACCGTCTTCGTTGAAGTTCAACGTCCGGCAGATCGCATGGAACAGCGGGTCTTCGTTGATCACCGACTCAGCCACGTTACCGATGGCGTAAGACATGGCATCCGCAGGAGTAGACACGCCACCCATTGCGTTAGTGACCGAATCCCGATAGTTGCTCAGGATCGAAGACATGTAGACGTTGGTCAGCTCGTTGCTACGGCGAGACTTCTTCGGCAACAGGTCAGCGAACAACAGACGACCATCGGCGTAAGGTTCGTTACCGGATTGCATCGACACTTCCAGCACGCTGAAGATGTCTTCCGGGCGAGTAGCGTAAGCCACTTGCGATTGGTCTGCGTTGAAGCTTGGGTTGTACTTGCCGAACAACAGGTGACTGGAATCAATCACCGAGGAACGGACAGCGTTGCCATGACCGGCGTCGTACTGACTGTGTTGCAGCGTCACGGTGTTGTTGAAGTACAGCTTCATGTTCTTATCGAACACCACTTCATTACCAGCGATCCGAGTGTAGCCTGGATAGTCGGTGTAACCAGTGACGTAGCTGGTCAGGTTGGCACCCATCGCCTGACTTTGCACTTCCATCATGAAACGCAGGCGCTGTTCGCCCCAACCGTTTGCAATCTGGATACCAGTCATGATGTCTGCTTTAGGGCGCAGGAGTTGACCAGAGAATGGAGCCAGTACACCCGCGTTGATGGTGCGACCGCCTTTGGTTACTTCTTGCAGGATCGACATCGACTGGAAGTCAACGTTGTCACCGAGGTAGAACGGACGGAGGAACTGATCGCCGTAAGTGCCGGTAGGGCAGAACAGCAACTTGGTAATCTGGAAGCTTGCACGAGGGTTCATCTTTTCTTCGACCTTCTTTAGTCAGGGAGATTAGGTTGGGACGCGTTCGAGTATCAGGCGAGCCAACTGGTTCTTGATTTCAGCCGGGACCACCATGTCGCCGTTCACAACGTACTTCGCTACATCGGGCAACAGCTCCTTAGGCAAGTTCAACGACCAATAACACTTGGACATTTCACTGGTCAGTAGGTTGATTGCACGGATAGCGACGTTGTTCTGACGATCCGACTGTGGTTTACCACTCTGACGCTGGGCGTAAGGGTAGCGTTCCATCAAGGCTGCGATGTACTCTTTGGAGACGCGTGCACGGAAATCGCCCGTGGCCAGTGCGTACTCTTCATCGTAGATAGCAGGTTGAGCAGTCATCAGCGCTGCCAGTTCTTTGTAGCCCCAGTGCCACAGCAACGCTTGAGTCACCCCAATCGTGCGCAGTAGTGCTGGTTTGCTCAGGCTTGGGATAGCCCGTGCAGACAGGGAACGAGCCATTACCCACTGACACAGAGTCATGTGGTGCTGGTCAATCCGCATGTTGGTCATTTGGGTAGCAATCCCCACGAACCCTTCGACTAACTCGACTGGTACGGTTGGATCGACCTTTACCGCCATAGCAGTATAGTTCTCTGTATAAACAGACAGCATGATGATGTCGCCATTGGACACCTCTTGCTTGATCTTGTAGTTCTCAGCCGAAGACATGTTGTCCTCTTCAGCTTTCTCCGCCGCATTGCGCTTTGGAATGATGCTACCCGCTTTCCAGAAGTTCCGGTCGAGCGAGTTCAAGCTGGTGTCGATCGTGTGGAATACGTTGGAGATCACGCTGGAGTTGTTATCCTCCACGGTCACTTCACCGATACTCACCTTACGTACGATCACCTTTGCCAACAACCAGTCTGGCAATTCAGTAGACCCCAACGACTTGAATACAGCCCCGTTAGAGACTTTCTCCAGTTGTGCGTAGGAATCAATGTACACCCGCAGACGATCCATGGGTGGGCATTCGTACAACCACGATTCGCTGATCAGCGACATCGCGTACCATTCCTTGTAGTTGTTGCCAACTTCACGGAAGATCTGTTCCACGTATTCGCCGAAGATTGGAACCATCGGACGGTGCGCTACCGACATCACACCCAACTGGTAGTAGTCGTCACGCAGATACGTTTTGTTTTGCGGTTTGTCGTCGTACTCGGTTTTGGTAGTCGTCGGGATAACTACCTTACCGTACATCCGCATCCACGAGGTGAGATCATCACTAGGGATGCAGCCGTACATTTCCCGGACCAGCTTGATCAGACGTTTCTTCATCCGATCTTTGTCCGCCACAGTCTTGATGACTTCGTGGATTGCTACGTAGTGCGCCCAGATCGCATCCTGCTGGTGCGAAGGGAGAGATGCAAAGAATGCGTTGATCTGTGTGAACAGGTTCGGCAAGTCTTTGAAATTGTTCCGACGATAGATAATCGAAACGCCCCAGTCTAGAAACTCATCGCCGTGCACGGTACGGAGAGTGGTGAGTTCGCTAGGCTTTTCACTGATGTTATCAATACGCATACTGGCTTCCTAGTGGAGTACTGCAACTAGATGATATATACTTCAAATATCTTTGTATGGCATAGAGCCAACACATAGTCCTTCTATGGGGGATAGTGGACTTAGAGTCGAGCCAGGTCGTATTGACCCAGCTCTCCTCTTATCAGTAGTTACATCGGGAAGTCGTCGTCGTCGAAGCCGCCAGCCTGGGTCTGGTTGCCACCGCCTTCGTTACGCTGTTTCCAGCCACCACCATCACCGCCACCTTGGCGCTGTTGTTGTGGACGCTGTTGTTGACCGCCACCACCGTTGAAGTCTTTCTTGACCGGCTCAACGTACTCTTTCACCGCCACGGCTGCCATCATGTTTTGCAACATTGCACGGTAGCCACGCAGGAAGTAGTTGGACGCTGCACGCTTGTCCAGCGGATTGCCGTCGGTGCCAATCATGGCGTGGTAGTTCGATGGCAGCAGGTTGAACTTCAGATACGGACGATCTTTCGCCACAACGGCCAGGAACAGGCAGCCTTCTTTGTCACGACCGACGCAGGTAGTGGAAACCAGCTTCGGTTGATCGGAACGCTTGCCTTCGAAGAAGGTGTGGTTCAGGTTCTGGATTTTCAGCACCATGCCGTCTTCCAGGGTCAACGCGTCTTGCATCGCTTCGAGCAACATGTAGAACGTTGGCATGTCCATCGCGGCGCGGATGTTACCGTTCATCTTGTCGTTCGGGACGTTGGTGTACACGTCGATGCGCGGGTTGTTGGATACCAGCGAGATCGCGAACGAGCCAGGCTTTTGTGCGCCCTGTGCTGGTGGGCAAGACAGACGCAGTTTGAATTCATCCAATGCGTTCTTGGCGCGAGGTGGGGCTTGAAATTGTGGACCGGCCATTTTGAATCTCCAGAACTTTTGTTTCGTACAAATTATGGGAGTTCCCCGTATTTCAATACAGGGAGTCGTTAAAACATCGAGAGAATGATACCTTTAAAGACCGGATGAAGTGGTTCAGCTTTGATGTCTGACTTCATCTTGTCCAGCGACGTCGTAGGATTCCAACGGCGGGCTTCGGCTAACTCAATGATCTGTTTCTTTTCCTTTGCAGGAAAGGTGCTAAAATGAACCCCATCACCAAAGAACTGTAACGTTACGTGGTTGAAAGGCATTCTCGCTAGGTCCTTACCCCCGGTCAGTTTACTGTTCCAGGAAGTGTAGGACTTCACCTTGCCTGTGTGTGACTCTAACAGGCGAAGTTTGGTGAAGTTGTAGCGGGACAACAAATCCACAGGCATGTGGGTGATGATCAAAGCATCGGAGTTGTTCCCGTTGAGTTTCAGGTCAGACATCACAACAGGACGATCCTGCATGACGTCAGCCAATTTCCGAATCACGTCGTCCTCCAAACCACGAAGGAACAATTGCTTTTCAGTCTTCAGCTCCCTATGAAAGCAGTGCGGGTATTCGCGCATGATGCTTTTATAAGACTGACAATAAATAACCACCAAACAACCGCCATGGGTGTAACGATCCACAGCGGCTTGGATGATCTGGATTTCTGCGGTTATTGCATCCACCAGAGGATCGGGGAACACCCGGTTATGGTCAGCCGTCGGGATGGCGCCAAGGATGTTCCTTATTAATGTACGCACGTTGATCCAAAGCGCATTCGCACTGAGGATCGGGGGTTTCGCTTTATGCTCAGGCATTTCTTCCGAAATACCAAAAGCACTTTCCAACGCTAAAGCCGTAGCAATGGAAACGGGGACTTGCGTCCCCACCTCACGATCAGCTAGGACTTGGTAGTACTTGTCCATTCAACAACTCCTGAGTGGCTGCGATCAGCACGGGATCGTCAGTACGTTCCCGAACGCGTTTCATGACCATCTCAATAATATTGTCGGGCGTGATAGCAGCCGGAGTAAACGGTGTGATGATCGCGGAAACGGCTTCCCGGTTAATCTTCTCTCCGCCTACAGTTTTCTGAGTGAGCCAATGTAACCTGTAACGATCCGTGACTTCCTTGAAACCCACCAGTATCGGTGCACCTTTCTCGGCGATGACCCGCACATGACTATCAATAGGCATGGTGTTGATCAAGTCGTCGATCTTGGTAAGCGAGTCCTCCAGATTCAAGCCGGTACAATCCGCAGACTTATACAGCTTCGACCCTTCGTTCACAATGAAGCGAATCTCGTGGTCTAGGTTGTCCCGGTCTACAACCACACGGTAATGACCTTTGTCTTCTTCTTCACCATGTGTCAAGCGATCGAAGGAACCAGCAGCCAGAATGTTACCGTACTGAGAACGCTTGTGGATGTGGCCACCGAATACAAAGTACTTGGTGATCTCCATATAACGCTCAGGGATATGCGTTGGAACTGGAACGTGAGACGGGAGCTGGTAGTTGAACGCACCGTGTAACACAGTGAAGTCCACCTGCGTCAAACCCTTCTCATGCAATTCCTTACATACGTCTTTCCAGACATCATCCGTCTCGTGTTTCCATTCGTCTGGGACGTACAGAACATTGATACCGAAACGTTCGATGTGTTCAATCGACAGGGACTCTACCCACTTGATGTCGCAGCCTATATTAGCTACTTCGTTCTCGGTGATAAAGTGTACCGATTGTTTCCAGTCGTGTGAGGGAGTGCCTTCCAGAATCCTGACAACAATGTCCCTACGCTTACACATGTGGAGGAACAGAAACATCCACCGACGGATCAGCGCAATGTTTGGATCGGGGTACATCGTCAACCGATCAAACAGATCACCAGCAATGATGATTAGATCCAACTCACCTGTCTCAGCGTTATCAGGGAACGCCTTTTGCAGGTTCTTCAGAATGTGATCGGTTGAGGTCTTGTTGTGTAGAAGGTGAACATCCCCCAGCTCACCTATCCGCAACTTACGCCAGGTCATAGTCGTCCGAAAGGAAATTACCCGTGTCCAACGGCGCAGCAGCCGGTTTAGTGGCCGCTTCTGCAACTTGCTCAGCAGTGTCTGTGAAGCCCGTCACGTTGTAGTACTTGAAGACGATACGCCACTCTTCGATCTCTTTCGGATCGAGCACGTTGTCCTTCACACGCCCTACCAGCACGTTCTTCAGGTAACGCTGACCGAGTTTCGGTACAATGTCATCCTTCTGCATCGCTTTGGAGATGTGTTCGAACATGCTGTCACGAGACCCACGCGCTTTGTGCAGGTTCATGGAGCGGCCAATTGCTGGACACTTGAACAGGAACTCGTTACCACGCCAGACCGTGATCGGACGTTGTACGGAATCGCTGTGACGCAACCAAGGCTCGTAAGACTTGATAGGTTCCCGGCTGATAATCATCGGGAGAATCGTGGTACGGAAAACATCTTCCTGTACTCGGGGTAGATCTTCTTCGAATGCTTTTGCCAATACTTCGAACGCGTTTTTAACTTCGTCTGTATTGGGTACCGGTGCGCTTAGTGGGTTCATTAGTTATTTCCTCCTACAAAACTCCTAGGGTTGTTATACCCTAGGAGTTTTGTATAAAGAGTTACGTGTGATAGATGGCGGTACTTTATTCAGACTGCCTGACCGACGGCTACCGACGTTTCGTCGATGGGCGCATCAGTAAGGCGGTGCACTTCAACGAAGTACACTTTGTTCGGCACTTCGCCGATTTGTGCAGCGAATTCGCGGCTGATCAATTCAACCAACGCCGGCTCTACCGGGAGAGAGTCAAACACATCCGTGCCTTCACGGCGCGTGTGGATGTTCAACTGGTTCGGGCAGATCGGGTGATCGGCGGCGTCCTGGTATACGCGGTACATACTATTGAGCGACAACTGCTCCAGGAAGGTGAACTGGATTTCAGGCGCTGGTTGGTGGTCGTGACCGTGAGCCAGACCATGCTCCAGAGCGTTCAGTTGCGTACGGTGCATCTGGTTAACCGCCATGCTCAGGTCACGAATGGCCGACATGATGGTGTTCTCCAGGGCATCCTGACGTTGCTCCAAACGAGCCAGACGTTCTGGAGTCGTTGGTGGACGAACTGGATCAGGCGTATGGAGGTTGTGTAGGTCTTTCTCTTTAGGCAGCATTCTCTTTCCTTATTTACCGTTGTTTGCATCGAAGATCGCTACAACCTTCGCATTGATGATTTGAAGTTCTTTACCCACACTGTAAGAAACCCCGTCTTGACCGACTTGCGCATCCACCATGAGGTTTAACTCTCCCGGTTTGTTGGGGTCTTCCACCGAAACTGTTACGTCCACTTGGACTCGGTCGAAGTATGGCTTTAGCAAGTTAGTCAGGTTCTTAGTGGTTTCTGACAGCAGCAGGCTTTGGTTTTCCGCAGTGACCTTGATGATGTACGGAAGTGAAGCAATGTTGCCACGGTACAGGTGACTCTGGGAGTAATCACTTACAAAGAAGTAACCTACCAGTTTATCGAGTTTCTCTGAGATGTTCCCTACCCAACCGGAAGCACTCAGACTAGGTACTTGCACTGCCATGAGATGGCCCTCCTATGAGATCATAGAATGGCTCAACTCTAGCAACCCAACAAAAAAAGAAGGGGAGCCGAAGCCCCCTTTCAATTTACAGTGAGGCGTTGTACTTACTAGTCGGGTCATCCCGACGCTTACGGATTTCTCGGATGATGTTGAGGCAGGAATCTTTGAGATCCATCTGCTCATCAAACCGGAGTTCGTGATCACCTTCCAACAGTTCGTCGAAGAAGGTCCACGCTTCCCAACCGCCATCGTCACGTTCTTCTACTATACCGTTGTTCATCCGACGGTAGTCGTAGTGATCGTGGCCAATCACGTTACCATGGATGTTCTGATAAGTATCAGAGTAACCATCCAACTGCTGGTTCAGGAACATCTTGCGGATTATTGGATCGGCCATGATGTACCGCTGCATGACCATTGGAGCATGTTGCATTTGCGCAATCGTTGTCAAATGCTTGATTACATCGGCATCCCACATCGTCTGCACAGTACGTACCGCTGCACGTGCAGCACGTAAAGCATTGTCCCCGAAGAAATGTGCCCACTTCTCCCGAGCTGTGTCCATGAACATTCTACCGGAGTCTGTCAGGTTCTGCGACAGGTTCATCGCTTGGTCTTTCAAGTACTCAATGGTATTCTGGTCACGTGGTGCATACGCCAGCTCGTTAAATGCTAGGGTACCACCTTCAATGTACATCGCCATGGTTACGCTCCTTCCTCACATACCTTACGGACGGGATGTAAAGTTAAACAAGGGAGAAGCCCCGCTGTTCCAGCCATTCTGCCGAAGAGTTAGAAGCTACCAGTGCCATGGAATCATCGTCACCGGTTACGAGGTACAGGTCGTACTGGGTTTTGCCTTCAGCTTCCCGCTTGCGAGTGGTGAAGGAGATCTTGCGGCCCTCCAGTTCATCGCGCATCTTGGCGAAGTCTTCAGGGGTTTGTTTCACCAGGGTAAGGTACATCGCGGGCGTACTACATTGCCCGGTCTTAACCATCTCCACTATTTTATCAACATTACACATAATCGACTTTTCCTTAAAAGCGTGGGGACACTTAGATCCCCACAGATTCGGGGTTACTTGCCGTGATGGATAAAGTTGGCGATCGTGGCGATCATGGTGGAGGAAAGACTCACGTGTCCCGAGATTGCTCGTGGGGTACGTAGGTCCAACACACCGTTCTTGGGCGCCAGCGGGTCCAGCTTCTCCAGGGTGGTATGATCCAGAATCACAATGCCGTTCAAGGCATCACCGTCAAAGTCAGCGTTCATCCCAGAGAGGATGTTCACAGACGGACTGATGGTGTTGATTGCTGGGTTCGTTTTAACACGTTTCACGTAGAGCCGTTGCGCTGACAGACGAGTCAGGGTCGGGTTCCGCTGAAAGATCACTGGGATACCGCCACGTGGGGCTTCAGCAATCAGTTCCTTGAACAGCTCATCAAGGAGCGGGTGATAGCACAGGGTGTTCTCGAACAGAAACTTGTTGGCCTCGTTCGGGGTGTAGCCGCGTTTCAACAACTTGTTGGTCAAGTGAATCTTGAAGGTCATCACCGACAGAGACCAAGGAAGTTCCAAGTCTTCGTAGTGATGTGGATCAGACAGCGAGGAAATCACTGCACGGAAACTGAAGCTATCCCGTGATCCAAAGATGTGCTTACGATACCACCCTGGTTTACCGCCCAACTGGGTGGAGATAAACGGGGCATAGTAAGCTACCAACATGTTCAACGCTTTGATCGTACGCAACTCGATCTCACGCTGACGCAGGGGTGTAGGCGAATTCTCAATACTGCTGAACGCTCGCATGGCGTTTACCGCTGGAGTCATGCCGGTATCAGCGTAAGTGCCGGTAGCGGTGTTCTCCGTGATAAACGTGATACGACTCGGACAAGGCAGGTACTTACAGAAGATCTCCTTACGGTACATCTCAATGAACGTGAGAGTGTCGTCCATTTGTTGCTGGTTCTTGTTGTTCGGAAGGATCTCCCGCAAGAACAGGTTCATCAACTGGTCAAAGTGCCGGTAGAAGGTATTGATCCCTCGACCGAGTCCTAACGACTTGATGTAGTCCAGGACGTTGTTAGCGTCTTGGTTAGGTGGTTGATAGCCTGGGTTTGTAATCCAGTCCAGCAAGTTCACACCTTTGTACAGGAAGATCGGCTTCAGTACGTGGAAGGCCCACGGGTTGATCAGTGTGTCCACGCCACGGGGTGTGGTGATCCACAGGAGCGATTCCAGCGGTCGTTCCGTAACAGACATGCAGGTGAACCCGCAGTCGTCGCAGACAACCCCTACGTTGTGCTCGTACTTAACCTTCTTGCACTCACATGACGGGATCACGTCCAAGGTATCACCCTCGTAACGCGACATGATCATGCGATTCAGTTTCTCCCGGTCTTCTTCGGTGGTGACATCGAAGTCGTTGATAATCACTGGAGCGGACGTCAAGCTATTGAACAACTCGTCGTGATCAACAATAACTGCTTCTACACCCATGGGGTTCTCCTGAAAATACCGGACATAAAAAGAAAAGGGGCGCGAACGCCCCTTTCATTACCGCTTAGCCGAACTTAGTTGCGACCCCAGTTGCCGGTGAACGGCGAGCTGAAGAGGCGGGAGTTCTGCTGAGTAGCGGTGCCGTAGTTGAAGAAGTTACCCACGTTCTGGTTAACAACCAGGTGGTCCAGAGCGTAACCGCCGCGCTGTACTTGACCCGCGTTGTCATCCAGACCTTTGGCAGGACGGACGTTCAGGCCGGACTTCACGATCGCTTCCGACAGTGCGTCCAAGAACGCGTTGTCGAAGCTGACGCGACGAGCGAAGCCTTTGATCACGATGTCGCCAGAGATCAGTTGACGCAGGATTGCTTTGCGCTGATCCAGACGGACTTCCAATGCGACTTGGGTGTTGCGGTGGGTATCTTCCCACGCTTCAACCAGCTTCGGATTGGTTTTGCCAGCCAGGTTCAGGATTGCAACGTAGTCCAGCTCACGCAGGTCACGACGATTGCCTTCGCGATCGTAGTAGTAGCCCAGGTGGATGCGGTCTTGGTCATCGTAGCAGACCGGCGCCGACGCGTTGAACAGAGTCTGGAAGTGACCCATGGTCAGGTTGTTGGCCGCTTGCAGGATTGCCAGGCGAGCATCTTCGTTGCCGTTGGCGGCAGCGATGAAGGTTTGGTGAATCCAGCTCAGCTCACCAGCTTCTTCGATGTCCAGGGTGTAGATCAACTTCGGAGCGATCAGCATGTTGATCAGTTGGCGCATTTCGTTGTCACCGAATTCGGCGCTACGAGTGTCCAGACGATCAGGCTTGGCTTGCGGATCACCAGTCAGGTTGATTTCATAGCCCAGCGCGCCCAGGTCTTTCAGGTCAACGTCGTTGCCTTTGCCTTTGTGGGTGCGGAAGGTACCGGACCAGTGCATGTTGCGGTTCAGGCCCAACGCGGTGCTGAGTGCCAGCAGTTGCAGCTCCATGGTGACGGCGTCAGTCATGGTGTCGATGGTGGTCATGACCAGACGAGGCTGGTACATTTGAGTAGCCATCGGTGCTTGTTGCTGGAACATGCCCATTTGCGGCTGTGGTTGGAAACCGGCAGCGGCAGGTTGGTACATCAGGTCAACGTACGCAGTAACGCGAGTCAGTTGACGAGACTGTTGCAGGCCGAACTGAGCATCGGTTTGAGTCTGTGCCGACATGCCGACAACGATGTCACCACGGACCGGCAGGCCCACGATGTTTTCTTCGTGCTGACGGGTGAAGTCAACGCGAGCGATCATCTGGTCGTTGGCACCAACTTCGCCGAGGGTGAACGGTTCTTCAACCGAACCCAGCTTGTTGTCCATGATGGTGTACACCGCCTGAGTGGCGTTGTGCAGCAGACGGTTGAAGCGGGTCTCGGTGAAATCTTCGGTTTCCGAGTTGATGATCACGCAGCCGCCGTCGTGAACCAGGGCATTGATGCCATAGCTGTCGATGACGAACTTTTCCAACACCGACCAGTACGACTTGTGCAGGTAGATGTCACCGGCCACGACGTCGACTTCAACTTGCTGACCGTTCAGGTTCACAGTCGAGCTTTCCAGCGGAGAACCCGAGGATTCAACCATCAGGCTGTAGACCGCGATGTGGTTCTGACCGCCGACGGCTTCCTTGTAGCAGACCAGGATCGAGCTGTAGGTAACCGGCGTTGCGTTGTTGTCCAGCACCAGGAGACGGAAGTCAGCTTTCTGCTGCTCGTTCATGGTTTTGGCGATGCGGTCTTTCAGGCCTTGAAAGATGACGCTGACGTCTTCGCCGGCCATGTTACGGCCAACTGGACGACGGTGGTTGGCGTTGATGTCGAGGACCGAACGGCCACGGCTACCGACGCGGGAAGAAGGCTGGTTCACGTTTGCACCTGCTTGAGCGAAAGACTGTTGTTGGGATTGTTGAGCTTGTGGTTGAACTTGTGGCTGCTCAGCCTGTGGAGCCGACTGAGATGCCTGAGGATTCAAACCTGCCGTACGCATGGCATCGGCCATTGCATTGTTCGGAGGGGTTGGGTTGTTGCTGTTCTTCTGGACGGCCATCTCTGGTTCCTTTTCTTTTCGAGGGTTACTAGCACAACATTAGCCAATGCACTATTCTAATACATTTACTGCTAAGTGTTCATGTTGGTAATATGTGGCTCAAATTGCTTTGAATCAACTATTACCGATTCTTTGGATCATGCGCCCATATTCACTAAGTGCTCATCGCACCCAGAAGGATCATTTTCCTTATAAGATATAGCGGCGTATGTATTCTTTTACTTAATCAGGGTATTGCTGATCACGCAGTGTACGTAATGTCCATCGGCTTTAGCTGCTTTGCGAGCATCTATCTCAGCCAGCGATTCCATCAGTTGCTTGGAATCGAACGGGTACTCGGTGATGGTGTGTCCACGATCCTTGGAGATACCCAAGACAACGTGGCGTTCGTAAATCTTCCTTTTAGCCTTCTTAGGCTTATCTGGGATTTCTACTTCAGGAGCATCGCCAGTAGCCCGAGCAATGTCCAGTCTCAGTTGTGCTTCCCAGTCTTTCAATTCTTTGGTCATAGCGGTTCAACTCCATAGTTGAAATAGATTAGTGATAGCTTTAGGTGTAGTCTATCACGAGGATAATATGTATTTCAAATTCCTTTGAATCCAGTTTAAGGGCGCCTACCATGTACACCCTCTTTAATGAAACAATCTGGGGTTCGAGCGGTGTTACTATTACTTACCCCAAATACGAGCAAGCCCTCAAAGGTCTACGTTTGAATTTGGAGCGAGTGGTTGACTACAACCGCCAATACCCCAGAGCTACCAACAGTAATCACTTCCTCGTGAAATTGCTGCAATCCCTCAACGTACCATTAAGCATGGACGTCAACATTTACAGGGACAGAGTCACTGAGGTGGCTGAAGGTGTGGGGATGGCCCTGAACCTAACCTCTTCTTTATATAGAGGCCGTGTGTTCAGTCCCGGTGTGTTCTACGGGAAAGGGTCTTACGAGATCATCATTGCCCATTCTGAAGATTGGGACATTACCAACATCGAGGACGAATGGGAGGACTATCGCCCAGTCACCTTCCTGACTCATCCCAAGACAGACTTGGGTATTGATCTCCCAGAAGGTCTACAGAACAGTTCAGAGACTGGGTTGTCTGTGATTCTGGTGAACGTTCCGATGTTGGCCTGTCAGTACAAGATGTGGCGGCTACGGGAGTGGACCCAGAACAATGAGGCACAACGTACCAAGATGCAGTTCGTGGCGTCTTACCCGTTGACCAATGCTCTGTACTCCCAGTTGGACCTCGCAATCCTCAATCGCTTCCAACACATCTACCGTGGTGAGTCTACCGCACGTTCTCTCCTGCGTCGTCCGTTTGCTTTGACTGACTGGTATCCGAACGTGGACTTTGCTTTGGATCAGATGTCTGTTGACTTCCGTAAAAGGAAGATGTCGTTTGACCAAGCCCTGATGTGGATCAAGGGTGTGTCTAACTGGACACTGCGCGATGCTGTACGGATTCCTGCAATGGCACCTACCCGCCAAGTGGTGTGGGCTCTGGGGATGGCTCGAGCTTCTCTGGTCAAGTTCTTGTTGGACTGGACTGTGGAAACTGGGAACGACCGTAATAAACAGTACGCCAACATCATTCAGTTGGAAACCAGTCGGTTGTTGAATGACAGTGCACTGCGTGGTGCTCTACCACCCACAGCGACTAAGCTCTGGGAAGACATCTTTAAAGAAATCGTCATAAAAGCTAAATCGGTACGGTAAGCTAAACAGCCAGGGCCGCGAAGCCCTGGCTGTTTAGCCTTTATGCCGCTGGTGTGGCTTCGAGGAAGTCCGATACAAGCTTGGTGTTATTGTCGTTAGACAGGAAAACGCCGAGTGATTCCAAAATCAAATAGAACGGACGCACGGTCGAGTACACGAGTTTACGGATGTTCATTGCAGACAACACTTCAGTTGGCAGACCAGTCAGTTCCACAACGTCCTTCGGTAGGAGCAGTGTGGTTGCGTTTGGCTTACCTTCATACTGACTCATCAGGCCTTCACGGATGTGTTGATCCTGAATACCTTCAATCCAACCAGCAATGGCTGTCTTGTTAGGTAGGTCTAGCGAAACCTTGATCGCCGAGTACGGTGGCTTTGGGGCCTCACCGTATTTGTCGCGGAACACACGTTCCCACAACAGGTAGTGCTGGTATGGAGATTGACCAGGGTTGACGTAGGCACCAGCATCTTTCACAGAAGCCCGAGCGAGGTACTTGGACTCAGCTCTCATCACCGAACTAATAATACCGTGTTCGATGTCAGCGACTTTCTGCATGATGTCGGTGATCTTGATCTTTTCCCCAGCCATCACGCTGTCCATGACTCCACACATGGTGGCCGTCACTTCTTTCATGATGTTCGGTGGGCAGTTCGAGTCTTTGAGGTAAACCCCTTTGATCTCTTCTTCCAGCTCACTGAAGACGTTACCTTCTTTGGCAGCCTTGTAGGCGTAGTAGTGCTTAGCCATCGAAGTCAGACTGAAGACCGAGAATGCAAACTCGTTCTTCATCGCGAACACGTTGATCTTGTCCGGGACTACACCCAGCGTTGTGGACAGTTGTGCCAGAACGTGGATGATCGACTGAGTTGCCAGATAGACCATGGTGTAGTTCACAGCAAAGGCCGCTTCGCTGAAGTCTACCTTACCGCAGTACCACTGAACCCAGTTCTGTACGGTGAAGATCGTGGAGTCAGTGTCGGAGGTGATTGCTACCTGACGCACCGAGTCACGAATCCATGCTACCGAGGCAGGCATGTTGTCCGTTACCCAGAACGCGTTGATCATGATCACGTAGTCATTCAGTACTTGGTGGATGTTCTTCACCGTAGCACCGATGATGCAGTAATCCTCAGGACGCTGTTCCAACAACTTACCCAGACCCAAACCAGCCAGCTCGTTGGAGCACAGGAGGCTCACGAACGCCTTGAGGTCGTTGTCCATACCCTTGACGTAGGTCTTGGCTTCTTCCAGCTCAATACCGACTGTGGCCTTACTGGACAGGCGTGCCATGAACACACGCATCGGCAAGTCGTTGAACTTACACAGATGCCACATGTCACCCACGTAAGCAAACGCCGAACGCTCGAGGTCATTCAGACCCTCTACCAACAAACGGATCTCAGCCACTTGACGCTTGTTCACCCAGTAGTGTTGCGTGGAGTACATAATCAACTCCATCACTTCATCTACAGTAGGTGCCCGCAGACCGTAGATCTCCATTGCCTTTTGGATCAAGTCGTAATCAACGTGACCAATGATGCTGACAATGTTGGCCTTCACAACGTCTGGTGACCAGTAGTGTCGGTTGCCCGCCAAGAACTTCTCGTTGTTTGCATTGCCCAGACTGGTACCTACCCGGCAGGTAGAGGTCAGACTTGAGTGTGCAGACTTGTTGTGTAGGATCGTAGAGGCAGAAGCTTGACCACCAGACAGACTGTTGTTCGCAATCTTGTACGTGGTCTGTTCGTTCTCTTTCAGGTCTTCCAGTTCACCCATGGTCGCCGCTTGACGATTCATGATGCGGGCTTGAACTGTGTCGCCTGCTTTCAGGAACTCTTCAGCTTTGAGTTTGAATTCCTGACCGGCCATCTTGGCTTCCAGACCTTCGTGCTTCACCTTACCACGACCGACGATGTTACCGGTGATGTATTCGGAGAGCAGGGAAGGCAAGACATCAGGGTGCTCGTAGACCGTCATGCTGGGTGCAAATAACCAACGGTTTTGGATGATGTCTTTCAGGTACTGCGTGAAAGTGGTTTCATGTTGTCCACGATCACCTACTTCATTGCGATGTAAGCAAAGTAGTGCAGGGTCGACTATTTCAAACTTCCCCCCAGGGCCAGTCTGACGCTGTACGTAAGCCACACAGTCTTCAATCGGTTTGCCTGTACGTTTGCTTAGGAAAATCGCCATGTCCCGTCGGTAGTTCCCCACGACGTCCAGATCGCGCTTATATGCGTTAGCTGGCTTAACAAAATGGTTCTCCATTACAACTCCTAAGCTTGAGGTCTCTACATTCTATTGGTCGGGTACGGATTTTAATACGCACGGCATAATAGGGCGGTCTCCCGCCCCACTATTAATCAGCAATGGCTTCAACCGGTTCAGCTTTCTCAGCCTGTACCTTAATCGTCCATTCTTCAAACAGGCTACTGATCTTGGCCTTTTCTTCGTCCGTGCGCTTGGCAGGTTGGTTAACAATCACCTGCTTCATTGGGAACGGGAACTTCGGCAGCTCGGTCTCGGCGTTGGGAACTTCCAAGTCGATCTTGATCCATGGGTGACGCTCACCAGACTGGGTGGTGTAGACATCCACTTCCCACTTCAGGTCAGTACCTTCGATCGGGAAGAGGTACCGGGTCTTGTTCAGCCCTTTGTCGGCGAAGAAGCGGTATTGCTCGAAGAAGTCCTTAGAGCAGATCTGCTCCACCTCTTTCTTACCGAGTTCCCCTGGAGTCTTGGTCTTGACACACATCTGGTACGTGTTGTCATCAATGGCCCGGACACGACACTGAGCAAAGCTACCCTCACCAGTATCACGGTAAGATTCCCACTGCTCCTGCTTTTCCTGACCACCGGCTTGTTCGATCCAGTCCCAGTTCTGAACTTCGCCAAAGAAGGCGTATTCGATCTCTTGCTGTACCGCTCCATCAGCACCGTCTTCCAGTGAGATGTTCAAACGTCTTAATGACGACATAAAAACTCCAATATGGGCAAAGAAAAAAGATAGGGGCCGAAGCCCCGTATCTAATCCCACCAACCAGGAACCAACAGCCCATGCTAGTCCTAATGGTGACACGGCCCAACGTGTCATAGATTAATGGGTTGAGTATTTAATTACCGGCGCTGAGTTCTACTTGGTCGTAACCGTTCGAACCCAACAGTGCCAGAATCTGATCCCAGTCCGAAGGTTTGACCCCAGAGATCTTGGCGTTGATCACCGTGTAGTCAGACAACACGATGCTCGATTCCTTAATCCACGGCAAACCCAGGATCTGGCGTTGACCAGAAGGGAACTCAATCCGTACGTAGAGGTAGGCGTCAGGGTCGTTGGGCGTACCGCTAGGCAGTGAGCCGAACACGTTGGCGTGGATCTCATCAACCCCAGTACCCAAGTCGCGGGCGGTGGTGGAGTCGATGACACCGAGAACCTTGACGTTCTTGAACTGGGAGTTCAGTACGGCGGTTGGCCATACCGAGAAACTCACAACAGACTTTTGAACCAGTTTGTCTTGTGTAGCCATGAGTATGGAAACTCCTGAAACTCAACTAGGACCAACCCGCTAAGGTTAATCAATTTGATGGAATGAAGAGTACCCCTAACGAGTCGCCGGTAAAGTAGTTCCTCGCGCATCCCTTCGACGGTGTCCCAGAACAACTCTAGGAGGTCGTGGTCTAGCGTGCGGGTGTCGAGATCGAATGGATCTTGTAACCCTAAAACCATTTTCACCAACAATTCAAAATCCTCAGGCTGACACTCATCTTCGCCCATGGCGTCGAAGGTGGTAGCACTCAGGGTCTTGTAAATCGCTAGGGCCTCAATTAAGTTGGTGGACACGAAAGCAGCACGACCCACATTAACCTCACTTAGCCAATAAATTCCAGGATAATGGTGGAACTCACCAGCGACTGGAAACGGTACATCAGTTGACCGTCCGGTTTGTAGAGCTTCATCTGTGTCATACACTTCAGAAGACTCAGTCCGTATTGCTTCAAAGCGTTGGCCATGATCTCACCATCAGTGGTGAACGCACCGTCTACGGCTTTGGAATTCAATACTAACAAACAGTAACGATCTAACTCGCTCATGTTATTACCGTCAGACAAGTGAGTAATTACATTTCGAGTCTCTTGAACTAGGTCATACCCCACCACTTCCATCATCGACATGGTGCTACGGAACTGCTTCACGGCAGCGGCGCTATTCAGTGCGACATTCATAATTCACTCGTCATAAAGGGAGGGGTGCCGAAACACCCCTCACCAGTAAGATTCAACCAAGACGTTACCACCAATCCATTGACGGGTTAAACGGTATCCGAAACCTGGGGTTTTGAAGTACTGACTAGTCATGTCCGAGATCAGCATGTGGATCTCTAGCGCAAGGTTCGTCAGGTTATGTAGGGCGATGGCTTCATCGTCAGTCAGTTCGCTGAGGTTCTGTTGCCCCTTGACATTACAAAGGAAGTGATCCTCTATAATGCCCATCACGGTCCACGTCTTATCGTAACGGATGTGGAGGTCAGAGATGCTGAAGGAGAGTTCAGCTAACCCTTGTAGGCTAACGTCATGCTCCAGCAGGTAGGGTTCCAGATGCCAGTAGTCCCGGAGGATTCTACTCACCGGGATCAAGATGGGATTTGAACGGGCAATTTTAAGGTCACTCATGATGGTCACTCACTCGAGTGCATCGGGTTAACAGCGAATCAAGTCTACGATGTGTCCGTGCTTCGGGGCCAGTCGTAGGTCGAAGTCGTAGTTCCCGTATTTAAGTAACGGGTGTAGGTAGCGAGCCACTGCTTTCTGGATACGGATGTAGTCTTCTTCGTAAACCATCAGTTGTGCACGATGGGTCATGAAGTAGGCGTATTCCAATTCAGTGAGGTGTTGGACTAGGAAGTCATCCATAGAACAGATCACGCTTTCGTCGTAAGCACTAGGGTCTCGTGTGAGTTCCCCATAGATCACGGCTTGAACGAATTCGTCCCGATCCACACCGAGTTGCTCCAGAATACATTTATCCACCGCTGGGAGTAATGTGTCTCGGAGGTAGAAGCGTATGGTCATGTCAGACTCCTAGGTATTCACGTAAGCCTGATGCTACCCAGTCACCGTTCTCCAAACTACTCTCTACATCCTTCCTCAGGAGTTCGATATGGTTCTGGGGGTTGTGGGGGCGACACCGTGCCAATTGTAACAGCTTGATGTCACCTCGTGGGGTCAGATCAAAGTGCCAACTCCAATCATCAGCATTCTCTTTGATCATTCTCCAGATGTAACGTTTAATGAAATCAATAGCTTCCTCCACCATATCCTCAACTTCTTCTTGAGGGATCTTGTCGGAGTAGCTACGGATCTGATTCACCACAATCTCACGAGCTGCCACCACGTTGCCGTAAAAGCAGTTCTCCACCGTACCTGAAAGAATCCCTATTAGGTTCAGATAGTTAGCACCAACGCCCAAGTACGGACGTAGACGACCTTCCAACTGCTTAATGATGGGTGTCCCAGGTATGACGTACGTCGCCGCGAGAGTAATGCCAATCCCAAATTCGGTAGTCACCTTTGAACTCCAACATCAAGTTATTGCCTAAGGGCTTGATCACGCAGACCTTCCACGTAGGTTCAGTCAGCAACTTCATCATGATCTGGTTTACTCCACCCGCAATGGGGTCGAGTACTTGGTTATCCAGTTCCGAGAAGAAGCAGTCGCCTTCACCACGACTCACGGGTTGCCCTACTACTTGCTCGTACCCAGGCATCAATCGAGCCAGTGCACCAGCGATGTAACCTACTTCAAAGAATTCACGAGGGTAGTCACCAAATACTCGTGACAACTTACGGGTATTCATTTCCAACTCGTACCACTGGAACCAATGGCGCAGTTCCCGACAGACAATCGCTTGAGCCAACAGGCGACATTTGTTGACAGTGATATTAGGCACCATCTCAGGATGGCCGGCTGACAACAAGAAGTTATCAAAGTGATACTTCAGGGTAAGCGCTGTAGCATCAACAGGGAATAGGAAGTTCATTGGGTAGCCTTTAAAGGTACAGATACAAACCCGTGGGTCTGATCATCAACGTCAATTCACCTTCTGGAATCAAGTAGTGGTTACACGCCTTGATCTTTCGGTAAAGCTGAGTGCGTAACAAGTTTTGCTTGTCTAGCTGGTGGATGAGTTTGTACACGTCTGTTGGAGCAGTGTCCTCTCGGAACATTAACAGCAGCGTACTTTCGATGCAGTCTTTGAGCCACGTAGTCTCGATGGTGATCATCAACCACTGTGGATCGTGTTGGTGTAATAGATGTCGGAACTGAGGAGTACTCAGCGCATCCCGTATCTCGCAGTGTAACATGACCTGCATGTTACGGTAATCGGTTACTAGCTGAAAGTCCATCGTTCTAACCTTTCTGAAGGTTTGTTCAATTGGATAATATAGGTCTCAAACTTATTAGGATGACCTGTATGCTCTCTACTCTATAACATCAGGGGTTGATGTGAACTTATACACGGAGTCGCTCACACGAGCTTACAGAGGGCATAAAGCCCCTCACCGGATAACCAGCAAGGGGCTTTGTGCTTTACACTGGCGTCGGTCAGCTATCTGTGAGTGGAGTCAGGTCCCCTCTCGGCCAACCTAGTGGGGTCGGAGTAGCCAGGCATGTTTTCCCACCGAGCGCCCCTGACGGCGCAAGGATTACGGCTAGAACTTACGCACCCCTCCAATTGCCCGGCTCGGCTGGTAAAGGTAGGATTCCAATGCGTAAGCGAAGTGCCGAAACACTTCCCCAAAACCATTCGACAAAACTGGCCCATTCGATCTGAATGGTTTTGAGGCTGCGTTCAAGCGTAGGCCCAACCACATTTAGGCGCGGAGAGGGCGGGCTGTTGCACAACTTGAACCCTTCGCGGGGGTCCCGTATCCTTTACATCGGGTCTGAGTGCGAGGCAGGTTCCAATGTTTCCTGTAGTACGTCTGCATTCCAGGATGAGGTTGCGGACGCTCAGCCCTTACCGGGCAGAGATTCATCGCTCCACGGGTTCAGCCGAGAGCAACGATTTAAGACCCCTGATCCTACCGGCTCTCTGGACAGAGGAGTCACTAGGTTTTGACCGTGGTCAGGGGAATTCAAGCTACCCTCTCTCTTTGAGCTGTCTACACTTCCACAATGACTCGGGGTTTGCCCAAGGTCGTGATTTGGGGTTTGGTCCTAAAAGTAGTAACCATTCCTACGACAGACAGGGGATTAGCCTGTGAGGGTACAACATAGGGTGAGTGGGAAAGCCTAGACCTTCCAGACAGTAGTGTGACCCGACGGGTTGGAGTCACCTGTCCTAGTGGGTAGATAAAGTCCACTTGGCGTTACCGCTACACTCACTTTCATTTGACGCCGCACCAACCTTTCTTGGTGCCACCGTCGTACGCAACTGCAAGACCATTCTTGATCAACAGTTGCGCTATATCAATATCGTCTACCATAACTTTGGCGACGACTCTGAAGTACTTGTCGCGATCAGGAGTCACCAGTTTAATGGTAGACGCTGAGTCGATGTACTTCTTCAGGAACAACCGAGCTTGACGAGCCTTGGCTTTCTCAGTGTCTTGGTCAGCGACTGCTTTACAAGTACTGTGCATCTCTGGGGCGTCGATCCCCATGAGACGAATACCTACGTTTTTACCAAAGAGGTCAGGGACATTTGGGATGTTCACGTAGATGGTGTCGCCGTCGTAGACTTTCACGACTTGTTTCGGTGACAATGACAAGTCACTATAGGCGTAGACGCTGAACGAAGCCAGAGTCAGGACCAACATTGTGAGGATATTGCGGATGTTCATGATTAAGCTCCAAAGGATATACAACATACTATCCTTTGGTTTACAGAAAGGGTGCCTTCTCTCTACGTCGGGAAGGGTTATGTTCCGTTGCGCAGTACCATGACCTCGGTTGACCGAGAGAAGACATTACTCATTTACCCCATTAGTTCCCTTATCCCTGATTACCCTGCGCGTCAGGTCGAACGTAGATAAGGTAGGCGCGACAATGTCGCCTCGTTTTACTTCTGTTCCCTAAGGAACCTTCTAATGGGCATCCACCGGCAAGACTCGAACTTGCGACCTCCCGACGAACACTTGCGTTAAACCACCTTCACTACTGGAGAGTTAATGGTGGAACTCAATGCCCGACGAGTGTTCTAACCGACTGAACTACGGTGGCGACTACAACTTAAACTGGTGGTGTGACGACTAGTTCACCGGACGCAACTTGGAATCGGGCTTCAGATCAATCACGGGCAGGAAGCCTGCACCATCACTGACGTTAAAACCCAGTCCACGAGTTGCGTTGTCGGGATTGGTGTACAGTCGCACAACGGATGCAAAGGGTTCCTTGGGTGTGGACAACCAGTACCAGCCGTCTGGGGCGGTAGCTGGGTCAACAAACAAATCTACATCTTCAGGCTTGCTCATCAACGTACCCTTATCTATCAAATTGGCGGAAGAACAGAGATTCGAACTCTGGGGGCTGTTACACCCGACGGTTTTCAAGACCGTTGCCATAAACCACTCGGCCATCCTTCCTAAAACAAGCCTCGATACTGTTCCTCGAGGAAGTCACCGTACAGCCAAGGCGTTAGCTGTAATCCATTGGGAACTGAGCTAGAGCCGAATGGAACTCGGAATCAGCAAGCTCACTCCATCCACCTAGGACGGAGCAACACACCACTATAAGCGCAGCGAGGGTTAGCTCGCACCGCAGTGGGTGAGGTTGGGCGACACCAGGGCAGGCGCTCGGTGTACTGTGGGCTTAAGCCTTAGCTCGAGCCATCAACTTTAACAAGCCTTTCGCCAAGGGCTTGGTCTTCACCAGACGGCGAGGACTATAGAACGGGAATCCAGGCATCGCTGTTCTCCTTGAATGTGGCAGTAGATGAGAGATTCGAACTCTCGAGGCCCGAAGACCTATACCCTTAGCAGGGGTACTCCTTAAGCCATCTCGGACAATCTACTGTAGTGCTTCGATCATTACCCGGTGTGCGACGTGTTGTATTTAGACAGCTCGGTGTCCCTGCCAGGATTTCGGGTTGTACCTGGAATGCTACCTTGGAGGGTAGAGTTATACCTTTCGGCGTTTTTAACTATAGGGACTGTTCTATCGCACCACTGATCGAATTGCTTTATCGGGAATCGAACCCGAGTGAGCCGCCTGTGTGGCAGCCGTTCTACCATTGAACTATAAAGCGTGCTTGGCTGGGATAGCAGAACTCGAATCTGCGACATCTTGATTAACAGTCAAGCGCTCTACCAACTGAGCTATATCCCAATAAAACTTAGAACACCTTCAGGCGTTCGTTGACCTTGATCTCGCGATCGTCGTAGACAACACGATCAGCGGACTGACCATCTTGCAGGACGAACTTCTCGTGCACTTCGCCAGTAACGCGGTTCACGATAACCACTTCGACTTCTTTATCGGAAGAGCAGTGGGCATGGGTAATGACGGTGGTAGTCATGACGACTCCTTATTGAGGACGGCGGTTGTAGTTCACAACCTTGACTTCGAGTTCAATGAACAACTCCATCGGGTAATCGTCCGGGAGGTTCACCGACACCGAAGTATTGAAGGTTGCCGGGTTGATACCGATGCTGAACGGGGCTTTGGCAATGTTGCCCAACCAGCCGTTGATGATCCACTCGCGCTGATGGAGAATAGGTCGTGAATGGTTGATTGCAACCTCCACACCGTCACGGGTGACGATGCGGATCAGCTTGATGGACTCAATGGAGTCAGTCAAGTCTGTGTCTTTACCGAGGGCTTGAATCAAGCCATGGAGGTTCATACGGGAACCATCCTTCAGCGGGATGCGAACCACGTCAGGACCTAGAGCTTCCACAACCTCTTCCAGGATCTGCCAGTCGTCAGCCAGTTGATCCGACTGTGCCGGAATCCACGGAGTGAACATCCCCTGAGCAGTTTTCATGCCGATCCATGGGGCGTAGGTCACGTTGATGTCAGCGCCCAAGATGCGAGCACCAACGTCGTAATGTCCAGCACCAACATACACCAGCCACATGTTCTTACCGTTCCACGAAGGACGGGTAACGCGCTTGCCTTGCTTCAGAGCTTCGATAGCGAGACCGAAGTTCAGAGCGTTGCACGGACGGTAGCTGTCCTCGAACACGTCTTTAGGCGACCAGGACTGGTGACCGTTGTCGTATTCCACAAGGTAGCCTTCATCGGCACCGTTTTCGTCAGCGGGAAGTTCCCAGCCTTTGAGTTGGTTGTAGTCCAACCGAGACATCGGAGTTCCGATAACCTTCTTGGTACCAATGTAGTTCATGTTATCTACCTTGAATGAATGAGGGTCCCCCTACCGGATTCGAACCGATGCTCGCTACCCACGAAGGGCGGCAGCTCTAACCGACTGAGCTTAAGGGCGACATTAAAACTAGCAAACCATCACAGGGACGGGAATGCCTTGTTCTTTGCAAACACGCTCAAGGTTCTCCTGAGCATCTTGCCATTGTTTGATCCTCGCAAGGGTTTCCTCACGAGACTGGGGCTTGATCTTGGAACGATCCAGATCACTTAAGCGAAATGTACGTACCATGACCTACTCCTTAATCAATAGCGATACGACCGTAAAGGGTTCGTCCGCCGACCTTGACGTCGAAGTGGTGGAAGTAACGACCGGTATCACTACCGAGCCACTTTCCAGTTCCGTCGTCTAGTTCAACTGCATAGCAATCGCCTTTCCATTTACGGATGGCTTGACTCACCTTATTACAAGAGTAAGTCACTTGCCTTGCAGAGAACGTAGGGAACAGTTGCTTAACGATCCGACGCATCGCTGCGAAGTGTCCTTCAGACATTGACTGCTCTCCTTTGAATGTGGCGCCTCCGAACGGACTCGAACCGTCGACCCCTAGCGTGACAGGCTAGTGCTCTAACCAACTGAGCTACGGAAGCGTAAACGTCCTGAGGAAGATGGACTCTGCGATCACCCAGACTGTACCTGTAGGTGCATCGCGTGTAGGCTCAAGGTTCGTGTAGACAACCATGGGCCAAGAACAGTCTTGAGCGTGACGAGCTAGGCTTAGCACTTTAAAGCGCAACCCACTAGGAGACTTGTACTCCCGTTGTTCCTCGATACTCTCTAACATGTTCTATTCCTCGAATTGGTTCCGGCTTGCTTCCCACCGCTATCGTGGTTCACTAAACTCATGTGTAGCCAGACGACCCGCCGGAGAGGTCTTTAACTAGATACACCAGTATCCCTGAGGTTCCGAAGAAGGCAGGTACACGATGTATCTCCACTGGACTACGAGTAGGGTGATCCCTCCCAGCGTCTGAACGCCGAGTTAATGCTGAGGCACGCCCGTAACCGACATTCGCTCAAAGGCAAGTCTAAGTAGGCGTACAGCAAAGGAACCATAATTCTACTTCCCTTGCACCGAGTGGATTGCTCAGCACTTATTTTCCCTGATCCTCCGGGACGGTGGGGACATCGACGCAGTGCCTAGTTTCCCTTCCACAGGGTTACTGGTAACGTTGTCTCACAGGGTAAAACCATTACGTAGCCAGCAAGGGTCTGCGCAATGTTAAAAGTGGAAGAGGGAGATGGATTCGAACCATCGAATGTCAGGATCAAAACCTGATGCCTTAGGCCAGACTTGGCGATCCCTCTAGAAATGGTGGGTGAGGTAGGATTCGAACCTACGAAGCACACGGCGTCAGATTTACAATCTGATAACTTTGAACCACTTGTATACTCACCCGATAAAGCGACCAGTGTTGTGGGATCGAACCACTGCTAGTTCCCGGACCGCACTAGCTTTCCAATGTGCAAGGTTGACGCGTTGTCAGCTATGGCCCTACACATTGACCTCCCCGAGGCTCACTGGTATAAACTGATGCCCCTTTGCTGGATTTGAACCAACACCTATCCGTTCAACCGACTCCGTTTGACGGGAGAGTTTAGTTACACCCGCCCAGTCAACTCCACCTTGCGGCTCACGTTGCGAATACGAATGCTCTCGGACTGTTCTACCTGACCGAACTCTCAGGGGCGTAAACCTTTAAAACTCACCGCGTTCTGGGCGAGCCTTAGTAGCACCGATGCCCACAATAAACACGACTGCGAAAACGCAAAGTCCTGCTACTGGGCTAAACGCTGCCGGAACCGCTGCCGTTAGAAGCGCGGGTACAAAAACAAACACTGCGCGCATCATGGCAACAACTCCTTGAAATTAACCGCTACCCCGACCTACGGAATGCAATACAACAAGTGTGTCCCAAAAGGAAAAGAAAGAAAACCCTTGGGGATGCGGTATGCAAGCGCATCATGGTAGCACACTGTTGCCGGGTCACGCTCGACTAAACCGTAATTTCACTGGTACCCGTCATGCCAGTGTATCCCTGTGAAGGGAAACTCCCCCAAAGCCGTGAAGCCCTGAGTCGTGCTGGAGTCATTACTATCAGTCAATAACGCGTCAGTCTCTCAATAGATGCGTGGAGTATGTAAAATAATACGTAATCTCAGGCAAAAAAAAAGGGTCTGGTTAGGACCCCTTGAGAAAAGCGTGTTACGGAATTGCAGGGAAGCCTACGATCTTAAGGATCAGGTTACGCTTGCGGCGGTACCAACCAGCGGACTTGGCAGGGAAACCTCTCTCGGTGCTCTGCTTGCGGATCTGAGGGTCATCTTCGAACAACAGGGGTACTGGGAAGTATCTCCAGTGTTTCGGTTCACCTGAGCGTACCAGAGCGTGTAGGGTGCGTTTGCTCCACTTGCTGGTAGTGATGCCAGTGATCAGTTCTTGACGGATCTCTTCGTGGTCTGCTTCGGTTGGGTAAACGGCGAAGATGTTCTTGTAATGGGCAACTGTCGTTTTGTCTTCATTGGTGGTCTTGTCCATTATAAACAAGACGCCACCGATGTCGTGGAGGGAGACGTTACCATTCTCGTACTTGTGTGTCACGAATTCTGCGGACATGATTCGGGCCTTCTAAGGTATGGGGGGATTAAAGGTAGTTCCTATTCATCTAGGTAATATAGATCTGAAACTATTTTGCTTCAACCCAAATAGAATGTAGGTACAAACTTTAATCACGGGGTGTCCACATGGGGCGTTTAGTAAATCTGCTCGAGGAAGCTGAGCTTACCTTGACTTACAGTGCAGAAGGAATCGCTTTGCTGGATGCTAGCGAAGCGGAGGTTCCAACCAAGGATGTTTATATCCTGTTGACCGACACCAAGACCTTAGTGAGTAAGGTTAGCCGTATGGTGACAGGTGATCCGTATAACCACGTATCGCTGATGCTGTCTGAGGACTTCGACGAGGGTATCTATACCTTCAGTCTCTCAAACGGACTCAATGGCATCTTCGGTGGCTTCATGGTCGAGGATCGTAAGAACCTGAAGGGGTCACACTACTCCATGTATCGTCTCGCTGTCACCAACAGCGTCTACGACAAGATCAAGGTTAAGGTGACTGACTACGTTAACGCGGTAGACAAAACCTCCTACAACCACCTTGGGTTGTTCAATGCGATCTTCAAGAAAGGTATCTTCAAGTCTGAGGATGGCCAAGCTGCGATCTGTTCTGAGTTCGTGGTGGAAGTACTTAAGTTCGCTGGCGTAGAACTCTTCGCCAAAAGATTAGCGAGTACTGTAAGACCTTACGACTTGGTCAAATCCAAGCTGCTGAAGTTCTACAAGCGTGGCGTCATAAAAGGCTGAATCCCCGGCTCACTTCGGTGAGTCGGTTTATGACGGCATAAAAGCGCGGCTCGAGGGAATCTCAACCTACTCCAAGTGCCCCTCACCATTAGGTTGGTGGTGAGGCGACCTCGTTTCGCGCGGAATCCCTGCGGCTTTGCTTTTATGCTTTCTTACTGTTAAGTAGAACTGGCTTGTCGTACCCGTGATCGTCTTCCTCCCAAGGCCTTGGGAAGTACTGGCTCAATAGAGCACTACCTTAGATCCACACTGTTTTTGTGCTTACACCCTCGCGCTACTCCGGCCCCAAACTGAGGCTCTATCACATTGAAATGCTCGTGAACCTCTAAGCTCTATAAGGTGGCCAAGAGGTATGCTTACCCGGCCCTTTGCCGAGTGCATTACCACCGAACCACTTAAAGGTGATCTTAGAAAGGCGCAAGGCGTTTGATTGTGGTTTGCCGGAATCTCTCCCTATGTTGGGTAACAAACTGAACACGAGCGTGTGCATCAGTCTGAAAAGAGCGAACTCTCTACCCCAACTAGAAATCCCCAACCAAAGCCAGTTCTTCAACTCTTCTGTCACGGTGTGCGCATTAACCGTTGGCTTCAGGCTCAAGATTATACTTTTCAGAAGTCCTCTATGCCAGAACACGTACCACGAACGTGCGGCTGTCGGTACTCCTCCAAGTCACTACGCAGCAACTCGGGCCTGTGGTGCGAATGCCACCGCCGTTCGACTTCTACCACCGGGTCGTAGTCTAAGACCATCCCGGCTGTGAGCGAAGGCACAATGGCACCGCAATCCAAGTGAGTGAACATTCCGAATGGTCCGTCCCCAACGCATTGTCGGGGTTCGGTTTGACCAGCTCGGTATTCTTCTTCAGTAACCACGTCCAAGCCGTGGTCAGCTAGAAGTCTCGCTAAGCCTAGTGCGCAACCGCCGATGATCAAGATCCGTCGTGCGGTACCCAATAGACATCCTTATCAGCCCAGACCGATACCAGAAGGACGGTTCTCGACCTGATGTTTCGCAGGATCGTAAACTACCTTCTCGTACAGGTTGTGCCAAGGTTTACCCAAACAGCAAGTGCATTGGAAAACGTTACCCGCTGGCTTGCTCAGGAGTTCAATGGTTCCACACCTGTCGCAAGCGTATTCCAGCAACGTACCGCTCATTACAACACCAAGCCGTCGTCAGTAGTGGCAGTGTCGCCCACCAGATCAACAGCAGCAGCACGACCTTCACGACGACGAATGAAGTCGTCCAGAGTCTTCTGGAGTTTCTCGTAAGTAGCATCGAGATTCTCGGTGGACACCACGAGGTGAACTTCGCTAACACCTTCGATAGCGGTCTTGAAGTAGCCGGTGCACGGATACTCTGGGATCGGTTCTTCCAGGTGCTTCTGATCACGGTCGCTGTAGAGCGAAGCGATGGTGATCGGGTCCTTGATGGCCGCAACGGCTTCAGGGCTGTAGAAGATGTCCAACATCGCCAGTTGTGCAGGCACGCTGGTCGAGTGGTTGAAACGCAGCCAGTTGGCAACGTCTTTGGTGTCCAGCTCGTCGTTCTGACGCGAAGTCAGGTAGCACAGGCTGGAGATGGCCAGGTGGAGCTGACCGTCGACTACCGAACGAGTGCACTCGCCGCCGTTGTGACGGTAGTACATGACGATCGGGGTATCGACTTGTTTGGAGATGGCTGCCAGCGACTTGATGGTGTTCAGGCTGTTCTGTGCAGTGATGGTCGATTCCGAAGAACCCGCCAACAGTACCACAACCGAGTGACCACGGGCTGCCAGTTCTTTGGCCAACAGTGGACCAATAACCGAACCCGAACCGCCGGATGCCGAGAAGACCACGATGTTGAAGTCTTCAGGAACTTGTTGCAGAAGGATCTGCTTGACCGCTGCGGAGATCTGCGCGTGGTTCTCTTTACGCACTTTACCGGAGCCGTCGGTTTTGTCGAGGACGTAGATCGAGCTTTCGTCTTCGATGCCGGCCAGGTTGGAACGGCTGGTGTCAACGAAGCTGACCAGTGGGGTAGCGAAGCCAGGAGCTGGAGGACGACCGATGTAAGTCTTGACGATGTTCGTACCCAGACCACCACAGCCGTACAGACGCACTTTACCTTGTTCCATGTTTTCAACTTCCTAGCTTTTAAGATTAGACGAGTAGTCCAATGGAGTTCCCAGACTTAGGGGTTACTCAGCTTTTAGTTTGCGGATCAACTTAACCAGTTCGGAGTGGCAGTGTGTGAGCGTGTACGAATTACTGTCCAGTCGCCGGTACAGAGAATCGAAGGTAGCCTCTTCAGGTTCCCAACACTCCTCCAACCCGTGACACGAACAATGTGACCCGTTCACTTCCCATAACTTACCGTCTCTGCGAAACAAGACAAACGCGGAACCATCGTAGTCCTCGTACACGTACGAAGCCAACAATATCTCTACGCCTACCAAGTCTGCGTCACTGAGGTTAAAATCGTTCTTCAAACCTTCAAACTGCGATGTTGCCCAGTCGTGCATATACATTTAACTAATCTCTACTAAGCTTCGATGCTTCGAGGCTTTTCTCGTCAAGTGAGAATGTAGGGGTGATCGGTTAAATCTGGGAACTCGATTGAACGAGAGCGCATTACTCTCAATAGATACTTCCTCTGTATCTTTTTTTACAGACGTACCGCCTATGGTGCGTTATTGAATGACCGCAGGGTCTTCTTTATCAACCCGGAGGTGCTAAGTGAATCCAATTCAGAAAGCAATCTCGGACGTGAAAGCGGCGATCCCTCGGGAGATCCTCGAACGAACGTTCATGAAACCTGATAACGTAGCTCTAGGGCAACGTCAGAGTTTCACCCCAACCTCCTTGGACTTCCGTATTCGTACGGCGGTCATTGAAGGTAACGTACTCCCCGACTGTAACTTGGTGGGTGGTACCGAAGTAACGATCCCTCTGGTAGAAGTTCTACCGCAGTGGATCACTGACTACAACGTGTTGTACCGTATCCCGAAACACCTGACTCAGAACCGCAGTATCTTGCGACTGATTCACATGACCTTCGGTGACGGTGGTGTGGTCGGTAGTATGAACCTCGCGCAACAAGGTCGTTCTCCGATGCTAGACGGGGCTCAAGGGGTGCTCCAAGCTCACCTCCCGATTCCAATCGTCTCGACAGCGAACATGGAGATCGTGGGTGAAAACGTAGTGTTGGTGAAAGACAACGTCACGATGCCGGGTAACCCGTATCTACGTTGTGTGATTGAGGGCGACACTGAACTCAACCACTTGCAACCTACCTCCTACCGTCACTTCAGCCGACTGGTGATCTTGGCGACCAAGCAATATATCTTCAACAACATGGCGGTTGCTACTGACCAAGCGGCGTTGTCGGGCGGTATGGCGTTGGGTCGTATTCGTGAAATCATTGACGGCTACTCAGATGCCTACGAACAGTACGAGGAATACTTCGAGACTGTCTGGAGAAAAGTGGCATTGTTCAATGATCCAGAAGCCAACAAGCGTCACTTAAAGTACATTACTGGGGGTCGCTGGTAATGACCTACCAAGAAGGTAAGTACAGTACGTTCACCCACAACGGTAAGGAGTACCCTCTCGACCCGTTTCTGAAGCGTGCTGAGAAGCTCCACGCTAAGTCAGTTTCTATGGCGAAGCTGGAGTGGAACGTACAAACAGCACAGCCTGATCCGAAACGGGTGGCCACTGCTGACATCAATTACCCAATCCTCTACACGATTGACCCTAAGTGGGGATACGTCGTAGTGGATGGTCTGCACCGTTTGACCAAAGCTTACCAAATGGGCAAGCGGTCGATCATGGGTAAAGAAATACCTCAAGAGTGGTTTGACGAGATAGGTACCGTTTCAATGGAAGACTCAAGCAATCCATCCTACACCGTTGGTCAGGTAACCCGTGAGCAAGCGTTCGAGTGGTTGGCACAAAGCCGCCAGCAACGCCCAGAGCCGCTTCTACAGGACTCCTATAGCCCAGGTGGCACTGGGGTAGACCGTGTGTACGCCTTCGCTTACAACGGAGACGAAATCGTAGGTTACGCTAGCCTGTTGAATGGTCAGCGTTACTTGATCGACATGTACGTCCCTGAGTCACTACGTGGTAAAGGGATTGGTCGACAACTGATTGACTCACTGTTGGTAGATCTGGTGGTAGTCCGTAAAGATCAGGAAGACATCATTGCTTTCCTGAAGGCTGTAGGCTTCTCGCTGGAGAACGACTTTGTTAACACCAGAGTCTATCGGAAGTATCACGGGGCTAAAGTCCACGCTTACTGACGGCATAGAGAGAGGCGGTGAGCCTCTCTCTTTTATGCGCTTAGTAGCGCTTATTCCACGAGTAGCTCGGTTCATCCTTCAGCTTGATGACCTCGTACCCCGGAGCAGCAAAGGTAAAGTATCCCACACTTGTGGTCATTACGATGGCACTGCGGTCACGAAGGTTGATCGACCATGCTACTTTGCGGACAGTGTCCTCGAAGTTTACTTCAAGTGCTTGGTAGTGCTTACGAGCGTACTCCATAAGCGCACCAGTGAGCCGGAGCTTGACGTTGTCCAGCAGACTGACCTTCTCTAGGTCCCGAGTCTCACATCGTCCTATACGACCTGTCAGAGCTTCGATGTGTTTTTGGAACTCTAGCTTGTGTAACATCAGCTCAGAAGCGGTGTACTCTTTATATTCAGACATTCTACGGTCTTCTTCGATTATGAAGGTTAAGTGATAGTGGCCTTTCATAATCATGATGTACTATCTATATTTATTTAAGGAAAATTCGGAATTTTTTATTTTTGCTCTTAAAGCTCTTCGTGGTAGTGGTTGACATGGAGGCTTGGTCGTACTCGCGTACTAGCCTCCTGTACTCTACCGGTGTAGCGTAAACTCCCTGCGGGAGAAAAAGGCTAGGATAGACTATGGAGTAGGCTATGCTAACGCAGCCACTCAATAAACAATATTGTTAAAGCTTCGCTTTGTTGTTTATCAATCCCCCCAAACCCCCCTTTACCATCGAAAAAACTTGTTACTACAAAACATATAACAACCGAACTATTCTTTTACACAAGCAGGGGCTAAACCCCTGCGTTTACGTGTAGAAGTAGTCAGTGGTGTCAACATCGAGGAATGTCACAGTCACTTGGAACAACAACGACTTGAAGTCCTGAGGTGCTACAGAGAACAACTCCCCGTCCACCACAACGTAGTAACTGTCGTAGAACAACCGACGAAGTTGTGTACAGATCTCACTGCGAGCGAGGAACACATTAGGACGAACCTTAATGTCATCCTTCATACACACTCGTTTCAGGTGATCGTAGATATACAAGTGGATATTCTTACGACCTACCGCAGTATCAACCCCCACTTCCCGCAAAGCCACGAATCCATCCACTGTGCCTTCTAGGAAGCTCTCTAACGAACGTTGTGTCCGATTGAGTACCAAACCTAAGGACTCAGCTAGCACAGCTCCTGTGTCTCTACAATCACTCATCTGAAACCCCCAGCATAATGAGGCCACCGGGAGGGCAGCCTCAGAATGATTTACACCGCACACGCAATGTAGAGCGCAGCGTCTTCCATGGTTGCCACTACCACAGCACCGGAGTCGGTCAACTGGGTGTGTAACTTGGAACGATCAGGACGACCCTCAGGTAACACTACCAACGTGTCCTCAGGGCTAGCCATAGCCGCAGCCGCCAGTTCTTCGTAACCGGAGAAGCCAGTCTGTTCTTCTGGCAACACAAACACCTTGGTAGCCGCACTGAGCTGACTCAGGACATCGGCAACAGCCGCTTCCTGTAGCTGTACAGTTTCCAAGGAAGGTTGAGCACCAGCGCTAACGTTCCAGACTTTAACTTCTTTGTGGCACTCCATGAGCACCGCTTCCCATTCGCCGGACTGGACGCCACCATAAATGATAACGTTACGTTCGTTCTTGATCCCGTCAACGTCTGCCAACTCGTCATTAGGAGTGGCAACGTGATCTGGACCTTCGCCTGCATCTTCGTCGAAGTAATCACTGAGAGACATCTTTAACTCCTTAAGTACAGTTGGTCTCATAACCTATATCGGAACAAAAAAAGAAAGGGAGTACAAACCCCCTTTTCCTTTTGGCACCACCTTACACCTTCTGGCGTAAGGCAGCTTTCCCACGCACCACTTGAATGAAACCCCCATCGAGGGTTACAGACATGTGGGCTTCTTCACAACGTTTGACGTTCTCAGCATTGAGTGTGCCGTCTTGGTTGATCAGGCAACGGTGAATACGTTCACCCAGTAGCCGCAGCTCCTTGAGTGTAGGTTGTGCTTCTTTCGGGTAACCTTCGAGCAAGTACACATGCTCGTAGAATATACCGAAGTGGCGAATCAAATCGCCCACGGGGTCTTCCACTTTCGACTTGTGGTCTGGCATGGTCGGGGTTCCTACATGTGCCCAGCGGTCCTTCAGTTCTTGCATCGCAGCCTTGGCATTGTCAGGCCCTAGGAAAGCAACCATCGCACGAGCCATTCCGTTCGCAACACTTTCTTCAGTGAAGGTCACGTCTGGGTTTTCTTCCAGGTATTGCTCGAGGAAGGTTTTAGGCTGTTCATAGGTATCTGACATCATGACACCCCGTACCGGTTCTTCACCGGTGTAGTTGGGAATTACGGACAGACCGCAGTCCATGATGCTGCTGAAGTCGCAGGTGGTTCCGTCTTCTAAGACTTGGGTATGATTATTCATGCGGTGTTGCTCCAGTAAAAAAAGAAAACCACGAGAGCCCCGAAGGACTCCCGTAGCTAGAAGAACCAGTCCAGTTAGATGGATGATTCTTGGTTGTTGGCCAACTCGTTCATCGCCCGGTTCACGATGTCGTCAGCACTTTCTGCTACCGGCGCCGTTGGGGTTGCTACCCCTTGAGCCACATCGGAGGTTGGTGTGGCGATTTGCATCAAGGCCTGACGCAGTTCATCGGTCAGCTCAGCACCCAGCGTACCGGGCTCAGCGCTACCATGGATCACGTTCAGGAGGTCCTTGTTCACCGGTTCCGCTTTGGTGTGGCCGGTGAGTTCATCGACGTGGTCCCAAACCCGTTGAGTGAAGCCAGGGTCTTTCAGCTCGTGTTGTTCACACAGGCCAGCGATCTTGGCGATCTCACGGTCAACTACGTCCAGTGCGACTTTGTCGTGGTCACGCTCAGCCTTTTCATGGGCCGAGTGCAGAGCCACGATTTCAGCCACGATGCGATCTTTCGGCCAGTTCTTCAGCATCACTTCCATGACAGGGCCTGGCTGGCTGCGTGGAACAACTGCCTGACGCCGGATTTCTACTGGAACTTTCGAAGGGCGTACTTTAGGAACATTGGCCGTGGCAAAGATCGCACTGCACATAGCGCTACAGTGATCCAACATGTCGCCAACAAGGTTCGAGGTGCGTGGGATTACGTTCATGGTGTCTCTCCTTAGAGAAGAAGGTTAGTAGGTAGAGCCAACACTATTGTCAGCTCTACTATTGAGGGGTATTACAGACCGTCGACGCGAACCAGATCCCACAGGGTGTTCTTATCGAAGTCAGAGTAGTCTGCGATACGATCAACCATGTCGTCTTCTTTGTTCATGACGTTACCGCCAACCGAGCAGGTGCTCAGCTCTGGTTTACCGTCTTGCAGTTCAACTGGGTTCAGGCAGAACAGTTTACCTTCCATCAGCGCCACAACATGTTCGCGCTGACCAGGTTGGCCGAAGATTGCAACGTGCGACAGTTGGGTATATTCCCGACCGTTGTTGTGGTTATCTTTCACAAAGCCGTTGGCGGCCACTACAGCTTCCACGATCGCAGCATTGCGAGCGCGGATCTTTTCAATCAATGGGTTCATCTCTTTTTCTTCCTTCTGAGGAATGGTAGGTTCGGTAAGCGAGATCATGTCAGCGATGAAGTCTTCTCGCTTGATCAGTTGACCCAGGGTTGGGTAGCTCCACTCGGTAACAACCGACTGGTAGTTCAGGCTGAACACCGCGTACATGTCATTGTGGCGAACCAACACATGTGTGGAATCATCCTTGTGCAGGAACGCTTTGTAAGCATCACCAGGAATCTTGTCCAGCAGGATTGCTTCGACAACAGCGTCAACCACAGCTTGGTTGATTGTAGCAACAGGTTTAGCGACTTCCATTTCAGCCTCCAGTGTTTCGAAAGGGATTACACCGATGATCTTGCCACCGAAAGAATCCCAGTAGGCAGCAGCGGCTTCTTCGATGTATGCGTGCTTGTGACCATCAACGTGACCAGCGAAGTGTGGGCTGGCTACACGATAGCCACCTTCTTCACGAACCTTGATTTCACGCAGCGGTGCTTCTTTACCATCTTCCAGGTAAACCAGAGTCAGGTGACCATCGGCAGCTTTGTAGATGCCCATGAAACCTTTGGTGATCAGCTCACCTGCGAAGTACACACCGTTGTTCTTGATGAACTGGGTGGCAACGCGTACAGCAACAACGGAGTTAGTGTTAGTCATGATGCTTTTCCTTCTGAGGATTAGAGGTTAGTGAACAAGATTTTCTATCCTATTCACCAAGGTAATATGTATCTGAGATTTTTTTAATTCAAACTTTAGGATCGTAGTACAAATCCAACACGACCTTGACTTGGCTGTTCACGCAACCGCACTTCATGGCGCTGTAGAACCCAGGGTCAATGTAGGACCCCTCTTTTACCAGATTGCGTAACAGGAGACGACGTAGGGCATACACTCCTGTTAACGCAGTACAACCGAGCTGTAGGGCCAGATTGTATTTTCGTTCAAGGTCTTCTACTTCTAACAACACTTTAACGGCGACGGGATCAACGTAACCACGGGCGAGCGTCCGTAATAGCCCGAGTCGGATCTGCACCTCTTCGTCTGCGTCGGCGTTAACTGCAAGTGAATTAAATAACTGTCGAGTCTTTTCCTTTTGCGCGACCATGTCAAACCCCACTAAGAGTGAAGAAGTTATTCTTGCACTTAGGTAATATAGGTTCGAAATAATTTTTAATGAGCGGTATTTTGTGACTACAGTTACTCCTGAGGCGTCCCACATGTCTTCTAGTATTAAGGAGGTCTTTAAGCGACAGCTCTCAGACCTTGAGCTTGACAGCAAGCTCGTTAAACGTTTGTCCCACTTCAAGCACGCCTTCATCAACAAGAACGACGATCACATCAAGTTCTTCGGCGGTAACTTGCTGGGTGTGGAAATTGTGCGGTATCTACAAGCTGACCGTGATGAATGGTTCAGTGAAGTCCTCGACGTGGATGACGTATCCCTGACTGAGAACCTCTACTCGCTGGAGTGTATCAACGAGGAATACAAGCGTACCTCCGATGTGGTGAACTTGACCAGCATCTGGTTACTCCACGCTCTTTACAACTCCAACAAGCTTAGCTCTTCTGAGAAAGAGAAAGCAATGATCGACGTGGTGTATATGTTGCAGGTGAAGTTTATCACCAGTATCTTTGCCCACTACTTTAAGTTCCCTGCCGATAAAGAGATTGCTCAAGCGGTCTACGAGTCCTTGAGCCGTAAGTACGCCCTCAAGCAAGCCGGGAGCTGGAACGCTTTGTTTACCGAACGTTCCAAAGACGTGATCGGTCACCAGAGTATTCACTTGAAGACCATCCAGCGGTTCGACGACGATGACGCGATCTTGTACATGATCACTGACATCCAAGGTCGTATCCGTGAAGTGGTCAAGAAGATGTACGCGGTGCTGATTCAGATGCGGGACAATAAAGACCGTATCTCCAGCACGTCCAGTGTGGGTCTCACGACTGACGGTGAAGCGATCCTCAAAGACCGCCAGCGTAGCTTCTCGACGTACAAGCGTTACATCCACAGTATCATCCCCGACCGACAAACGTTTATCCGGGATGAAGTGGTGTCTGTTATTACAGATGCCATGCACACTATGTCCCCGAAGTTATTTATCGACGTGCTCGAACACTGTAGCGCAAACTACGGTAAAGCGGCCCACGCTGAGATCGGTGACCTGTGTGATGAAACGCTACTCCATGCTTTTGAGTTCTTGTCCACCAACCGTGCGTTGTTGCGTAACCAAGGTGACCTGAGCAAACTGTTGACCCGTCTGCGTTCGCTGTATATGGCGTCTCGTATGGTTGACCCTTCCTTGCTGAAGATGCGTGACTTGGCAGACTCCATTGTGGCCAAAGCTTCGATCAGTAAGAACAAAGCCATGCAAGCCAGTCTCCGTACCGGCCTGGAGTTGTACATCGTCCTACGTACCTTTACCATGAACTACTACTCGTGAGGCCGTAATGTTGAGAATCGCCAAGGCACTTGGAACCCAGTTCAATTCGGAATCGTCGCAAACGATGCTGTTGATGGATCGTCTCCCACATGGTGCTGAACTTCGACGTTTGATGAAGTACAGTAAGCTGGTGATCAAGCGGCGTCGTAAGACCGAAGAAGTTTCATTGTTCTGGTACAGTAACATCAAGGTGTCTTGGCACATTGACTACTTCGTGGTTCACTACCTCAAAGATGGTCGGTTCTTGAGTTACTCTAAACGAGAACACAATGGTCAGATGTCCCTCGACACAATGGAATCGCTGTATCTGGAATCCCTTGAAGTCGTCAGGAGGCAATTGAAATCGGAAGGGGAATGTCCTTCTGGTTGTTGTTAAGCGCATAACGAGGGAGGCCCTGGGCCTCCCTCTATGCCGTCTATCGACGCATCAGTGCTTGCCAGTGACTGGTATCACGTTTGGTCGAGCTACCACCCCAGTTGATTCCCTTCTGGAAGAAATCACTTTGAGTGAGTCGCTGAGACTTCTGGTTACGAGCCTGTCGTTCATCAGCCGCACGTTTGATCAAGGAGTCCATGTTAGTGATCTCCTCCACGTCTTCCGTGACCCGTGTACTCAAGAACCGTAGACGAGCCTCACACTTAGTCACAGTGAAGGTGTCATTGGCGTCACTGAGTTGTTCGTAGAGGTCATCAATCTCCTTGCGGAACAACTTCTGTACCTGTCGCTCGTAGATCTCTTCCTGAGTCATCTGCTTGCTGTTGTCACTGACCCCAATCATTACCTGACTGCGGTCGATACCATAGAACTCGAGGTTCTTCCCGATCGTGAGCAACCAGTTAGCCAACAACCACGCGACTACCGTGTCATCGTGTCCAGAGGCTTCGTGGTCAATCCGCCCTCGTTTCACTACCAACGCTCGGATCTCTCCTGACAGCACCTTGTCCCTTACCAGATGTCCTGCCTTCTTCGCCGCGTTCTGCAACACAGTGGAGTAGAGAGTCATACGTGATTCAGCCGAGGTGTTGAAACCAAAGTACTTCTTGGTCGTGTCGTAGAAACTAGTCGTACGACTGGTCGCCGGTTTGGAGATCTCTTTGAACAGATCCGGCTTCTCGTTAGCTTCGTCCACAATGCGGTTGAAGATACGGCGGAATGGATCAATCCCGTGCTTAGGCAGAATCATCAACAGGGCGTCAACGATCATCTGGCCAGTCGACTTCTTCTCAGGGATCAAGGTGAGGTTAGGGTACTTAACCATGATCTCAGCCAGAGCGTTCGAGAAGCGGATCAAGTTGGTTTCGTTAACAGTGAACGCACCGACTACCGACAGATCCCGTGCAGAGATAATCACGCCCGCAATGGCATCTCGACCCACGGCTTCTGAAGTATCAAGACCGAGGATAAACGTGTCGTTGCGTTTGGCCACTTCCAGTTCTTGTTCGTCGAGGTACCAACGGATGCAGTACAGCTCTTTGGTGATCTCGGTGTACTTGACATCTCGAATAGAGTCGCGGATCTTTTCGTTGAGTGCAGGAGTGAGTGGGGAACTCTGAGTACCCGAAGTCCATACGTTGAAGAAGTCACGGTCAGCCGCCTCACCAAACGAGGAAGCCTGTGCCATCGCTTCGTACAGCCATTCATCCGTGTAACCCAACTGACGGTGACTGAAGGTAGCGTTGATCATCAACTTACGTCCAGCGCAGTTGACTTTCACCATTTGCTTCAGGGCATCAATGTCCGTGCAGTCATAGAACAACTCAGTCCACGAAGCCGCACCGTGAATCATGTCGTACATGAACTTACCGTCCCGGTCATCCTTCTTACCGGCGGTTGTGGTAAAGATGTTGCCGTGTGGTCGACCGTATTGCTTGGCCTCAGCACGAGCGGTGGTAGCAGCAGCCAGTGCAGCAGGCAGCGTGGTACCGATGTGGTTAATGAAGGGACCTTCGTCGATGTGGGTAATAGGTGCAGTCAGACCACGACCCAAGTTGTTTGCAGTGGACTCAGAGTTTTGTGCCACACCAGTGGTGTACTGGTTATCGTGAGTCTTACAAGTCACTTCGAATTGGTTGTCAGAGTCATCCCGGTGTTTAGGCACCAAGTACTGCGGCAACAGGTCACGCAGTTTCTTGATACGCTCAACGTTCTTCTTACGCAGCCCGTCGTCCTTCGTGATCATGTTGATGATGGAGTTACCAGCACCAATGAACAGAAGCCACAACATCACACAGTCAGTAGACACTGACTTACCGGTCTGTCGTGGTTGGATCAACGCGATGTCGATACTGTTTAAGAAGGCCCACGTAATCGCGATGTTGCCCCGGTTAGCTTTGTACTGGATCGGGTTAGGACCAGACACCGGGGGAATGCGTACGACTTCACGCAGGAAGTACCAGATGTTGTAACGGCACTCAATACCGATAGCGATCTTGGTCGCATCAGAGAGAATGGCGGAATGTGGATCGACCCCTTTAAGGTCTTGGTTAATCAGTGCGAGTGGAAAATATCGGTTCTGGATCTTCATCTCCCCATACAGGGAAACCAGTCGTAGAAAGGATTCGTTCTTGGTATCGAAGTCCGGTCTAGCTGTCGTGAACCGATTCCAATCTTTGGCAAATAGAATCATAAGGGAACCCGTGGGTATAGGGAAGTATTCATAGGTATACTCCACAGGGCATAAACGGAGGCCGAAGCCTCCGCCTATACTTACATCACGCTGAAGCGTCTACTTGCAGGGTAATCATGCCGCCGATACCCAACTGGAGATCGCCTTCTGGTAGTCGACGGATGAAGCGAATGAACAACGGTTCGCCATCTGCCGGTACTGAAGGAACCAGCAATTCAGTGTTCCAACGGTCGATCGGGTAGGTGTACTCGTTAGTACCGATCATCAACACGAAGTGGTTAGGCTCCGGTGCACGGTTCTCGGACTGAGTATTGACCAACGGTTCGGCGTTGTAGAACACTTTCTGGAGCCAGGTCGATTGTAGTTCGAGACCGCAGTCTACCTTCAGCTTCCAGTTGTTGACGTTCACGAACGTGGAAATGGCCCGCAGACCTTTACCATACAGCTCCACTTGACCGGGGCTGTACTCGATGTTCCAACCGTTACTGATCACGTTACCCGGAGCCAAGAGCGCAATGCCGACTCGTTGGGAATGACGCCAGTTACTGTAGCTGGAGTTGAGTTCGTTCATGTTGATACCGACGTCTACTCGCTGGATCGGACCGTAAGAGGTCGGATCGAACGGAGCCGAGTTCACACCGAAGGTAACCAACGACGTCACTTCGAGGAACTCTGAACGGTTCAGGTTGAACAGGAACCAGCGCAGCTTGTAGCCCAGGACTGCATCTACCCACTGAGGGAAACAGAACAGCTTGACCGAGTACGCCCCATCGAGACGAGTAGTGGTTGCCCAATACGGCTCCGACAAGTGTTTCTGCAAGCTCGCTGAAGCCCCGTAGACGTATTCGTCAGACGAGAGCTTGTACGACAAGGCCAACTCGATCTTCTGCCCCACAATCGAAGCAATGAAGTTCTGGAGGCCATACAGGTTGAACTTAGTGCCATCAACCGGCATGATCTTCTTCGAGCCGTCACTGTAGGTCACAACACCACGAGCATTGAGTGCTTCGACCGGCATGTTGATAGCGAACTTCAACAGACTGTCATCGCCTTCCGAGATAAACGGAGACTCGAGGTGGATGCTGGTGATGAACTTCTTCGACGCGTCCGTAGTACGGATAAACGACGTGTTCATGATCAACAGCTTAGCGATCGAGGTCACGTTGCCGACATCGTCGTACATCACGACGGTTACGACTTCGTTATCAGGAAGCTTCTGACTGGTGTAACCAACCATCGGGGTTTTCACCGCGTAGTTGATTGCCGACGGAACGCCCGACTGTGGGTTGTTCGGCATCTGTACCAGTTCGAGTGGGATGTTCTCTCCCAACAAAGTACCACCTTGGTCATACATCGCCGAGATGACTTTGGACTCGTCACTGATGTCAGTGCCCCAGAACACTTTGATAGCCGACACGCTGGTACCGTAAACACGCAGACGCGAGTCAACAGCCAACACGTGAGGGATCACCGAGGTGTCCAGATACACACGGTAGGACTCGGACTGGTAGCCAGGACCCACACCCAGAAGGATGTCTTCCTCGGATACAGACTCACCAACGTTTGGTGGAATGTACTGAACCAGTTGGCTCAAACCAGTGGATAGGTTAGTAGCAACACAACGCCACAGACCTGTGTCCCAATCCCAGACTTCGTCGTTTACGTTGGGGACGTAGCGACCGGTACCAGAAGGCCCCGTATAAATTTCATGCTTTTGCCACCGTGTGGGACCCCGGTTGGGATCGCTAACGGGGATAATAGCCACATCACTCATGGTTAGACCCATCCGTCTTTAATAGAGACAAAGTGACTGATGTCAACTTTGGACTCAAGGTAGAAGGCAATAGCCCGGTTCAGGAAGTTGTACTGGTAGATGTTCAACTCCACTTCGTACGACAGGTGGTGAGGGTGGATACTCACGTAACGAGTGTCAACGCCTAGCTTGCACGGATCGAATGCTAGCAAGTACTCGTAGTCAGCCAACCACCGCTTGATGTCCATATCACCGTAGTACGCAGTCATCTGTTCGTCCCAGATCGCGCCATTGATCAGGTCAAACATCACCTTGCACGCAAACGGGCTAAACACCTCGTAACGCTCTGGGATGATATTTGGCACAGTGATCACAAGCTCTGGTAACTTCAGAGTCATGTAGTCGGAGAGGGCTTGGTCGATAACCCGAGACTTATTACGCAGCGAGTACGTATTCTCGTCTACCAGATTGCGCAATGGAACCACTACGTCATCAATCAGGTACGGACTACCGTTCTTCACGACATCAGTCAGATACACCCCACTATGATCCTCGGCGAACTCAAGCTTGTCACGAGTCAGGGTTTTACCACGAACGATCATCCGCATGACTTTGTCGTCACGAATGTCGAAGCGTTTGTTACGACTGAGCAAACCGTTTTCAATGAACCCGAATTCAGCCGGTGGTTCCATTGACATGTCGTCATCCGGGAAGCCAGTCACTCGCACCACGATTTGTTGCGTGTCACCTTCCACGAGGAACTCGCGGTTAGTCAACGTCACAAAGGGCCAGTTCAGGTAATAGTCCAACCCTTCGATCAGGGCGTGACGATTCATGAACAATTCTAGCTTGCCCATCTTGAGGTTCATGTCTTGCTTGTAGTAGTTCCCGTCACTGCGTCGCTCAGACACTTGAATGGGGAAGTAATACAACCCGTCTGGTGCAGTGATGTCCTGACTGTAGGTTACGAACTTACGGTCGTCTCGAACAGCCGTGTACCAGTTGACGCGGTCCAGCAACCAAACAACCTTGTCATCCACGAAGCCGTAGTCCACACCCTCAACCGCCGACACCCAGTTATACGACGGCGTACCAGCCACCATCGAACACTTGTAGTACCGGTAGTTGTAAACTGGGTCGATCGTGCTTTGTGCAGCGTTGTAGATCGTTTCAAGGCTATCTGAAGCAATCCCCACCAGAGCTTCGATCAAACGACACTCTTTGTTACGGGGGTTGTAGTATACCCCCGTGGTATGTGGGTAGTAGCCCAACAGTAAACCGTCCGCATCAAACTCGTAACAGGTCGACGCATTCTGCAAAGCAAAAGGCATCTTCACGAAACTGTCGTTAGCCAGAATCGTTACGGGTTGTGGCGTGTCGGCCACCAGTTTACTGATCGCGTTGTAACCGTAGGCCTTCTGCACCATCTCACGAGTGATACCAGGTCCTAGGTCGCGCATCACCTTGGGATACATTGCTGCTTCCAAGTTGTCTGCACGCCAAACGTCCACAGTCGACTCAACCCCGAGCATGGCTTTAGGGATGTCAGTCAACGGGAGTTTGTACAACTCCTTAATGCGGGAGTTCTCATTCACCAATGGTCGTTTCCAACCAGACTCGCGAATGCACAGACGAACAGTGATGTCACCGGGATCTGACCAACCAGGATGTGCTGCGACGAAACCAGCCACGTACGGCACTACAATCGAGTAGTCCTTGTGCGTAACCATTCGCATCGAGTCTTCCTGATTCTTGTGGTGGTACACACCCTCAAAGCGACCATTGGTCTCTTTCTTGATCAGATAGATGTCGATGTCATCACGGTAGTCAATCGTGTCCTGCTGTGCGTCTGGGTAGTGAAGCAAGTACTTACGCTTCTCATCCACCAGACTCACAAACGTTTCAAGGTCACTGATCTTCAAGTCGACCACACGACGAATCGTGGAATCGTAAACGTACTCGATCACGTCCCCAACCTTAAAGCGGTCAGGTTGGAAGTCATCAATCAGGTAGCCGTTCTTGTAAGCAAAGGTGTAACCGGTCTTTGCTCTCAACGCTTGATACGCACGTTGATAGTTCAGCAGCTTCGCACGGTCGCCATCGTAGGTGTACCCGTTAATCAAAACGGTGTTCTCGATGTTGTACGAACGCTCAGAAGCAAAGTAGGCGTTGGAGTAGACCCGGAAGAACACGGGCTGGTTGTACAGGCTATCAAACTGCTCGTTACGCTTAATGGCGATCACGAGGTTTCGATCACCCATCACTTGGAGATACGCCAAGTGGCGAGGAATCTGAACACCGTCGATGTTGTAGAGATCCACCATCATCTTGGCCTTGTTACAGACTTCAGAGAACGGCGTCCAAGTCTTCCACGAGTTCAACAACCCGAGGAGCTTAGGATGGATCTGTCCAATCCAGTAAACGTTAAACAGGTTAGTGCGGTCTGGCAACACGATGGTCTGCCATTCCACATCAACCAAACGAGAGATTCCGTAAGGCCCAGTGATGTGAGCCAAACGGTAGATGTATTGATAGTCCTGATCGGGAGTGCACCAGACATTGTCTAGCGCGTGCTCAATCAAGAAATCAGACATTCAGAGCCTCGATAAGACGTGAAGTGTTCAGGAGGAAACTCTTCCCGGCGTTGTTACGATCGGACGCTTGAACGATCTTGGCAATACCAGAGTTCCGGTAGCTACGGTCGAGCAACGACATGTAAACCATCCCCAAGAAAGTAGGGAGGTGTTCCAGTGCCACGGCCATGGTTTCTTTCTGGTTCAGACCGAACCAACCACCGCCAACAATAGCGAACAGCAGAGGAACGTTGAGGTTCTCAGCCCGCTTGTTGTTAAGCACTTCACGGACAACTTGAACGAAGTCTTCTGGACCGTCCATGTGACGCAAGGTGGCAGCATGGTCGAACACCACGTCCGCAGGAATGCGAGTCGCTCGTGCTACTTTCAACGCGATCTTTTGCAGTTCACGTTCGTCGATCTCACCGGCTGGTCGGAACATGCAGGCGTAATAAACAGCCGCTACCATGGTGATCAACATTTGTTCTTGTGGAGAGAACGCCAGACGCTTGGTGATGTTCTCACCGAGGTAACGGGCGAACACAGTCATCGGTAAGTCACCGAGACCCGCCATGTCTTCCACACCGTGACGTTGGGCATAAACAGTCAACGCAGCTCGCACGACGTTGAAGTTGTACTCACCCATGTTACTGATGCTCAACTCTTCGCCTTTGCGACCACGAGTGTAGCCACGAACATCGAGGATCACCAGCTCACTACCGTCACGCGTTTTGAAGAACAACGGGTGGGCAAAGCCTGGGATCTCTTTGTTTTCTGGACTCACGCCCCAGACACAGGGTACGTATTTACCATTCATCTTGAGAGGTTGGATCTCGCCTTCAATTTCAGCGAGGGCCAGAGCCTTTCTGATGCTGTCCATCTGGTACCCAGCACAGGGTTTTGTTTCATACGGTGAGATCTTCATTCGCTCAGGTCCCCAATGGAATGTAGGTGTAAAAGTTTACAAAACCGACATATGTACTTTAATACTTAGAATAGTATGATGTATTACATCGGTACGGTAACTATACCATTCAAGTCAATTCTCTCTCTAAAGGACCATGGCCTCTTAGGGATGAGAGACTGGGATGGGTTCCCACAGCGGTAACTTAGATAGATCTATCACAGGAGCTGTTATGATCAATATCAGAAACGCTGCTCCTCGCTCAATCCTGAAGGGCTTTAAAGATGAGAGCGGTCGCGCTCCGGTTGTAGAACCGGAACAGCTTCCTTCTCACTTGGCGCACACGTTCATCTTTTCTGAACGCGGTCCGCTCTTGCCCCAACTGGTTGTCGGGGACAGCCTGACTACTACTTACGGTGCGAAATCTTTCGACTACCGTTCGAAGTTTGCCAACCACCAAACCGTGCTGGTCAACACCATCAATGGCGAGGGCAACTCGCAGATGGTTCAACGTCTGGTTCCTGACGACGCCAAGACCGCTACACTGGTTCTCTGGCTCGACGTGGTTGCCGACGAAATCCCGCAATTCGAGCGTAACCTCGATCTGTCGTTCAAGCTTTCACCCTTGGGCGAACGCATTGCTGTTGCCGCAGGTGGCGCTCCCGTCAACGGGTACCGTGGCCGCTGGGTTGTAGAAGAACTCGAAGACGGTAAAACCCTGGGCGAACTGGATGCTAAAGTCGGCGAACTGACTTCGGTTAAAACCGGCACCCAGTCCCAGATGTACCCAATCCATGCGTTCACCGTGGCCTCCCCAGGCTCGTACGGTAACCTGGTTGGTATCCGTCTGTCTGCCCCAACCACCGAATCGTCTTCACCGATCGACGACACCACCGTAGAAGAGGCGAAAGCCTACCTGTACCGGATCGCGATGGTTGAGCGTCCAGACGAGTTCTCTACCCCGAATGTGAAAGAAACACTTCAGGGTGAACAGTCGGTTGACTTCGCTTACAAGCCGGGCGTGATCAACTCCCGTACCGACAAGCTGGTGTCTGTTGAAGACATCTTGCTGCAATCGTGGAACGCTCCGGCGATCAACGGTATCCCAGCAACTGTCGGCGTGATCGACGATCACCACGTTTACCACGAGAACATCGCAACTCTGCTGGCATTGTTCCAAGCCTCAGAAGAGCAGTTCGGTCTGATCTCGGATTCCGCAGACGACACGCACCTGTTCAACTTCGTGGGCGGCACCTCCATCAACAACGTTCCGTACTACTCGTTCGTCGTTGAAGGCCCGTCTACCGGTGGTGTGCTGTTGACCGAAACCTCCAGCCACTACGCTAAAGGTGGTGCTGACGGTACTCTGGACTTCGCAACCTTCGATACCCTCGTTGCTAACGCTACCGCCAACTACGGCGACCTGCCTGGCTTCGACTTCCTCGATACCGCGATCTACCCACAAAGCTGCATCTACGACACCGGTTTCACTCTGCCGACGAAGAAGAAGCTGCTGACTGTATTGGGTCGTCGTAAGGACATGTACGTTGTACTGTCTACCCAGGACGTGTCTGCCAAGCAGAACACCCCGTCGGAAGAATCGAGCATCGCCGTCGCTCTGCGTACTGCGGCTCGCATGTATCCGGAATCGGAGATCTACGGTACGTCGGTTTGCCGTGCGATCGTGATCGGTCACTCTGGCTACCTGATCAACTCCCAATGGACCAAACTGACCCCGCTGACCATCGAGTTCGCGGCCAAGTCGGCTCGTTACATGGGTGCTGGCAATGGTATCTGGAAATCGGCTGCATCGTTCTCGATCTCCCCTGCCAACCAAGTCACCATGTTCCGCAACGTAAACGCCAGCTTCAAGAAAGTTGACGTCCGTTCGCAGGACTGGGAAAACGGTCTGGTATGGGTACAGAACTACGATCGCCGTAGCCTGTTCTTCCCTGCGTTCCAGACTGTCTATGATGACGACTCCTCGATCCTCAACAGCTTCTTCAACATGGCTGTGGGTGTTGAACTGGAGAAAGTTGCAGACCGCGCTTGGCGTGATCTGACCGGCATCGACGGACTGACTCCGGACCAGTTCATTGCTCGTTCCAACCGCATCATCAGTGAAAACGTTGCTGGCCGTTTCGACGGTCGTGTAGTGATCGAGGTGGAAACCATCTTGACTGCTGCCGATACCCAGCGCGGTTACTCCTGGTCGTGCAACATCATCATGTACGGTAACAACATGATGACCGTTGGTTCGTTCACCATCGTTGCCCGTCGTCGTGAGGACCTCGCACAATGAGCCGCTTAGCCGATACGATCCTTGAAAACAAGGCGTACAACCAGTACGGTCGTCAGGCCATGGTTGACATCCGTAAGGGTGGACAGAACGGTGTAGCACCAGATTTCTCGACGTATATCAGCAACGCTGCGTACGTTCGCCGGAACCTGATCGCCATTCTGATCGAAGCTCCTCGTGGTTTCCAAGATCTCGAGAACCCAGACTACTGGGTATCGACTCTGAAGAACCTCGTCGAGCTGGCGCCAAAATCCATTGAAGGTCTCCAGCAGACCCTCAGCGTTGAGCACATCGAAAACCCATTCGGTGGCGCTGGTGAAGTCCAACAAGACATCTCCAACGTTACCCGTGCGCGTTCGGCACCTTCGTTCACCTGGACCGAGAAATACGGTAAGGCGATCGCTGCGTTCCTGAACGGCTGGGTACTCAACCTGATCATGGACCCAGAAACCAAATACCCTCGTGTGGTCAACAACGCTGAAAAGCCGACTGACCTGCTGCCGGACTACACTGGCATGACGGTATTGTTCCTGGAACCCGATCCAACCGGCACCAAGGTGATCACTGCCTGGTTGTCTACCAACATGCGGCCTAACAGCAACGTGGCGGAGATTACTGGTAACCGTGACGTCACTGCGGCGCTGCAAGGTCAGGACTACAGCGTGGAGTTCACTGCTCTGACTCAGGTCGGTGAAGGCGTAAACACCTTCGCTCAAGAGCTGCTGGACAACATGACGCTGACCGGTGCTAACCCTAACCTGCAAGAAGCGTTCGTTCGAGAAATCGACGCCGACGTTAAAGCAGGCGAAAGCGGTTACGCCGAACAGATCGCGAAGATGGCCTCCTCGGCTATCTCGTAAGTCTGTGGTTAAGACGGAGGCCTTCGGGCTTCCGTTTTATGCCGTATTTAATGAGGACTTTACAGTCTAACCTTTCCCCTATCACCAATAAGGATTTTGTTCCATGGCCCTTAGTGAATATTTTGAACAGCTTCCTAAAAGCAAGCTGTCTGTGTCCTTCGAGAACTTTGACGCCCTGCGTGCGGTTGCCCGTGACCGTGTAGACGACCCACTACAAGCCGACGATACTCTGGACGCACTGTCTGATGACGTCGATACCTTTGTGTGCTCACTGGAGTCGATCATTGACTCCGGTCAGTGTTCCATGGGTACTGCCACCATGGTCTGGGCTTCGCTGGAAAGCATCTCTGTCCGTATGGGCGTTGCGTTGACTGTACCGTCGCTGGAAGACGCTGGTAGTGATCCAGAGGTCATCCACAACATCGCCATGGAAGCATTCGGTGACATCATCGGTCGTGTTATCCAGGCGTACGTGAACAAGTACAAAACTATGTTCGCGGCACTGATCATCCTGTTCCAAGGTCGTGCGAAACTGGCTCAGCGCCACAAGCGCCGCATCGGTGAGTACCGTCAGGAATGGAAAGAGAAAGAACAGGACCTGTACAAGATCCGTCAGACCGGTAGCTCCAACGGTATGATGACCCAACAGATGTTCTACCGCAACAACAAGGTCGAAACTGACCCGATGGCTGCGATGACATCCGACATGGCCTTCTACCGCTGGATGTTCGGTCCGTACTCTCGTACCCTGGAGCAAATGGCCAAGACTGTGGGTTCTACCTTCAAGTCGGTCAAGATCAAAGGTGAAGCTGACGTTGAAACTCTGGTGGGTAAGATCGCCAAGCTCAAGCGTCCGATCGAAGCCTTCGATGACAAGTACCTGAACAAAGGTCCGATCCTGATGGGTAACGTAGGCTTCACGCTGCGTACCAGTAAGGCACCAAAACCAGCAGGCCGTACCCCAGAGTACGAGAAGCTGGCAGAGATGTCGGGTAAGGCGATGGTCTACCCAGTGATCAAGGTGTTGAAGAAAGCCTTCGACCCAAGCTTCATCTGGAAAGACGTTGTCATCAAGAACGCTGACGTGCTCAAGTACCTCGACCTGCTGGAAGAGTCCTGCGACATCATCATCGACTACGTAGAGCGCATGAAGATCCACACCGCTCCTTACTGGGCGATGGTTGATGACATGAAGGGCGCTGCTGGTGCTGCTGACGGTTTGAACAACAACAGCAAGCGTGCGATCAAGCAGTGCATCGGTTACGGTGACTCCATCCGTTACCAACACTTCTTCCTCGTCAAGCAAATGTCGATGGTGTTGAACGACATGTCGACTGCGGGTACGTACTTCATCTCCCGTCTGATTGCTCGTTCGAAATAACGCGGCATAAAAGCAAAAAAAAAAAAAGAGGGGGCCCGAAAGCCCTCTCTTTTATGCCGCCTGTTTCTGACGGAACTGCAACACCAAGTCGTGTACCGTGTTGAACAGATCTAACTCATTGAGGTAGCTCTTGTCCAAGGAAAACGGATTGATGTAGTTGTTCTTTAGAGCGTAGTCGTAGAACTGTTGGTAACACTGTGTCTTCTCAGACCAACGATCGCTGAATGCCAAACACCACTGGAAGTAGAACACCACCAGAGAGTTATTGCCACACACTTGATGCACACGCATGGGTCGTAGCTCTTTAGCGAACTCAGTCGTTAAAGCCTCGTACTCATTGCGTTCTGTGATGGACTTCCCCCGAAGTTCCACCGCTTCATAACTCAAGCCAACCATTACCGCCAACAACAATGTCCTATAACGTTCTACGTCCACGGTCATGCCCCTAAGGTAACTTCTTCATACGGTAGGTTTAAATTTCACCCATGTACTCACAGATCAAGCCACGTTCTTCCGCGTAGGCTAAGATCTTGTCTTTACACAAGTGTCTGTGACAGAACACACCAGCGCGACACATACACGCAATGGCCACCTTGTCTTGCTCAAAGAGAGCTTCCCATTCGTGAGGGGAGTCTATCTGGGACTGGGACAACATCGCGTTGTACAGCTCTGTGTACTCTTCCTGCGACATGCTCCCGTACTTGTACGAATGAACCATGTGCTTAGTGGGAGAGAACGCCGTTTCTTTCTTGAAGGTGGTATCTACAAAGAGAATACCTAGCGGGGCGCAACGACGCCACTGAGCCATTTGTATCGTGTACAGTTCCATGGCAACCTCAACAAAAAATAAAACTCAGCATAAAAGCGGTAGGGTTGGCCCCTACCGCTTTCACACAGATTGCTTAGGCCTTGGCCAGAGCTTCAGCAGCACGCTTGTTGATGCCGTCGCGGACTTTCTTCAGCGAACCTTTGTTCGCATGAGCGTTCACGCCGTACTTCATCGAGACGATGCCGTACTTGGTGACGGTTGCATTTGGATCGCGAGTTTCGCCTTCTTTCGGGATGCCGCCAGCCGGGTAGTCTTTCGAGCGCTGGATGGTGCCGGCCAGGGAGTCGCTACCGCAACCGAACTCGACGCTCAGTTGTTCCAGCTTCTCGTCGGCCTTGAAAGCCGGGATAGCGATGTTGGCCAGAGCTTCAGCAGTACCGGCAACCAGGTCGCTGGTGTGATCCTGGTAGACCTTGACGATTTCTGGGGTCAGGGTTTCTGGCAGCAGCTTGTTGTACAGATCGCTGCTGACTTCGACGATGCCCGCTTCACCGATTTTCATTTCGGCTTCGATTGCTGCGGCCAGGTCCAGAACGTTCTTTTTGATGTCGCTCATTGCACGATTTCCTTGCGGTTGATTATGTACTTCGGATTTATGAGGGGTAACTACATACACTTGTTCAGCGCAGTAATCTTTTACTGGTTGATTTGGTTGTTGCGGGACGCTTTCGAAGGTATCCTTTACCACTTTGTCGACGATCGCTTTGATCTCGTCGGCATCGAGTTCCCGAGGGGTAGGGTACGTGACCCTGATTACATCTGCCATCTCAGTGACGATCTCAAGTTGAATGTCACTGTCGATGCTGTCGTACCAGCCGTCGAAACCTCCTCGACAGCTTAGGTTAAACAGGATGTCCTTTGTTGCTTGGTTGGCTGGATCAGAGAGATCGAGTTTAGCGAAGGGATCTCCGTCATCCTCGTCTTCTTCCAGATCATGATTAGACATCACTTGACTCCATAGCCAATTGATTCAAGCTGGTTATTGCACTTAAGTAATATATACCTAAGTTTTCTTCGAATCGACTCTTCAGTTACGCTCAGCTAACACCGTGATCATTCCACGATCGTGACCGATGGCTGTGATCGAGAGGAGTGACTCCTTCTCATTATAGCCAACCCGCAGGAACCACACACGCTTCAGGTTGTGGCGCACGTATTCAACCCAACGCTGGGCAACGTGACTGGTTGTACGTGGATTATCCTGATACCACTTCTCTACGGTACTCAGGATGTCACGCTTGACACGATCGTGTCGTTCCCAGTGCGGATGTATCTCTAACTCGTAGTGCAGCGCCTTAGCGTCCTCAGCCATTCTTAGCGCTCCACATCAACAACCCACCCAAAGCCCGACGCACAGGCTTAAAGATTACGATGCACACCAGAAACAGAATCTGGAGCGCAGTGATTGCTAAGCTGAGCTTAAGGAAGATCAGACAGAACAAGTCGACGGCCAAGAAGCCGAGCAAACAGACCAACAGAAACTTCTTGATTACTTTCATCGCCGTTGGTACCAGCGATAGGTTTTCAGCACAGCCAACCCAACAGCCAAGATGAACACAAAGAAGATTTGTGCGTAGAAGATGGCGTCAGAGGTGGGGAAGAATTGCATCAGTACCAGAATCGTAATCAGGTACACGATGGAGCACCCAATCAAATACCAAGCCTTGGGTGTGATGCTGCGAATGTAATTGCGAATTTGTGCTTTCACGGTAATTCTACCTTTTGATTAAAAGACTATGCTACAACTTTGTAGTTCATCACCTAAGTAATATAGGTTTGAAATATATTTCAACAGAATCGTTTCTAACGGCATAAAAGACCCAAGGGCTACACACCCTTGGGTTCTTATGCGATCGTGTCACCAGCGAGCGCTGGGAGGCTCCTGATGGGACAGGAGGTCTGCTGTTTGGCCTTTGATCTTCTTCCACTCAGTAGCGGTCAGTTGGCGAAGGTTTGACACTTCCCCTTTGTTCCAACCCTCTACCATGCGAGCGTATTCCAATGTCCAGAACCCTTCAGTCAGTATGATGTCATCCATCAACCGAACCACCGCACCTTTACTCACCTCGAAGAACATCTCGACGGCTTTCTGGTACTTCGCGTTTAGCTGCCTTACATAGACCGACCGGTAGAAATACTTACCGATGATCTCGGCTGAGTATGACCACTTATTGTCAGCGTAAGGAACCAACCACCGTTCGTCAGTGTAGTCAGCATCGAACAAGATCTTGACGGACGGCTTGACGTTCACCTGGTTTCGGAAACCGTAGATGTACCAACCATCACGCCACTTCTTGTTGTAGCGACCCTCTTCCCAATCGTAACGATCCTGTTGATAACCCAAGATGCAACCAATGATGGTCGGTGCCGTACTCACACGAGGAACAGAACGATCCTCGTGCTTTGCAGAGCGTTGGGTCAGTTGGGGAACGAACTTCTTGATCCCAGGGTCAATCGAGATGTGATACAGGAATTCCTGACCCATCTCCTCTGGCGACACAACCGTACAGTTCTTACCTACCCCGTTCTTGAAGGAATCAATGTAGGCTTGACAGTCTTCGACGTCGCTCATTTCAGTCCCCTTACCAGCGGGCTGAAGGTGGCAACACCAAACCAGCAGGGCCAGTCTTCTTCCAACCGAAGTCAACGAAGATCGTACCGCTACTTACGCCACCGTTGTCTTCCATCGACACGCCAGCCCCCACACCGCTTTCCATCGCTTCGATGTGATCACGGGTGAACTCGGCTTCCTCGAAGGATTCCAGTGACGGGGAGTGCCACTTACGAGCAATGTCAATGCCAGGTTCGTTCACGTAGTCCCAGGTGACGATCGTACGGATGTGCTTGACCAGACGTCCGCCTTCAATCTTGTCATCCGTCAGCGAGCGTACAGAGAAGCACACGCTCTCGTTCGGGTTCTCCATCGACTCGCCCAGAGCCTGACCTTTAGGGCCAGACGGCTTGACGTGTCCGATGACCGCAACCACACGATTACCCGACTTGTCTTTGATCGTGTCCTTCTCGATGCGTACATCTTTGAAGTGGCAGCAGACGTTGTCTTCGTAGATCGTGGACACACGACGCAGGAAGCTGCGCATGTCTTGACCCGGCAGTTGTTTAGGGTGACCGTACTCGCCACGGCAAGCACCAGTCTCAATACGACGCATCAAGTTCGAGGATTGCTCGAACAGTGACTGAGCCGATTTCAGCGGATAGAAAGCACCACCGCTGTTGTAGGTGTCCAGACCACCCAGGACGAACTCGTAATAGCCGTCGCTGTCAGGAGTCATCTTCCCTACTTTGTTTGTGCCGAGCAACGCGACACAACCGTAACTTACACGTTCCATAAGGCACCTACCTTCTCAAGAGTCCTTCGATAGGCTCCACTGTGTCAGATGGATTCACCAGTGCAGAGGTGAGGCCTTCTTCCCAGTAAGCACCTACCAGTTTTGCTGTAGTGTTACTTGCCCCGTACGTCACGCTTCGCAGAGGGATATAGAACGCAGGGGTAGTCCCCAGGTCCTTCTCCAACTTCAAAGCGTGACGGTAGAACATTGACCGGTCTGCGGACAAACGACTGATCGCGGCGATGATCATTTCCACGATGGCGAAGTTAGCACCCACAGACACACCAGCATGTTTCGGTGCACTCTCGAAGATACGCCCCAAGTCCTCGTAAGACATGAACCAAGGAACGTGTCCCTTAGCAATGATCTCCGAATAGACTCGGTAAATGAAAGTGTCTCGCTTAACCAGGTTGAGGTCAGCAATCACCACACTCCCCGGATCGAAGACGAACTCAATGTAGTCCTCATCATCCAGTTTGATGTAGTTAGTGCTTGTGGGTTCAATACGCATCATGGCATTGACCAACGACACACCGTAATAGGCATCGTCGACCGTGATTGCAAAGATACCGGAGATACTAGTCTCGGTACCCAAGAACGCCATCTGTTGTTCTGTAAAACGGGCAGGGACGTAGATCTTACATCCCTTCGTTGTTACCAACGTTCCGTCTTCCATCTCCCGCAGATACGCATGAACCTTCGAAGGATCTCGTTTGAACTTTCTCGGGTCCATCGGTTATATTCCTTAGGCGGACGGATTGACTTTGTCAGCGGTGATCAGAGTAGCAACCCAGTTCGGGATGTATTCGATCATTGCCAGCAGACCAGCCTCACGAATGTCCAGGGTTGGGTTTTCACGGGCCGCAGTGTCGAGCATGGTGAGGATTTCCAGCGCATCGGTGTGCGGGAACATCACGTTGCAGATCACTTTACGGCAAGTGGTGAACAGGCAGTCTTCGTACCAGTTGTTCGGCATGTCGCGAACGTAGGCGTGAAGCGCTGTGACGTAGATGCTGCGCTCGGTAACCAACAGGTCATCCGGCAGAGCAGCAATCTGTTGTTCCACAGCACGCACCAAACCAGTCAGGTAGTGGTTAGCCTTTTGCAGACGCAGGTTGGTCGACATCACACGCTCTTGGCTTTCCCAGATTTTGCAATACTGGTCTTTGCGCTCGAGCAACAGGTCGTAGTTGTAGTTGCGGTCGGTCAAGAAAGCACCGAACAGAACTTCAGGCGAACCGCCGGCTTCCAAGAACTTGCCGTACATGTCGCCGTTCACGCGGATCTGAATCGGAGTGATGCCGATGTCGTCTTCACGGAACTGAGTCCAGTCGTTGATCAGAGTCTTCTTGGCCACAGCCGACTCACGACGTTCGAGTACACGCACCATCGCACGACCAGACTGGGCAACGATTTCAGCCACGAACTCTTTGTACTCGTTCAGACCAGCACGCACACCTTCCGGAGTCACGTCCAACAGCTTGAGGGCCATCAGGTGGATCAGGAGGATCTGGTTCGGTTCAACGTACAGTGGGTTCAGCCACGACAGCAGGGACGGGTTGTAGTCATCACCTGTGGACACGAACACTTTGTTGTACAGGTCGGTGATGTAGTTCTCTGGGAGAGAAGCCACAAAGTCAGCCAAGTCGGTGTTGAAACGAGCGATGCCGGTTTCAATCAGCGTCATCGGCGAAGCCATGTTCTCTGGCAACGGTACAGTGATGCCCAACTTGACGTCCTTAACGGCAGTCTCGTTGAAGCGCTCAACCATACCAGCGAGGTAGTGGCTACCCCAGATGGCGTGGTAGATGTCGGCCTTAACCGAGATCGCCGTGTTCTTCAGAGTCATCGCCGAATTGGTGTAATCTTCGACGAACTGGACAGCGGCTTTAACACAAGGGTTAACTTGGTTACGCGCCAGATCCATACCCCAGGTGACAGTGCGCTTCAACACACCCACAACTTCGTCCATGACGAGGTCGTGTTCGCAGACGCCTTGAGCGTTCTTGCACGTACTGCCAAACTGAATACGTTCTTCAGCCGACATGTCCATGCTACCGATGTCTGGGTTCGGCAGATAACCAGCAGTAACCAGCGTGGCCAGTGGAGTACCAGCGATAGGCTTGAGCTGAATGCCTTTCTTTTCCAGCTTGTCAGCCAGAGCGATGGCGGCAGTCAGGGAATTATAGTTAAGCATGGTTACACCACCCCTTGGTCTTTGGTCAGTCGACGTTGAATGGTCGCCGCAATGGCGCTCTTCATGGTCGCTGGAGGAATCTTTTGGCCGTTGACAGTGTTGGACACTGCTTCACCGGCCACTGCCATGATCAGGCACGCCGACAGTTCGATCGCATTACCCAAAACGGTCAGGTTTTGTTCAGTTACTTTGTTCATAGGAAGAACCCGATATGAGAGTTAACGTGGGTTAGGGGGCGAACCCCCTAACCACTAACCTTTTTTGTACGCCTCTACTACCTTCTTGCTCAACACCTTCAACAGAGTTGTGGTGGTCCCGATCAACTCAGGAGAGAGACAGATCCGGTTTGAGAAACTGGTGTACGAGAAGATGGCATCCAAGTCTTCGCCAGACTCAGTCTGGTTACGACCTGACATGACCCGACCAAAGATAGTCTTCATCTGGTTGACGAACACACCTTTGTCACCTACCCCAGCAGACACGCGAGTTGTGATGTAGACGCGAATAGCCATAGAATCCATGTTCAAAGGATTACCAGCCACTCGCAAAGCACCGTCAACGCTACCCGTCAGCACTTTACGGTTGAGGTTCTTGGAGAGCTTAGCACGCTCCTTGTCACCCAGATCCGCAATCGCCCGCAGGCTTGGAGACATGTCTTCTTTGTCCCCGTTGTAGAACACTTCAATGCGTTCGATCACGCCATTGTGCTTCGCCTTCGGAGTCTGAGACCCCAGCAAACGCAGCGTATCAATGGTGTCTTCATCGAACAGATCAGTGTTCGCCGTAACAGCGTCTTCGATAGTACATAAAATATCCTCACTATCGACCGTTTGCCCAGCCTTGACGAAGTTACGCAAGGTCTGATCAAACGTTACAACGATGTCCCGGATCTCTGTGACCGAGGTGGTCATCAGCTTTGCAACACGCTCAGAGATGATCGAGGAGTCTTCCAGGGTATCCGCACACTCGAGGATCGCAGTCCGCACCATCACACCCGTTTTCATCGAAACCTGTTTAGGGTTCAGAGTAGACGGTTGGAAGTACAGGGTGTTGTAGGAGATCACGTCACCCGCTTTCACCTTCTGTCCGAGTTTGAGATCAGACTTCAAGTTGTGTGGGAATGTCTTACCCGCAACTGTACCGAAACGACGACCGAGTTCTACGGACTTGGTGCTACCGTCTTTATATTGCACGGTAACGGCGTCTTCACCAATCGCAGTGATCTGTCCATCGTCTTTCGCCGTGTAAGCAAACAGGTCATTCACACGGTGAGCGATTACTTCGTCGTAGCCAGTCTGGACCGGTTGGACTTGGTAACCTTCAGAGAACATGGTCGAGTGATACTGAATGCCGATAAAGTTAACCCGCTTAGGGTCATCTCGGTCAGCACAAGGAGACACCAACGCAGCGGTTGAGATCAACTTGGTAGCACCGTCCACCCCTGGCTTGTAACGTCCAGAGATACCACGCAGCGAAGTGAAGTTAGGGTCAGCCGTCAAGAACGTCGAGATAGCTACGTCACCGGAGTCCACTGTCGACTCGGAGATTACTCCCATGTCGTTAGGGTGGAACACACGAGAACGTTTCACCATCGAACGACGGGAACGACCACCCACACCACCGAAGGTCACAGCCTCTTGGGTACGCAAGCACTCAATTGGGTTGGACTCTTCCACCAGACCTTTCGACGGGTCTTCTTGAATGGACTGCCAGATAGCGTGTGGGGCCATCTCCAGTTTGTTACCTGAACTACCACGGCGAGCGTTGTGGATACGAGTCGAACGAACAACCTCCGCATACACAGCACCAGCAATACGTTCGTAGCCTTTGATCCGCATGTACTCCATGTCAGTCTCAGCCGGTGCCCAATCAGTGACCAGCAACTCAGTTGCCCGAGTTAACAGTCCTTCCCACTGGGTAGGTTCTTTCATCTCTACGAGCAAGTCGTAGGTGACCGGATCGACGAACATGTCACGCAACAGATCCAGTTCACGCAAGAAGCGCACACCGATCTTGTTGGTTTCTAGAACGTTGAGATACACGTCCTTACGGTTGAAGTCATGAACGCTGTAGTTCTTGATCGTTTTGGCGTACGTGTTAAAGCCTTCCATCAACAACGCAATGACTTTATCGTCACGATGGAAGATCAGGTTCTCGTCAGCAAAGCGAACCACGTATTCACCGTCAGCCAGCTTCAGTCGTTCACCGACCGGACTGCGACGGAACGAGGAAGGCTTGAGTGACTTGATGACGCGTTCCAGACCGAGGTAGTAGCTGAGCACCAGACCCAAAGGAATGGTCTTGTTGAATACCCGCAGCTCCGCCATCTCCATTGGAGCATTCGTGATGTCGAGGTCCAACAGCTCTTCGATCTTACCGAGGGGTTCCAAGCCGCGTGCTTTGACAGCGTAGAGGGTGTCGAATTGATCGACCAGTACCAGTTCAGTACCTTTGCGACCGATGACTACCAGCCCCTTCCCTTCTGCCGCGTGTACAGCCTTAGCACCAAACTCTTCTTCGCGCTTGGTGTACTCCAGCACGAACTCAATCCCCACCGCTTTAAAGCGACGGAAGTGTTGAGCCAGCGTACTGTAAAGCTTTGGTACGTTGAGCAGGTGATCGAACACGTTCGACGGTTTCATGTCCGTCACACGAGGGTCTTTGTCATCCAGACCGATAGCTCGGATTTTGTTGCACAACCATTTCGGGTAATCGTTTACAGCTCGTTCTGAGCGATCAACGAACACTTTACCGTAATAGCTAGTGAGAGCAACACGGGACGAACTAACCTTGCGAATCGGTACATCGCCACGCTGCTTACGAAGGCTGTACCGGACGCCGTTTGCCAGATATGATCCATCAGAGTCCACCTTAGGAATCTTGAAACGAATAGTCGATGACTGCCCAGTAGCAGGCGTCAGTTTGATGGTGTGGATCTCGTAGTGGTTCAGAACGTCTTCCACGTCCTCAACTTCGTACGAGGTGACAGCCACGCCAGCATTCTGAATCGACATCACCGAATTCACCACGTCCTTAGGAAGGATGTCTTCGATGTAACGTTTGTCGAACTCGAGCAAAGACGATTGCAACATCGACTTGTCGAATACCGTTGGCGAGTCTGGGATCAGCACCGGCTTGGTGATCTTCAGCGACTCAGGTTTGATAACCATGTGGTCAGCCAGAGTACCTTTACCGTACGGGTTCGGGATCTCTTTGTAGCTGTTGGCGAGTTTCATCAAACGACGATACTCAGCCCCGGAGACCATTCCCGTGTCAGCCAGTTCATTGGCCTTCTCGATGATCCCTTGGTCCATCCCTTTGCGCTCACCACCGATCACAATCAGGTCAGTAGCGGCCAGTGCGTCACCTTCAGCGGCCTCAGCATTTTCTTCGATCATGGTGAGACCATCAAGGTCTTTGTCCAGATCGTCGTCCATCAAACCGTCTTTCTTGGCCTGCTCCAAGTCTTCCTTAAGATGACGTTCCATCTCTTCTTGGAAGCTAGCGTCGGAGATCATCTCCTCTTCGTCAGTCAAGGCTTCGGGTTGCATGTCCTCAGCACGACGTTTCGGAGTAGGCTTCTTCTCGTTGTCCACCCCGTGTAAGTCGTCTTCGTCGTCCTCTTGCTCAGCCTCGTCTTCGATGTCCACGATGGTGTGGGCTTCTTGGAGAGTCATCATGGCCTTGAGGAAACGTTTCTGTAAGACAAAAGGATCAACCCCTTCAGTCTTCTTCCCGTCGACAATCTTAGCACGCCACGAGTCCAGTAGACCCAAGTTGATACAGAACCATTTATCTTGGCTCTGGAACACCATGTTGACTTTGGAGAGGTTGGCTTCCTTGAGGTTACCCATCGGCGATTCGGCACGTAACTCACCCAACCACTGAAACATGTCCAACAGGTTGTAAGTTTCCCAACCTTGGAGTTTGCTCAACGTAGTTCGGTCGATGCGCTTCTCAGCCAACCGCAAGGCGGGGAGAGCAGGCAACACCGGCGGCAGGATCATCCGTACGAACTGACAACGCTCAGGCTGGGCATCAATCAGCTTGTCCATGTGCTTCCACATCGTGTGGCGAATGTTCACCCAACGGTAGTAGTTAGCAAAGAAGCTGGTGGTGTAGCGCTTAGTGAACAGCAACGGTGCGAAGTTCTCACACACAAGTGTCCGCTGGTTTGCAAACGCAGCTTGAGGGTTCACCAACAGACGGAGCTTAGTCCGGTTCTTCCGTTGGTAGTCCCGTAGCGGTTTACCCATGATGAACGGAGTCACCTTCGGATTACCGACCTCACTCTGCATCTCAGTGATGTGTTCGATAAAGACCATGCGTTCTGCGGTCTTGATCAGCGGGTCTTCCACTGACGGACCGAAGTTCACCGTGTCTTCAGGGAACCAGTTGATTACCGCCCCCTGTGGGAGCGCTAACTTACCGATCCCAAACGTGACAGGTAGCGTAAAGTTCGGGAGACGACGCACACCGAACCGACGGTACCAAATGGGGTACAGAATCATGGATTAATCTCCGGTCATATTTCTCAAAACAAGTTTCACCGTGGTTACGTTACACGAAGCACGGAAGCCACCACGGGGGTCCAAGAATGCTTCACGACTGTTGAGCAGCTTGTCGATCTCTGCTATAGCCTCAGAGGTGTAGACCAGAGTGGACGAAGCCGTGTCACCGTCGAAGTCGGCATCCAGACCCGCAAGACGTGACGGGTGAATTACTTGACTGTCCACGAAAGCGTTCGGTAAACGAGTTGGGAATTCCAACGTCATAAACTCATCGCCCATCCGTTGCCAGTGTTGATCCAGCTCGTAGCGCATCTCGCCCACAATACTGGTCTTGGTGTAGATCGTCGAAGGGTAGGTCGAACCAATACCAATTACTGGGTATCGAGTTACGATGGTCTTCAAGGTGTTCCACTTGCGGTAGCCCGACAGGTAGAGCAGCTCAACCAACGTAATCGGCTCCACGAACTTACGATCGAAGCCTTCTGGCAATTCGTCGATGTCCCCAAAGATACGGAACGTCATGTCCGGACCTTTGTAGATCAGGCCGAGGTAACGTCCTTCCACCACGATGGGTTTGTGACGGTTCTCCACAATCCGGTAAGACTCGATGACCTTCTCCAAACCTTCCACGGTGATCCAACGGTCACGAGTGTCCGAAGGCAAGTCAACCATCTCAGACTTCAGAGTTTTAGCATCCACCAACTTCGCAGTTGTAGCAGAACCACCCACTGAGAACACTTCACCCAACCAACCGTTACGCAGCAAGTTGATGGTCAGTGGCAACGCCCCTTTGATCACTTGGAACAGACCGAGGATCGTGTCCGTGTAGTCAGGGGCCTGTACGCCATCCAGATCCGCTGTGGAGGTGTCCATCGCCGAGATGACGTTTCGAGTACCGTTAAAGATACGTCGAGAACCGAACTTCTCTTGGATGAAACCTTTCTTCCCGGTAATCATTCCGAGGACGGTGTCGTAGATGTCGTTGAAGCCCATCTGGAGCGACTTACGGCTGTTGTCGTACAACGGGGAGGTTTCTGCCCCATCAGCCCCTACGATGACTTTAGAGGCTCCGAGGATGCGACGGTACACGTCGTTGATTTCATCCTCAGTACCACGCCCACTGGCATCAATCACAAAGTCACGCAAGCCGGCTGGCATCACGAGGATTTGTTTGGTGGTGGAGATGGCAATGTACTTCTGAATCATCTTGATTCGTTCAGTACGAACCGGAGACTTGGAGTCTTTGAACTTGATCTTCTTCCAGTGTTTCAAGAAGAAAGCGTAGCCCGTCTCACCAGTCATTTCGTTGGCTGGGACGAAGTCACTCTCCTCATTACTCCACTGAGCATAAGCAGTACCACCCATGATGTCGCGGTACAGAGAACGCAACTGCACCAAAGCGCGGTAAATAGTAGGATGAAGGACATTCAAGTGCATGTCGATATAAGAGAACTTCTGATCTCGAATTTCGTCACCCACTCGACCGAAAGTCAACACTGAGAACAGCCCATCTTCATGGAAGTTGCCAGTAACTTGATCGTAAACGTCCGGGGACTTTACGGGACGTAACATCTTGAGTTTCTCAGGAGTAAGATTCAAGATGGAAACGTTAAAAGGAATCTGACTATTTTTCATTGGCAACTCTCAGGAATTTATATGAATACCAATACTTCACCCAAGAGCCGGGAGCGTAACCATGGCTAAGGATAAGAACGAAATTGGGGATGACGATCTAGACAATTGGGATGACATGGGCTTCGGTGATGACGACTTTGCCGACTTCGATGCTCCTCCTCCCAAAGACGATCGTAAACCTGTGGTTAAAGTTGCAACCTCGTTCTTAAAAGGTGCGGCTGAAGAACTGACAGACCCCAGCAGGGTTCGCAAGATGGCCCTGGATGCGTTACCAGATGGCTACGGTAAAGCGACTAATCTCGCCGATACCATAGCGTCAACTGGACGCGAACTATACCATACGACCGCCGAGGAATTGAAGCCTGTAATAAAAGACGCAAAGCGCGTCGCACGGCGGGTACTGCCTCTTACAAAAAGTTTACTGCCAGAGAAACTCCAAAAGAAACTGGAGGACATGACTACTGACAACGACTACAAAGGTCCGTCGGTAGATCAGACTCGTGACGCTCAGATCAACTCTGAAGTCGCTGACATCTTCAAGCTTCAGATGGAGAACGATGCTCGAGACAAAGCAGAAGGCGAACTAGCAGACGCTACCAAAACCAAACAAGAGTCAGCTCGGTTTAAGACTGAGTTGCAAACTCTTAATGCAATCTTGGGTGGGATCAACCGTCAGGTTGCTTACCAAGATCAGATTGCTTCGAAGTATCAGAGAAAGCATCTGGAGCTACAATTCCTCCAGTACTTCACTCTGCGGGACACGTACGAGTTGCACAAGGCTTCCTCTAAGGAATCCAAACAGCAACTCGACATCATCGCCAAGAACACCGGTCTCCCCGAGTACGTTAAGTCGAACATGGGTGAGCAAGCCAGTCACTTGTTCCGTGAACGGTTGTTGAATGCGGCTTCGTCGAAAGTGAACCAGTTCGCTAAGGGCTATATCGACAAGTACAAAGACAACATCATCAAAGCCGGTAAGGAAAACATCGGGGCGTTTAAAGACGCTGCAATGAACGGCATTATGTCGGGCGATGCACTCTTGGACGCCCAAGAGTCGATGGCTGACGTTGGAGAACAGTCAGACAAGTACAAGACGGCTGGTGGCTTCCTCGGCGGTCAAGCTGGTGGTTGGTTGGGTGGCAAGCTCTCCAAGTTTGCCAAACCTCTGTTGGAGAAACATCCCGGCATTGGTAAGATGGGTAACAAGCTGGAATACGGGGTGGATAACTTTGCCTCACTGGCTTCCGATTGGGCGAAGAGTGACAAAGGTGAGAACACCGGCTTGGATTGGTGGAACAAAGCCCTGCGGGGCTTTAAGAACCTGTCACCGACTGAAGTGTCTGATTCCGGCTTAGGTGACACTGACCTCACCAAGTCTCAGGACGCGGTACCGTTCAACCATCTGGCTCGCAAAACACTCACGGACATTATCCCTGGCTACCTGTCTCGGATTCACCATGAGTTGGCAATCATCCGTACAGGTGATCCTTCCATCCAACGGTTGGGTTACGACCTGAAGGACGGTAGCTTTGCGAACATGGACAAAGTTACCAAGTCGATGGGTTCGGTCATGTTCAAACAGACTGAGAACTTCGACAAGGTTAAAGACACCACTAACGGTCTGATCGACGGTCTGGAAACGAAACACGGGAAGAAATTCTCAGACGTCCAACGTAAGGCGCTCTATGACAAGTTCATTGGCGAAGCTGCGTCGGGACAAGGTCGTTTCGATGTCAAGAAGTTCTCTGACGTTGACCAATGGAAAGACCTGAGCGATGACGACGCTCTGCAACTGTCCTACATGTTCAGTGACGATGTTGGTGAAGACCAACAGAATAAATACTCGAAAGAGTTCTTGAAGATCCGCGAAGGCGTCAACAACCCGACTGACGCTATTAAAGGTCTGATTGATTCTGGTCAACTCGAGAGTATGCGAGCACTGGGTCTGGTTACGGGTGAAGGTGACGATCGGAAGGTATCACAGGAACGTATCGTAGACATCCTACGGAATGGAGGTTTCGGTGAACCGACTGCTGACAGAAACCCTCCTAATGGTCATCCTCCTGGCAATCTTAACAATCGTCCAGGTGGTGGAGGTCCTCTTGGCGATCTTCGCAATGCCAGCGATGCTCCTAAGGCTGCTGGGGCGAATCCTGGGGGGCTAGACACACCGAAGAACCCTAACGATTTCATGGAGACCATTGGGGAATACCAGATGTTGCTGTTGGAGGACATCCGTAAGGGTATCGCCAATCCGCAAGCACTGGCTCAGTACGCTGACGCTGCACGCAGTGACCCTAAAGCAAGCGAGGAAGAATGTACGTGTGTCGACAAAATGATCGACGCCTACAAAGCAGGGAATGACGAACTGGCGCAACACTTGGCCAACGTCTACGAACTGCTCGCTTCCGGTCAGTTGCAAACCATGTCGATGAACATGCCATTTGACGCTGAAGCCATGAAAGGTTTCAAAGGTTCTATCGGTCGTGGTCTCGGGAAGATCAAGAACGCTGGTAAGTGGGGCTTCGGGAAAGTTGGAGGCTTCTACAAAGGCGCGATGGATCTTCAAGGCAAGTTGATCAAGGGTGGCTTCAAGGGTGCGTGGGCTGGTGTCAAAGGCACTGGTAAAATGCTCTTCGGTAAAGGTAAAGAAAAGCTGAATGAGTGGGGTGATGTCTACATCAAAGGAACGGGTCGACCAATCCTGACGTGGGCTCAACTCAAGGCTGGTGAGTACTTAAACGAAGACGGTTCGCCGATCACTTCGTGGAAGGACGTCAAAGGTCCAGTGAAGAACAAAGCGGGTGAATACGTTCTGACGGCTGACCAGTTTGCACGAGGGTTGGTGGATGAACACGCTCGTCCAATGTTCACCAAGATCAAAGACTTCGGGATGAAGTGGTTCGGGCGACTGAACAACATGATCACTTCTCCATTCCGTGGGATTAAGGACGCTGTCAAAGGCACCTTTAACACGGTGAAGAACTTTGTGGAACGTCCACGAGACATGTACCTACCGGGTAACCCAATACCGGTACTCCTAGCCTCCATCATGAAGGCAGGTGGTTACAAGAACTCGGACGGTTCGATCATCAAGAAGATGACTGACATCAAGGGGACTGTATACGACCTTGAGGGTAACGTTGTTATCTCGTTGGAATCTCTGAAGGCTGGTCTGGTAGACGTTGCTGGTAAGAAATTCAAGTCGTTGGGTGCTGCCGCTTGGGACGGTGCGAAGAAGCTGATTGGTGGGGCGTTCAGCCTTGGCAAGAAAGCTTTTAACTTCGGCAAGAACACGATGGCCAAAACCCTGGGCGGGCTGAAGAAAGGTGCTGGTAACCTCTTCAACAAAGGGAAGGGAATGCTGAAAGGCATGAAGGTCCCTGGAATGGGTGGTAGTTCAGAAATGATGGAAGTGATTGGTGAATACCAAATCCTTCTGCTCGAAGAGATTCGAGACGCTATCCGTGATCAGTCGCCTAAGCGGGTTAAAGGTGACTTTGATGGAGACGGTGTTCGTAACGGTGCTGGTGAAATGCTTAGTGCAGGTCGCAAGAAGAACCGTGAGGAACGTGAGGCCAAACAGAAAGCCCGTGAGGAAGAACGTAACAAAGGTAAAGGTGAGAAGAAGGGAGGTCTCCTTGGACTGCTGGGTATGATTGCCGGTGGTGTGATGGGGATGGCTAAGAACCTTCTGAGTCTGCCGAAAGCTTTGATGACGATGGCCAAGTCGTTGAGCGTGTTGAAAGGCTTGTCTAACCTGATTCCCGGTGGTAAGACACTTGGGAAATTGGGTCGTGGAGCCATGGCTGTCGGTCGTGGTGTGATGGGTGCTGGTGGTATGCTTGGCCGCGCTGCGATGGGTGTGGGTCGTCTGGCGCTGGGTGGTACCGGTACGTTGCTCCGTGGTGCTTGGGCTGTTGGCTCAATGGCAGTCGGTGTACTGGGTGCTCCTGTCGTGTTGGGTATCGCTGCGGCTGCGGCTATTGGTTATCTCGGGTTCAAGGCTTGGAAGGCTTACAAGAAATCCAAGAACTCTGACCTGTTGAAATACCGAGTAGCACAGTACGGTCTCGACTACGACGATAACGACCAGACCAGCAAAGTGTTTGAGTTGGAAAGTATCATTGGTCCGAACATCAAGTTCAACTCTAAGGCCCCAACGATCGACTGGAAGAACGTTGATGTTAAACGTGTCCGTGAGATCTTCGGGATTAAGGAAGATGACCCTGAGGCTATCCAACGCTTCGGTAAGTGGTTCGAAACTCGTTTCGGTCCTATCTTCGTTAGTCACATGAAGATGCTCCAGAAGTTCTCGAAGGCGACCAAGATTGAAGAGGCTGATGAAGCCGTCGACGTCAAGGACAAACTCAAGTTCCTCGAAGGCGTTCAAGTGGACGACGCAGATGCGACGTACGGGGAGATGACCAGCCCCTTTGGTGAGGACGCTTTGTCCATGGGTCCTGCTGAGGTTAAGCGGGTCTATGATGAAGTGGTAGCCCACATCAAAGAGTCGATGCCGGAGAACAAAGACGCGAAAGGTCCGAAAGAGAGCTTGTTGTCCAAGGTCGGTAGTATGGCGGCTAACTTCACCCCAATGGGGCTCGCTGCAAAAGGTTTGATGGCGCTGTCCGATAAACTCGGGTTGGGCGATAAAGCTAAAGCAGTGGGTGGTTGGTTGTCTGAGCACGCTGACTCTATTGCTAAGGTGATGCCTGTCTTCGGATTGGCTATCAAGGCTGTCGGTTGGCTCAAAGACAAGATCATGGGGAAGGAGTTCAAAGTCCCTAGTATCTTGAACCGTGATATTGACCCCCTGACGTCTATTCGGTACCGGTTGTACGGTCTGTTGACAATGGAGTACGTGAGAGCGTCCCCGATCTCCAGACTGGAAGAGTTAGTCATCAAAGACATCTCCTACAACGGGGCGAAGAAAGCTGAGTGGGACGGTGACACTGACGCCGTCTGGAAAGAGTTGGGTAGTTCTTTTACCAACAACCCTGATTCAGAAGACGTTAAGTCCCGTTGGATGAAATGGTTCAGTGATCGTTTCCTCCCTGTCCTGATCTCGTACCTGACTGCGGTTCAGAAGTTCTTGTCTAACGGTAATCCATTCGAAGCTTACGATCGCATCAAAGCGTCCCAGAGCTACGAGATTGCGCGGTTCATCAACGGTACAACCAGTAACGAAGAGAAAGACGGTCCGTCCGTCTGGACTGCTTCTCCTTCTCCATTCGATGACTATCAACTCAACACTGACTCCAGTGTAGTGAAACCTTTCATGGACGCTCTGCAAGAGGCTGCTAACAAAGAGACTCTGAACGAGAAGGTCAAGACGGGTCAAGCTGCGAAGGTTCAGGCACTGGTGGATAAAGTCACGGGCGGGTCTGGTGCGAATGGTCCCCCCAGTCCTTTGTATAAGGACCGTGGTGTTGCCGAGCGTAGTGGTGCTCCTAAAGCTTTGCTCAAAGCCATGTACGGCGTGTTGCCGATGGCGGGTGGTGAAGCGGGCTACACGACCGGCGGTTTGGGTACTTTGGATGTGGGTGCTGGTTCCGGTGGTACGATTGCCGGGTTACCAGAAGTCACAGGTCCAGATGGTGAGTACTCGACCTACAAAGACATGATCATTGCTGTGTCGAAGATGGTGGGGGTTGACCCTGGGTTGATGGCCACCATGGCGTCGATTGAATCGGGCTTCCGTGGCCGAGTCAAAGCCAGTACGTCGTCTGCTACAGGTCTGTATCAGTTCATCAGTGGTACTTGGAAAACCATGATTGCGAAGTACGGTGCGAAGTATGGACTCGATCCTAACACGCCACCGTCTGACCCTCGTGCCAACGCCTTGATGGGTGCTGAATACATCCGTGAGAACTCTGAGATCCTGAAAGCTAAAACAGGTCGGGCTCCTTCAGACACGGACATCTACCTCGCTCACTTCTTGGGTCCTGGCGGTGCTGCTAAGTTGTTGAAGGCTGATCCTCAAGCCAACGCTGCTACGCTGATGCCGCAAGCTGCTTCTGCGAACAAGTCGATCTTCTTTGCAGATGGTCGTCCTCGTACGGTGGCTCAGGTTTACGCAGAGATTGACCGTCGTGTTAAAGTTCATCGGTCTAAGTACGCTGGTGATGCTCGTAGTGCTGGCGGGTTCTCCGCTGACGTATCTACCGCAACTCCAGCCCAGAACATCCCAGGGATCACTCCTATGGGCGGTTCGAGTGCAGCTCCTGGTGCGTCTGCTCCGGCAGCGCCTACTGGTGCTGGTACTACAGGGATCATGGCTCCGGCCTCGACTCCTGTTCCGGGTGCTCCGTCAGGTGAAACTCCTCCAGCAGCCCCGTCTGTTGAGGCCCCTGCGAACTCACTCTCCCCGATGGCTAAAACCGTTGGTGTGATGATGCCTACTCCTTCTGCGAGTGCACCAACCACAGTAGCCCCAGTGACCAGTAATGTTCCTGCGGGTGGTGTTGGTTCTGGTGAACCTGCGTTGGGTGGTGTCGTTGCTGAAGCCGCTGTGATCCGTAAGGCACAGGCTGAAAGACAAGCGCAAGCAACCTCGTTGCAAGACCAGGAATCGAGCGCTCAGTTGAATCAGAACTTCAGCGGCGTCGCAGACACGATGCGTAAACAGCTTGAAACCCAGTTGAAGATGGCTCAGTCGTTGGATAACATCGACCAAGGTATTCAGAAGCTGGTTCAAGGTGGTGCGACTTCAGCCGGACAAGAGCCTGCTACCAAAGAGCCTCAGTCTTCCCGTACCAACACCGCAGCGAAACCGACGGACGTGCCTGTACGGATGACCCCGATTAGCATGAAGCGGATTCAATCGAAGTAACCTAGAGTGGGGGCAACCCCACTCTTCCTTTACCTTAAACGAGATCAGGTTATGGCCGAATTAAAGGACACAGACTGGATCAGACAATCGTTTATGTTACCCCGTAAGGCTATTGCGAATGCTGACTCCATTCGCCGTACCCTGACAGATGCTCGGTTCAAATTTACCGATACGACGTTAGGGGGTAACTTTGCGATTAACCCTCCTCCTCAGTTTACTCGTTATGCTGACTTGGTGGTACCTAGCTTGTACAGTAAGTCCACGGGGATGGGTCGTTATTACAGTGAGGCCATCGACGACAACGCACAACTGATCCACATGCGTTTCGGTGTACCAGAGTTCAACTCCCTCACGAACTTCTTCTTCAACTTCTATAACCCCCAAGCTGCTACACTGGCTCGTACGGGTCGGGCTAACGAGATCTCGTTTGCTCTGGGTAAGTTGATCGGGACGATTATCACCTTGCCTGCACAGTTGTTTATCACAGCAGGCTCGGCGCTGAACTTCTTCTTGGGTCGCCCTACGTCGAAGTACTACTACCTCAAACACGCGATGCCTTTGTATTGGAACGCGGTAAACACCATCGCCAACGGTATCGCCGTGAACATGGGCTTGACTCCTCGAACCTTTCAAGACGACGAAAAGAAAACCGTAACCGGTAGTCTGGAGAACACGGCAGAACAAGCCAAGGTCTACCACAAGCTCAATCCGGGCCTGTGGCATGAGTCGGGTCAACTCGACGTGTACGCAATGGCAACCAAAGCGCAGATCCTTGCGAACAGTCAACGGAACAAGATGGCAGAGATTCTCGAAACCCGAGAGTCACCGTCAGCTATCCGTAATGCGATCTTGGGGTTCAAAGAAAACCCACAGCTCTCTGACAACCGCATCTATAAAGACTTCGAGTCCTACCTCGCTGCCTATCAAGGTCTCAACGAACGGAAGTCCGATACGGATGACGGTGCGGCTGAGCAGACGGGTGACAAGCGGGAGTACAAGAAGAACTTTCTGGACTTCGTGGAGGCTGAGCACAACGACGGTGCACAGTGGGTTACGTTCAACGTAGAACACACCGGTACCGCATCGGAGAGCTTTAACTCCAGTTCTCGCGAGTCAGACATCTCCTCGAAACTGAACGGGTTGTCGGCTGCGGGTCGGGGTGCTCGTTTCAGTTCTGCGGATGGTCAGTCCGGTATTAACTTCATCGACGAAGCTATGTCGATGGTGGGTAGTTTTATCCAAGGTGGTTTGGAATCCGTGAAGCTCTCGGGCTTGATGGCATTCTCGGGTATGGCCATTGCGGACATTCCAAAGATGTGGGAATCGTCTTCAGCGAACCTACCTCGGATGGACTACACCATCAAACTGCGGACCCCGTACGGTAACAAGATGTCACGCTTCACCGACTTGTTTGTTCCCCTGTCGATGTTGCTGGCTGCTGCGTTACCGATCTCTACAGGTAAGCAGTCGTACACCGCACCGTTCCTTTGTGAGCTGTACAGTAAAGGTCGGGCACAAACGCGTCTGGGTATGATCGAGTCGCTGAGTATCACTCGTGGTACGGGTAACTTGGGTTGGACTCAAGACGGTGAAGCTCTGGGTATCGACGTGACGTTCTCGGTAGTGGACATGTCCTCTATCATGCACATGCCGATCAACGCAGGCTTTAAATTGAATGACGCAGTAGGCGTTGCTTTGGGTGCTGCTACCGCTATTGCTGGTGGTGGTGGCGTTAAAGCATTGGCTGCTGGTGCGTCGATGGTTGCAGGCACTGACTTCGCTAAGGGTGTATTCGCTGAGGACACCATGTTCTCAGACTACCTTGCGATCCTCAGTAGCATGTCACTGGTGGAGCAAACATACACGTACCAAAAGCTCCGGCTGAACCTTGCGAAACAAATGGGTTCGATGGACACGTGGTTCTCCAAGTCGCACTTCGCCAACTGGTTCATGAACACCTCGCCAGCACGGCTGATCTCAGCCTTTGCTATTGGTACAGGTATCGGGTAATCGACGGCATAGAGGAGGGCTTCGGCCCTCCTCGTTATGCGCTTACAAATTGACACCGGGGTAGTACTGACGAATCAAGCTCGGTAAGGACGCTGACTTGTGAGTAGGGGCGATGAGCACTGGGAGTTTGTATTCCTCTTTACGACCGAGTAGGGTCAGTGCGTTGGCTGAGGCGTACGTGAACATTTCCAAGTTATCAATCAGCTCACCGTTACGTTGGTACTTAGCCCAATTCGGGTTGATGTGATTTAAGACCTCTAGAAGCTCCGTGGTGCGTTCTTCGTACTGAGCCGGTGTGGTTTTATCGGCGTACTTGTAAAACATCAGGATGCGCTTACAGGCGTCTGGTAGGGCACTCAGTACACCCCCTGCCGTCATGGTATCGCCCATCAGCTTCAAAGCGGCGACGTTACTGGACATTACGGCCACAGTGTACGTCTTGTGGTAGGCGTACAGGGTTACAGAGTGATCGCTCACCGAAGCGGTGGCTTCTTGTAACAGGTCCGTAGCCCCCGACTTAATCGCAAAGTCAATGACAGTCGAAGCCATCGCTGCTTCTGCGGCCAAGTCAAACACACTGAAGACGTCAGACTTACCAGTCAACTCACGAGCCAGTCCGGCCAGCCCACTGATGTCATCCAAGTTACCTGACATGTACGCTTTCACGCCCGTCTTAGTCGCCCCCATGATGGAAGCCACCGTACCTTTAGAAACACCAAACGTATCAAAGGCATCGAACATCGTGTTCTGCATGGTTCCTGTCAGGCTCTTAATCAGCCCTGAAGAACCCATACTCTTACCGATCCGTAGCAACGCATCGGTTTTGGACAGCCGACCATTCTTAGAGGCCATGACATCCCCCATAATGCTTTTGAGCATCGCTGGGTTTTTACGGATGGTCTGTGCCGCATCAGCACTGAAGTTCTTTAGAACGTCAGGTAACGCATTGAGTGTGGTGTTGGTCTTCTGTTTGTAAGTGTCGACCGTTAGGAGCGCATCCACCGGTCCAGACTTAAACAGAGAACTTGCAATCTTACCTGTAGTCACGGTTCTCTCCTAAACGAGGCAAAAAAAAAAAGAAGGGGCGAACCCCTCCTTCTTTCGTAAAGCTTAGAAATGCTGGGTGCCGACGTGGCGCTCCAGTTTACACAGCTTCAGGAAACCAGCGGCTTCCAGTTTCTGCATGAACACAGCAGGAGGATACAGCAGCTTACCGATCTGCACAAAGTCGCCATCTTGCACGTCTTCAGGCTGATGGAATTCAAAGCCAGTCATGGTCGGCGGTACCAAACGAACCATGTGGTCGTGATACGAACGGCCATTGACTTTACGCCAGTAGGTCATCTCGGTGGGATTCATCTTCGGAAGAGGAGTTTCTTCACCAACGATGCGGCACTTAAGAACAGTTTCCAAACTCATCTTTATTTCTTCCCAATCAATCCAGTATGACCGGCTTTCAAGAAGGCACGAATGTCTTCCAAGTCGGTCACCAACGTTCCTGTTTCCTTGGCGTTGACCACTTTACATTTATCCAAGGAGTCAGGGTCTCCATAGTAATAGTAATGGGTAAACGGTAGCTCACTGTCGATAAACAACTCGAACAGTTCTTGGTTCTGTGTAATCTTGGCTACTAAGCCAATGCGGAACATCCAATCGAACTGGAGATCGAAAGTCACGTTCGCAGGATCACGACACAGACTCACGCCCAGCTCTTTTGCTTTGTAGCCCCACAGTTTACGGAACTCCTGAAACTTGCGTCCTGTCTTCAGGAAGTAATGGAGTCCCTCGGAAGATTCAAACTGTCCTAGCAACGGATGCCAGAACGGTTCATGGGCGAAGTTAGTTAGCTTCAGACCCAGTGGCGTCTTCGCCTTGGTATAAACGTTCAAGTGGGTAATCCCATCAAACTTAGGGTGCCAATCAGTCACGTCGTTACAACCTTTCTTTAGGGCATAAAGCCGCCTCGTTAGAAGCGGCTGGGGATTAAGAATCTTTGTGTGCAGCCTCGATTGCTCTGATAGTTTCATCGAGTATCGCAGCAGTCACACCTGGATGCTTGACCGGGATAGCGGTTTCATCAGTCTCTTGCTCAGACTTATCACCCACATGAATGATCGCCGAGTACTCAGTCTTGAGTCCCGAACGCCATTCGAATTCCAGAGTTAACCGTACACGCCACGGGTTCAGGAATCGGATTGCTTTCTCAAAGACGCCCCACGTCATGGAACGCTTCAAGAGTTCTTTCGACAAGTTGCCCCGTGCAGAGGACATGTCTCGAGAGTTTTGTGGGATTCGATTACGCGGGTCTTTCAAGTACCGCAGCATGTTACGGTTCCAGATGTTCATGCTGAAGTTCTGATCGGCCATAATCTGTCGAAACAGTTTGCTCAATGTACCAGTGGCTTCATCAGCCCTTTTGGTTTTGGAGCTGAGTACCTGATTGAGATCCTTGTTTTGCATACGTTTGAACCTCCAGGAAAGCTTTAACTACCGCTTCTACGTCACCCATCAGGTGCGTGAATTGACGGGTGTAGTAGTCGACTCCGCTTTTGGAATCAGCAGACTCGACGAGTAAAGCTTTCTGGAGATACTCCAGTTGTAAGTTGATGGCATTATAAACCTCCATAGGTTCTAGTTGATGACCTTTGTCCGTAGACAAGTAGTCGTCCAGTTTTACAACACGCACGTTTCCGGGTAGGTTACGGCTTTTCTGGATACGTTCAGGCACTAGGCCTTTGTCATGTACGATGCGTGAACACTCGTTCAGCAGCAATAACATTGAATGTACCGTCGGGTTGATTACACTGACATTGATGGAAAGTCCCAGCAATGGTGTGTATCGCTTGAGTTGTGCGGGATCAACCAACCGTGCCAAATCCATGCAGTAACGTACGTCGGCATGAACGACTCCGTCTACTGTATACTTCAGGATCACCGATTCGATTTGATTCTGCAACGTGGGTTTCTTTCCTACTACTCCACTAAGCAGTTTTCTCAAACTAGCTTCAATGGAATAATATACATTTGTAATCTTTTTAAGCGAGGAGCTGAACATGTCTGAGGACCTTTTAACGGACGACAACATTCTACGGTTTACCCAAAAGCAACGTAAAGCCCTTGAGGCAGAGTTGTTGAAAAATGGGTGGCCTAAGGATTCTGATACTCAAGAGCAGTTGATGACTCTGTGGAACGACATGGATCGTCAGGCCTTGGGTAACAAGCGGATTGGTGCGGCAGAGAAACTGGCTGACTCTGACAAGTACGTGGCGAGTGTGATTGCTGACGTCGTGCGCAAGTTCGGTTCCAACATCCCCTACGAGAACGGTGCTGCAATGACTGTAGGTGGTGGGTTGCTGATCGAACAGTACGTCGAAGGCGAACAACACAAGCTACCTAAGGTCGAACCAGTTCCTGGGGAAATGAGTATCGGTACTGCGAACATGAACTTCGGTGAATTCGTAAAAGACTTCGAAGACGAGTGAACGACATAGTATCGTCATACCCCGTAATTTTAAATACGGTCATAGAGAGAGGCCTTGTGGCCTCTCCTTATGCCGTTACCGAACAGGACAGAACAAAGCAATGTCCACTAACTGGAGATTCATGTACAGTTTGCTCGTGAACTCCAACATCTCGAAAGGAGACACCACACCCACACCCGGTACGGTAATGTCTTCTTCCGTGAACTCCACGTCTGCTGCACGCGCTGGTGCAAAGACAGTGATCGAGGGAATCACCTTGTCGATGAACCGCTGTTCCTGCAAACTCATCCAGTGGTTGAAGTCGTACAGGATATACGCCGAGTAGTCGGCATCCAAGAACGCTGGAGTGACTTCCTCAGGGGGTAACCAGACGTGCGACAACTGCACCTCGTTGTTGGTAAAGACTGAGAGTGCCGTTAGGTATGCCTCAATCTCATCGTCCGTCAAGATGTACGGGTAGAAATTGATAGTCAGCTTCACGTCAGAAACCAATGGAGTGTTGATTCGCTGGTCACAGAGATTCGCAAAGATGCTAGTCAATGACAAACACATACTGGTAGCCACAGAGCCCCGTAACGTCCAGACGTCCCGTTTGGCGTACTGTTCACGATACTGGGCGTTAGTCACCTTACCGTAAGTGTACTTCTCGAAGTCGTCAGCCAGACGTGACCAATAGTGGTCAGTCATCATCGCAGCAGCACACTCAGGGTTCACTCGTGCTAAGGTAGCAATCCGAGTGTCCAGCAGAGCATCAATCTCACAAAGGATGTTCTGATCCATTACTCCTCCTCAGGTCGCTGACCAGCCAAGACCACATCGAGATCCAGCAGGTCGATCAACAACACCAGCACCAACCACGGGTAGTTGGTCATGTAAGTAGTGAAGTTAGGCTTAGAGGCCATCCGTTCCAACAGGTCTTCACCGATGGTTTGGTCTTCAGGTAAGGTGATGCTGGATTCGTAGTGGATAGTGAATGAATCAGCCAATCGGTCGATCAGTGACTTCCACTCTTCATCGCCCAGAATGAAGCGCATCTGCTGAGAACCACCGTGGACGAAGTCAACCAAGGCTTCCTTCTCACGGATGTGTTCCCACAGCTCTTCGATCTGAGTCGGAGTTGCCAGTTGATTCAGGCGAATGTCGTTCTGGAGGAAAAAAAGAAACTCCACCACATGCACCTTACCTTCGTCGTCCAACATCGCATTGAAGCGACGTCGTAGTGCAGCGGTGATGTCATTCAGCAATTCTTTCATTACTTGTCCAGTGTGTTATCGAGGTGAATGGTTTTAAGCAGGGTCGACAGGGTCGTCACCGACTTAACCTTAGTGTTGAACTGAGCGAGGTACTCAATACTCACACCACCGTTCTCGATGATGGCACGGTTCATGGCGTTAAAGGCCTTGGCGTCACCACCACGGAACTTGATCAGCTCAGTGATCGTTGCATCCAACCCTTGAGCAAACAACACCTGTAGTTCAGGGAAGGAGATCTTAGAACCTTTAGAGGGGCCGGTGGATTGGCCAGACAGTTCGTCGATGTGCTTGTTGTTTTCAGGGATGGTAGCTTTACTCTGCAACAACTGAACCTGACGACGCAGTGGTACGTCAATGACCAGATACTTCACAGGAGTCTTGTAGACCTCACCGGTAGTCGGGTCGGTCAGGATCAGGTATTGGAAGAAGTCATGACCCAGCTCCTTAGCGATTGCCAAGTTACGTTGTAAGTCCAACTTCTGTTTCGACAGGTTCGGCGTCTTGATGGTCAGGATCTCAGTCCCGTCCTCTAGATTCTTCATAAACCGATCGAACTCAGCGTCTGACATCTCAGCCAAACGTTTCACGTAGAACGCGGTATTCGGGCTACCGGGTAGGATCTTCTCGATGTACTTCAAGATCATATCGGTAGCAGCTTTACGATTGCCCATGATGAGTGTCCTAATTAGTTCCCTATAGGATCACTCATTGAGAACGAACTTAAGGTAAGACAGACCGTGTGCGTAGGCCAATGTAGAGAAGTGAGACTGGTGCGTAGTGCACTGGGTAGCCATCCGTCGGGAGGTAAACTCCACAGCATGGGTACATTGTTTCAGGAGGTGATCCAACGCTTCTTGGGCTTCTACATTGTCTCTTGATAACCGCACGCCATGGTGGGGTAGGCGTTGACGGGTTACGCAGTACGTCATTGCGTTGACAAACTCATTGCTACCTGACATGTGAACCACAGCACCGACACGCGGCAACTCAGGGTCCCAGCCAAGGTCTTTCAATAAACACAGCACGGTGTTCTCAATCGTCACCATGTCCCCAACGAAATCTGAGCAGTACACCAGAAGGTGGATGATGTCGTAAAGGCCACGGGTTTGGTACCGTACTTCAAACGAAGGCATTGCGTCGTTACATTCGCGCGAACTGCTAACACTGTGGGCTAACGTTTGATCTAGACCTTCAAACGTGTCCTCTCCCTCGTGCTTCCGGTTGTTGGCCGCAGCGAGCGATAAAGCGAATACGTCGATGCCTCCATTGGGTGTGAAGAAGCGACTCAGGAAATCAGTGTCCATGTTGGTTATTTCCAGGCGGGCAACCCGTAGGCCGCAATCGTTGGAGCTACGTGTTTGTTAAACAGACGTAGCCATTCGCGTTCCGAAACATCATCCATCAGGCACTCGCGTTCAGCAATGGTGGAGCATGACAACTGACCCAACTGAACCCGCAGGTAGTTGTTGAGGTGTGTCACTGGATTGACATTCACCGCCGCTCCCGGTGTGTGTTGGGAGAGTTTGTTTGCTGCATCGTTACTGTGTTTACTCAAGCATTGTACAACTGAATCGAAAAAGGAATTCATTCTTTAAGCCTCAAAAGTTAGTTTAGGGGACACCACCTATATAGTTACCTCACTATATTAAGAATTACTGAAGACAAAAAAATAACCCGCTGAGAAAGCCGGGTTATTGGTTTAGGAGATGCGATCTTGGATCGCTTGGATCTCAAGTCCAATCTCTGAAACTCGACTACTGAATCGTTCAGCAATGCGCCCGATGCGATCAGCTTGATGTTGCCGAAGCTTTTCAATCCGGATACAGTGTTGAATGTCCTCGGCGACTTGAGTCGTAGCGTCCATCCAGAAGTACATCATGAGTACGTTCCAGTTAAGGATCGAGGCGATGCTGTGAGTCAGTAGCGTGATCATGTTCTCTTCGGTGTAGGGCATGTCGGAACTCTTCACCACTGCATCAGACAACTCGCGCAGGCGAGCGATCTTCTTGCGAAGCTGTCCGAGTTCGATCATTTTGACATTGATCAGAATGCGTCCAGCATTGTATTGGGCATCAGTTACCATTTCAGTTCTCCACAGAACATTAGATTATTGTTGCGACTTACCAAACTCGGGTGTTGCTCCACAGCGAGGTGTTGCCCCAATCGTTGTAAGTGCGAGCCAAGTCTTCAATCGCAATGTCCTCAACATCCAACCGATTGGAGACGGTGTTGTTTACACAACCATCATCGCCATCGGTGAAGTCCAGTTCACACAGGGTTACCACTTCACCGCTGATAACCATAACGTTGCCAGCTAGGTTCTTTCTTTTGTACCACATAGTTCAGTTCTCTTCTTAGAGTTATTGGATTAGGCAGCCTGAGCAGGAACGATCAGAGCAGTGTACCGCTTCAACATAACTTCACGACGACCTTGGTCCCGGTTGATCACGTCGAGGTCATATTTCAGGGAGCCGATGTAGATGTCCAGAATAGGACCGGCTGGGTCTTCTTTGCGAGCACGACGGATCTCGTCGAACTTGCGCCAGTAGATGATGTTCTCAGCCGCAGTCATGCGGTTGTGTTCAGCCATTGCTTGTTCCAGCAGGGTGTACGATTGAGCTTGCAGAGCTTGAGTAACCAGGGAGGCGAAAGTAGACATGGTGTAATTCCTTCTAAGGATTGGTAGATTAGGGTTGCCCTCCGAAGAGGGCTGCGTTACGGATTGCTTAGCAGGCAGTCCACTCGTTGTTACCGAGGATCTGGAGTGCCTTTTCTTCAGTGACCGGGTTCTTGATGATCAAGGTATCGGAACGCAACGACCGTCCCAACACGTAGTAATCATCACCGAAGTTCGTCAGCATGTTGGTACGACCGTCGTCGTCCAGGAACAGGAAGTAGCGCGAAGCTTCTACCCGACCAGCCAACAATGCCATCTCCAACTCACGAACCACAGTTGGGTTCAGCTCCCAGATTGGTGCTGGGGCTTTACCGAACTCGACCACCATCAGAATCTTGAAGGAGTCGTTGTTGCGGTTGAACACCTCAACAGCTTCTTCGATGTTCTGACCCACAGTACCACGGAAGCGGTGTGGGATCATCTTGGTGCTCCAGATCGACGGAGTGACCTGATCGTTCTCTCCGAACAGGACACGCAGTTCCCCATCAGCACGCGGTAACAGCACCAGTGCCGGAGTACCAGAGAGGTTCTCCACCAGACCGAACTGACAGTGTTCGATCACCTTACCATCAACGATGATGGAGGTTTGCTTGCGGAGGAAGTCCATAGCAGGTTTCAGTTTGAGCAGTGCAGACATTTTCAGTTCTCCTAAGAACTATAGATAGATTAAGAACAAGATTTGTTATCCTATTCACTTTGGTAATATATATCTGAGATTTTTTTAATTCGAACAGACGGCATAAAAGCCTAACCCGAAGGTTAGGCCTCTATTCTTACGGACAGTGCCAACTCATCCAGACCGTGTTGCCAACTCCGTCGCTGTACAGACGTCCAGCCTCACTCTCGTCGATCAGTTTCCAAGGCTCGCCAGATTCTGAACAAACCCCTTCGTTCCATGCATCCACTTCTGCGGAACATGTTAACCATGCCCCAAGGATGAGTACACCTACCACCAACGCCAGTATGAACCATTCCATCTGTAAGCTCCTTTTATTGTTTTCTTGGCAGACACAACCTTAGTACGCCACCCAGATCAATCAGGCGTCGTTCCAGTCGAGCTTTAGTAAACTCCCAGAACGTTCGTCGATCTTCAGTCACCAGATTGTAGCACTTGTCTTTCAGTTCAACACGCTTTACGCAACCCGGACGGAAGTCCATTACGCTGCCGCCTTAACAGTACCTTTGTACCAGTACGGAGTGTACTCGCCCTTGGCCATACGCAACAGGTCGAAGGTCGACAAGAAGTTCTTCGGGTTCTTGTTCTCTTCGAAGTCCCAGTAGCCGCGAGTGTCGAGGATCTCGTCCCAGTTGTAACCCAGGGCTTTGATCTTCTCGTACAGGTCTTTGGGTTCCATCAGGTAGCCACGGGTCTGTACAAACCCAAGGTTTTCCATCTGACACATCTCAGACATGATTTCCAGAGCACGACCCAAACGAGGGTTATCACGGATCTTGCCGCGCACGGTAGTACGTTGCATGGTGATCTCTGGACACAGCTCGATGTAGTACGCACGGTCGTGGCCACCAATACCGTACTTGAAGAACTTGCAGTAGTTGAACTCAGTCATCCCAACCAGCAAACCTTCACGCTGGGAGTAGATCACTTCAAACGGCATCCCTGTAGGGCCGCTCTTAGCTCGCAGGTTCTGAATGACCAGCAAGTTAAGGTCGGTGTCGCCTTCCAAGTTGTCTTCAGGTCCAGCCGGGAACTCAGGAGCTTTGGTCGCCTTGTTCTGGAGTACCGTAACGCTGTTGCAGTACCACAGGTTGTTCGTGAGGAACGTAAACTTCTCAGGAACGTTCTTGAAGACGTTCTTCCCTTTAAGGAAGGCCAACTTCTTCGGATCAGGTGCGTACTGATCGAGTTGATGCTTGTCGCCCACGTGTGCAGTTGCAATCACGAGGTTGTTGGCACCCGCCGTCAGGTTCGGCAATTGCATCAGCATTTGCGTTTTGGCAGCAGCAGAACGCAAGGCGTCAGTGTTGGCGCCGGAGTCACCGATCTCGTTCTTGTCGTAGATGCCTTCGACCGAGTCAGTGATAAACATACTGAGGGAGTCGATCTCGAACAAGTGCGGGAAGATCGCTTTGATGTACTCACCTTTGTTGTCGATGAACGGCATGGTCTTCGACAGCGACTTGGCTTCTTTCTTTTTGAGGTTCGACATGTCACGGAACTTGTCAAACCACTTGTTACCCGACACCATGGTGGAGTCGGTCAAGATCATCTTCTTGAGTTCGACTAGGTCTTCACCCATCAACTCAGGGAACTGCATCGCCAACTGGTACAGACGTTCGAGAGTCATCGACGTCTCGGTATCGTAGAAGTTAGCTTTAGCCATGTAGCGGGCCATGATCCGTAGAATCATGAAGTGGGCAATCAAAGACTTACCCATGTTACCCCGGCCAGCAATACCGGTGAACGAGGCCAGACCACCACACAGGATCATCTCCCCGTGTTTACCTTGGTAGTAACGTCCTGTCGGAATGTCAAACAGGCAGCCCAAGTTAAAGATTGGGCGCAAGCGTGGTGCCTGTTCGAAAAAGTCGTCTAATTCCATGTTTTACTCGCTGCTGTGAATGGAAAAATAATTGTTTAAACTCATTTGATACGTCCCGTGAGTTTAATTTTATGTGTCTTTGCTCAACCGAGCTTTCCCACTTAAGGTGACCCCATGCAAATCTCTTTAGAACAACAGGCCAGTGTCCTGTCAATGGAGGCGTTTAACCTACGTGCTTCTCTGACTGCACTGACCAAAGTCTTCCCTGCGTACGCTCGTGGCATTGGCGACACTATCAGTTCGTATCTGGCCAACGACCAAATGTCGATCCCGTTGGTTAAGGTTGACAAGAAAGCCGGCATCGCTAAATCGGTGGACTACTCAGCCCATCGTAAGACGCCGATCTACGGGCCTGCTGGTTTGCAGACCACGTACCTGAACTACCTCGATGCTGTAGAAGGCTCTGTAGCGCTTGCTAAGGAAGTCTACGCTCAACAACTGGTACCGTTCAACGCGTGGATCGGAAACCTCTTGGGTGACCCTGAGTCGCTCAGCACCATCGCTGTCAAGCAGGACGTGTTGAAATTCGACGAGTCCGACATCGACAAGTGCAAGAAGGCTCTGGAGAAATGCGTTAACCGCGCCAGCTCCCAGACCAAACACGAGTACGGTAAACTCGTGAAGCAGAACGCTGAATGGGACGAGATCCTGTCAAAGACCAATCAACTGGTCGTGGGTTACCAAACCGTCAACCGCACTGCGGTACTGAACGAAGTGGACACCCTCAACGAACAACTACTCAAGCTGGCTCAACGTATCCAAGAAGAACCAGAAGTCTACAAGGCTTCGGGTATCACCATCTCGGAACTGGCTAAGCGCTGCCTGGTGGTCGCTCGCTCGGTGGAATTCTACTCGATCACTGGTTACTTGATGACTGAATTGTCCAGTACGGTTCAGACGTCGGTCGATGCGTTGAAGCGCTTGTAAGCGTCATAAAGACTGACTACCCGGCTGAGGCTAGGTAGTCAGTCCACTATGCTGGCTGTTTCAGGCCAACCCCAACCGCGCCGTTTGAATGACAGTTCGGGCATCTTCTACCATTTTGGCAGTGTCGCCGTACTGCATCCACGTGGGCATTGCTTGCACTACCTGATCAGCACCCGCTAGAAGCGAACCACAGGCAACAGCTTTGTCCAAGTCACAGTTCCGCCAAATCCGTTTGGAGAATAGAGCTGGAATCTCAAGAGCCTCAGCACAAGAAGCCAAATTCATCTTCTCATTCAGCAGTTCAAGATCTTTCAACTCGGTGTGGGAGAGTTGCTTCAGACCGGCAAAAAGACTAACCACAAAGAATAGTCTCTTCCCGTACCGTGGCAACCCCACCCGCAAGAGACGAGACAGTAGCCTTTGGTTAAGGCGACTTACCCGCTCCGTGATGGAGGTAATAGGGTTCATAGGGCGTTCTCAGTTCAACTGGTCAATAGACAAATGTTGGAATAAATACCAGCCCAAATACCAATGTCGTCGTCCGTCTGAATGATGGTAGCGTAACGGAAGGCCGTGTCGCTCTCACGCCAAGTGATCAAATGGACTTTGGGATTCAAGGCCGCCAACGCCGATAGCGTATTACGGTTTGCGATGTCAATCCCGATCGTGACCGGGAGTTTAAACACACCCGCCTTCACTCCTGTGTCATACGCCGCTTCAATCTCCAGACGTTTCACCGTGCTGTTAATTGCAGGAAGTAACTTCGTCACAGGTTTCTTCTTCGCGGTATTTACCTCATACAGTAGACCTGTAATGTCATTAACAATGACGCCCTTAGAAGCAGGGTCGGCAATGTAGTCGATCAACATGCTTTCCATGACGCCCATCTGCTGCATCACACGGAAGGCAATACGTGGCGGACGGAGTTCTTTCGTCAGGAGCAGGTTATTCGGCGTGAACAGATCCATCTTGCCGTAGTTGTGTTGATGGAGGAACTTGTCCCCATAACGCTCCAACTCGGTGTAGACCTTAGCCGAAGTGATGTTGCTGAGACGACCAATGACCATGCTGTTGAAGCCACCGGTATCCAAAGCATCTTGGTGTGCGGTGATCATTTCCAGTACAGGGTTACGTTCTTTGAGGAACAGGACCGAGAAGGAAGCCGAGCTGACAGGCTTGCCTACGAAATCGTCTTCTGCACCGTGTTCACCGAGGTAGTAGACCACACGACCATCCGGACTCTTCTGAGTACCGCCCACATTGGTATTGAAATACCAGTAGGGGTGAGAGATCATGCGGTTGTAGTCGGCCTTGAAGCTCCAGTAACCTTTTGCTTCAACCAGTTCAATAGAACGAATCGACAAACCTTTCTTACCGGCAATCACTGCCGATGTCGCCAGCAGATCCACTGCATCGTTACCGAGATCACCACTGTGACCACGAACCCAACGCGTGAAGATCTGTGTACCCCGACCTTCGAGGATACGTTTGGCTTCAACCACTTTCTGCCACAGCTCAGCGTTTGCCACTGGTGTGGTGTCAGGGCGAACCCAATTGTTGGCTGCCCATTTAGCCGACCAGTTCATCAGGCCGTTCAGGGCATACTTGCTGTCGATCACCAACATGATCGTTTCCACTCGCTCGTCGATGGCGACCTGTAAGGCTTCCAACAAACCAGTGACTTCGGCGATGTTGTTAGTCGACTCCGGAATTTGCGAACCGTACCCGTCTACGTAACGCAATGGTGTAACGAGTTTGATCTGAGGGTCAACGAAATGTTCGACCTCAGCATCGCGGTCAGCAGACTTGTAGTTGTAGAAGGAACTCCCCACAGCTCCTTCCACCGCTTCGATGTACCCGAAGTTAGTGACTTGTTGGGGACACCCAGTACCTTGTTTTCCTTTCTCGGTAGTATAGATGTATCCGTGGATACCCCAGCCACCAACGCCGCGAGACGGCTTACAACCACCGTCAGTGTAGATCACGGCGTGAAGGCTTGCTTCCTCTTTGCTCATCGGGTTGTTCCTAAAAGTTAGTTCTTCTCAAGAGATTCGTGGTGACCGTAATTACTTACTTGCGTTTGTTACCCCGAGTGCGTTCGTATTCCAAACTCACTTCCAAGTCAGCAACTCGTTTCTCTAACCAGATCTTCTCAGCTTTGATAGTGGCCTGACTGATCTCTTGGGTGTGGTGTTCATCGCGGATGGCTTCGTACTTACCCACCAGCTCAGCGTGGTCGGTAATCAGACTCTGGTACTTCGTAGTAGTCTCTCGACTCTCCCTCAAGACCCGATCGTACAACCGAGCATATTCATGAGAACTCTTAGCATTACCCACAGTCAGCAGTAGCAGAACCAACGACGAGCATAGTAGCATTACGATACTTTTGTTGCTGACGATAGCAGCTTGGAAGTCTTTGTTCTTGAAGAACACTTCCTTCACAAATGGCCACAGCTTCAAAAGAAAATTGAACAAAAGAACAGCATTGGCGCTCATGGTAAACTTTGCTCCGTCTAATGCTCAAGAATGGTATAGGTAAATTCTTACTGAACCCTACCCACCCTCGAGGTCCTTACATGTATAATCTTAAAGGGTTTATGGTCTTCGCACCATTGGCTAACAACTCATTCGACGTAATTGCACCTCTTGGGGAACTCTCAACCCATTGTGCAACCTTCTCCAAAGAGAAAGGGCAATACACCAACGTCACTTACGCTGATTCTAAACTAATCAGTTTCCTGAGTCAACGTACTGATGTCGATGGTGTTGAAACTCAGATCACCGCTCCGGTAGTACACCAGAACGCTGCGCTGAACTTGAGTCAATGGATCTTCACCAAGTCCATGGCGCAAGAGATCTCCCAAGATCGTGACGCCTTCTCTTCGGCGTTGATCTCCAGTTACGGTCAGACGCACTTGGAGCTGGCCTTCGGTGAGATCGTCGGTGACGGTTCACGTTGGATGCCGGAGTGGGTCAGCTATAAGCTGGACGATGCTGAGGACAACCGTGTTCGTTTGTGGTTTGCCGATGACTCTTTCCGTCGTCAGTACGATGAATACGAAATAGGTTTCGTTCCACCCATCGCTGCGCTGGACGATTTCTTTAAAGACCCCCTGATCGTGAAGGCGGCGGTAGAAGCGTGGTCTCTGACCTCTGCTCTGGAAAAGGCTGACGTGTTGAAAAACCGTAAGCCCGAAACCGTGATGCTGAACAAGGTCTACAAGTACTTCGCTCAGCTCGCACCGTTCATTGACCTGAACACCAACTGGACCGTCATCATCTGGGGTCCGGCTGGTAATAACCCAGACATTATCAAGCAAGAACTGGCCAAATGGATTCTGGCTAACTCACAACATACCGAAGAAGAATGGATGGACCTGTTTCCAGACATCTTCACTTCGACTGAATACATCGTCACGCCGTTCTGGGACGAAGTAGCGATCGAACAAAAGACGATCGTCACCGGTGTGTATTCGCCGACTGTACGGGTTAAGGATGTTATCTCGGTTTCGAACCTGACCATCAAAGGTAAGAACTACAACCAACTCCACATCGACGAGAACCTCTGTGTCTCCAGCGTTCTGTACGGTTCGTTGGCTATGTCTGTCTGTGGTGGTCCGTATAACCGAGATGGTGTCAAGCGGTTCAACGACCAGTGGCCTGACTACATCAACGTGTCGACCCAGTCCCCAGACTTCAACCGCATGAAGTTGGCAACGCAGGATTTTGTCAACCTCCTGTACTCGATGTTGATCGTTGCAGAGAACGCTACCTTGTTCTCGGACATTCCACTCGGCATGTCTCGGGTTACTCGTGATGGTATCGTTTACATCGCGGCTTCCATGAACGACATTCTGTATCTGGTCGTGACCAAGTACTCGATGCTCGACATCTGAGGTGAGTAATGGCTGGTATCACTCCTCCGCTGTTAACGAAAGGTCGCTACACGTTAGTTGAACCTTTCACCGCTTTACCTACAGTCCTTTATACGTGCAGTGCTATCCGTACATTCGACGAGTGTTTGGTTGGCGGTGTGGATGTCCTGAACGGGATCTACATCCTCGCTGGACTGACGAAGACTGAGTACGACCGAGACTACAAGGCTGGCAAGAAGATTGTCACCTTGATGTCCGATACCGAGGCTCCGATCTACGTACCGGATTCTTACATCGAGTCGTTCCCCAACTTCGACGCAGTGAACTACAACCACATCGTCTGCTCGTTGGACTTTGGTGCACTCCCGGACTTCATGAGTCTGGCTAACCTACAACTGGAGCTGGCTGGTCTGGCTTCTGATGTAGTAGGGAAGGAACCTGTGGTGAAAATCCATCGGGCAGCTTCTTCTGGGATCATCACTCCAGCAGAACACGAAGTGGCTGAAGTAGCACGACTGGCAGCAATCACTCGACGCACCACCTACCGGGCTGAGAACATTCAGCTTCGGGCTCAGGTGACTACGTTGACGGAACAGAACGAAGTACTGGTTAACCTGTTAAAGGCTAACGGCATTTTGTGACGGCATAGGGAGAGGGCTCACGCCCTCTCCTTTTATGCGGTGAAACGGAAGTACGTGATCCCTCGAGAGTTAGCGTACTCTTGTACGAATAACAACTCGATCAACCAAGAGATGAACGCGTCCGACCAGATACCGTGTAAGTCTCGAGTAAGGAATTTTTCAATCTCTTTCTGACGAGCCTGTCGACGGTTGTTCGTAATCGGAAACAACAACTGTACGTACAACACCGCCAGAGTGACTTGAAGGTCAAACGGGAAGCGCCCACGATCAATACACAGTTCGTGAGCAAACTCGTTAGCACGTTGCAATTGTTCAGCTACCAGCTCCGGCTTACTGAACAGGAGGACAACCCCGGCTTCGGTAAACTGGTGGAGCAGTGAGTTCACGGTCATTTCGAAGGTGATGACGGTATCGTTGTCAAAGACCCGAGTGAAGACCATGTCGCGGTGGTCCTTGAACAACCCATCACGCAAGCGTGTGTAAGCCGGGTGGTACTGGAACAACGCAGACTGTGGAATGTAACCATGAACGAAGGTTCTACTCACGCAGAGTACTCCCAACGGAGGTCTTGGTCAGGGTAACGAGAGAACCACCCCAGCTTGTTGGCATTCAGATCGGAACCTGAGAAACCAAAAGCAGCAGTGGCACTACCCATCACCCCACGGAACAGGCAGACTGCGTAGCGATCCCACGCCATTTCAAGACATGGCGTCACCTGAATGTCCATAGCAACCGGAGAGAAGCAGTAGTTATACGCTTCGAGAACTTCACAGTCACCAACAGCACACGGAATGCCATCACGTTTTGGGATGTAGAAGATCGGTACCCCAGAGATCAGATCGTGCTGCTCCAGTAAGAAGTCTTCAACCTTTTCCACTACACCCAGCGAATCGAGATCACTCATCATTAAGCCGCCTTATTACACGTCGTTAGAACCAGGTTCTTCTTCCTCTTCTTCTTCATCAGAAGAGTCTTCTTCATCGGACTCATCCTCATCGGATTCGTCTTCGGAGTCTCCGCCATCGTCCCCGGTGCCGGCATCGTCATCGGAAGAATCGTCTTCAGACTCTTCTTCTTCACCACCTGAGTCGTCACCACCGGCATCGTCGCCATCGCCACCACCGGTGTCATCAGCAGTGCCATCAGCACCACTCGGGTCAGTACCGTCACCGCCCAGGTCTTCTTCTTCGCCGCTGCCGTCGCCATTGTTCTGGTCTCCGTCGCCTTCACCGCCTTCGCCGTTAGGCAGACCGTTGTCAGCTTCGTTCACCCCTTCAGGGCGTGGGTTTTGGTCGTCTTCGGACAGAACGAGAGTACCAGTTTTCATGGCCTCTTCCATATCCTGAACGATTTTACCTTTCGCTTCACCAACAGCCACCGGATCACCGATACCGGCCATTGGGATACCACGGTCGCGCAGGAGTTCTACGCAGGCCAGGATTTCGTTGAGCTGCTTGATCGCATCCACAACCAGCGGCTCGCCGGATTCGGAGTCAGTGGCCTTGATGCCAGCAGAGTTCAGCTTCAAGAGAGCTTTGCCCAACTCGCAAGCTTCCTCAGCGGCCTTAGTGACCAGAGTTTCAATAAGGTTCATGCGTATTACCTTTACAGTGGGTTTAAAAGAGTACCGCACCGCCCAGCGTTAGGGTGGTGACTGAGCGGTGGTTGACGCTCCTTTCACCTTATACGTGAAGGTGGAGTTATCAAACCATTAGTGCGGTAATCAGACCATTGTAACGTGTTGGTTGTGTTTCACCGGGACAGAGATGTTACTCGAATCCATCACCATGACTTCTGCTTGGGTGAATGCACCGTGGGAAGAAGCGTAGTGAGAGATCATGAACACCTGAGAGAAACCTTTCGATTCCACCAAGTCTTTAATGAAGTTCATCACGTTCAGTCGATGGGTTTCATCAAAGGTTGCACCGAGTTCATCCAGATACAGCGGGTAGTTGGTTAGCCGCAGGTAGAACATCACCAACAACACGAATGCGAAGTTGATCATCTCCTTCTGACCCTTAGAAGTGTTGTACACATCAGGAGGACCGTTAGGATCACCTTCAATCCGAACAGGGAAGCGGTAGTTGAGTTCACCCGACTCGATACCACACGCTTGTACTTCCATCTGGTACGTCCACACGTTTTCAATGATGGCGTTCAAGTGCTCAGTGAAGCCTGCGATAAAACCAGACATCTGCTCAGCAATGAAACCGTCTTTCGGAGAGAGGATGTCAGCAATCAGCTTGTTGGCCTTTTGCTTAAGCTCAACCTCTGAACGAAAACGCTCCATGTCCTCCAACAACGACTGGATAGTTTTCTTCTCGTTCAACTTACCATTCAGGAAAGCCAGACGGGATTGGTGTGCACGAGTAACCTCAGCGATCGAGTCATCACGCATCTCAACCACGTAGTCCTCAAACGCAGCCACAGACTTGTCGTACCCTTGACGCAGTTGGGAATCCATCTGTAGCAATTGCTCAGCCTTCTGACGCATGACGACCAGTTCACTGCGACTCGATTCTAGTTCAATCATCTGTTCAGTCAGAGCCGAGATCTTCTGATTGTTCTGTTCGATCCGCACCGACAGTTGTTCCGAACCATTGGTCTTGCGTAGAGCATCTACCGTCAGCTCCAGCTTGTCGATACGTTGCATCGCAGCATGGACTTCCATCCACACTTGAGCGTCTTTAGCAAACGTCCCGAACTCAACCAACCAAACGTGTGGTTCCAAGTTAATGCCGTCAGCATCCAACACCGCGTTCCAGAACGTACCAAGAGATGGGTTGTTCGAGACCAGTGCACGGAAACGCATGAAGTACTTGGAGAACTCGCTAGCGTCTTCTAGATACTTTTCAACAGCGTTGAGATCGTTGGTGGCCTCTTCAAACTTGACACGGAACTCGACGACAGCATTCTCTGCACCAATGCGACGAGACTCCGACATCCCCGGTAGCCACGAGTGGGAGCACTGAGGACATTCAGTTTTGCAAGCCCCTGCGATATGTTCAAGGATGGCTTCCTCTTTAGCCACACGGTTAGCAAACCCTTCGGCCAGCTTCTTGAAGTTCAACCGCGCGTCACGAGCTTCTTGTACCGTTTGCTTATTGAAGTGTTTATCGGAGTTGTTTGGGATATTGCGCAGAACGTCTGACAGCTCCTCCTGCACGCTCTCAATCGAATTGAGCATAGCGCGTGGGTCAGCCTCCCCAAAGTCGGTATAACGCACCAGATGCGTTCGTAGCTCGCTTACGGTAGCTTGCAAGCGTACTAACTCAGCTTCGGCTTCTTCTAGGGACTCAACGCCCCCACCTTCCACGGTTTTCTGCAACTGTTGAAGGTCTTCCAGAGCCTCGGTCGTCCACTCACGCAAACCTTTGACGAGGTTCGCTTCCTTATCAATGGTGTTGATCCGGTCCGTGAGTTCTTCCATGGAACTGAACTTGCCTTTAATGGGATTACCCATTGCGAGCATACGGTCAGCCATCTGACATTCCCAGTCAATCATCTTGGCAACGCGTTGTTCCCCACCGGAGAGGTTACGGTTGGAACGACTGAGGAACAGAATCTCCAATTCTTTCTGGAGGTGTTCTGCTTCTGATGCCCATTCGTCAGTGTCACCCAGTGCTTTGAGTTTCTTCTGTTCGTTAACCAAACGCTCAGACAACTCTTTAAAGGTACCCTGTGCGTCTCGGGCAGAGCTGCTGTACTTCTTGAACATGTTCAACGCGAAGGTGAAGTCAGTGTCGCTGAGCATAGTCAGCCACTTACGGCGATCAGCAGTCGACATATCGGTGAACAGGACTTGACCCGTGACGAGTTCGTGGATCATGTCGGTGATACGGAATTCTTGCCAGACCAGTTCTTTCTGGACTGAGATG